AGAAATATTTGGTGTATGGGGTAATTTCACAGGTTGGGTGGATACAACTTTACAATTTAATGGATTAATTCCGATAGGGACTACTACTGAGAACGAATCTTGTGGTGGTTGGTACGGTGTAGTATCAGTATCCTACGGAAAAAATCAAACAGATTCCACATTATTGGCTAGAATAATCAATACGAGTGGATATAATAGTGCTTCTATGAAATTTACAGCATTTATGCCCGGTAATGATAGATGGTGCTGGACAGTATCAGGATCAATTACCACCTGGGCACCTGGGGATACTTCATTTTCGGGATCACGGTGGAGAGAGCGTTTAAATAGTAGTGTGTGGACGAGTAGTACAGAAACATGGTCGTTTACATGGAGTGGGTTGCAAACACTTAACTCATTTTCGAGATTTAGAATATGGGCTATGTTAAATTGGCACAAAGGAAATTTTGGTGCCAAGATGTATGATTGGTCCGCATGGCTAAGTAAATAAAATACTAAGAATAACATTATCCTTAGTATCACGCTTTCATGACTAAAAATAGGTATTTTTTCTTATGGATAAGAGATGTATTTCTAGCAAAAGGTTATTGATGAGCAATAAAAATAGGAGATAGTGGGTGCTATCTCCTATTCCTCTTTATATTTTAGCGGCACTTCATAAATATACAACTATCTATATCACTACCAACCAGGTCAGTAAACCAAATTACATCCTCCTCAAACAACTTTTCTAATACCGCAGGTTGTGAATGTAAAAAGAATATTAAATCAGTCAAATTAGTAGAATTGTCATTTGAGATTCTGCCCCCAGAATCACCTGAGAATATTGTTTAGTTTAAAGCGGGTATCCTGTATTGAATCATGAATAAAAAATAAATAGTTGTATATCTTGGACTACGTCAACTGATTATCATTCACCATAAAGATAAAAAGTAAATGCTTAATTTGTTCTAAGAATCCAAGATGTACTTCTTATTTATTTCTATGAACCGGCGGGTACCAGTCATAGTTAAAAGCTTGTTTCTACCATAAGAATATCTACAAAAAAATAATTTATGTGGGAGTAATTTTACTCCCACATAAAGGGCAGGTAGTTCAACATAACTATTGTTTGAATGTTGGAAGAAGATGGGGGCTTCTTCCAAATAAGTTAATGAGTTACGGAACACTATCATCGCCTGTGTTTTATATGGATTTTACTTATAAGCTATCCTCCTTTCTGAGATTGATTTGATGAGTCTGCTATTTTCATCGTCTCTTTAGTCACATTAATAATATATAATTGGGACATCCAGGTAAACGGATTTTATAAAATGTGATATGTATGAGTAAAATCCTCATACATATCACATTCATTAAACTAGTTTACAACCACATGCGAACATGGCGGTATCACCACGTTCTCTTTTTACCTTATTAAGAGCTATCATTTTAGCTTTTCGCTCAGTGTTAGCCTTAACTTTAACCCTTATGAATTCACATCCATAAAGGTAGTTTATAACAACTTCCCATTCTTTAATCATGACTCCTCCGACAAGTTATTCTTTGATTAAATCGTTAACGATAAACGTCAGGTCAATTTTTCCAAGTTCCCTGACAACATATCTAACTTTTCTTACAGTTGATTTAACTACTGTGATTGGTTTCGTGGAATAGCCGTTATAGAAGGCATCAGTAAAATTTTCAGTGGAAACAGTAACACCGATTCTCTGACCATCGGATACATCCTCATAGACCAGCATTTTTGTGTCTGCTGGAATCTTTACACCTGTATCGTCATACAAATTAAACGATACAACAGATGACAGTTCATAACGATTGAGGGTAATTATATTGTTGTCGATTGTCACAGAATCCTCCTCTGTGCCCCCGTATACTGCAAGGTCACCAATTGTCAGAATTCTTGATGTTGATTCTGCTGCAATCGATGATACATCAAGGGAAAAGCCCATCCAATTGATCACTGTTTTTCCGCTATCGAGCATATTCAATAGAGAGCCTGCCTGGATATAAAGTTTATTTTCATCCAACTTGTAAGTTGGTTTGGTGGAGAAACTATTCTTACCAAGAGAAATTTTTGTAATTTGCCCCTTTAATGAATCAATGTCTCCATATACGCTGTTAAATAAAACTACATAGAGTTCATTGTCTGGTACTTCAATTGCTTCATTTTCCGCCGTGTTGTAGTATTTGTCAGTAAGGGCAGACATCATTGTGTTGAGTGTATCAACTGTCAGAGATTTATCGATGGTGGGCATTAATCCAGTCACCACCGTTGATACCACAGTCGAGCCTGTGCCAATGACCGATAATGTGTTATATGCGTACACTGTATCCACATTCATTGTATATCCAATATCTCCATTGGATGATACACCGGTCTTGGTCGGACTCACAGATTTGTTATTCCAGAGAACGTATGTAGGTTCAAACCCACAACGAAAAGCTATTGTTGTATTTCCAACAAAATTGACATCGGCCACCATCGCATTATCGGGATTAATCTCATCTCCAATAAAGTCACGGATATCATCAACGTTTACACGAACCAACTCACCATTGTAATCGGTTGATTTATCAATGACGATAATCAATGGTACGAGGGTGATATGACTTGGATTGCTACAAGTGCATCCTGTGAGCTCGCCATATATTACATCCCGAAGCACTCCCGACACAGATTTGAGTGTAAATGTGTTCGGCTCAACGTATGAAAGCCTGTCAATGTAACTTCCTTTAGTGAGTTTGACAGCTTTGTCATTCTTTCTGAGAATAACACCCGGATTGGTGGATATTGTAGCATAATCGGTGGTTATTGTACTACCAACATACTTCTTTTTAAATCTACAGTCTTTGGAACCGACGTCGATAGCATGTTCATTTTCTTTCGTTACAGTAATTAAAGACATACTTTAAATTTCCTCCTTTCATTTTTATTGAAATGTTCAGTTACCAGTCGTTTTGGAACATTTCAATAACTTATAGACGAAAGGAGTAGTTAATGATATGATATGTAAAGTTCAAGTTTTACCATCATTGACCACAGATGTGGCCTATAGAACTGGACCTGACCTTGCAAATCCTGTTAAAGGATATTTGAAACCTGGAAATATATTCATATCTGATGAGCAGTATGTTGGTGCTGACGAAACTGTTTGGTACAAAAACAAATTGGACGATATGTGGTGTATTTTCAAAAACCAAGACGGTACCAATCTTAGGATAATGAAAAGATATGATTTATCTTGGAAAGACTTTAATAAGACCATGGTTGCTAAAACCCAGTTGGGAATAATCATACGGTCGACAGAAGATCCAGACCACGTTATGGAATTGTACCCGGGTGATTTTGTAAATAATTTGAGATACACTGCGAGTGATGATGTAGAGAAAACGGTATCTGGTGTGCTTCGAGAAGTGCTCGTGTATGATGATGTTAGTGCAGAAACTGGGTCAGATTTGAAGATACTTGAATTGGTCATCGATGCATCCACGGAAGGCCAGGAAAATATAGTAAAGATTTACGTTGATAATATTACTGGATTTGAATCGGATGCTGTAAACCCAGTAGACGTATCTGTTTCTAACATCAATTATCAACTCAGCGGTGAACTAATGTTCAGCGTAGGATTTATACCGGTTTCTGTATTTTGGAATGGTTCCCAAGTGGCTGTTGCTAAAGTAAATAAATTGGTTGACGATGTATTATACACATATGGTATACCGTATGCTCAAGTAATGGCATCGATGACGGATGTCAACATATTGGAGATATATGGTATTGGTGGTGCATATGTCAGAAGACCAGTCGGCAGGCTCAATATTGATACAGTGAATCCAATCATTCCTGAGCCAATTCCTGGTACCGGTGGTAAATCCGCATATGAACTTGCTGTTGAGCGAGGATTTGTTGGCACTCTCGATGAATGGCTTGCTTCATTAAAGGGGAAGAACGGTACATCTCTTAGACCACGGAAAAATTGGTCTCCAAATACACAATATGTTTGTGATGATGAGTATATCGACATCGTCACAAATGACACCATTACGTATTACTGTACAGAATCTCATTTATCGGGAGAAACTTTTGATTCGACCAAGTGGTTTGAATTTGTCAAATCTGGTAGTAGTAGCACTCCAAAAATAACAATTGGGGAAAACGGCAATTGGTTTATTGATGGAGTTGATACTGGTTGTCCATCAACAAACCCAGATATATTACGTAGACTCACTTATGTAGAAGAGCAGATAGAAAATATGTTGTATGAGGCTATTTCTATATTGACTCTTAAGAGCAGTATTACAATTGCCGAGATAGGTTCGACTGTAAATTCCATTACATTGGAATGGACGATTAACAAGGAACCAACTAAGCTCATGCTGGATAATCAGCCAATTGATACCACACTGAGGAAAACTATTATAAACAACGCTAATATTAAAACAAATAAGACATTTACGCTCAAGGCTGTTGACGATAAGTTTGCCGAATCTTCCAAGTCAGTATCAGTATCGTTCATGAACGGGTGCTACTACGGCACAAGTCCAGTTACTGACGTTGACCAAATGGATAGTACATTTATACACGGCTTGACAAAAGTGCTATCCGAAACAAAAGCTCGTACAATAACGGTCAATGCAGCAACTGGAGAGTACATATTCTATGCATTGCCCATTAGGCTTGGAACCCCTACATTTGAAGTTGGTGGATTTACTGGTGGTTTTAATATGGTAAAAACTTTTGATTATACCAATGATAGCGGTTATACAGAATCATATGCTATTTGGAAAACCACCAATGATGGATTAGGAAATACAAAAATAACTATATCTTAATAAATGATTATTATGTAAATATATAAAATATGGTCAGAAAATACCGTGTATGTGTATATAATTGACACTAGTGTAAATAACAAGGTTGTCAGAAAAAAGACAACCTTGTTATTTTGCGTTTAAAAATTCATTTGAAAGAAGAATATTTCCAAATCTACTAGGAGTAATACCACGCTTGTGTTGTGACCGAAGTTAGATACCTATGAACAAATAAGTAATTTGTTCATAGGTATAATATTATACTATCTTTGAACACTATTAATCAATGAAAGGAGGTATATGGAATTGCCAGTCTATATCATTGATAAATTAAAGCCTAAAAATAATGGTACGTTTAAGTTGGTTGATGTAGCAGATATTGACTATAATGGGATCGGTTTAGACGAAGCAATATTTTTGGGGGAATTTAAGGGTGACCCAGGGGCCACAATACACACCGGTAAGACACCAATAGATTCCAATGGCCTAGATGGCGACCTTTTCATTAGTACAGATGATGGCAGTTATGATCTGTACAAGAAATTGGCTGGTAAATGGAATAAGATTGGCAATATTAAAGGTCCACCAGGTGTTACTAAGTGGGCCGATATTATCGACAAACCGACTGAGTATACACCAGCGGAACATAAGCATGATATTGTCGATGTAGAAGGTCTTGATTCTGCATTGGAGAAGGTGCTCGAGTATAAATCATTCGATACTTTTCCAGCGGCTGGCAAGGCAAAAACACTATATATCGACACATCGCTTGATGATGTATATAGATGGTCAACAGAACTATCCAAATACATCCGATTATCAAGAAATATTGATAACATATCTGTTATAAACGGAAATTTTGATTAGAGAGGAGAAAATAAAAATGGCAGATAATTTTACATTAAACAGTAGATTGCAGCATTGTGCGAAAACAGCAACCGAATGGGCATCTTGCGTAGTTGTACCACTGGCTGGTGAGCTTTGTATTGAAAGTGATACCAGGAAAATGAAGGTTGGTAACGGCACAGATACATATGCTACTCTGAAATATGTTAACGTTACACCTGAAGACGTGGATAATATTATTGCTAAGTCATCCCACACTCATAGTAACAAATCCATTCTTGATAACACGACCGCATCGTTTACAACTGCATTAAAGTCAAAGCTTGACAATATCGCCAGTGGTGCAGAAGTGAACGTTCAGTCTGATTGGTCTGTTTCTGATAGTTCAAATGATGCATTTATCAAGAATAAACCAGGTGCAGCAGGTACCGGCTTAGGTTTTGTTAAGACAGGAGGGGACGTAACCATTTCCGACGGTGTTATCACTGTTAACGACAATAGTCACGCCCACACAATTGGAAATGTAACTGGCCTTCAGACTGCACTCGATGCAAAGATTGCCACATCTGCCAAAGGTACTGCTAACGGCGTAGCAGAATTGGATAGTACCGGTAAAGTTCCTGCCAATCAGTTACCTTCTTTTGTTGACGATGTTATAGAAGGTTATTTGAATGCAGGAAAATTATACAAAGAAGAAGCCCATACAAGCCAAATCAACGGTGAAGCAGGAAAGATTTACATTGACCTGCATACAAACAAAACATATCGTTGGTCTGGTAGCGCATTCGTTGTGATCAGTGATACTATTGCTCTTGGTGAGACTTCCACCACAGCTTACCGAGGCGATAAAGGTAAAACCGCATATGACCACAGTCAGGCCGCACACGCACCAAGTAATGCAGAAAAGAATGTTATTGTTGGTGTCAAGGTAAATGGCGCTACTATTTCACCAGATCCAAGTAGAAATGTATCCATTACTACACCTACAAAGGTATCCGAGCTAACGAACGATAGCGGCTTTATCACAGCGACCGCAAATACTGCATCGGCAAATAAACTTAAAACACCCAGAACTATTGCTCTTAGTGGCAAGGCTACTGGTACTGCAACATCATTCGATGGTAGCGCAAATGTGACCATCCCTGTCACCTCTATCGATGTTACAGGTCTGACCATTCCAGGTGGTACCACTCTTGTTCTGAATGGAAATTTCTAATAGTTAATAGTTAATATTAACTATTGAAAGGAAGGTACTCGATATGGCCAATAAAGAACTTAAGGTCAGGCATCAATGTGCTGTTAAGACTGAGGCTCAGTGGACTTCAGCAAACCCGGTATTGTTGCTGGGTGAAGTTGCATACAGTAGTGACAAAAACAATAAATACAAGCTTGGTGATGGTACAAAAAAATGGACTGAGTTATCATATGCTACCCAGGCCGTTGTATCAATGGATGCATCTGTGGAAGCGTCATTCACTGGAAGTGCTGCACCTTATACAAAATCAATTACTGTTACCGGGATTACTGCTTCGGACAAACCACTCGTTTTACGAGTACCCAACACAGCAAATTCCGATACAGATAAATTGGAAGAGAAATCTTACAATATGGTAGATTTGATTGAAACCAGTAGCAACACTCTTAAACTAACTTGTAGAAAGAGTAAGCCTACAACCGCATTCAAAATTCGTATAATTTGTTTCAGATAATGATTATCGTATGATGTCAACGCTGATATTCGCATTAAACACATAGATAATCTTAGTCATGAAATAAATAAAGGAGGTTGAATGAATGGGAGTTGCTACCATATTAAAAGCTGGCGGTGGCACAGATACTTCTGATGCCAATGCGACAGCAGAATATATACTCGAAGGTTATACAGGCTATGTTAGTGATAAGTTAGTTACTGGTATAATGCCGGATAATGGAATACTTACGGTAACATTAAACTGTGGTGAATCGTACACTATTCCTAAGGGATTGTGTCGCGGTGGTACTATTACTGCCAATTCATTGGTATCACAGACACCAGGCAATGCCGTCCCAGAATATGTGTTGGAGAATAAAACCGTATGGGTAAACGGCGTAAAGATTACTGGTACAATGCCTAACCGTGGAGCTGTGTCCTATGTAATGCCAGCCAATGGTTCTTATACTATAGCCAAAGGATATCATAATGGACAAGGCAAAATAACACAATCACTTGCAACCCAAGGTGGATGGACAGTGACACCAGGCACGAATAACATATTAGCGTGTGCTTCAGGCCGATGGGTCACTGGTGCAATTATTTGTTCCGGCAGCGGAAATCTTGTTCCTTGGAATATTAAAAAGGGTGTAACCATATTTGGTGTTACTGGTACATGGCAAGGATTTTAAATCGATAGTAAGAAGGATAAGAGAATTGACTCTATCCTTCTTACTTACTTTTCATTCCTATAAACAAATTACTCATTTGTTTATAGGGACTACAAGATGTGCTCACCGAGATAAGGGAATTTAACTATGGGAGAATGTTTAATTGTTAGGTCGGGTGGAGGCACGGACACGACAAACGCTACAGCAAAAAGTGATACTATAGTGGGTGGGTATACTTGTTACGTTAATGACGAGTTGGTTATTGGGAGTATACCGGTGATTGCATTGTCGAAAACAACAGTTGCTCCATCTGAACAAATATCCTTATTGTATGGAAGCTACAAAAATACTAACATTTCAACGAGTACACTAGAAGAGGAGACAGTATCGACAGTTGTTTCCTCTGATATTTTAAAGCCATATGATGGATGGTCAAATGGTGTCCATTTAGAAGGTGATATTGTAAATAATGGTACCGTTACACAATCATTTGGTGTTAATGCATCATATACAATCCCACAAGGATGGCACGACGGTTCCGGTAAAGTAACACAAGCATTAGCAGTACAAGGATATGTTGGAATAACTGCTGGTACTGGAAACCAAACTGTGTGTGATGCTGGTAGATGGACTACCGGTGAGCAGTGGGTTTGGGGTGATGGAAACTTAGTTCCTTGGAATATTAAAAATGGGGTAGAGATATTTGGTGTATGGGGTAACTTTACAGGATGGGTGGATGCTAATTTAAGTTTATTAGGGATTCTTACCAATAGATATGATGTATTATGGGTGTATGACGGATACAATCAGCACCACATGTATTGGTGGGTGTGGACGGCGTCACTATTACAGTACTCATCACTTCGTTCAGCGTACACCGGGGTGAGATTGACAGCAACAGCAGTGTTAGGACCAGATAAAAGTAGCTACAATAATAGCCCGCATGTAACCATGAGAGCTGAACATTGGTATAAGTCTGGAAATATGACTACTGCGTGGTCTGTTGGGAACGCAAGTAAATCAAATAGTTCATATAATACAGCAACATTGACAGCATCGGGGAGTGAAAACTTTAATAAATCGGTAACATTGACAGAAACCTCTTATACAATAGGTGGTTATAATACTAGCTGGTCTGTACCATCTCATTGTTTCAGGATAATAGTCAATGTCAGTGCAAATGGTGGCGGTCTTAGTAATTGTGCTGTAACTGCATATAGATAATAAGAACACCATTATAAGTCCATTAGGATTATGATACCTATTTTATAGGGAGAAAGTGAGGAGATGTTATGAAACATATTCGACATGTTACTACATGGTATTTGGGAGCAACTTTAAATCCGTTAGGGGTGGCTACCAAATAGCCGGAGGTGATCCAATTCTCCCTGGTTGTATGGGTTAATACAACAATCACACATATCATATAGACTAAGGATAAAAAAGTAAGAGTAGAGACTCGAATTGTTCTCTACTCTTACTTACTTTTCATTCCTATAAACAAATTACTCATTTGTTTATAGGGACTACAAGATGTGCTCATTGGAATAAGGGAATTTAACTATGGGAGAATGTTTAATTATTCGGTCAGGTGGAGGCACGGACACAACAAATGCCACAGCAAAAAGTGATACTGTAGTAGAAGGGTATACTTGTTATATTAATGATGAGTTGATTGTTGGCAATATACCAAAGAAATCAATCACTAAAAACATCAATTCATCAGAATCAATACAACTTGAAAGTGGATATTATTTAAATGATAATATAATATCAGTGACTACATTAGAAGATGAAACTATTGGTACCAGTATAGATTCAGATATACTAATTGGATATGGTGGATGGGCTAATGGTAATAAAATAAACGGTGCTATGCCAAATAACTCTGGTGCCGGTAGTGTATTGAAAGTAAATACACCGTACACCATACCATCTGGTTGGTATTCTGGTACAGAGAAAATAACCCAGTCATTATCAACACAACCGGGAAGTTCTGTGACACCTGGGTCTGCAAATAAGACAGTGTGTGATTCAAATAAGTGGACAACTGGAAATATCACAATCGTTGGAGATTCCAAATTTGTACCAGGAAACATAAGGAACGGTGTAAATATATTTGGAAAAGTTGGTACATTTATCGGATGGGCCGATAACCCGGTTGTTATTTGGAATGATGGTAGTGTTAATGGTGGAACTCTTTGGACATATTTTGATTCTGGAAATGGCGGTTATTGGAGCCTTAATGGAAGCTACAAAATTGCAAGATATGTCGTATGGTGCAAGAACAAAATACCTGGATGTAATAAAGTAGTGATAAGGGCGACTGTCAATCCAACTGGTACGTGGGGAGATAGCGGAAAAACCGCAAATGTATATTATCGTAAGGCATATTTTAAAGGAGAATCTACACTACTTGCAACAATTCGTACCAATAGTGGTAGCCAGGTAATATCTTTTGAAGATAGTACAACTGGATATTCGTTGGGTACACTGAACCAACAGTCTATAGGAATATTTGGGGAAACAATTGGACATGGTCTATGTACTTGGGGGATAACGATAAATTGGTGTGCAGTGTATTGGGTATAGATAATTAACATAAAAACAATCACTTTGACTGTTTTAAGTTTCAATAGTAAAAATATAGTGAGTGGATTCATATCCACTCACTATATTTAGTTTTTAATGTGTTACAGTTTTTACCCTGGACCTACCTTTATATTTTCCCTCGAGAGAGTAATAATACATCACAGATTCCAGTTCACTCTTGATGTCATCGGGGATTTCATCCCCAGCCTTGGTAGATTTAGTGGTGTCGTATAATTGGGAAAACATTGTGTTGACCTTTTCCCAACACCCAGGGACATCGATATCCTCAGCATCAACAATAAGAAACTGTGTATTGTCATTCTTTAGAACTTCAATACATTCAGTTAACTGCAATGGCCGCTGGTTAATCATCTTCATCATTTCCGCCAATTGGTCAACATGAGCCGCCATGGTGTCAATGAATTCACCTAACGTTTCGTGTGCTGGGTCAAACCCAGACCCTATCACATTCCAATGTAACATCTGAATATTATGCCTATACAGAACTGTTAATGCAAACAATTTTTGCATTGGTGTAATACTATCCATAATCATTATCTCCTTTCTATTTTAAAAATTTGTTTCTATTTAACATTATATATCTTTTAGATAATTAGAATCTACCTATTTATTTATATGGACCCAAGAGATGAAAATAATAGTAGAGGTACGAATTTATCCTTTACTATTATTTTTTAATTAAGTCACATTCTATTTATTCCTATGAACAAATAAGTAATTTGTTCATAGGTATTGAAAAATAGCAAGATGTACTCGTTGAAATGAGGATTATTGATTATGGGTGAATCTTTGATTATTCGTAGTGGCGGAGGTACTGATACTTCTGAAGCTACTGCTACTAATGATGTAGTTGTAACGGGATACACTTGTTATGTTAAGGACGAACTGGTGATAGGAAATATACCTATCCCGACAGTTGATAAAAAATCCTTAGTTCCATCTGAACAAATAGATTTATCTCACGGGTATTATAAAGGAACAGACCAAATCTCAGCAAGTACATTATCGGATGAAACTGTAGCAACTGCGGTTTCATCCGATTTATTGTCTACTTACAAGGGTTGGGCCGGAGGTAATTTAATTGATGGTACTATGGTGAATCGAGGTGCAATATCCCAATCATTCGGTGTTAATACATCGTATGCAATTCCACAAGGATGGCACAACGGTTCTGGTAAAGTTACACAAGCATTAGCAGTACAAGGATATGTTGGAATAACTGCTAGTACTGGAAACCAAACTGTGTGTGATGCTGGTAGATGGACTACCGGTGAGCAGTGGGTTTGGGGGGATGGAAATTTAGTTCCTTGGAATATTAAGAACGGTGTAAATATATTTGGTGTATGGGGTAGTTTCACAGGTTGGGTAGATGGCAACAGTGGTAATTATAATTTGTGCCAAGAATGTCATACTTATACCAGAGGTGAGTCATATCACAGGAGGTTTTTTACTCGAAATGTGTATTGGAGAGGGTGGAATTACTTCAATGTATACCTAGTACATAATACAACTGTATATAATCAACGTATCGACACGAAGTATCTGCCAAGTATATGGACAAATACAGTAGAACCAGGATATTATACTGATATTCAAGGTGATTCCAGTGTAAAATTTGTGTTACCAACCAGTTACCCATCTGGATATTTGTGGCAATCGACATCCCCAATGTTATCTAAACAGGCAATGAGCGAAACATTAAAAAACAATTTGGCTCAAAAATACGGTTCTGGAGTAATACCTGTTGTATGGTGGGTAGACTTAGGCACTGCCTATTCCAGGGGTTATTATATGGCATGTAGCACACATGTATTTTACTTTAGTTTAAGTTAAATATTGTTAGGAGGGACACTGTGTCTAGTGTCCCTCCTAACAATTCATTATTGTGAACAAATTACTCATTTGTTCATGGGTACTACAAAGATGTACTTGCTGAGATGAGGTAAAAACCATGAGAGAATGCTTAATTGTTCGTTCCAGTGGAAGTACAGACACATCTAGTGCAACGGCTACACCTGACGTTGTTGTTACTGGGTATATTTGCTACGTAAATGGTGAATTAGTGATACGAGCTATTCCAATTCAATACGTAAGCCACAAGTCTAGTACAGCAGAACAAAATGAATTGTCCTATTGATATTATCTGGTAACATATGAGTTGTTAACAATTTTAATTTAGTTATAGGAAATATTAAAAAAGGAGTCAATATATTTGGAAAAGTTGGCATATCAAGAACTGTGTTTGGGACATTGACCAAGCGATTTCCATCTAACAAAGCATTGATCGATAAAGACCAATCTGCGTACTATGACTGGACTTTGTAGGTACACCAGAGTTACGTGGGATTAAATTATGGTAAGTTTGACGTTTCACAAAGTACTATAATGTTTATAAAATAAAAATAAAGAGAGTAGGATTATCCTACTCTCTTTATTAATTGTAACAAAGTCCATATTACCTAAGGTTTGATATAACGGGAGTTTTATACCAAACCTTATTTACAAATAACTTATTTCCCAGATTGGTTACTGTGATAATATAAACTTTAATTCAGTGAGTACATTAAAAGAGGAAACTCTGTATTTCCAAAATTTATTAATTTTGTTTATATGATTGTAAAAATTTGTAAAAAAATAATCAATTCTTTTTAGTTAGGAAGTTAAATAAGTGAATGTACAATTGATAGGAACGGTATATTTGAGAAATATAAATAGTAGGAGACAAATTAACTGACTCCACCATAAACTCATTTCTTTTCTTTTGTGTTGACTTTAATCACGTCATCCTCGACTGGTGTATTGAGATGATATCTAATTTTGTCTCTAGTTCGATTCAGCTTATTTCTAATACGCATAAGTTCATATTTTTTCTGCTTATTAGCATCACCTCGGGCATCCTCAATCTTTTCATTGACTATCTCAATCTCATCTTCCAGTTCCTTCATGATACGATTTCTCTCTCTAGTATCAAGATATTTATCTGTAGCGAACCATCCGATAAATGCTATTACGGATATTACTGATGTGATTGGGATTGCTTGACCAGCAACCAACCCTGCTGATATCGGAATAGCTCGTTTTAACCAACGCATTACTTTTGGCATAATTCCACCCCTGAGTATAATGTTACGACGCTGGGCAGAATCCGCTTTTCTGATTTTTTCTTTGGTTGAAATGACGAATTTTTCCATTGGGTCAATAGCTTTGCTGACATTGGTTTCAGCATTTTTGATTGCACGATGTGCTTTTCTGACACCTGTTCTACTGGCTTGTCTCACTTTCCTAGATACTTCTCTAGCCTTAGCTCCCTCATACACGAGAGATTCTCCAACCACAGTATATATATCATTAGATTCCATAAACATCCTGGACAGTTTTATAGCACATTCTGTCATTGCTTCAAACGTATCAGCGTTGTAAATATCCCCGATTAATTTAGTTATCGAACGTTCTCCTGCATCGGCTGGATACATTGGATAACTATTGATTCTCATAGATGGGTCCATTGGCGTTAATTCATTCATGTTTCTCTGATTTGGACAAAACCCACTTTCAACCGTAGCCATGGCAATAGAATCCTGAAGAGCATTTTCTAACGTCTGAATCCTACCAATTCTATCAATTGCAGAATGTCCAGATGTGTCAGTTTTTAGTTTCTGATACTTAATAAATGTATCTACGGTCTCGATGATTGGGATGTCTGGATATCGTCCAACATCAGCCAACTGCTCTTTGTATGCTTCAGTCACCATATCTACGATATCAGATAAACATGATTCTGATGTCTTTCCTGATATATATTCCTCCATTGACGATGCCATATCCATCGGATATCCGAATGCTGTCTCCTGGAGAATTGTATTGTTGACACGTGGTTGATTAGTGCTTAAATATACTGCCAATTTAGCTTCAAGTATACCAGTGTCTATAGCATCTTTATCATGTGTCAGATACCCAGTGGCATCCTTAGGAAACCCGCTCTCGGCATCACCATGATAATCTTCCGTTGTTGTTACAGGTGAACCAACTCTGTTGTGAGGGTCTATGACAAAGTCATCTGCTTTAAGTTTAATGCCTGTATCTGGAACTGGTTGAGGTCCAACCAACTTGGGTTCAAGTCTTGGAGCTGGATTATTACCAACTAATTCTTGGAATGTACACATAGGAATTTTCATTATTTAATTTCTCCTTTCCATTTTTATATTAAATCAATGTTCCATTTGTATTTGATATACGGTATTTACATGAAACAAGTCTTTAATAAAAGCATGAAAGGAGATAGTATTTATGAATGAACCAATTTTTGGTTACATTTTGATGGAAAATGATAATACATATAAAGAGATATCTAACGTTGAAAGGATTTGTGACGGGGACCTCCATTATGTTCGTTTTACGTCAATATTACAGTCGTTGGATTGTATGAATAGAAACAAACGTGAATACAATGGTGATGCCATCGTGGCATCATTGTCAACGCCAGAGATTACTGAACTCATAGCACATAATAAATTCAAGGGTGAGGCAGGACATCCTGTCGGAATGCCAATTCCAAGAGTATCTGTTGTTGACCCTAAATATACATGTCATCGAATCACAAAATGGTGGCGTGACGGGAATCTCATATACGGTATCGTTGAGACGCTTGATGATGGTATGTATGGAACCAAACTTTACAAAGCTATTTTACAAGGAGAAGACCCATCATTTAGTTATCGTGGATTTGCTACCATGGTTAAGAAGAACGGTCATGAATATGTGGCATCTCAGCCCAGATGTATTGCTTATGACGAAGTTAATCTGCCATCTCATAAGGAGGCATACGCAGTTCCTGGTAGAACATTCATACAACAGGATATGACCGGTAAACAGAATACTTATGTGAAAGAATCGTACCAGTTTGACATGAATGCTGCCATGGAGAAAACCGATAGCGGTATCGTTATCCCTATTACCCCGAAGGAAGTAGCTGAAATGGTCCAGGAGAAGTCTGAGAATCTTGCAATTGTATGTGAGAGTTTTGGTTTGGACCCATCTACATTGGCTAAAGTAGGCAAGAACTCTTTCCAGATGAAGAAAGATGGCTGTACATATGTAGCTAGACTTGAATCTAAGATTGCAAAGGATGTTGCTTACTACTTTGGTGACATGTAAGGAGGTGTTATGAATGGATATAAATAATCTATTCAAAGCCGCTGAAAGAAAATGTGGTAGGATTCTCAAACTGCTACCTAAGGATGAAATTGGTTCTTCTAGAGAATACTTGATGAAAGTCCTACAGGAAGAGACATTACCAACTATCGACATCATATTTCCTCAAATAATTAAGAAAACATTTCCTATCAGTATACTTACACCGCTTATATATAAACAAGATGCGAGTTATGTAAAGGACATTGATGACAGATATGCTGCTTTTCGTATACCGTTGGACCTAACTGATGGATGTGAAATTATGAGTATTAAGTCACTCGTACCAGCAACTCAAGTGTCACAGTCTGGTGTTGATGGGTATATAATCGGTCCAACTGCGTTTGGGTTTAGAACTGTCACGGGTCCAAATAAATGGGGCAGATATGGTTCAGCCAATATGTATGAATCTGTATCTATGGCTCAATTAGAGTATGTGGATAAACAATTGATGGGCACAATCCAATCCCAGTTTAAACCGTATTTTTATCCACCGAATATCTTGTACATTACAAGATATTACGCAAATCCTGGTCTGGTTTTAACTGGCGCATTTTGTGTAAAAAATGACCCTAATCTAATCAGTATCCCAGATACTGCGTTTGATGGAATCAAGAAGTTGTTTATTCTTGATGTAAAAGCATCAATATATGGAGAATATGGTATATTCAACGAATTGGATACTCCATATGGTGTGCTGAATATTAATATCTCTGATTGGGCCACGGCCGAGCAAGACAGGAATGAATTGGCTGAGCAATATAGGTCAATGTCACATATTAGGACATCATCAATGAGAAATGGTTAAACAAAAATAAAATAGTGCTAAGGATTCGTTGTGAACCTCTGGCACTATTTTATTTTTGTTGTTGACGTGATAATTGAAGGAGGAACAGAAGATATTTATCTCTTGTCCTTATTCTAGTGTTATCTTTCTTAATAATTATATATTATTTATTAGACTTGAAAATTTCAAGTTCTAAATTATATATTTACAAGAAGGAGGTGGTACAATGAATAGGCATACCGTGCAAATGTTGGAAGATGCTATAAAATTGGCTTCTATCAATGACGATATTCGCATCAATTTAATTGATGAAATACTAGTTGTCGACATAAATTATGTATAGTGCTGGCCCATATTCAAGTATATATTTGATGATGCAGAATTATTAAAATTAATAAATTAAAATCCAAAATTTTTACAAGGAGAAAAAGATGACTACAAAAAAGGGGAATAAGACTATGACGTGGGATGAATTAAAGACGCAGACAGAGACGGATATGGATTTACGCGTTAATCTTTTTAAGGAGATTGAAAAAGATGGCACATTGGCGGTCTCTGAAAAGTACAATGTGGTGAGAAGAAGGGTGTCTTGTTGGTATAGTAGCAACAAAAATAAAATCCAAGCAGAAATAAATAATCGTTCTGTTGTAAATACAGTAACTGAATCACCGGATAATGTTACAGAACAATCTGACAATGCAGCAAACGATACTACTGTTAACTGGGATGATAGATTAATGCAGGCTGCTCTTGATATAACAGCATATCTCGATTTAATTAATTCTATATCTTCAGATGATGGTATTGCATCAGTAGCTAAGAAGTATGGTATATCGAAAAATACAATCAAAGTATGGGGAACATTTAATAACGATGATATTGATCCAGATGATTTTACAGGCCGTGTTAGTGCAATATATGCTGTGGGAGGTATATTCGGTGGGGATACAGAAGTTGTATATCCTGTCCCTTGCGTGATAGATCTCCTAAATAATTGGAATGCTAATTGTCATAAGCTATGGTGTGCACTTCGAGATCGAGAGTATAATATTAACACAGATGAATTATTTGTACAATTAATACGTAAAATATCATCTATAAGCAAATTACCTAAGATAGCGGATTGTGCATTTGAGTCCTCCAACAAAAACGACCTATGTGGATTCAATGATGTTGTATCTGCAATAATCAATGACATAGTGCATGACCATGAGAGTATGTATGAGAGGTCTGATACGTCAACCTCCAGCAACGTTATCAATTATGACAAAGTAGACGATGTAATTGAATATATCGTCGATAATAAGCCACGGAATATGTTGTGCGAAAATATATCAATTAATTATCATATAGTAGATGGTCTGGCAAATTTCATTAAATGTGTCAACAAGGACATTATCACTGTAACTGATTCCTTTAATGTGAGTGACCTATGTTATAGCAATACCAATTTTGTTAATCCTATATTGATGACAAGTGCGCTGGGTAGAATGATTCAGTTCTTGTGTGTTAAAACTAAATCAGAAAAAATCACAACAGTTTTCGATTATCAATGGTTCAACCGATGTGCCATTAAAGCATTGCCGTACATTACTGCTATAATAGCAAATTACAGCAATACCGAGCATCGTATACCTACATTGTGGGCAGCTGTCAAAACAATAAATTGCAGTGCGTCAGATAGTAAAATTGACCAATATGTGGAAACACTGATTAGCTTTAGCCATTTTGTAATTAACTCATTGGTACTAAACATTGCGATAACAAAAGAAACTTACGCATTGTACAATGAAAGTATATTTGATGGATGGAGTGATTTTAGAGAATTGTTATCATCCAGAGAATTATTATCATCTGACTGTGTACAATGTTTAACTGGATATTCATTTGATTATATTGATAAGAAGTTCCAAGAATATGTATCAGGTATATTAATATCTCAGTATTGTAGATGCCTAACTGTTGCCAGTACGTCATCGGTGTGTTCAACTAGTATTTTTAAAGTAGGCCATACGTTAGTACTTAACAATGTAATCAATCGTCGTTGTTACTATAACGATGTTAGACTGGCTACACACATGGTGTGGATCACTATTCTCAAGGCACTATGTTTGACTACACCATTAAAATCAACAACCTCGCAACAAACACCGGCATGGGTAAAAGATGATTTAGGCGAATTAATATTCCGGTCGAATTCATCTGGCATAAAGACGTTTGAGTGCGACAAATGGTCGTCCGCCAGCACAATTATATTTGATGTAAAAAGAATCAAGTTACTAACCAAAATGATTTTACAAATTAAAAATGTTGATATGGCTATCGTACTATTGAATATGCTGGACGTCGATAAACTAAATCCCAAGGTATGGGGATTTATTGAGGATGTGGTGTTGGTGAGAGACGATACTGACATGCAGGTAATGTTAACAGCGTTGTTATTGAAAACCAGCCAGTCAGATGCGCATATATACAATACTGCCATCGGTCAAAATTTGGTTTTCGATAAACAAAAAATAAAATTCATTCGCAAACTTTCAAATTTACCATATCATATAGCCAGACAATGGGTATCACAGCTCTATGATATTCTTTTTCATAATGACTCAAAAGTTTATTCCATTAATACATTAGTTATATTGCTTATGCGAAAAATGAATAATTTGAGTCATAATGAGCTTATGGCTGGTATTGAATTGATACATCGTAGTATCGACACTACAAGATAGCCATGCAATGAAGAGTGCGCATTTTTACATGCGCACTCTTTTTTTATCTATTCAATGGCATCAAGCGTCATCTCGCCATTTTCTCCAACGTTGAATACCAACTTGTGTCCGGCTTCAACCATCTTACCATCTTTATCAAGATAGTAGTTCTTACCATTTGACCTAATCGTTGTATTGGTGAGCATCTTACCAATTAAATCGTCATTAGTACTTTCATCACAGTAATACCACGCACCATCGTTTCCTTGAACCCAACCAATTGCGAGGTTGCCGTCCTGATTGAAGTAGTACCAGTATCCGGCTTCAGTATGAATCCATCTATTTTTGATTTTTTGATTATTTTCATAGAAGCGCCAAATCCCGTTCTCCTTTATCCACCCCTTTTTGGACTCAGTCTTAGAACCATAATCAATGTCACGCAACTTAATAACATGAGTAAAATTACGGTCAGCCACTTTGCTGATTACAGTACCGTAATCGATTCCTCTGGCTTCAACAACTTGTCCGTTTCCAATATAAACCCCAATGTGGCCTGAACGCCATAATCCCCAACCGATGTGTTTTTCAGAAAGCTGGCTAATAGGCACACATTCAGTTGCACTGGATTTGTAGTTAGACGATCCTCTCAGAATACCAGTTTTCCAGCTAATAAGTCCAGAGCAATCCGTGCATCTCCGACCTATGAATTTTTTTGCTTTTGCAATATAAGAGGTTGTGAATGTAGATGGATAGGATGCAGCCAGTGAGTTAAGTAATGTCAGATTGAATATTTCTCCCTTGGCACCATATACATACGGCGTACCAACTTTTGATTTAACCCAAATAATTAATTCATTTCTAGTTACATAAGTAGTCATTGTTTTTCTCCTTTCGATTTAACAAATTTTAAGGTTACTTGGATGTTTCTGTCATAACTCTTCGGTTCATAGTAAATTGAACAAATCTATAAACTATTGCAGATTTCATCAATGATTTGTACAATACATTAACTAATTGGAAAGGAGAAGACACTATGTCTATTACACAATTAACTGCTGCGCGTACGAAAGCAGCTCCCACTGTTGAAATGACACCAGACTTGATTCAAAGAGTAAGACAACTCGCGGAATATGTGTCCGGGATGATTGAACTGTTTGATGAGATTGAACCAAATATCTCTATTGTTAAAAATATTGCTGATGAACTTAAGGAGCTTGAATCTAAAACAATAACTGTCGTAAACCAGTTCACACAACAGATTTATCTGAAAGAAGATGAGGCTGATGAAATTATTGTCCTGCTTAACCAAGAAGTACAAAGGGTTGAGGACCATATTGATGATTTGCTTGGTTTGGCAGAAAACTTTGGTCAAATTGCTGATGAAATACAGTCGCTGCTTCAACTTAGAGACCGTGTAGATGACATGGGAAATACACTAGATAGTTTAATCGGTGCCACTAAGGTTATACCGATTCAGGCTGGTAGTTCTGTACCAGTAGTAGACAGAAAATCTGATTCCGTGTACCTCAGTATCCAGAGTGTAACCGGCACTGGTGCAAACAAAGTGTACCGTACAGTATTTGAGGACCACACAGGCGCAAAGCATTATTTTAAGACGGCTTCTAACATGGTTGAATATGATGGAGAGTCGTCCATTTTATTTGGTGGGCTATCGAATGTCGATGCAGTAATTTCCAAAATCGACGACATTCTTCACAAAAAATGTTACATCAAGACATATTATGCGGCAGCAAAAGCCAGCTATGAAGGAACTGTGGCACCGTTTACGCAGACAGTATCCGTCCCAGGCATTCTCGAAACAGATGAGCCTTTAGCTGGATATATCCTCGATGCCAATAATACTGAACTTGCCCTTCAGCAGGAAAAGGCATCCGGTAACATTTCAAGAATCGTGACAAGTAATAATGCTATCACGATTTATTGTAATAAGAAAAAACCAGAAGTTGCGGTCAATATCAGATTACTGGTATTTCGTACAGATTAATACAAAAAATAATACGACGGATATGGTATTTAGCCTATTCCGTCGTATTATCGTTACTATGTAGTGTATGCAAAATCCCGAGGATGTATTTTAAGTTCATGTAATATTATTCTGGTCTGAATGTTGATGTATATAGTCGAGCTTTCATCATCAGATTCTCTGGTGAAAATAACCACAACTATGACCTAATTGTTACGTGTACTGACAAGTTTGTTATGGTTCGATAGATATCATCAGTGTAAGAATTTTATATATGTTGGCCATTCAATTTCATACAATCTTAATTTATCCGGTATCTCAGATAGTGCTTTTTTATGCAATGATATTATAGCATGAAATGTAATTACTGTATTGATAATGAACAACATGTTCGCCATCATCACTATCATTGCCAAGCCAACATAGGGTGAATTTATAGCTAACGTCATACCAATGTTAAGTACAATGAGCATTGATATATACGCCAACATTGTTAATTTATTTGTAAACCATAACAGTCTCTCAGTCATACAATGTTTAGTGATATTACCTATTTGACGCAATGTGCTATGATTTAAACTGGTCAACGTGCAAACAGCTCTATATTCCCATCCACAGTCCATTACAGCTCCATTCGATATTTTTCTACACTCATTCAATTGTTTTTCATAGAAGGATTTTAATTCCGGGGCAACTTCACTAAAATCATCAACAAGCTCATCAATTGGTCTATTTAAACATGTAAATTTACAGTTTCCAATCTGTCCGGTTATTGCACTATGTAAGAAACCCTCATAGTTAAACAATACTACATCATACGATGTATTATTTTTGTCACTTACATCGAAATATAGTATTATATCGTTCTTCCATCGTGATTTTTTACTAAACCACGGGTAAGCTAAATTATAGAAATATCCAAATATTTTATTGTATAGTGTGAGTTGTAAATCAATCATAATAAATTTACTCCTTTTCATCAGGGAATACAAACTTATATCCCTTATATTTATTCATGACAGGTAACCACCGACTATTGACTACTGGATTTTTATATTTATCGTTGACTTCAAATTTAGTAATTATATAATTTTTGTCAGTGTAAATAAATGCTCCATCGTCAGCAGGCCCAAACCACATGGTGAACACATACTGCTTTTCCTGACGTAAGAATATTGGACAAATCATTCCCCATGCCATGAGGTTATTATTGAGAGTTTCATCTGTAAGAGAGCATGTGTATGCTGTTTGCATTGCAGTATGCGGGAATAGTTTTAATTCAATAATTCCCCTGTATTCCGGTGTTGGTAAAGTAAGTTCCTTTGGACATGTTTTATATTCGTCATTACCGCAAATATAATCGTGATGTGCACTATCGTGTGATAGTGCACAGTGAGTATCAATCTTGTGCGACAGCATTACAATTTCCTCCTTCATACAATTTAATTATTTTTGCATTTTGTAAGTTTGACACCACTTCATCAGATGTCAATAGGACATTCACGGGATGTCCTTCAAACATAGAGTTGTGCGAAATTAGGAAAATCATCCATGCCTTTATCTCATCAGCATAGTTTTCCAACAATTCAATGAATTTTGGCCTACTGTGCACATCCAACGTAGTATCCATTTCATCCAGCAACATGATATTGTACTTACCACCAGTCATCTTAATTAACGTTATCGAAAATGCCAACGTTAATACCGCCTTTTGGCCATCACTTGCTCTACTGATATCTGGTACCCAGTTACCATTCCAGAAGTATGGTATTGTGAAATTGCTATCGTCTATAATAGTTCCTTCTGAATCGAGTTTAAGCTTGCCATGGTATACTGTATCCAATAAATCATTTACCATCTCAATCAAATCATGTTTGATGAAATTCCTTATAAATTCCAACGGGATTCCGTCTGATGGAGATACTGCTTGTTGGATGGCTAGTCTTTCATTCAGAGATACCATCAATTGTTCTTGTTCCCTTTCTAATGAAGATATGGTTGTGAGAATATTATTTATCTCGTTAATCCTGTTCTGTTTAAACTTTATATTCTCTCTGAGAGTGCTTTCTTCTAGTCTAAGTCTCTTTAATTCTTCATCCATTTTTCTTATTGTCGCCATATTGTTATCCATAGCAGCAACTTCTTCTTTTAACACAGTCATCTCCAACTTCAAGTCAGATATTGTTTTAACCAATGACAGTTCGTTTTCCAATTTATTTTTCTTATTCAACTTGAGAGATTTATTGTCATTATAGCAATCAAGATTGTTTCTGTATAACGTCAACATGTCCTCAATGCCATTCAAATCATTGGTTAATGATTCTATTGTATGAATCATCCCATCATACAACGCCCTGGAATTAGACACACTGTCTATTTTATCCTTAACTGATTCAATTTGGGACATCAATTTATCAGCGGTCTCAAATTTCTCTGCTGTTGAAATTACACACTGTATCAACTCCCTATTGCAAACATCCCTGTGGTCCAAATATTCCAGTATGAATGTACATGGGTTGAACATTTGTTGTGGTAACAAAAATTCCTCTGTGTGGGCTGAAATATATTTATATAACTTCTTAATTACTCTACCAGCCGAAGCATACATCTTTGCTTTATTAACACTTTCGATTTTGGACTTTACTATTTCATTGGCATCAGATTCAGTCTTATCCAAAACATCCATTATTTGATTATATAGTTTTGCGTATGGACAAGTCTCCTGAGTCTCACAGTCAACGGTTATATGTTGCAACAACCGTTTTGGTATCAATCCCCTAGACAACTGAAACGCCTGAGATGTTTCCAGTTCTTGTTGCTTTTTATCATATTCTTCAATATACGTATCAGCCATCGTGTGATTTTTAAGAAATTTGGATAATGCGTCCTTGACAACATCGTCATTATCAACTTCAGTTATCAAATCTATACACGATGACCTTAATTCATCAATGTGTATTTTTGATATAATCAATTGATTTGAGGTTTGTTCTGGTCTAGTTAACTCGTCTACACCAAGACCATTTAGCTCAGCTTCCAAGTGAGCTTTCAACTCAACCAATTCGTGAATATCTATGTCTTTAGACATTCTTTCGGTATCATTTTTTAATTCATTTAATCTTGACTGTTTATCCTCTTTGAACTTTAATTCCATTTGAATATTTTGTTCAGTTGCAGCAATATTTATGTTTAAGACATCCAACTCATTATTAGTGGCCGCTATCTCTGCGAGTAATGACTGCTCGTCTCTACTGCCATCAACCAGCTTTGTTTTAAGCGAAGTAATTTTGTCAAATATTTCTGATATCCTATTCTTTTTACCGTAATAGTCGTCTATTGTCGACTGATTGGTGGATATACTACCATTCACTTCACCGATTCTAATAAGTATATCACCGAGAGATGAATCCATCTTATCAACAATAGTTTCAAGTTGGTGGCACTCAGATATCAAATCATTAGTATCATAATTCCGGTATTTGTCTAGTTTTGCACTAACATTAGACAACACCGGTTTTATTTCTCTTACCCTAGCAGTTGCGTTCTTATATAGCATGGAATAAATGTTTAATATGGAGAACAATTTTACTGCAAATTTTTTGCGTTCTCCGGCAGTGTATTTTACAAAACTAGATACCGTATTACCAATACTCAGTACAGACAAATAAGTTTCCTTCAAATCAAATATGTTCTCAATCAAATTCTTGAACGTTGTAACAGAGCCGGAATCATTTAACTCCACCCCATTCTTTTTAATATAACTTTTTACAGAAAGAGTGCCTCTTTTTCTAATATACAGATGAACTATCTCATACTCATCATTCATATATCCAATTAAAATGGTCTTTCTACCATCTTTATTAGCACATATCAAATCTGAATTATCACTATTGTCACCAGCACCACCATTATATGCAAATGGGTGAAAACATCTCATGGCGGATGTCTTGCCGGAACCATTGGCTCCAACCAACAAAGTTATGCGATTGTCTAGTTCTCTGAAGTTTATATGCAATCTATTTATATTCATACCGGACTTAATATGAGCAAAATTTATTAGCTCGATTTCTAGTATTTGTATCGATGGATACATTACGTCATTCATCCTAATTATCTCCTTTCTCCTTATGTCGTTGTGAAACATATTTTTATTCCTCTTTATAATATATATTCGACACACATACAAAAAATAAGGATATGGAGTAAAACTCCATATCCTTATTGTATACCTATTGTGAAAATCGTGATTGACTGTGTGAATATGGTATACTTTGCACATTTATTTTTCTTGTTGGTGGAAGAGCAGTTATCCTGGTTACCTGTGTCACATCCTCGTCATCTGCTGGCATATCTGGTATCAACCCTTCTTTTTGTCTCAATGATATCAAATCCAGCATAGTCTTGTACTGGTGTTTCAAGTGAGTGACATAATCATTTGACATGTCAGGATTCTTTATTTCTGCTCTAATTTTACCTATGTTGGAATAAGCCAAACTTTTTGTTGTATAGTATCGATTATTTACACCTTTTAAGAATTGACATGTTTTCTCCAAATTTTCTGTAACGACTTTCATTGCCGTTCGCGCATCCTTGATTGTTCTACGCAGGATAGTTGCGTCGGTTATTTTGTTGGCAGTATCTTCAAGTACATCTGCACTACAACCATTTACACGTTGTGCTCCAAGTAAATGGTCTAAATCCTCTTTTTGGTTTTGTATTTCGCAAAACTGAATGTGGTATTCAGTTTGTAATTCTGCAACTCGCTGCGTTATAGCAGTGAGCATGTTGATTGCTGAATCCGTATCTAATTTCACCAGATTATCCTCATCCAACATTTTCATCTTATCTACGACGAGATTGGCTATTTCGTCTACCGTCAGGTTGCATGTATTAGTATCACTCGATATGGTATTAACCGATTCATCCATTAGAATCCTCCTCATAATTCGTTGTAATATCATACCCAACTGCCTTGAACCATATACCATCTTTATTTGTTAACGTGAAGCTACTTCCCATATCCAGCAATTCACACCAAGTTGAAAAATAGTCTGATGTCATTTTTTGTTTGCTTTTAAGGGCACTCTTCATATTGTTTATCTGATGACTGGTTCCGCCTTTTTTCCTATAATATGCAGTTGGAACATACTTTTTCCACAGTGCTAATTTAATAAGTCTCTTATACGGGTCTTCTCCCATTTCACATGGTACCATAAAATAATCCTTACTATCTGGTACCGGTATTTCCTGCCAACCGTCATCCCGGTTGGTTACAATGATTGGTTCTCCTAGTGGATAAGGATTCCCTGATATATCAAACACTGAGAACTCCCAATCCAATTCTAATAGATTTGCCCAATCTAAGAATTTTAATATAGATGTATGTTTTGTTGCTCCATCCAATGAACTTACCATGTTATCATATTTGTAGTCATCTGACATTTTCTTTCTTTCCTCGGATGATACTATCTTCATAGCAACTATCATCCGTTTAAGAATTTGCTCCAATGGGAAATCCTCATCTCTAAATAGAGGGATATAAATGTCTCCCAATGGAGAATATGGTGCACGTATTTTAGATGGCAAATTCCTACCATCGTCCCATGCATCTAAGTATTCTTTGACATATTCCTGCGACGTCTTTACTCTGTCTAAATCAATCGATAAATCCTCTGATGTCAGATGGTCGAGGGTGTGTTGTTTAAACTCATCTTCTGTTTTCCATTCTTGAAATTCTAATGTTCCTTTTATAAGAGCAATACCACCAGTGTAGTTTCTACTAAACTGTATGTGATTACTTAACTTACCAACATATGGATATACATGGTTTCCAAGAATATAATAATATCCTTCCTCAAGAATATTGTTGCCCGATACGATATTCTTCACTGGATGATATTCCCCAGTGACCGGGTCGTGATAATAGCATTTATCCTCAAGCAGCATACATTCTCCTCCTACTTACTTAATGCATCTGAAACCACTGTAAAACTCTGTCTTCGTCAATTATTGTATCCGCCAACTTGCGTTCAGGTTCCGATAAATCCTCGTATCGGTCTGGCCGTGCTGGTCTAAATATGTCTGGGATATGTTCACCGGTACCATAAATAGAATTTCGTTCAATAGTTTTAAGTCTTGTATTGATGTACTTAGTAATCCAAATAGGATTACTTATCATCACTTTACTGCACATCAACTCACGTAACCGTTTCTCTACAATATCATCCCATCCAACATCCTCATACGAGTATACAATGTCGATATACTGGGTATCCAGGTAGAACCTTAGTTTATATTGTGATGAGAACGCCTTTATCACAGTTTCATCAGAACCAGTGAAATAATTTATCACGAAATCCATTGCACCGATTTCATCAAAACAACTTGGCGTTTCAATTGTCTGGTCATACCATTCACCGTAATTATCTTTCTCGAGAAAAGATAATCTATCTTGGATAAATGCTAATTTTTGACGTAATTCTGTTTTTCCTACATAGCATCTAAATTTGTACTTATATTTTGACACCATAGTTTCCCTCCTATATATCATCTAGTGTCGCTGGTTGCCTTAATAACGGTGCACTAGATACCGACTCTTTTTCTTCTGGTTGTTGAAATACACTTAATGCATTCTTGTTTACCTCTCTCATGACATTAGTTGAATCAACTGCTAGATTTTTAATCTGTGGTACCGTATTTTGTGACAATAAATAGTTTTGTAGTAGCAACTGTCCCATCATCGAATAGTTAAATTCATTTAACACGTCCATGAACCAAGTATATTCATCAATAGTTATTATTGTAAATTGTGATTCCAAATTTACATTTACTCCAATCCCAGGAAATGCTCTCTGTACCTCACCAGGAACTTTTTCGGGTGGATAATATATGGCTGGTCGGATTCTGATAACTTGACCGTAATCCAATCCCAATACACTTATGTCAGTTGGTCTACTATTTAATTCTTTTACACAACCAAATTCATCATACGTGTACATGTCATCTCGTTGGAAACTTTCCCAAAATCTTCTACATAATAATCTGATTCCATAAATGTTTTTTGGTGATATATAAATCTGAGACTGCCTGTCGTATTCTGTTTTGTAGTTTAATGGGTTTACGCCAACTTTATTTACATATTTTAGCTTAAGTGATGCATTTGGATTAATTGTTACATACTTGCCTCTAGCAGTACCAAACGAACTGATATATTTCAAAGTGTGTGTATCGTTATCATACAAATTGACGGAGCACTGCAACCGCAATTGCTCCGTCTGAAATAATGTAGTTGATACACTTTGAATCTGGTCCCTTGAATTAACCAAGATTCACTGCACCCCCTAATACTTCCCGCTTCTTTTCACCAACACCATATATTTTGATATCATCATAAACATCCATGATGTTGTTAAACTTAACAGGGTCGCCAAATGATAATGTATAATCGGCATCGCCATTCTCATCAATGGTCTCATTTAGCAATACCTTTCTCCACTCATACCCAAAAGTCTCTGGTTCTGGAGGTCTACCCTTAAAACGTAACCCATCGGTTTCACATAACATATTGAAATAGTTATTCATACCCGGATTACTAGCTCCACAAACGTCGAGACTGATTATTCCGATGTGTGATGGGTCAAGCGATTTCATTCTGGATGAGACGTTTCGTGGATTCTTGTTACCTATTGCATTAGGTCCAGTTAACGTGACCTTATAACGATTAAACATATCCATGTCGTTTACTGTATCATCCCATTTAGCTAATCCAGACCGATGCATCTTTGAAAGCACCTCGGTGCCTTTATATGAGAAAAGTTTATTATATTCGTCATGAAGTTTTTCCTCTGTCTTAACAGACGTATTGACAAATTTCTTAATCTTTTCAGATATGACACCGTTTACAAGCGACGCAATAACTTCATTTCGTCTTGGTCTCTTGTTTAGGATATTCAGATTATCCTTTTCGTGCAATGGTGCATTCTCTTGAATCATCCATCTAAGGATATGAAGGATGTCCTTTTTGTTATAATCAGTAAGCTCATACGCCTCTATCGACGAGTCGTCAAGCATACGATTAAACAATTTTCTGTATCTAGTTCCTAACTCGTAGTGACTCTCTTTGGGAGAATTTTTCTTTGTTGAGCCAATCCTAGCCACCCACGTTTTCTTATCAAGAATCTCCTCATATGTTACATGAGGAGGCATTGCTGCCAGTATGGTTCCAACAAGCGTCATCACGTACCTATTAGTCAGGAATTTTGAATTCACTTTAAGGAACAACGGTAGATTGATTTTAAAATAAATGTAATTAGGGTCTCTTGTCTCTTCCGTAGTCAAATTGACGAGTCTATGAATCTGGAAAAAGTGTAAGAAATCATACCAACCCATATGGGATAAGAAGAAATATGCAACGTTTGCAATGCCATTAAACATATTAACTCCCCATTTATTCAGGACATACAAATTATCCTGGTGGTCCCTGACCTGTACTTTGTCTTTAGACAACTTGATACCCATAAGCGCTTTACATACCAAAGCGCCACTTGTGACATAAGTACTGCGTTCTGTCAACTGATATTGAATTGGATACCTCGTTCCATTCAAGAAATAACATCCATCGACTTCAATCGGAATCAATTCTCGTACCGTATAGTATAGAATCTTTTTCTTTGTTGCAATTGGATTATTTCTCAAATCCACCTTAAACTTCATTGTGAGTTCACCCAGCCTAGAATAGCTGATGTAAGTGTACTTCTGTTCTTTATCAGCCGTTCTATTTGACCGAGTTCTTTCATAATTAGACTGGCTAACCTTGTCAACATCTGTGACAAAAGTCCAGTTAATCAATTCAATTTCTTCAAGAGTACTGTGGATGGATTTGAAACAATTTACAATAAACTCTTGCAGTGGTTTTTCTCCCCTGTGTTCCATCAAGTCCATATTGAACTTGTCGTTATCTGGATTGGGAAAATCCTGCTTGATTCTATGAATCATACAACACTCATATCCCTTCTATGTCTTATTTCCCTTCCTTTATATCAGGGATACGCTCGATTGAACCACCCGGTTCAAGCTGGATTTTATCGTTTTGTACAAATCCAATCACCTGATTTTTCTTAATCTGGCGGATTCCGGTAGATGTCTTTATGATTAGGTTGTTCTGTAGCTGGTCGGCACCAAGGAACTCGCCATCATAGGAAAACTGACTTTTTACACGGTTGTATTCATCCAGTATGACAGCTGTAATTATTGTGAATCTACCCACCACAGCTGTGATTTTTTTATTGGCGGGGACCAATGTGGTCCCCGATATTTTATTTAAATAAATGCCTAACTCTCTTCCTTTTCCCATTATATTAATTCTCCTATCTTCTCTTCTGAATCTGTTTTTGCTCTCTCTTTCTTAAAGAACTGACCTGGTGTCATATAAATATTGTACTCGATGTCATCGTCGGGTCCATCTTTCTCGATACCAACATTAAACAGGTCAGCAAAATTGATTTCGATGCCCAATTCTCCGGCATCCTTATTCTCGACCAAGAAGTTCCTGATTTCCCGGAAGAAATATGTTGTTGTCAGTAACAACATACTCCAATCCGTGAATTTGATATCATACGTATCTTCCAACTCCTTCATTGCTGCTTCACAGATGGGCTTTAAATCACTCATCTGGTCATAGTACTGTGCCAAAATATACCTGGCTCCAAGCTCCCTTGCCTTTTCAGCCATCTCGACTGACAGTGCATCTTTGTATGGGATATCTCTTTTGTTATAATCCAACTCTGGGCCAACAAGAATCGCCGGATTAAATGTGCTCTCTTTCCCTTCTGAGTTGGGAGTACTGAGATACTCGATGCGGAACGTAGCAATATCACCAAGAGAAAATTCAACCCCAGATTCTTTGCATTTCTCGATATCGCTTCTCTTGAGGTTATCCAAATAATTCAAGAGATGGACAACGAACACCTGTGAGATTCTCGGTATTGCCATATAGACTTGAGATGTTCTCATCTTAGGATACGCCTCGTCGATATGCTTTGCCGCATTTTCCGCAATTGTTTCAATTTCAATCCGGCTGTCCGCAATGTCCCACAATGGGCGCTTTCTTGTAAGTTCATCCTGTTTCTGCTTTTCTTCAACTGTCATGTTAAATAGTTCCTCCTTGTGTATAAGTTTCGACCTGTTTTTCCAGGTCCACGTAAATAATATATACGTTAACGCTTTGTTAGATGTGGAATGAAATGCTAAATTTCGTACAACTCTATCCTCCATACTGTTGGCAATGGTACTATGGAACCCACCATTGTCGGTTCCATATTGAATGTATACACATCATCAAAATTAGCAAATGAATCAGCAATAAAAGATTTTACTACGCATCCCATTGCCTTTTGTGTATAATCAATATTAACAAGTTTAAATCTTAAACCTTTCGTGTATTCGGACATTGCCGTGTTTACAAATAGAGATGCTCTAAACTTGAACTCAGTGTCGGTTTCGTTATCAGAAACAACATATCTACCGTCGTGGTTAACTAGTGTCTGCGAATATATACAATAACGCATATAGATTGACCATACTAACCCCAGATAATCCAAGGCCGTACCAATCCCACCGACCATAGGCATTGGTATATTTTCATTAACACGGTTACCGTTGATGTACATTGAATTATTGAGTATAAACATGAGTTCCTCTATATACACATATTCTTCTGATGGAGTCATGTCATAAAAGGAGTACGATATTTGGTTGGAACGTTTTCCGTCGGTATCAGTCACTTTAAAAGATACCTTTTGAAAATGTTCTGTGTCACTATCAAATATTATCATTTGGCTCTTTGTCAAAACATCCAAAGATGCTTGGCAGAACAACTCTGGGTCCACACCAAATGCGTTATAGAATCTGATTATCAGATTTGAAAATATGGTCAAGATATGCTTAACATTGTTTTCTCTAGCGCTAGTCATTTCCTGAATTTGTCCTCATACTGGAACATCTCCTTTGCCTTAGATAACGAGACAATGGTACGTCCCTGCTCTTTCGCTTTATTTACTTTATCGGAATGTATCTCATCGATAGATACACCATCCGGGATAATCACCAGCCATACTCTGGATGTCCAATATTGCGATACTTCCACCCCATTAGCGTCCAGAAAATTTGCAAAGTCTTTATCCCGTATATTTGTAAAAGTTACCGTTTGATTATAGCGATTGCATTCTATTGGATACTGTTTTATATCCAAACGGTGAATCAAGAATAACAATTCATCCATGTGTTCGATGATACCTTTCGCTATTTTGTCCGATTTCTTTTCTCCAATCCCATTGATTTCCATCAACCGTTCTTTGATATTTTCTGGGTCTGCTAGTAACTCGGCTAATGATATCTGTTTACAAATTTGCATCATTGTCCTATTTGCTATATTGGGAATTCCTATAGACCCGATAATCTCATGTGGATATACTGACATCCGTGTACTTATCCCGTGGAGTATGTTATTAAATGATATTGTGCCATACGATGGCAAGTTGATTATCTCATCTCTATACAACTCCAATGCGTAGAGGTCCTGTATACCTCTTATGAAACCAGCCTTGACCAAATCATTAATAGTTTTCTTACCAACTCCTTTTATACCGAGTTTTCTTATATAATTACATATTTTTCCCGGTATTCTCGATACACAATTTGGATTCACACACTGATTCTGATTCAGTGTGCTGTTACACAACGGACACTTGGTAATCCTTACCAATTTCTGTCCGCGTGATTTATTACATGTTTTGTCTTTGTATAATTTAGGAACGATGTCATATTTTATCATGACTTCATCACCAATATGCAAATCAAGCCTCTCAAGTTTATCAAAATTAGAAAGATTCACATTTGTTATAGTTGATCCATTTATTATTACCGGTTCAATAATTGCTACCGGGGTGATAGTTCCCGATACTGGACCAACTGAATAATTTATATCTTTTAATGTGGTTTTCTTGATTCCAGCAGGCATTTTATATGCTACTTGAAACCTATTCTTATCATTTTGTCTACCCATAACATTAATGATATCTCTATTCATTAATGTTATCACTACCCCATCTATTGGGATAGAATGTGATAACGCATATTCTTGTATAACGGGAATACTACCCTCCACAGTTCCCAGAAATTGATTCTTATCTCTAAAATTTATATTTCTGGTAACAGGACCATCAACTCTAATATATTGATGTCTGTTGTTGATTAATCCAATATATGCCCATGTTTTTAACTCGTGTGGTAAATCAATGTGTGTAGGACTTGATATCTGAAATGGTTGTACGGAAATGTAGTTTAGGAATGACCTATCCATGTTTTCTTCTGACCTGTTGACTATTGAATTAATAGCCGACCGCCTATTACAAGCATCATCACCAAAATCTTTTTGAAATTTCAGAAAATTATCTGTCGTCATATAACACTCTGTCTTAACCCCATATTTGGGTAATGTTTTAAATATGTCCGGAATATCCAATTTGTAATCGTTACCATATAAATGGGTTACGATTTTACCCAGATTTAATTCCACTTTAAATCGTGTAAGTACTGTAGATATTCGGTCGTACTCACATTCAAAAACATGTGATACGCCATCGTATTTAAGGTCACATGATACGTTGGTGTTACTAGGAAGGTCTTTTCCAACAGAATTAAATGCTCGTACTACCTGTTCGTAGTAATTTTCTAGTGATTTTCTTGAATCGTTAATCGGGATATCCTCCTTTCTTATAAAATGTACTTTTTGCAAGGAGCCTCTTATCTCAGGATATTGGTGATATGCAGTCCCATCCTCTACGGATGCTACCTCTTGATACACCCCAATGGATACATTCCCTCCTAGTTTTTCCTGTAATCCTATTAGCCTATCGTACAAATCATCCGTAACAGTAGTGGCCAATTCGGTATTTTCGTCAATATACGACAGAACCCTGTTCAACTGTGTCACCCATTCTATTAGATTTGGGTTAGACCCATTATCTGGGGACAATAATTCTTCTCCCATAGATGATAAATCACAAGACTCTATCAATGATTCAATATCGGCATCGTTGCCTAATTTTGCATCTAGATAGAGTCTTGATAATTCTTCCTCTTTAGTAAACATATAAATTCCTCCTTTTCATTTGTAACTTCACTGTGTAATAATGTATATTTACAAAAAACAATAAAAATAATTTTTCAACATGGATGGGTCAAGCATTTGCTTGACCCATGGAACATTGTTCCTTCCACGAGGTGATAGAAACTGGTGCAGTGGTAGTAGTCTTATCACCTTTTTACACTAAGAAGGAAATATTGATATTGGTAGGAGTGGTATTCCTACCGAATGGACGAGGTGGGTTTGATACCACCCCGCCCTACTGAATTGTGACAGCTCCCTTGAAATCACATTGCTTCGAGAGCTTCGCTCATTGCTTCGCTAAATAATTGACTCAATCTGGCCATTATCCCCATCGGCCCATAAGGTTTTGGAGCACAGTCGATTTCGTCAGAAATTCTATCCACGTATGCAGCGATGCATCTGTGGATAATTCCTCTGTTGCTCTTGATAACCGTATCGAGTACTCGGTTATCGAACATTGCATCGAGAGCACCCATATACATTTCAATGAATGCCCTTACTGTACCAGTGCCACCATTTGCAATATGGCGTTTCAGCACGGTGCTTTTTGCATCATACGATGCGATTACTACCGACAGCAGCATATTGGCATTATGAAGTTTCAATTTATCATACACCCCATAATATCCGCCGTACGCTGTTTCGATATCATATAAATCGCAGTCCTTGATAATTTGATTACCAAGAACGGCTTCTGCCAACGTATTAAACGTTGTTTTATCACATGTTTGGTACTTTGAGCATACGTCATCACTATACTGCGTGCTGAAGTCTCCAACAGTGCAGACATATGCTATCTCCTTAAGCTTATACGCATAAGGATTGTTCTCTATTGTGCAATTAAATCCCTTAACGAGATTTTCACCAACCTTGAACACATCTACCGTGTAACAAACCACATCCAACAATTCGGACATGGCTTTTTCATCTGATTTTGCTGTTGCATCAGATAACACTTTTGAGAAAACCTTTCTCAATGTAGTATATTTATCTTTTGCCTTTATACGGTTTTCTCTAAACAAATCCGCCAATTCCTGAATTTGTTTCTTCACATCTTCCGCAGTCACGCGACTAGGTACTACCACTGGAAGCCTATTTTCTGATACATCTTCCTTTTCGGACTTGGGTTTTGATTTACCCTTTCCGGTGCTCGTGGTATAAGCACTCGATGCGACGGTCTCAGCCCCACCCTCACCATCACACACTGTAGCCTTTGGTTTCGATTTAGTATCCTTAGGAGTTTCGGTCACAATTTCTCCTTCTACTACCGGAACCTTCTCTTCTTTTTTTGGCTTTTCGTCAGTTGACATTATTGGTACTATTGGCACCAACACTGACCGGCACAGACACCACACGATAAGTTTAGAGAAGTTAATATCAGTTTTCTCCATGGACGCAGTCTCTGCCATTTCCTCGAACACTGCGTCGTCCATAAAACTTGCAACGATTGCTGCAAAGTCTGAATCTTCTTTTATCTTATCGTGAACCCCATTAACAATCATTTTGATTTTTGCATTTGTGCCAGGGTTCCTCTTCAGCGTATTGAGTTTATTCTCAATGATATCATTGAGATATCCTGAAATTATCTCCTTATCTTCTACGGTGAGTTCAAGGAGGTCAGCTACTGCCAACCCTTCTTTCAATACACTGTAGGTAGGTTCGTTTGCGTTGGTTATGCCCAATGCTTTTAAGAGATACTCCGGATTGTCGTTGAAGATGTAGAAGAGACGATTGATGGTGCTATTCTCTTCTATTGTCTTCCTCAATGTTGCTAATGATGTGGATTTTGTTTCTGTTGTCTTTGTCATTTTCTATTCCTCCATTTGTTGTTGGGTCATAGTAATTAATGTCAACTCTATGCCCTTATTTTCTTTAGATTCAAACTAATAATATATATTTAAAAAATATTATAGAACGGATTTATAAAAATTAGGAGATATGGTCACCACTACCATATCTCCTAATCACTACCGTAAATACATTTCAACGTTGTTGGTTATCTTTTGTGAAAGCTCATCTAAGAACGCGTCTCTGTCCTGTTCAAGACCAATGAATATTGGTGCTGTTCCTGCTTCCTCATCACAACGTTCTCTTACAATATCCCTGGCCACAATCTGTTTCATTTCCTCGGTCGTAGCGAATATTGTTTTATTCTTATAGAAGTGTACTTTTACATCGTCACCAGGTGAGAAATCGAGTCTGTCTTCATTGAATGCCATTTGGTAACCCATCAACAAAAGATATGCGTCCAATACCTCAACAGTACGATTTGTCATTTCTTTAGTGATTTCAAATTCTTGTACACCACCTGATGTTGACAATTGTGCTTTGGCTAAAGCACGGCGTGCCACAGGTGATGTCCTGTGTGCAATTGATTCTCTAGCCACTATTTCTGGCGGCATACTAATTCCAAGAACTCCCCTCTCTTGGATACCTATACGAACAGGTATCTTTGAATAAGGACTATAGAACTTTCTTGCTTCGTCACTTTTCTCTGGAAGTCCTTTCTTGCTGACCGACCCAGTACTTCTTGCAGACAATCCTTTCTTAGAAGTCTGCTTCATTTTAATCAAATACATGTAACCACAGTGCTGTCTGGTCATCTGTAGAACCCAACGATTGGACACTTCGTCATAGAAATATACCTTATATGGTTCAATCCATGGAAACTTTTCGTCACATTTCATGATTACATCGTATAATGGTTCATCTCTCCAGAATGTCGGGATGTAAATATATATTCCGTATTCCTCGACATACCCAAAATACTCTTTCTTTTGATCCGCTGTTTTACAAGATTCTCGATATCCGGCCTCAACACCTATAGCTTCTTCTGGACTCACTATCTTGAGAAAACTAAACAGCAATTCCTCTTTTTCTTTAATTGCCTTAGTTTCACGGATACGTTCAAGTATTCTCTGTGCTCTAAAAGTAAATGCTTGTTCGTATAGATGGAAAGTAATTAATCTGTTACCTATGCTCAATCCATCAAAAGTAATGTCTATCCTGGTACCGTTCTCAAGATAAAATGCTTCATAATCATCTATAATAGAACTGATGACACCTTTATTCCCATACCGGCCTGATAACTTTTGACCTCTAGTCAATCCTTGATGTCTTTCGACAGTAAAGAACATTTTGATGTTACTGAATGCTGAATTATTGTCGTCTTTTATTTTAAAATCTTTGTCTAGCTGCTCAGAGAATCGTCTGTAATAAATCTTAATGGTGTCGCTTATTACATGACCTCCTCTAATAAGTTCTCTGATATAATCACATACCTCTCTACGATAATCGTCAATCATATCAAGGTATCGTAACAGTTGTTTGTTATAAATGGTCTCAGGTATTTCTTCTCTGGGTTTGTTGCAATATATATCAATGTCTACAACCGTACCATTCACTCTATACATCTTATCATTATCATGAATAGTTCTGGTGTTTGGCTCTTTGAAATCATACGGTAATCGTGTGCGTGCGATTGTTCTACAAACACATAGCTTATTATCCTTAACAGGTTCTCCTATATTAGGAAATGCTTTGTATTCATTGCTATCACCAAGAGTATTGAGTAGCATGACATTGTCATTTATGGCAACTGGTACAACATCTACTTCTGTGGAAGTATACCGTTTGGCCAACGATTTGGTTACCTGTAAAGAATCCTCAAAATTGTGAGAATTGATTTGAAGTAAAAATGGTACATTGATACCATAACCATAATTTCCGAAATCGTCATAACAAGTTGGAGTACTCAGCGTATCGCCAGGTTTAATTATATCCCCTTCACTAAGATTATCGATAAATGAATTATCATACGAAAAGCCATATTTTTCCGGTAGATTTTCCACTTGCTTTCTTTCAAAGACATCATACATTTTATTGTCCTCATCGTACACAAACATCAAATATGGTTGTATGGGAGAATCGATATCTTTGAATTTTTTGATTATTTTAGTTACAGTGTATCTGTGCTTGGATACCCTGTTGTATGAACCTCTGTCACCAATAGCATCCTCGAAGTTAGTGAATATAAATGGCTTTTGAGCCTTGTTTGGTACAACACGTTGAGCAATGTGCTGATTAAACATTATCATTCTTGGTGCATCTGTGTATGCTGGGTATGATAATGTGCTTTTAGAAAAGAGGGCATTACTTCCCTTGTACACGTTATTCAAATGTGTTAATTTGTCAATAAGTGCCATGTTTTAAGTTCCTCCTTAGCATCCTTCCATGAATTAAATAATAGAATAGTTCTCCTTTCATTGATATCATGTAACCATGGTAATAACAATCCATGGCTACATGACTAATAATATATATCTTAATCCATTTCTCTCAAATCATCCGAATAAGATGGTTTCTTTGTTCTGATAAGAAAATCCAGTACAACGGTTTTACATTTTAATAACTCGTGAGTTGTGTTATAATTAGCAGTGGTGGTTAATTGTTCTAACTCAATCAACATTTTATCCAAATCAATTCTAACACCAATCACAGTTGGTCTTACACTATCCGTTTCACCGATAGGTATGTTAAAATAAATTGGTGAGGATGTGTGTATTTTATGGAACTCCTCCACTTTTATAAATTCATCCCCTTGATAGTGTCCTCTAGCAGTATTGTCATCTATTAATTCAAACCACTTGTGGTTGAAAACCACGTGATTTGGTTTTATGCGCCAACAAGATACCTCCGATAATCGCACTGCTACGATATTATCCTGTGTAATAGGCGTAGATTTGTTACCAATGTATTGGATACTAGACCACGTCCCATTAACATTGAACTGCTCTGACCTACACTCGTATTTATATATCTCTGGACGTTTCAGTTGAACTATACCTTTAATACAATTCAACTGATTATCGTCAAGATATGGTAATATTTCTCGTATAAATTTAATTGTCTCTTCTTTATTATCCATTGTATATTCCTCCATGTAGGTCTTACTTATACATATCCCTTAATATATCTCTAAACTCCCGTCTAACTTTCCCTGAAGAAATTGGGTCATCGCCATTATCGTCAGTTAAATCAAAAACGTGAAGTAATTTTTCAAGTTCTGGCTTACATTGCTGGGCTAGCATTTGTAAGATTCTTGGGTCACGTTTCATCTCACTAATAAAGATTCTTGTGTCGAATTTGATATCTGGGTTGCACGCAAAATAACAGGATGGATTTCTACCTGAAATAATACCCTTTTCTTTGGCAAAATTCATAAGGGTTAATTTTGGGTCAAACCCATATTCCTGACTAAATTCCAGATGTGCAATAGTTCCTCCTTTCGACGACCTTGATTTTGTGACCATTGCTTTGGACGTAAGTCCGTTGTACCCCTCATTTTCTTCACTCTTAATATTATCTTTATTATTATCAGTTTTAAAGATAATGATCGATGTGGTCCACGCAATTGATTTATCCCCACCCGGCAACATCTTTCCTGTCTCAATGAAGGTCAACTGTTTTGACCCACCACCTGGTTTACCCATGTTCATGTCGTTGGCAGTATGGTTAATAAATATTATATTTATATTAAATTTTCCCATATAAGTTAGCATGTTGCGCAGGAATTTGTTCCTGTAAATAGTCTCCCTACCAGCCGATGTTAGACCTGATATGGTATCTATATCTTCATTTGCGGAAGTCACTTTCATAAGTGAATCAATCAATACTACTGTGGGTTTATAGTAAATAATCTCATTACCATTTATATCCAATACTCCAGTCTTATACATAAATCTTTTTGGGTCGGCTTTGCGTTCCTCGATGTGGGCCAGCAACATTTTCTGTATCCCTTCCCATGTACAAACGTCTTGATATATACGATACTTTGCCCTAACTCTTTCATATGTGGCCCCTGTCACACTAACAACCCTTTCATAGGTAGTAGCCAACTCTTCATCAAAATGAAATACTACTGCATCGTCGTCAAATGGTTCAACAATATTCCACGATGCTTGTATGCCGGCTGTTGTTTTTCCCGTTGAGGAACTTCCTCCGAATTGAGTAATGGTACCAGCCGGAATTCCTAATTTTTTATATTCGTAAATAGTACCGTCTGGCAACTGTCTTTTATAAATACCACCTAAATTTTGGTCTAGTATAGGAAACCCTATAGGGTATGAAATCGGATTATCCCCACTATTAAATAATCCTTTTGATTTATACTTTTCTTCAAGTTCATTGAAATATGACATTTATATTTCCTCCTTATCAAGTGTTAAAATAATGTGAATCACATTGTCATTGCCCATAAATCACACTATTTTATCACTCGATAAAATAAAAAAGTTACCGACACGATTTTTATATGTGTCGGTAACTTTAATATGTCATTATTGTGAGAACTTACATCCTAGCCATGATGGCCGAGTACTATTCAGGAAGATTAAGTATGACTTTTTCTACCAAAAGGGTTATATGTGTTTCCGCCGGAATATTTACTACCATTACCCATATTATTCAGAATCTGTCCCTGGAGTTGCTTTGGCTTTAGCAGCTGCTTGTCGCTCGGCTTTCGATTGTTGCTTAATGGCGTAACCGGTTTATAACCACTTGCACTAGGTCTCTGATTTGCTTTAGCTTTAGCAGCTGCCTTCTTTTTCGCAATAGCCTCTCCTTTAGCTTTCTCGGCTTCTTCAACTGCTTTGAACTTGACTATGTCATCGTCTGTCATAGCAATCAAATCATTTTGGGCCTGACCTTTAGGATTGTTTGATGAACCTAACTCGTACCCAAACAAAGTATCCCCCATTTTGATATACAGTGCTGCTCTGTGTTTTAAAGCCCTCCAGCTCGGCCACTTTATTGTCATTTCATCGAACACGATATTACCTTTTACGAAATGACCAATTTCAAGTGTGTTGATGGGGTTATTGATGGCAACCTGTATCTCGTCGGAGGTGTTACTCAAGACAATAATCACATTTCTCGGTAACTTCTTTTCCAATTCCGTCCTCTCGTCTGGGTTGGCCGGAATTGAGATGATTTCCATACCGTCTTCCATGGAGGGAAGTTTATCATTCGGTTTCCGGTTTAATGCCATTAATCGGTTAGAGATAAATAAATCATGTCTATTCACATCGTCCTTGAGTCTAGCAACACCGGTCTGGAACCGTTTTGAGATTGCTCCTTGGACAGATTCGTCAACTGTCCAAAACATCGGATACCTTTTGTCCCCAACCTCGAGACAAATGGTCGTTTTGTTGCCTTCTGTAATAATCCGCAGTGATGCGGATTTTTTTGGTAATTTGTTAATAAATAAAATCATTTGTAACTACCTCCGTTTAAATTGTGTAACCAGTAATGGTTTATATGCATGTGTGTTATTTTTTATTTAATTAATGTTTGTTATCCCGAAGCCGTTCCATTATCCATTTGGATAACTCGACTTTGAAGGCATACTTCTAGCAGCGAATGCTTTATAATTATCATATCCCAACCAAAATACATATTCTTTGAATTGATATTCATTGGTTGATGACTCAAGATTAACGTCACTTAGTATCGACACTACGTATTTTTTGAATTCATCAAATAAATTATCAGATTCAAATTTTTCATATAAATTCGGTTCAAATGCAAAATACGCAGAGATGTATTCTGCATCGACTCTAATGAAATCGTACTCATCAGTAGTTATTCTTTTCGTAATATTAATCAATCCACAATCAGATATTCCACAATCGACAGGGAATTGTACACCAGCAATAGAATATGTTTTACATTTAACTATAAATTGTTTGTACTCGTCAGACATAATTGATTCTCCTTTCAATATTTCATAAACTATTACGCATAGCAAATTCACCACTTGTTAATTTAGCGACAACTACAGCTATCGGATAAGCAACTAGTGTATGAGGTATATTAGCTGACTTACCTGAAACCAGTATTGAATCACTTGATTCGTACATTGTTTCATGTATTACTGCTTTAACATGATATTTTTTCATTAATGTCTGTCTAACATACTTGTCATCCAATACAGCCACGATGTCGATATCACTTGGTTGTGTATCATACTGATGACTATCCACGTATATTGTATCATACCACTCACTGGTATATCCTGTAAAATCATCTAGTGCGTTTGTTAACGATTCAGCAACCCGGAATCGTGATGTTTCTTCTGGTGGCTGTGACTGACATGATTGAGGAAATGTTCCTACCGTTATTGATGCAGTATAGTCATAGAAATCACTAACCTCATCGATTTCAACCGTGTTGAACGCAACCTTAATTGATTTGAGTGACCAGCTGTTTTGATTAGTTGTAGAAAAAGATAGACACTCGATCGGCGCAATTATACATCGCGTGAATGGAAATATTGTATTAACTCTGGAGACTTGCTGTATAACTCCACGCCAGTTTTTTTGTCCATGATTGTTACAACTGAAATAGGAGGAACTTGAGAAGTTACCCCAGAGCAGAGTACAACCATGTTTGCGACCAGGTTAGATTCTTCCTTGTCATCCATGCCACTGAAAATAATTTCACTCATCACATTTTCCTTTCTGATAACAGTGTTCGGCTTTAAGCAAATATTCCGTCATAGAGTTACCGTTCATTATATTATACCTCCTTCTTTAATCGGGTGGACTATTAATTTGATAATCCACCCGATTGATTTCATCTAGTACTTAAGTTTCATATACTCAGTCTGTGCAGATTCATCAAGTCCTTTGAAATTCTTTTCATAAAACGCCTTTGCTGTGTCATCGTTCCCAATTGGTATTTTCTTTCCCAATCTAATACCAAGCTCTTCAATATCTGTAAGAAATTCTGTTCTGGCAAACATGTTTGCCAGAAACATTTCTGCACAGTTTTCATTGGAATCATTAATTGTCTCATAAGACAAATCAATGTCACTGTCAGGAAAATCAAGTTTGAGAGAATCAGAATTCCCAATAACAGATATTTTTGATTGCAACGATGTGACACTTAATAATAATCTGCCTATCGCACAGGAATACATGGCGTTTAGAATTTCATCGAAAGAATCACTATATAATTCTTGTTTTAATTTCTTATTATAGCCGGATGGTGATAATCGAACTAGCGAGACATATATGTCTGGTATATCTGGGCTAATAAATTCCATGTCCAAAATATTAAACTCTGTAACAATTGTGTTGTAGGAACCATCCGGACACCTGTCAGACAAATACCGTCTTAGCTTAAAATATTTTTCATCTAAATTAGTATTAACGTCTGTTACAACCGACTTAATAATATTCAACAAATCTTCCCCATGCGATAAATCTGGATGTATCCAAACAGCTGCAACACATATTCCACCAAAGAGACTGTCTTTGCCACATTCAGACAAAGCAATATATCCTTTATCCGCATCAGCCGGCAAATTATCAACTGGTCTCTGTGTCATAGAAATCAAATCTTTGGCAATTTTTTGATTCTCCACAGATGACCAATCAACCGATACCACATCAATCTTATTGTCGGAAATCTGTACATCAAACCTACCGCCGTTATACTCCAATCCAAGTTTCTTAGCATTACTTCCGGGGATGTCCTCACATTTAAATCTCATCCCATATTCATTACATTTGGTTTTTATCTTGTTTATTATTCCAAGTATATCCATCATCTGTTAATTCCTCCTTTAAAATTATTTATTAGTATTTTTATGAGACAATGAAATTAATAATCTTATAAAAATAAATTGCGCCTAAATTTAATGTGTGGAGAGTAACTCATTACGAGTTCTCTCCACACACTATTGTACTACAGATTAAAACATTTCTTTGCATCCTTATCCTCCTGGATATAATGCATCAGTGCTCTGTTAAGATTCGGATACTCGGCCGCTGTATCAAACTCAAATATTATCTTTACATCACCGAGTTCCTGTTTCTGCTTCACAATATACCCAAGGACATATTCAATTGTGGATATGTCCATCTGATTTAACTTATCATAAAGCATACACTTGAACTCGGTATAAATCATTTTCTCGATTGCTCCAAGGTCCGTCTTCTCAGGCTGAGACAGATATCTTCCGATAATCTTGGCAGCCACTTTGGAATCCCCATATAAGAACTTGAACAGTTTTCCCTGGGTCTCTCTGTCAAGAATTTCCACATTGTCTTCCGCATGAAGTATCATGGATGCCAGGAAGCTCTGATAGAAAGTTGCAATATGGAAATCTTTCATATGGTCTGCCACAATCGGATTCCGCAGCATCAGGTCTGTTGCAAGTTCTTCGGTTACATGGGTTTTCTTTACTATAGCATTTATTTCCTCCTTATATATTCCGGCACCAATTGCCCTCTTATACAGGTCTTCGACTTCCTCGGTCATGGATGTCCGCTTAGTTCCAAGCAGGATTGAAATCATGAAACCTACAGTTTCATAGTCAGTATCCCATTCATTGAAAGTATCATCCCAATCATTGCCGTCCCTGATACACTGCTTCAGGACTGCCAACAAAGACTTGGCAAATATCTCTGTTGTCATTATCTGAAACACACTGTCCATGGTTCCCCTGATATCAGAGTACTTGTTGTTATAATAATTGGTAGTGATTCTGGCCAGTGGGATGATGCAATCATGAATTAATTCCTTCTGCTCATTCATCGATGACAGCGCACTGTCATAGTCATTGAGGAAATTTTCCATAAACTCATACTCATCCACATGTACCAAATTCTGTTCTTGGTTCATAGAGAATTTCACACTTGGTACTTCTACAGCATCGTCGTCACCGAACGACCTTGTAACAGCCTTTTTTGGCTGGCTGTTGCTCGGTTGGTTGTTGTTTTGCTTTCTGCTTGGTCTGTTAGAGGAATAGCATCCATCACATGTTCCTGCATCATCAGCTAATGACATACTCGATGCAAATACTGGCCGATAGTTCGGAAGAATATTCCTGAAGTTGCGGACCTGTCTTGGTCCATTGTTGTTCTGATTCTGATTTGGGTTGTACCTATTTCGGTTGTTTTTACCCATGATTAAGTCCTCCTTAAGTATAAAAATTTTGTAGGGAATGGAAAATGAATTAATTTCCACTCCCTATGTATTTGTAACTTACCTACTAATAATATATACCTAACTATTTCTTTCTCGATGCAACGTAATCTGACAGGAAATCAGCTGTACTCTTTACGGGTGCTTCAGATGAAGCAAAAGATTTCGCCTTAATTCTTAACTTTTCATTTCCGTCGGAAGCTCCAGATAACTTGGATGTTACCTGTTTTTTGCTTAGTAATTCCTGCTCAAGCTTATCCCGTCTTGATACCAGACGATTGATTCTAAGATTTGGTTCTGACAAGCCAGCCAAAATTAACGATACAGTATCAGGTATATCCGATTCATCCTCCAGGTCGGTAAAATTGTCATAATCGTTGATATGACTGCCAAATGTCTCCTGTAACTCCGATTTAAGTCCAGGTTTAGCTGTTGAGAACTCATCTCTCAATGCATACATTAGTGCAGATGCTTTAATGATTTTGTCATCGGCCATTTCTGCATGAGCAGATGTGTCTTTAATATGCTTAACCAATGTTGCTATAATAGACCCATCCACAACATCGGCAGCTTCCAGCAACGGGATTGTATCAATCACCAATCTTCCAGGTACACCAATTGCTGTTAACATATCTCGGTTGTCAATACCACCGGTACGTGTCTCATGGAGCATATCCCCACGAAGAACCTGTAGGTCGTGGACAAACTGCTTGTTAATAAGGTTACATGCCTCCTGTTTCGGCTTGTCCTGGAATATTGCATTATCATAAAGAATATAGCTTACTTCCAGCTTGGACAACTCTTTCAACCATTCGATTGCATGGTTTTGTGCTGTATACGATTCATCCTCGAATGGGAATACGCCAGCTGGAATAATCACTTTATTACCACCGGTCATCTTCATTAAAACATCCGTTAATATTAACGATGAACCACAGCCAAAGCCACCACCTATACTCGATGCGATGACAATAACATCATGGCTGTCAACGAAACCTGCAAACACTGGGTCCTGTACCATATTGATTCGATTCAGGAAGAAATCTGCCGCCTCGTCTCTGTTCTTGCCGGTGCCCTTGCCATCCCCAACTGGAATTTCAATAACGGTATCGCTTTTCAATAAGCTTAAATCTTTTTCCGATGCATTTATTGCAACTGCATCGAATCCATTCTCCGATGCAAGGTCAACCATTTGACCTCCGCAATTCCCCATACCTATTACGCCGATTTTAAGTAATTCTTTCTCTTCTACCACACTCGTTGGTTCAATTGTTACATCTGCTGCCATTTCTATTTCCTCCTTATTTTTTAACCCCTTATTTCAACAACTAGAATTGAGAGGATATCTATGACCGACATCCTCTCATACTTTTGTAGAACTGGGTTGAAAGCCAGTTGTTGTAAAATAAAGGATAATCTACATGATTTTACCAGTTCTACTCGATAAATAATATATACTTAAAAGTTGTATTATTCATCGGTTTCAGGTGTATCATGTGATATCACTTGTGGCCCGGTACAACACTCTGGGATAGATTCTGCTCCAGCAACCTCCATAGCAACACACACTCTGGTTTCCTCTCTTTCGTCCACTTTGGTTTCCTCTCTTTCTTTTTCATGCGCATCACGGAACCTGTTAAGGTCATTTTCAATAGCATTGCGTACGTCGTCTGTCTTCAATGGATTTTCACCATCCCTGACAGGTGCTGTATCTCCCTCAACCGGAACCAGTGCTCTGTTTTTTTTAGCCCTAGCCATTTTTTCATCAACAGCCTTCTTAAAATCTTTGTCGTATATGATTAGCTGTAACAGCTTAGGTTTCATATTACCATACTCATCAGGGGCAATGCTAATTTTAAAATTGTCTATTACCCCCTGAAAATGATTTGCCAGCCTAAGAGCATCATTAATGATGACCGTGCACACAATATCACCATCCTGATTTTCTCTAATTTCCTTGGCTTTTCCAATGAACATAGTGTCATCAGAGACTAACCCAGATGACTGTGTCTCTTGACAATATTGATAATAAATGGGTATTTCTGTGTTTTTTCCCACTGTCGTGAAGGCCCTCTTAAACCTTGTATCAAATAGGTCCACATCAGTCTTACGACGGATTATAACATCTCTTTGTTTCATATCCACATCTCCCTCTTATCTAAATATTATCATCGCTTGCTCCACCTTTTCTAGCAGTGGATACAAAGATGTAATCTGGTGATACAAGGTCTGTTTTAATACCCAACGATGTATAAAAAACATCAAGAGTGTTCAAAGCAGTCCTGTCTTCAATACCATGATTTGCCTCTACTTTATCAAGTGAACAAACTCCGGTTTTGGCAATATCTGCATATGCTTCATTCTTTCTAGCCAGTCCATCAGCCCTGAAACCATTAAGCTCAGCGGCAATCTTATCTGCACCAAGAACAGTAAGAGCAATATTTTCCTGGTCTGAACTTCTACCATTCTTATCATTACCCACAACTTGACCGGTTGTGGCAGAACGTTCCGCTATATGTATCGATGTTGAATTCTTCTTGTGATTAGTTTGCTGTAATCTCATATCGATGATATAGCCTGTGACAACTTTGTATTTGGTAACAATAGGATGATTCACATCCATATTCAAGTAAGGCATAACAAGGTATTCGTCGGCGGGCACTCCTATGGCAGCAAGTGCTTTTTCGGCCAATTCAATATCTATGTGTCTTTTGTAATCCTGAATCTCAAGGATGTAATTCATATTGAAATCATCAAACATTTGATTCATAAATTGCTTGAATCTAGCATCGGACATAGTGGCGAACATTTTTTTATATTTAGTTGTATTTGCTCCCGTTGGGTCTGCTTTGTCCATAAAATCATACAGCACTTTTTCAGCCTGTGCTCGTTTACTTATGTCAATAGGCGGATTTGCCATCAACAATCACCTCCTAATTATTATACAATTGTTTAAACTACCATGATTTATACAAAAAAGAACGAGGTAGAATAATCAACTACCTCGTTCTTTTTAACATTACCCAACACTTACATTAGTCCTACGTGTACCGAACCCTATAAGATTTTTCTTGTCTGCCCCTGGTTTGTCTGCAACAAAGATTTCAACATCAGATTTGATGTCTGGTAATTGCTGTATCTTGTACATTCTCTGCAATATCATGGCTTTCAAAGTACAAGGGATTTGTGATTTTAATAATAACTTTAATACCCTAAGTATAGCATCTTTCCCACAAATCGATGCAGCATATGCATCTGCCGAATATTCGTCCTGTGCGCTAGATTTGTATAATGGCCCAAGATGAATCATGTTGTCAATGTGTTTACACTCATGACAAATAATTGCCATCTGTATATCAGATGAAAGCTCCAAGAATTCATCGTCGATTCCAACGACCAATATCGAATTCCCCTGGTTTTTAAATTTAATTATCCCACATGCAGCAAACATACTACCGAGTGAATGAACAAATTCTGGACATCTCACTACCGGTATATTCTGCAAAATATAATTATCTGAAAAGGATATCTTTGAATCGTATTGAAGTAATTCTTTTGCTTTTTGACTATTGAGAAACTCGTTTTGACTCTTAATTACTTTGCTTATTCTACTCTTCTCAGATATCATAATGCCCATACCGGAAACAAACCATACGGTACCGAGTAATCTTAATAATTTTGTCATGTTCTTCATTTATAGTCAACCCCCATATTTTATATACGATTAAAGTTAGGGTAGGACCAATAGTCTTAGTCCTACCCTAACTCATCACAATACCTTAGTAACTGCAATTTCCTGAATTGTTCTGATATCCATATCATTAGAACTTGAGTCAATCTCTACTACCTTATCATGACGTGTCATATCTGGTTTCACTGTGATGTGAGCTGGGATTGTCGTTGGGCCACCGTACCAGAATGAAACAGCCTTTCCACCATCGTCAACTTCCAGTGACATGTTTTTCAATTCTCTGTTTTTTCCAGTCTTCCACACACCACCATCTCTGACTGCATATATGTTTCTGAAGTTTCTGTTTGTGCAACATGTTTTCAGCAACCCCAGAACATACTTCACGTCAGTTGTGGACACAATGACTATTATGTGTCCAACCCCAGTTCCAATGATATCAATATCATCAGCATCGATATTATTTCTCTTAAGTGCATTAATGACGTCTTCTGCCATCTTTTGGTCAATACACTCACGCACTGTCCTGATACAAAATGCAACGTCACCGTATCGTTTAGATGTAACCATTTTCCTTAACGTGTCTAAAAGCTTCATTTAAATTTCCTCCTCTTAACCACTGGACCATAGTAAATCTACCACAATTTACTTGGTTTATGTTTTATTTATTCACATAAATAATATATATTCAATAAGCCGCGATTAACGGATTTTTACCATGCTTCAATAATTGAAAAAATCTTTCCCGACCACATTGTTCGTCATATATCTCATATATTTCAGATGCTGACATCCATTTACTAACAGTTTTCACCGATTCGCTGGTTGCGATTGTGTACACCACCTTGTATAATTTGTCTTGTCTGTCGCCTCTGTTACATTCATCATCAATATATGCATCAATAGCATATAATGTACGACATAATGCTTTCCATAATGTATCACCGTCTAATTCAATTAATCCTTCGATATCTGGTCTCATTGATTTACCCTCCACAGAAACAAAAAACTCCAATCGGAGGGGTTGCCCCCTCCCACTTAACGATATAATAAAGGTATTCTCATTATTTCTCGAGTTTCTTTGTCTTTAATAGTTACATGTACTAATTTTGCTTTTATGTTAGGGTTATCTTCAACTTTAATACTATTATCTTTTACTTTTTCAAGAGTATATTTAACAGGTTCCTTTGGTGCTACATATCTACGTGACATTGAGTCTTTTCCCCATATAATATAGGATGACCCAAATAAGTGCATAATCTCAATTTGAGACATAACAGCTTCGGCCATAGCTTCAGCTTTTAATTCGTCGGCTACCCTCATGGTAAACACGTTATTCCTCTCAATAATCATAATTCCGATCTTATAATCATCAAAGTACACAGTATGTACTGAATTTTCATCATTGCCCAGCTTAATCGCTATATTCATATGCGACCGGATTTCTTCCTGTGTTGAGTGTGTCAATATAATGACAGCAACAGCTGGGTCTTCATCAACTAAAACATCGTTTTCGTAATGTACTTTCACGTTGTTACCTCCTTTGTATGTACTACATGACTAATAATATATACACCAATGATACATTGCGTATTCCTGTATTAAAGAAATGTGCGACTCATAATTCTATCCCACAAATACAAAAAAAGAAGGCGTTTATCACAGCGCCCTCTTTTTCATGAAACTAAATTACAAATAACCACCCTGAAAAGCTAGAAAGAATTAGATTTTTTTTGTATTTACTATCGAATAATTCTATAGCAGCTATCTCAAAATCATTCATTTTGCGCCGTATACCGGGTTCATATTTGATGATGCCAGTTATACTACCATTGTATTGATATACTGAACAATCTTGAGATATACTATGATAATTTAATAAAGTTGAAATGTTATTTATGTATTCATATCCAATTTTTAAATAATTGACATGTGTCACATAATGTTCTATATGTATGGTGAATTCAATAGTGATTTTATCACAACTTCGACTAACACATTTGATTATATGAAACGTGACAACAATGGTCACAATCAACACAACTAAAATTATAAAGTATCTTGATATAAAAGATATTATTCGATGGACCTCCTGCTAGTTTCTAGTAATTGATATAAGTTTCATTTTATCTGAATATGTTTTCATTAACTGGTACATGCTGAATTCCAGGTTGTTCTTATTCTTTATCGCTGGCAGTTTGCATTTTAGATGAAGTTTGTACTGGCCTGGACATATAGAATCGCACACATCAGCACGATATATTCTGTTACGACCAATTAATATTGATAGCTTTTCAACCATGTCATACTTTAGGTCCATTATGTCATTATCGTTATTTGGTATGAATCCAATAAAGAATTCAACATAGTCAGTCAATATAGTCCGAATTACAATCTTAACTATGGTACACACTATCCACGTTGTGAGTAATATAGAACCGGCAATAATTATCGTTGATACAACTATATTGGCCAGTATTGTTATTAATTGTGCATTAATCCAATTAATTGTCTTCATTTAGGTATCCCCCTTCATCAGATTTATCTGTTTGGATGTCACCCCAATCCAACCATTTTCCACAATAAGGACAACACACCCATTCTGCCGCTACCGAAAACCCACATGACTCACATTCAAAATTACGTTGTGGTTTTGGAAAATTTTTCCCAGTAAATACACTTACTAATCTGGGTCTTGTGATTGGTATCAATCTCCAGTTTGGTTTTTCCACTTCATTTTCCTCCTTATTTTTAAGTAATATGTAAATCGATTATTTCTGCTTTATCTCTAACGCAATGGGGTTAAATCAAATGAATCCTGTGTCGTGACTCCTTTGGTCATTGCTGGAAATTTGTATTTTGTATGTTTTGCTTGCTGACCTAACAACAGGTCCTGGTCAACCTCATCCATATCAGATGATAAACTAACAACACCGAGAGGTTTATCCATAAATATATCATCTAGCAACTTAATTTCGTTTGTTTCATCAAATGGTTGACTGAAATATGATAATTTAGTTGCAGGTCTATATCGTTCCTTACTTCTATTAAATGACAAAAATAATCTCCCATCGGATTTTCTACGTTCTAAGTACAAGAATAGCTGCATATCTGCATTCTGTAAAACTTCAATCGCACTACCTGTAAACTCAGAGTCTAATAATTTACCTATGTCCGATTTACCGTCCCTTTTAGCCGCATTGGCTACAGTTAAACCAACCCTGTTTCCTTGGTGTGCACTTACAACTGGTATAAAATAATCGACAGCTATTGCTTTCAGTTCATTTGTTACATTCTTAAGCTCTTCTTTTTCATTTTGAGCTCTTTTCTCTGAATGGATACGACCGATGTAATCGAGACAAATTAAACATATTTCATATCCTTTCGTCTTATAATCATCAATCATATTCCTCACGTCTCTGGTATTTATTGACATATTGGGTTTATACTTAAGTATAAGCGTCATGTCTTTATTGTTAATAACACCAGCTTTTGTCATATCTGAAAATATCTCATCAACTGAATGATTTTCAATATCATCTGCTCGACATAACATATTGTAAGCCCTTGCAAAACTCTCATCTTTGGTATTTTCCATTGTGAGATATAATACAGCTGGTTTACAATCTGGGTCTTTAGGCGCATAACTCTTACAGTTATATTTTACACAATCTAATGCTATCTTTAATAGCATTGCCGATTTAAAGCCTCCAGGTAATCCCAATAGCATATATAGTTTTTCTGGTCTGAATCCTGGAGACAGCATCTCATTGAACATTTGCAATCCAGTAATAATGATTAATGATGTTGAACTCAATCTTTTCAATACATCTTTTATCTTGTCCTTTATCTTAGGCTCGTCGAAAATAATTTCATTTTGAGCATTATTAGTCTTAATTTCTCTGGTCAGAGAAGTGTATTGGTTAATCCAACCTTCAAGCATAGTTGCGGCTTGTGCGTATGTTGAGAATTCACCATCTTCTATTTTACCAACAATGTCTTTCAGTGAAGTTATATGGGTTTGAATTACCCCATATTGTAATCTGTCTTCAACCATGTTATTCAAATATTGAATTTCACGGTTGTTTAGTTGCTTATATTTCTGTAAACTATTGATTATATCGTCCGTTAATGGGTCGGGTGTATCCGGCCGACAATAGTTTAGTATTATATCTTCATCTTCGAGTTGCTCATCAAGTTTTGCCAACAAAGCTTTCTTGAGAAATCTAACTCGTTTCATGATAATCCCTTTGGACTGATATGGGGCAAAGTTTGATAAATTTAATAACTTCTGCAAATTTCTTAGATTAGCAGTAGTTATATTATAATTCGTTTTGAACACGAGACCAATCATTTTGTTAAGAGTTCCCGTATCCCATCGTACTGTAATTTCTTCCATAACAAGTTTTATCCCTTCGAGTTACTAATTTTTAAACCTATAATAATGTTTTACCTCCTCTTATATTCAATAATTTGTGACGGTATACACGCGTATACCGTCACACTTCAATTAATTTTCACCAGACATCTCTTTATACATTATATCTCTAATGCTGTGTACAAAGTTTGGTGGTATCACAGCATTATATAATGGTAAAGACATTAATAATGGTTTGCTTAAGTTTAATATAAACATGTATCTTTCTGTCATTTCTTTGATAAACCCAACAATGTCTTTATATCTAACAACGATAGTATCGTCCACAGGTTTATCTATAAAAGTTGGCATTTCCCACTTCGTGTCATACTTGAGCCAATATGGACCATCCGTATCAGGTATCTCAAGTGCGACTGGATTTCCTTTCGTAAAGAAACTAAATATTGTTGCCAAATCAGCCAAATCACTAGCCGATTCAATCTCCATGACCGGATTACCAAAACACATAAAACCCCGGAATTTATCATATAGATTTTCTGATAACTCATTAGACCCCATATATGGATCGTCCACTGCCATTATGATTCTCATCATATCAAATAATTCCAACGTATTGGTCTGTATTCTTATCTGAGTATCGGAAAATCTTTCCGTGATATATTTCAGCAATGTCACACACTGGTCAATTACACAAATCGGATAAGAAATATCAACATTTATCGTGTTAGTCAACATAGCAGGTCTGTATTCATCGGTGTCTCCGCTTGCTTGAGGAACCATGACTTTCCATGGACTGTTCTCAATTCTTGGGGACTTACATAAGACGTTTGGATTAAATTCATTCAAAACGTACAGTTGCCCGTTATTCTCATACAACAATTCAATTTGTTTATGAAGTTCCGGGGGCGTGTTCATCTCTTGAACAATAGCGTTGTTCAAACTATATAAATCATCATTCCATGTGTTTCTTACATGCAAATAGACTGGAAATCCATGGAAATTATAAAAATCTCTCAAGTGATAGTATACGGCTCTTTGTAATAACTTGGTCGTCGTAATCATATCCGCCGGAATCCCGTGAACTTCCCTTACGTCGATATCTCTGGAGACATCCATATACTTTGGATTTCTTGAACCAGTAACGGCAAGTAACCTGGCATCATCCATTAAATTCATATTAAAGAAATTGTACGTTGTGTGCCTAAATAATGACATGGCAATATACAATTCTTGTGGATTAGCTATTTTCATCACTGCTTGCCCATTGAGGAAATCTCCCATTATAGACATATTTACATTAATCACTTTCTTCATTTTTATCCTCCGTGTCAGTTTGCTTTAATTTATTTAACCCAGTCACCTCTCGTATGGTATCTACCGGAATGTTGATATTACTTTTTTCAAGTATAAACTTCTGAATCCTTAGTTCCTCTGGCATTTCGACATATCTACTAATCCTCTCAGCACGTTCCTCATTAGTCTCAACTGCTATTTTTTCGGATTTGTCGCTATTGGAGTACGGCTTCAATACAGTATATACCATTGGATAGTTGTTGAGTCTCGACAGTATAATCTCTTTTAATGAGGCATATGACTGGATGTCTGTCAATATATTGATTATTAATCTGAGCTTGTAACAATTTTCCAATTTACTCGTTATTGACCTAAATAATTTATCTATTTCACTCGTATTCATATCATGGTCAATGTTAACGGCCATAGTTGATAGTACTCTTGCAGTATCATTGACAATGAATTCCTCAATAGCAAGCTCAGTTTTATTGCTGTAAGTAACTTTATAATACCCACAGTCGTCTTCTTTATCGAATTCCCATCGAGTGACAGGTCCAATGTACTTGAATCTCTTTTTCGGTCCATATGCGATGTGTGTATGCACATGACCAAAATAAACATAATTTGCAATCGAGCAAAGTTTGTCAACTTCAAATATTGGTGCCGATGGAGCATGGTATGCTCTCATCTTGGAATCAGCTTTTTGGGCATACCATATCTTGTCCACCATACCGTGACCAAATATGAAGTCATAATGTTTATTGAAGAAATCTCCGTAATATGAATCTACATCTACAACGTATTCTTCTGGGATAAATAACATATCAATTCCCCGATATGTTATTTCTGAAACTTTGTCCATAAAGACAAATTTATCAGTATTTACCAAACTTTCAAATATTGTCTTTAAGGTTAGAGTTTGGTACGCATCGTGCGTTCTTGTACCTTCGATGACAAATATCTTATCTGTGTGCTTAGATAGCTCATTGAAAAACTTCAATGCACTTCTGACTACATCCGATGAAAAGTATTCTTTCATGTCAAATGTATCACCAGAAATCACAATGAAGTCAATTGGGTCTTTTTTATGCTCTAATGGCTTAAAAAGACATTCTCTAAGTTCACTTGTAAATACATTAGGGTCAATCGCACCCCAATGTAAATCAGCCATCACTATAAAATTAACCAAAGAACTCATTTGTTTAACCTCGTTTATAAAAATACCTTTTTAATGCTTCATGGGTAATATTGCCAAACCAGTACCCAATGTATGGATTGTAGTTAATAAGTATGAAATCTCGACCGTGTGGGTTAGCAACTTCATGGTCATCGCATAGCTGTTTAAACAACAACAAGGCATTTAATCCATTGATGCCCCAATTGATGGTTTTGCCAACTTTGATTTCGGCAACATAGTCCAGCTGTGTATTGTCTGGGTTGTTGATATCTTTATACAGCCAACGTTCAAATTCACCTGCCGCTTTTAAGCTTTTTGGTATATATCTCGGATGAGGTACATATGTTGAGATACGTATTGGCATATCGGTAACTTCATAATCTGTAGACCAACCATCTTTGGATTGATACTTAGTGGATTTAAACCATGCCCATATAGAATGCCTTAACATGACATCATTGTTATACAGAATCACCTCCACATATGGAGCACATTTTAGATCGGGAAATATTTCTTCCCAGTCAGATAATGTCATCCAATTGTACGCAGACATAAACTCGTCTAACGTTGTAGCTTTATTGTACTCATAACCGTTTACTGTCAACTTAAGGTTACGTTCGATTTTAGTCTTATCATTCGTTGTATTTTCCATATATTTACACCTCTCTTATCATAGTATATATTTTCTCGTTCAAACTTGAGAATCTCTCATATGGAAATTCTCTATTTAATGAACGGCATGTTGCTTCTATTATAGATTTATCCAATGATAACCTAACAATAGATTGCGATTTATAATATGAATAGTATGGTTCTATGTGAACTTCTCCATCGTCGGTCATTTCAATATACTGACGGATATCGAATCCAAATGGACTAATGTCGATGTTCATTTGATTTGATTTAAAACGTGTACTGGCCTTGATTATCATATTTTTTCCATCATAATGCATGTCTCCCCAATCGGTGTATACAATATCCCCTATAATATGCAATCCATATGTATTATTCGATGGACTAAGTATACAATCAGGATAATCGGCTGCATACATTAAAAGAGACCTCAATGCATTCATTTTATCATGTGATACTGATATGGAAAAGTAACCATGAGTGTGATAGAACTTTAGTGTTGTAATACCTTCTACGATATCACGAGGCGCAGTAACTTCTACACCAAAGATATCTCTTAATGTAATCATATTTTTTCCTCCTATGTAATTTGTATCAACTATATAATATAGACCTAAAATGCAATTAGTTTAATAGTGTTAGATTAATGTGTCTAAAATTATTATTGTGTAATTGTCAATAATGATAACATTCTAATAACCAAAAATGTTATTATTATGAAGGAGGTGTATTTATGGGTGGACCAACTAAACAGAACGACCCAACTGAAAAACTGGCAGAAGCTGTGCTTACGGGCCAACCATTAACAGCTGCCGTTAAGACAGAGTCCAACATAACGACAACAGCACTCGTTACCGAGGAGGATGTACAGTCTGCTGGCTCTGTTAAAGTACAAGCAATCGCACGATTGCTTGTGCTGCTCATCACTATCATCAATGAAGCTCTCAACACACTAGGGATATATGTATCATTGCCTGTAAACCAGGGAATTGTTGATATCGCATCCCTTGTACTGGTATCCGGAGCAGCCATCTGGTGTTACTGGAAGAACAACTCTTGGACCCCGGAGGCAAATCTCGGAGACAACGTGATGAACGCACTGAAAAAGTCCGATTTGTCTGTGTCCGATGTATTTACAATACTTGCAAAAGCATCTAAAAAATAATATATGTAGGTACCCTGTGTTTTTGCACAAAGTAGTATCAAAGATTTATTTATCGACAGACCAAACAGGTCACCATCTTTGATATAAAATTCTACTATTAATCACAATTAACCAATTAATATAATTGGATTATTTTGAATCATGGAAACATGTTTAAATAAATTATACCAATAGAGACAACTGTCTCTATTGGTATATCTTTTTGTTTTTGAACACGTCTTTAATACAAAATATAAGAAAGGAGACTTTATTCATGTATTCACCGTTAAGCAATTCGTATGAATGGTCCATCCTGAATAAAGATGGGCAGGTTGTTGATAAGGTCAACGAAGCGATTCGGATTGGGGAAGAAGTCTCACCTGCTAAAATGCAAGTGAGTTATAATAAACTTAAGAATCGTGTAAAAAGCCCAATTATGTCAAAGATAACGGAGTATATTGAAAATGGTAGAATAAAAATGGTATATACTCCACAGGAGCTTCGCATACCACTATATCTGCCGTTCATTGTAATAGTCAACCCCACAACAAAGCTTTCAACTGGGTTGGTGTTTCTATCAATATGTGAAACGACCAAGGAGGACGATGGAGAATATTCTTGCAATGAATACAAACTCAAGACATCTCTGGAGAGTTGTTATATGGCTTTGAAATTCATCGAGATGAAAGATAGTCCTAAACTAATTGCTCCAAATATTTTGAGGCCAGCCGCAAAAATATATGCATTCACAATAGCGGAATGTATCAACAGAAAGCATTCAATTAAACTGGACCCAGACACGTTTAATAAAGTACTATTTATCATTGGAAAGTATTTTATCACAACTGTAATGGGGTGTCAGCAGTCTGAGGAAATCATTGACACATATGCGATGTACAACTGTACGAACCCTAGTCTGGCATCGATTCAGAGGATATCCGATGAGTTTAATAAGGATGACTATGCGAATATTTCAACTGTCCTTACAAGGCTTGCCAGTATCCCAGATTTAAAAAATCGATTAGGCAAACTCACCGTATCAAACTTCTTGGAATCGTACATCAACATTTACGATGCAGCCATGTTGTTGGCATTGGAGAATTTCTCGTACTTTGTATACAATGTAATTTCTGTAAACAATGCCACATATGTAAATAATTATCACCGATTGAAGCAGATTGTTGGTAAAGATGGTCAGGATTTATATTCGGCATTAATTGTCTCAATTTGTGGAGCATAAGGAGGAATGAAAAATGACAGCAGAAACGTTGAAATCTCTATGTGTCGAGATGGGAGGGTACGACAATGTGTTGGTGTTAATATTTGACAATTCCATAACAATAACATTTGGCCCAGACCAGAAATTCTCGGAAGATATGATTGTCACCATTGGTGGTGCTGATTATATCAAGCACAAGGATATGGCGAGAGGAAAAAGATCTAAGTGTTATACAACCTCTATCATTAACATGCATCCGCTCGAATGCCTTCAGGCGGTACAATTTGTAACCAAACCAGAAGACTTGGGCGATGTGGATATCACCGAACTTACTGATTTAAGATGATAATTATCAACATATTAGGTAGTATGTCCGTATAGGTGTACTACCTAATAATTATTTTAAGTATATATTATTTCCATGCATCGGAGATAAAAAAGAATCTGATGTGGGAACAATTAGTGTGGAATCTAATAAAGTATGGATGATTCTACATCTAATTAATCAGTCAGCATACCACATGTATGTGAGATAAAAACGTAGTAAGAACTATAATCCGTCAGGCTGATTATAACATCTTATCAATGTAATATCTACATATGCATAATGTATGCGACTGGTCATGTATATTTGGCCAAGTATACAACACAAATTTTACCCAAGGAGGAATTTAAAAATGGCTACAAACAATTACACTATGATTAACGATGATGACAGCGCTGCTAACCAGAGGATATTCGATGAGAATATGACATACGCAGCAACCAGGAAACGTCAGCAGGAACTCCAGAGAGATTTAAACATGGTCAGAAGAAATGCACAGTTCATGTGTTTCCATCGGGATGAACCAAATTCACCGAAGAGAGTGACTTACCTCTCGGATGAATCCCTGCCAAAGTACGTTAAGGATTTGGCAATCATCCATTCCAAAACAACTGTGGTGTGCGCCGATGCCGACGGCTGTATGTCAATTTTTGAGGGTGCCCAGTACACAGACAAAGATGTTGACGACTGTGCTTTCCAGGTACATTCCATGTTTGAGCAGATGAAATGGCTGACCGGGGATGTTGACAATTTCCCAGGCGGCAGTGCTGCATTCAATGATTTCTGTAATATGTTGACGGCATTTGACAGAATGGCCGCTGCTTACAAAGGAATCATGTTCCAGAAGAACAGTGGCAATCAGGCCAAGAAGAACAGAAATAATGGTCCTAAGAAGGGCGGCTACGGAGTTCCAACCATATACGCAAGGTAATATGGTGGATATTATTGTGGTGGGTGGGCCTTTGGTCTACCCACCACCAACTAATGCCAACGACTAATATTTTTGTATAAAGGAGCAAAAATCAATGCCTAAAATTGTAGATATTGTAGATGACGTTTACGTCAATATTACAAATGACATTGAGAAAATACAAACGAAACCAACGATGTATATTTCTCATACTGGACCGGAGGCATGTGGGCATCTCTGTAAAGAAGTTGTAAATAATATTTTCGATGAACATGCAAATCCTAAATCAATATCCGACGGAACAGCAAATATATTCTATGATGCTGAAAGTGGGATTATCACATGTGAGGACCACGGACGTGGTATTCCTTTTGAAGAACTCGAACACCAATGTACTATCATACATTCTGGTACAAAAATGACCAGGGCATATGGTGATACGGCCGGTGAGAATGGCGTTGGTCTGACAGCAACGAATGCTCTGTCAGAACTATTTGAAATAACATCTACACGAAACGGAGAATCTATGATGATTAAATTCCGTGATGGTAGAAAAATCAATGAGAGAAAAATTAAAATCTCAGATAAAAATAAGCATGGTCTGATTGTATCATTTAGACCATCTGCGTATCTGCTCGGTGAAGATAGGCATTTACCAATTGAAAGTTTTCAAGATTGGCTCCAGAAGTTATCATTCTTCATGGACCCATCGTTGAAAGTAAAATTTACAGTTGCCAATTTACCAGGAAAGACAGAGGCAGTGACCAAGATATATAAGAATACTGAGGGTATCGGTGGTTTCTTGCCACACATGTCCCCAGATGCAGACTTCATGGCAAAACCAATTACGCTTGAAAATAGTATGACCCTGATAGAAAAAGACATTCCTGTGTGGGAACAACAAGATGATGGCACAAATAAGCATGGAGTCATTGACCTCGAGAGGAATCTTAAAATTAGTTTCTCGTTCAACTATAGTACTGCTGATGACCAACCACGCATATATGCATTTTGTAACGATATTGAAAATGTCGAGGGTGGTACCCATCAGACCGGTGTGTTGACAGGATTAACAAATGTTTTACTCAAGATAGCAAACGAAAATTTAAGAAAAGGTGATAAGATAGAACTCACATCAAAAGATGTATTGTCTGGGCTAAGGCTGGTTCTTAATCTGAGAACCAATTATAGTACTCAGTTTGAACAACAGACCAAAAAGAAGCTTGGTAATCAGGCAATAACGGCACCAGTCAGAAAGTTAGTAACTGATGTATTGACTGAATTTTTCAAATTGCAAGAAAACAAAAAGTATGCCCAGAAGTTATCTGATATTATTCGAGACAATGCCAAAATTCGTCTCGATGTAACACAAAAGAGGTCTAAGATTAAGAAAGAGACTTTATCTGTATTAAACTCCAAGCTCATAGCTGGTTACGCACCAGCTAACTTGGTTGGGAAGAATAAGGATGACGAAGAGCTTGAATTGTATATAATGGAAGGTAAGTCAGCAGGAGGTCTTGGACGACAAGCAAGATTCAATCCAGATATTCAAGGGGTACTTGCAACTAGAGGTAAACCGTCTAATGTGTACGGTATAAGTTCAAAGAAACTCGCCTCTGATAATAAAAAGAAGCCCAATCGAGAGAAAAAAGAGGGCGAAAGTGAATATAATGAAAGAATGGCTTTCTTCGTTATACTTATGGATGAAGTTCTAGGTTGTGGTTACGGAGACCACTTTGATATAACAAAATTAGTATATAAGAAAATCATACTATCGTCGGATGCCGATGTAGATGGACATCATATTCTGGGATTATTTGCGGCAGATATACTTAAACATGCCCCAGAATTGATAACCGGTGGGTACGTGTATAGGTCAGTTGCACCGTTATATCGACTTAAAGCTAAAGGCAAGGTCGATGTGACAGACCCAGATCCGTCATTATATTTATATGACAAAAATGATTTATTTAACAGGTTTGCTGATGTTGCAGTGAAGAATATTATGATTAGATTTGATGGTGATGACACTTGTGTATCGCCAGCCAATGTAAGAAGATTCCTGTTTGTAAACAGACAATATTATGATATACTATCCGAGATATCTACAACGTATAAGATAAATCCAGATGTTATTGAGTATATTATTATGCATCATGATACGTATACAAAGAAAGGAGTTATGGAAGAATTAGACCCAGAACTTCACTATGATAAAGAAAAACAGTCGGTGTCCGGTATATATCAACGCCGATTTACAAATATAGTGTTTGAGAACACGGTCAATACTAAATTAAAATCGTTGGTACGTTTGTTTGTCGAAGGCAATGATGAGATAGGATTTTATCATTTCTATAAGAAAGATATCGTTGGAGAACTGGTATATAGAGGTTATTTATCGATAGGACAAATCATGGAATCCGTCCAAGTATATCAACCGTGTATCAATGATAGATACAAGGGGTACGGAGAAATGACAGAGTATGAAATGTTGAAATTGGTAATGAACCCAGATCATAGGAAGTTATTAAAATTCTCAATTCATGATATGGATACGACACTACAAACATTCGACCACCTGTTCTTAAAGAAATTTAGTAACGTACGAAAAGAGCTTGTACAGAATGCTAATGTGTCTATAGACGACATAGATAACTAAGGAGGACGCAATGGCTAAGAAAAAGAAAAATTTGTACGACAGCGAAGAATACAGTGTGGAGAGATATAACCAAGGGATTGAAGAACAGGATATTACTGTTTATACAAAGGACCATGTTATATTGTACGGTGTAAACGTATCCGTGTTTAGGGCCATCGGTAGATTAATCGATGGCCTACCCCCAATCAAAACAAGAATATTGTATCTGATGTATAAAAATGAGGGGCTGCTGCCAACTAAAGACCACGTAAAAGTACCACAATGGTTACATCGAGTATCCATGTATCACCCACATGGTACAGGGTCTATTGATAACACATTCAATTCCATGATTAAGCCTTGGGAGACAAATGCTCCACTGATAGATGTTTCGGGTAACAAAGGTTCCATTACAGGCGATGCAGCGGCATCGGTTCGTTATTTGAATGCAAGATTGAGCCTTTATGCATACAAATGCTTCTTTGAAGAGTTTGACCAGGATGCGGTTGAGATGGTATCAAACTATTTAAAGACCGAATTGGAGCCGGTATGGTTGCCAGCGAAATACCCAAATTTCCTGCTGAGTGTATCTACAGGCATAGCTTGGGGAAATGCAATGAATTATGTTGCATATAATTTAATTGAAGCTTTTGAACTAACCAAAGCATTAATCAAGAATCCAAATATGGATAATGTCTATTTATTCCCAGATAGCCCAAGAGGCTATGAGGTGATAGATGACGGTACAGCACCAAAGATATGTGGAAAAGGGCACGGATCATTCAAAATACGGGCAGTGTTGGAGGTAATAGATGATAAGCATGGGAATCCATGTATCAAAGTATCAGGATTCCCTGAAGGGGTATCCATGGATGATACCATGCGAGCTATAGCCGTATTGGTTAATGAGAAAGCTATTTTCGGTATTGAAGATGCTTCCGATAAAGCAAATTTGAATGAAGTGTATTATGTGCTTCATCTGAAGAAAGGTATCGACCCCCAGTATGTAATTGCTCAATTGTATGCAAATAAGAAAACCAAACTTACAGGACATTGTGATTTTGAGTTAAATTTTGCTGAAAGAACACATATATTACATCTTGGGTTGAAAGATGCGATATTGGAATGGGTTGAACGTCGAATTGATTATCTGCAAAAGTACTATATCCGTAAACTCAACGAGTATGAAAAGAAGGCCCATGAGTATGCGGGTATTCTGAAAATAATGACAGAGAAGGATTTTACCAGAGCGGCTAAAATTATCCACAATTCTGATAACGATGATGACATGATTGCTAGTTTAATCAAAGCATTTGGTGTAACGTCATATCAAGCCGAAGTAATATCGAATCTATCATTACGACAGAACACCAGAAAACGACGAGAAGAATTAGAAAAGCATGTTGAGGAGATTCCGAAAAAGATTGACGCAATCAGAGACCTAATACAATCAAGGAAGAATCTCGAACAGAAGATATGTGATGACCTTGACGAAGGAATCAAATTGTTTGGTAAACCAAGAGCATGTAAAATAATTAGTGCTTCCAAAGTTTCCAAAACGAAGCAACTCGAGTATCGCATACTGGTAACGCAGACAATGTTAAAGAAAATGATGGCTGGAAGCAATGCTGTTGGAGTTGTACAGGATGAGGTGATTGGTTATTATCAGTCTGTAACAGACGATGATAGATTGCTTGTAGTCAACGATTTGGGCAGATTGTACAATGTACCATTCACCAAAGTCAATATTGCAGAAGCCACTCAAAAAGGACATTCATTGTTGGATGTTGCTGGTATGGGCGGTGTTGCAGTTAGAAGTATATTAATAAAACCAAAAGAGGAAAAGAAGGTTGGTAATCGATTGCTGACAATGTTCACCAAGTCTGGCATCATCAAAACAACCAAGATGTCGGAATTTACTAAGTGTAGGTCAGATTTACAAGGTATTATACTTGATGATAATGATAAAGTTTGTTATGCAACAGTTACCGAACCAAAGAGTACAACAAAGCGACTGATTTATACTAAGAAGGGTATGGGATTGATCATAGACCTTAAGACAGTCGCAGTAACAGCAAGGATGACCAAGGGTACAACACACTTATCTCTTAACAATGACGAGATATGTGGAGTTGCAGAATCTGATTGTGATGAAGTTTGTGTTATCACCACCAAAGGATATACCAAAATATGTGCTCTCGATGACATATTGACGGCCAAGAAAAAGAAAGCAGACATGATTAGACTTACTAGCCTGGTTGAAGGGGATGAGGTGTTTAAAATACTTCCTGCTCCAATAGATTTCAGAGAAGGCAAATTGATTATCCACATGGCGTCAGGTTCTAAAGTAGAAGTTGAAGCATCTGAAATAAGGACTTCTACAAGAATAAGTAAAGGCTTTAAAACAATTCCTGTTAAACGAGGAGATTCAATCGTTAGAGTCAGATTTGTAGAATAATAAAAATCCAGCTTACTAATATATTCAGATATATATTATTACAGTGTATATTAGTAAGCTTACTCATAAGGCTTACACAAAAAACCTAAAGGAGGTAAAAATTATGAGAAAGAATTTCGCAACAAAATTATCCGTACTGATGATGACTGTAGCACTTATGGCTACTCCGACATACGCAATGCCAAGAATCGGAGCCTATGCACCTATAACCGTAAAGCAGGTTTCATCTGTAGCTGATGATGGGGTACCGGATTATGAGCACGACTATCTGACCCTTAACTACAATTACCTGAATGACCAATGCGACTTGATTGGGTACGACAACTATGTTAGTGGCCGAGCAGCAGGTGTGGTCAGCGATGTATCCACATCAGCAGATTCAATCTCCTTTGTACTTGCGATGGATATCGGAAAATGGCAAGGCGGAGCACAGGACATAGAATACTATACTGTATCTGTGACCCCAGACAAATCTCTCACTACTATTAAAGATGGGGATTTGGTTACTGTGTATGGAGAAGTCAATACTTGGACAGACGATTTCGGTTATGAGAATGGATGGAGCACAGTCAGCTCACCTTATATTGAAGCATGGCAGGTGTCTGTATATCCAGCAGGTACGAGTGTAGACACAATCTTCAACACATGGCACTCTGACGACAACGGAGACTATTAATATACAGCAGTAATGATGGTGACTGGTTATTTCCAGTCACCATCATTCATTGAGTCGTCGGTTTTGTTTTTTGTATTGATGTAGAGGGGCATCAATGTAAGTTATGACGTACATTAAGTATAGCACGGATAGTAATTTTAATCACGGTCAATTTGTCTACAGACATTTGTGTTAACAGGCACTTTATCATGGTTTAATCCGCTCACGAACGCTATACTTTCGCAACTATGAAAATCAACGGGGGTCAAAATTCTAACTTGTCAATAACCATAATATTTCACAAATACGATCGTCGTATAGTGAACACCCCAATGATGTACAAGGTAAAGACACCGAAAGAAAAAGACCTCCTACATATTTGTTCGGCATCATGTTTATTTATCGGAAACAAACCAATAATTGGAGGTGATTTTAATATGTCTACTATAATTAGAGACACGGAATATAGTACAGTGGAAAATTCCCTTAATAAAGCTGAGAATAAAAAGCTGTTCAAAGATACTATAGACATACATATGGCAAACAATATCTCTTGCTATGCTTCATTCGGCCCAGTTAATAGACCCGTATTTCATACGGGAGAAAGCGATGCTGTTTTTAAAGCTGTCGGTGTACCTAAAGAAAGGTTTGAAGACCTGTTAAAAATCATGCAAAAATCGGACAGTCGTTGGAAAATAAAAGGTGTTGACTATCCATTTTATCTTGCGATAGTGCTTGCAATAAGATATTTCACATTAAAACATGACGACGTGCAGATTAAAAATAGTCTATCGTATATGGTGTGTTTTACGTATGCACTGGTCTATGCTAAGTACTATAAGAAAACAAATCCAACTGAATCAATTATGGCTTATGCCATCAATAATATGTCCAATAAGTATCGTATAAAGACATCTGGCAATCTATGGACTGTGTTGTATGAATCTGTAGAGAAAGCATATCAGTTACATAAAAAAGGAATGACTACAGGAGAAGATGATGCCTTTGTTAGATTTGTAGCTGATGTGAGAACTCGTATCAATAGCTTTATTAGAAAGATTTCTAATGCTTATTACGCTGCATTTACAAATGGTCAGTATTTACAAAGTGAATCGGAAAGCTTTGAAGATGATAAGTATTATGAAGCTGATAGTAATACGTTGGCAGTGGAACGTGTTACCAATAAAGTACTGACAAGGTTAATTGTCAGTGGACCGGATGCTAAGTTAATAGAATTAGCTGCTAAAAATTGTGGTGTGTCTGTGAATGTACTAAGAACATACATTCAAAGCATGGTCACAGATGAACAAAAGGATGATATAAGAGTAATTGTGGAAAGCCTTTTGTTTCTATACCTATTCACTGAAAGCACTGACAAACACACAATACGGGACATTGGAACAAATGATTTTTTGATATATTGTATGAAAGTATACAAGAAGTCTAATACAATAGACCCTAATGTATTAAAAATCAAAGCCATCTTAGACAAATGGTTAAAGGAGTTGGGGCTTATCACAAAACATTCAAGCCCGACAACTACCAATAACTTTAGAAGAGCATTATATATGTTTTTCATAATGACCATTATGAAATCAAATTAAATAAGAATATGAACTACCGAGAGTTATTCGGTAGTTCATATTTCATGTGTTTTATGCATATATATTATTTATTGGCAGTGATAGAAAAGGAGGAAATTATCAATGACATTGGAACAAAAGCTAAAGCATTTAAGAAAACAGACTGGGGTCACGCAAATTGAATTTGCACTCAAATGTGGATTCCCACCAAGACAATACCAGAAATATGAATCTGGTGAACAGGTACCAGGAACTCGCAAGTTATATAAAATCTGTGAAATCCTAAATGTGCCAATAGAATACTTACTGAATGATAACATGGAGGCCATGGATATTGTGGTACTTAATACAATATCAAATATGACCAAAGTAATGATGATGCATAACACTACATTGTCGGAGACTCAATTCAGTCAAATAACCACACACGAAAAAGAAAAGGAAAGGAAATGTAACGATGCTAAAATTTGGAAATGATTATTTTGTCAAGAGAGACGAAATTCTTAATGTATGCCCAGATAAGTTAATAAATTTACTCGATAGAGATATATTATCTACACCGGGAATAACGTTGGATGACAAAATCGGTAAGTTTTGTATTGGGAAAGTTCCGGAATGTGCAAAAGGAAAATACTACGACATATCTAAATGGGACAATCTATGGGAGAATAAATCAATAGAAAGCATACTCATGATGGGAAATGTGGAGTTAGAGGATTTCGTTGAAATAACATCCCATTATGCATTTATCGACAAGGATGGTAAAAAAGTCACATTGTCAGATATTTCAATACTGCCGTATGGAGAAATACGTGCTTCGGGTGATGACTCATGTTATGTTGATATTACGGAAATAAATAATCTATTTGACGATATTCTTGATATTAAACCTATGAGGTACGGGTATCGTATACGTATTATATGCCAATGTGACTATATTTGGAGATTAATACATGTCTCTGATTTTATAAGACATATCAAAGACGTGTTTTATCCAAACGACGATAGCTTTGACCTTTGGGGTGACGATAAGTCATTAATTTTTCCCTCTGAACTGTTTAGGAGACTTTATGATGATATACACAGTGGTCGTATAAACTTGTCAAAATACAAGGAGGCTTCACAATATGATGTTTAACCCATTTAAAATTTTTAAACAGAAGAAACACAATCGAGAGAAATCAATATTAAAAACTGTATTAATATATGGTAACACGAGATTTAATGTTTTCGATGATATGACAGTTGTGGAGTTGGATAAAAGCACATCTGTGTATTATAAAGACGGTTCTAGTATTAACATAACAATTCAATGACGACAGAAAGGACTATTTTACCTATGATTAAACTTGGGGATGAAATTTTCATAACACACAAAGAAATTATGTCTGTATGGAAAGAGGATAGCAATTTATTGGATTCCGTTTTATTGGCTTGTACTCATATCAGACACGGCCATGGTAAACAATATAATGAACAAATTGATTATTCGCTGGATCATTTTAGCATCGACACAATTAATGCTTGTGTAACAAAGATGTGTAAGTCACATTCAACTTTATTTCAGTTACGCAACAAAATTCCAGAAATGATTTTACTCACATTCCCTGGAGTGAAACTAGAAGATTATATCGACGAGAGTTATTCTATAACGCTAGATTGTAACGAAAAACCAATAGTTGTCTCAGTATATATCATAACACCATATGGTTTATTGGAACCATATGACGAAGGTAGCGATTCGTTTTATTTTAGCGTAACAGAATTGGAGCTGGTATTTAATATAGATTGGTTTAAAGTGTTTAACAAACAGACAGCAATGGTAAATCCAACATATTCTGATGAGTGGTATTTGATATCGGTGTCAACTGTCATTAATTGGTTGAAGAATACATTTTATACCGATGACGTTACGTTTGATATTGACGATGATGAGGAGTACTTGCTCAAAAAATTCTATGCTGATATTAACGATTGTAACATCGACATATCGGATTATACCAATCAATAAAATTGAATAAAAATGTCTAGGGGGTTGTAATTTATACAACCAAGAATTATCAAATTGGTTAATTGAAAAACTCACAATCAACCATGGTTAAGCAACGAAGAATTATGTGAGGTGAATGACTGTATATGTAGCCTCAAAAAAATGGAGCAATGTTTCTGGAATCACGTTTCTCGATTAAAATAATAACGAGAATTAACTATATTAAGAATGGACAATGAAAATTGTCCATTCTTAATATTACATAACCAATATCAATTTCTTTTTTGCTCGAGTTACTGCTGTATATAACCATTTCCAAAAATAATCACTATCTGACCAGTTTTCCACAAACACCAATACTGTATCTGCTTGAGACCCTTGTGCCAGATGACAAGTGATAACACTCCCAAATTCAAATAGAATGTTGTCTGTCTTTATTCCAGCCATCTGTTTTCTTTTTTCGTAATTTGCAAATAAATATTTGTGGTCTATTGGTAGATCAATAAATTGTCTACTGACTGAAAACTCAGGTCTAAAATCTATTTCCATATAAGATGACCTATTTTTTGGATTCTTGTTAATGCCAGTACAATAACCAACTATACCATTAACCAACGCTATGTCATCATATTCCCCTCCGAGCATAATATCCCAATGATTTTGACGACAAATTAATTTGTCGTCCAATGTCACCGTGTTTGAATCTATTCCTTGAATATTCAATCTAATATATTTATTAAGCATATCACGTAAATTATTAGTGCCACAAATAATCATGTCTGACATATATATCAATCGTTTTATCAATTCATGGCTATTAAACACTTTATCTTTTCTAATAACCAGCACTTCATCGTTGTTACCATAAACTCCGTATTGAATCGCCATATGATATATAGCAGATTTAGCTATATACAGTATAGGACTATCTTCAGCCTGTCTCATTACCATGGTCAGTACTACATCTGGTTTTGATAAGAATATACCATTTCCAAATACAGGTGGTAGCTGGTGTAAGTCACCTAGTACCAATAAGGGTATACCGAATGATAATAAGTCTTGCGCCATAGTTGTTTCAACCATACCGCCCTCATCTACAACCAAGAGTCGTAAATCAGGGTCAAGTTTATCTTTTTTTGTAAAAACCATTTTTGTTTTAGGTCTACCATTGACATAGACAAGGTTTCCATCCTCACGTGCATTAACAACGGTCAATTCATATACCATCGAATGCACCGTACGACCTGGTACTCCGCTCAATCTCAATGCGAGTGCGGCCTTACCAGTATATGCAACAAATGCCACTTCGTTATCGGAAAACCCCAGTTCGTCTATGATATGTCTAACTATAGTAGTTTTTCCTGAACCAGCCGGTCCGGATATCTCATACCAATTTCGCTTTCGTTTATCTGGATGATTATACCAATCTATAAAATCATCTTTAGCATATGCTTGTTGTGTGTTTAACGTTATTACCATTACATCATCCTTTTCTGTGTTGCTTAATGTTATGTCATCACCATCGTTTGATTTTGTCATGTTTGAACAGCCTTGTAATAGGAGGTAATGATATGTTATACTCATCCACGACAACAGTTTTCTCTGTATCCAACGAGGAATACTTCATTAATGTAGAAGATATACCAGAAACCCCAACTGAGATAAAAGCATATTTTCCAAAACTAATGCCCAATATCAAAGGGGATAGTGGTATCGATACATCAATTAAACTCAGAATAGATAAGAGTATTTTCGCCAATGCAAGCGAATGTGCAGTTATTCAAACGCCGTCGATTATAAATGGGCAAAATTTTATTACCATTAAACCATTTGAAAACGAACGACCAAACTTTAGGGCTAAAGCAACATTGGATTCAAATGGAAATTATATGGTGAAAAAGAATAATAAATTTATTGCAACTGTCCTTCATGGGGACATACAAAATATGTACTTTACGGGCAGAAAGTAGGAGGTGGGATGTATAGTATGGCTACAATAATTACAAACTTTGAGCCGGAGAAAAAATCTACAATTGATGAGTTTATAAAGTCCGGTAAAAAACTATCCCTTTCACACGAGGGATTATTATTTAAGTACCAGATGACAGATGACATGATTCTACCTATGAAAGGCTTAATATCAAAGTATATTGATGCTCTGTCAAATTACATCATATCATATGAAATGACTGACGATGAATATGATAGGTGGAGATATAATCCTAAAATGGTTTCCAGAGAATTATATGGTACACCAGAATTATGGTCTGAATTATTACTTATCAATAAAATGACCAGTTGTGTACAGTTCAATAAGAAAACAATCAAATTATTTAAAACAAGTATCATTGATGCTATTAATGAGTTATTAATGTTAACAAAACAAGATATAAAAAATAATAGAGCAGGAATTAATGCTTAAAGGAGATTATTATGACAAAATTAAACAATGTTACATGTACAGATTATCTGTATGAGCACAGGGCACTTGTTCACGACAAATTAGCCACAGTCAGCCGAGAAATTAATACCCGGGCAAGACGCCACGACCAATCTAGCCTCAGTGGAACTGAACTCAGGATATATAAAGAGCATTTCGATGAACTCCAAAAATATCCAATCTTTGACCCAAGGAGAGATATTGTATTATCTAAAATGAGAGTTGCGATAGCTTATCATCATGAAGCCAATGACCATCATCCGGAGCATTTCACAAATGGTATAGATGATATGAATTTGTTGCAATTGATGGAATTTGTTGCTGATGTTATGAGTCAATCTGAGCAGAATGGAATTGATGTGTACGAGATATTGCCTTTACTAAAAGACCAATATGATATATCGAATCAGCTATATCAGGTTATTCTCAATACTGTCGCCGAAATTAAGAGGTTGGGAAGATAATATGGCTAGGGGTACAAAAAAGAATAAATTTGTATCAATTCTTAAAACCGGGTTCGATATAACATTTTATTATAAACCCAATGGGACAGTCGATGAACCATACTGTATCGTACTGAATGACTTATTGCGTTTAAGATACAAGATTGTTAACGGAACAGTTGTTATCATCGATGTGCATCCTATGTCTACAGTAGTAGACATGGAAAAGTATTATAATAAACTCATAAGATTATTAATATCACAATCAGGATGTACCATTCTAATCGATACATTTGAATCAACTTGGGTATTAAACCAAGTTTGTCAATCTATGAAAATACCCATTGTGGAAAATATGGAATTTTCATCAATATCTCAAACCATGTGGGATAGATATAAGGATACATATAACGATCCAGCACATTGTGGATTTTATCTACTATCTGTGGTCGATGACAACGACAATGATGATACACTAGAAGTAAATCCAATTAAAGTTAACAATGCATCGGCAATACAGATATTGTATGATGGATTAGGCAAGGTAGTTGATACAACTATGGGGATACTCTCGTTGATAAAAGCAAACGATTATACTTGTACTATTGATTTCATGGGCATAAAATTTGAAGCGACCGTTATCAACAATACGATCTACATCACAAGTATGATGTTGGGTAAGAACGTTGATATGACGATTGTTTGGAAATTGATACAAGCTCTCACAACATACGTCAGTATTCATATCGATGTTGTTATAGTACATGTGACCAATGATATTGTGGCTACAGTGTGTACTGGTTATGGGTTCTCTAAAATACATTCAAGTAAACTCCCCAGCGACTTAGGTGGAGATTTGTTATTATATTCGGCCTCCTATGGCAATTATAAAATAATAGACCCAGCGTGTACAAATTCCAAATAATGCTCAATGATACATCTTAGTAATTTATGAATAAGGAGGCTATATATGATTACAATTAAAAAAACTGAATGGGTAATTGGTGACAACGGAGATATTGTCAGCATTCCAATGTTCGGAGGAGCACTTGCATTTTGCAAAATCACAGAAGTCGAAGGTGATGAAGTGGGTGAGGATGGACACAAGGCCCTCACTTACAAACCAACAGGTGAATTGGCAAAAAACTATATTCTTTGTTTCTTGGACGAAACCAAACCAAACCAAACCAGACTTATCAACAATACCAAAATGCTTTGTGAATTATGCGATTTCACAGATGCAGACATACCCATCATGGATAAATGGTTACATGATTTCTCTGGTGTTGGTGGCGGTGTACCAATCACGGTGAGCGACATTGATATTGCTGGTACACCAACTCTAATATTCGGCAATCTTGCCGAATATTACCAGGAGATGGAGAGGGAAGAGCTATCCAGTGGTTATGATGAATATGTAAGGGCATTCAATGAATTAAAATCTGAGAATTCGGATGAGGAATCGGAGTCAGAACCCGGTAATTTTGATACATACTGTCAGTGTACAGTATCATCATATCAAAAAATATTAAGGGAATATCCCGGTATATTGGATTATGTCAACAAAGACATGTATTCAACTCAGCTGTTGGCCAAAATAGCAACGGTTATCCAGAAGAGATATAACCTTATACATTTCGACAATGTTATTGCCGAAACAGCAGCCACTATCAGCAAAGTGACCTATTTCAATGATAAAGGTAAAATTGTACCACTTACGCTGACGGCAGTTGAAAATTTTCTTAGTCGGGTAAAGGATTCTATCAGAATTGCTCCTATTACAGAGCCACCAACCGATATTACCAAAGTTTACAAAAATTTTTAAAGCCAATTAGATAGGCAGCAAAAAATAGTAGTGTAGGAATAAAATCCTACACTACTATTTTACAGTCACGCTACTTTTTGTTGATTTGGCGTTCGATTGTAGAGCCGTCCTTCATCATACTATAGACACCAACAATCTTTGAGTCTGTGAATGTTGTAAAATCATAATTGAATAGATTTAGAAGTAACATTGCACTTGTGTGTCTCCAATTTTCATCGTATTTATAATTCGGGAAGTCGTATTTTTCAAAATAAAATACTGGGTCTCCGACATTAACACCAATCACAGTATCTGTTATCTCAACATTACACAATTTCAATCTAGTGTTATCTTCTTTTTCCGCCAGTACTCCGTAAATTGCATTTTCAAATATTATTATCGCAACCAGTTTATGCCCATTATCAAATTCATCATAGTATGATGCCACTGATGTAATCAACCTAATATGAGGCAATCTTTGCATTACTTTACGGTGCAACGTATATGGGTTACTCGAGAAGCCCCTCAACAACTTTTCGATTTTCATTTTTTATCCTCGGCCACATTTGATTAAATCTTTCACCATTTCATTTGTGAGAGCATACGCATGAACCGCGTTCTTTGACATCCATAATTCCTTTATGAATAAGATATCATCTCCCACTGGAAGATTTATCATACGTTTGATTATAGTTTCCATACGTCTAGCTTCAACTGCCGATTTTCCTTGAAGTGATAATATGTCAATAACCAATTTTGACCTGTCTTTAGTTGTTTCAAACTCCCCAAACTTTTCAAGTATGTAAGAAATTCTTGAAATGGAAACATCTTTCAACAACGCCAACGTTTCGTATGGATGGTTAATCAGTACACCATCTGGCACTCTACCAGACATTATGGCTCTGGCATGGTCTATTACCGTGCTCCTCATTTCACTATCTTCATAAGCTTCAATTGCTCTTAACGCATCATAATATTCCTCCTCCGTAAAATCTGTTACTTCTTTGAATCCTTCTGGTCCGAAAGTCATGTTTGTTCCTCCTCGTGTAATTTGGGACAACAACAATGTCCCTTTTTGTAATGTAGGTATATTCGTTAAACGGTACCAGTAGACCACTTACAAATTACCAACTCACTATCACCACCTTTCCTGACCTACTGGATACTATAGGTCTACCACAACCGATAGTACCGTTATATAATATATAGATGAACAGGGTTTTAAGAAAGGAGGGTGTATCAATGTCTATAGTAACATCCGACACATCTATAACTCACACTTTTGGTAACGTGGCATGTGTTGCCATGGATTATATACGAAGCTTCTTCTCTGATGGGTTTTTTAAAACTGAACACATCAGCACAAAAATAGCATATCGTCAACTAGATGTATTTCGTTCAAAGAAAGAATTCTGGAAAAACGAAAAACCTATTTTAATAGTGAAACCAAGGATAGAGATGGATGACTCATCTAAGGCACATTACGGCAGTGCTATGATGGAGAGAATCACAAGTAGCAAACTCCCAATGGAATTTTCTCAAAGAGTTCCTGTGATTACCGATAGGCAGTATGGAGTTATGCTCAGATTTGGATGGAATAGGTTCAAAATATATTACGATGTTGCAATCGTGGTACAGACATACAATGAACAAATCAACATCGCCAATTCATTAAAAAATAAAATGATTACATTAAGACCATTTTCTATAAACACCGACCTTGAGGCATGTATACCAAAAGGTATCACTAAACCCATTCAGCACCATCTTGGAATACCGGAAGACGATACAGCTGAATTGGTTAAGTATTTAAATGTGAAGGGAATAGTACCATTCACATACAAGCTAAAAAATGCATCTGGCACTAATGAATACTTCATGCTATACAATACTAATATTGAAGCTGTTTTGTCAGATATAAGTATCGACGATGGGGATAGCATTGGAATGATAACCGATACATATACGATAGGATTAACAATGTCGTTCGAGTTTAATTCTCCTGCGACATGGTATGCGTTTCTCAAAGATGCCAATCCTCATTATATTGTCAATCCATCAGATGCTGAGATGGATGCAGGCAATGCGTCTGTCGGAGACAGAATAGTCCCGTTATTAACGTTACCTACAAGATACAACCTCAGACTGGGAGATGGTTGGAAGATTTTAGTGTCCCCTACATATATGGTGACAACAAGAGGCAAAGGGCCAGATGTTGTTGATATCACTAAGTTCGACCAAGTTATTCCTAAACCAATACGAGAAACATTAAGTGGGATTGTAAAACATAATAATGCGAATGGTATTCCTCTTATGCCTTACATCCAATTCAGATGTTTTAAGGATGTGATTGAACTCCCGGTTGGGTTAGATGGGTATGTTGTCGATTTAGAAAAATTTGAAATACGAACATATGATTGCAAACCCAATACAACGTATAGGTTTTTCATATTGATTAATAACTTGGCCATAAATTCAATAACACCACAGGTGACTAAATTCATGTCCAATACAAAGTAATATCAAGACGATAGTGAGCATAAGCACACTATCGTCTTTTATCAATGAAACATTCTGCTGGAAACACTAGAGTAACAATCGAAAAGGAGGTGTAAATAATGACGAATCAAAATATGACTCCGACAGAAGATATTATTCTTCGTGATAATTCGCTCGAATCAAATAGTACATTTGATATCGAGAAATTGAATAAATCGTTGAGACAAATTGAGATGGATTGCTATGCGAATCTATACAAAGTACAGCAAAACAAAGTTGGGATTTATCGTGTGGATTGCAAATTCAATGATTTCATACTGGAGACAAGATTTCCAGGACAAATTTTCAACGAATATTATCCCAAACAGCATGTCAAGTACATAAAGTATTCCATGATAAACACAGGAAGAGAAGAAGCATATCGTCGGTCAGCAGTGTATGGGAAAATGCTAAGCATGTCTGACATATCGGACCACCCAGAATTGTTCGACCACAATTTTCTATTGTTTATAGATGGAAAACTTGCTACTACTTGTGAAGTGTATCCAATGGAAGATACGACCAGAGTCAGTATAGATGTGTCCGATGTGTCGCATCATGATGGTATATCGTATGATTCATTTGTCAAGTATAGGACAAATAACGTTGATGTCTCTATTATATTTGTACCGACATACATGATGGAGATATCAACGACGTCTCGTGGTACATTGACAGCAAATGGTTATACTTTGCCTATTGGTGAGTTTCCAATGGTGACTAAGTTTGCAGACTACACGACTTTGTATTTTACAAATACAGATGCTGATTCAGCAATGTGTATAAAAATCGATGAATTATTAACGGACCAAGGAACCGGGTACGTTCGAGTAGAGAATGTATACCTAACAACCGTATCAGCAATTAGAATTGTAGCCATTGCATTTAAAGCAGGATTAAGTACATCACACAAAGTATCCCAACGTGACCCATATTTTATAGTATCTGAGTGGGGAGTTCCAGTTCCAACAGAAAATATGTTAACGTTTAAGACCAATACAAATGGAACTCAATCATTAACAACATTGACGATTGAGAAGTATTATCCCAATATGTATAAAGTAAACACAGTCGATGCCGCAAACTACACGTATAACCTGTTGGTGTTCTACAATGATTTGAATACCACGGAAAATGAAAAATATCGGGATGACTTGGCATTTTATTCAAACCGAGTAGACATGTTTAGGAAACTCCAAACATCTACCCTTAATAATATGATAATGGAATATACTCCGGCGACCTTTGTATATAACGAAAAAGATTACGAAAGTTCCGTGTGGTTTCCCAATATCATAAATTACAAAATTGGTAACCTAAGAGCTTTTTTACTGGAACACCCAGACGTACTTAAAACTTATTGGTCGATATTAGGTTCGCCGAGTGAAAAGTATTTCTGGGACATGAGACGTTTTGATTTAGAGAATCGTATTCGTACCGACACACGACAAGAACAAGCTGGTCTTGATACAAGTATGACCTTTACCGAGGAACATTACCTATTTCTGTTAAAGAGAGATATGTTCTTCAACAGAGAATATGCTCACAGAATATGGATTGATGGATTAATCCTCAACGAAGCCAATTACCATGTTCTTAAAGGGCATGACTTTTACTACATCTACATACCGACCAGACTACTCGATAGACGTAGTTTTATAGAAATTGAAAGATATCGGTTATGCGATGAAAAATACGTGGGGGTACCAGGAAATGAAGTAGCTCCGTTAATATTCACTCCGCCAAAAACAGCAGCTTGTCAGGCAAAAGATATCTTTGTTGTAAACTATGAGACAAAGATGTACTTGACCGGTGAGCAGTATGAGCTGAAACATTACTCAAAATATTTGGATAAATGGGTGAATATACCAGTAGACGGTGCTTATAACGTGAATGGTGAAGAAATACATATTCACATCACAGACCAGTCACTTTATGGTCATACAATTCTATATGGGGTTTATCAGAATGCTTATATGACATCATCTGACCCATACAACCCAAATGGAGACAATCCTACTTTGACAGGAGGACAGTTTCCATACATAAGGATGGATGTACCAAATTACGGTAACTATTCAAAAACAAGTTACAGAATGTTTTTGAATGGCCACTTGTGTACAGAATACCAATTTTACGTGAGACAAAATGGTGAATATGGCGGTACTGATTCAGTCAGAACATCAACTGAATTGCAAACAGGAGATATATTGACACTCGATAGAGTACCAGGTGATTATAGGACCGTGTACTACATGGAGGAAATAGGGGAGAATGGGTATATTGACCTTGATGGTAAAATACCATTGCCCTTAAGTTTTAAATGGTATGACATATATCTCAACGGTATAAGATTGAACGAACGGTTAATAGACTTTGTGTCTCCAACCAAATGTTACGTGCACGATGTTAACAGCAGAAAGAACTTTCTTATCGTTGAGAGAAATCACGACGATGATGTATTTTATTTACCGTCATTTGCATTTAAAGAACCTCTTGAAAATGGTACTACGATATTAGATAAAGTGATGCTATTGTCAAAGAGTGTAAAAGAGGAGATAGACCTCTATTACGACTTAATAGACGACACTGACAGAGACTATCTTCTCGGGGGAATGTATTCAGAAGAAGCTCTAATTGCAATTATTATATTTGAAGAGTTTCTTAGATTTACATTCTTTAATCCCAACGATTCATCTACCATGGATATTCTTAACAACATTGCCAAAGATTATCCTGATTATTATACGGGTGGAGTATTTACCATCTCAGGAAACGATAAATATGCAGCCGACTTGGTACTAAAAGTGGACTGTAATGAAACTTTTAAAAAGGAGGGATAAGATATGGCTGACATTGATTTCACACAGGTGGGGGATGAAGTTCTATCTTCAGGGTACCATTTGGGACCAACTGAAAAAATTGTAGATGGGCAAACATTCCCAAATACAGTAGCTCCAATAGGCAACGCTTCACTTAGAGGTACTGCTAATGATAAGCAGAGTCGATGGGGAGTTGTACCACTGTACACAAATTACCACGAACATGCCTTTGTTGGGGAATATTTATGTGACCCAAATACAGGCGAACCTGCAATTAAGAGAGAAGATGGTTCGGTAGTGAATGTAAGCGAAATTGCTAGGATTTACTACCATCTTGATATGTTAACCAACGCATTGTCTTACTTGGGTATGAGGCAGGCAAAAATTTTTTCCGTTGAACCTGAGAATGATTCTACCGTCCCGGTATATAATGGAAATTGTATCGATGAAGATACTGTACTGTCAAGTGACACCATTATCAAAAAAATAGTCATGTCATTCGATATAAGCGTGATGACCAAAATCGAAGGGTCTAGTTTACTTAGGTCTATCGACGAGGACCCAATCATCAAAATTGAATATGTTCTCGGTGGAGAAACGACTGTAAGGACACTGAGCTACAAGATGTCCGAATATCGCGGAATAACAATTCCAATCAATGAAAAAAGATTTACACTTAAAAAGATTAGCATACCGTCTGCGGATGCATCCGGATATGCTTGTTTCATTCATTCAATTTTTGTAGCATATTAAATAGAAGGAGGCGCTAAAACATATGAGAGTTATACAAAGACGTGACCTGAAAACAAAAGCCATCACAAGTTTTGATGTGTTTGTACAGGTTTTGTTCAACGGTGATGCCCCTCAGAAGTTTGACCCAAATAAAAGCTACAGTACTGGTGACTTAGTTTGGGTAACTGATGATAATGGAGATAACTTCAGAATCATGCAAGCTACAACATCTGGATTTTTTGTAGATGCAGTAGAACCTAACTGGACGGAGTATAGTTTATCCAAAGTACTCGAAGAACAGTCTACCACGATAAAAAACCTTACTGGAATCAGGTCAAAGATTTCAGATATCATATACAATACACATGTATTATATTTCACTGCCAATAAGGGCACAACCCATATAGACAGCATCGGATCATATGATTGGGAGAATGAATATTGTTACTGTGAACTTTATGTCGGCGGTAAATTCGTCCCAGTTAATAAATGGGAGATAACAGATGACACTCTCACAATGGATTCTGATGTTATTACCAAAGACGATCAGTCCGTGGTCATTCGAGTCAACGAGGCTAATAGTTTGCTGACACGGATGATTAAAAGATTGGAAGTGTGTGTTGATGCAACCTATTCCGACAAAATTGTACCAATAAACAAAAATATGCTCAAGCCAAACCCAAATGTGAGTGTGGGTAACAGTGGATTTACAACTGTTAAATGTGAGAATAATGGTACCTATACTATCAATGGAACATCTGCAACAGGTGGAACATCGGAACCCAAAATTTATATACGGGGTAGTGAAAATGCGGTAAATAATATTGATTTACCATTCGACCTACCATATGGGGGATTCCTCACGTTTAGTGGCAACGTAGCATCAGCTAAATATTACTTCAGGGTAATTAACGTCGACGGTCAATATTTCGACGTTGAAAATCAGATAGCGTTCACAACTGGTATGAAGATAGCTGGTCTTTATGTACAATTCCCAGAAGATACAGCATATACAAATCAGAACTTTAAGTTACAATTAGAGATAGGCAAGGAAGCAACCGATTGGGTAGAGTATGCAGAGAAAAGAGTCACTGAATATGATTCGTTCCCAATCCCATATCCGATAAACCCTGAATATACAGCAATGCAGTTCGATTTGTATATTAATGGAGATTTTGTTCCTCTGGATGAAATTACGTTGGGTACAGATATCGATGGTAATATCTGTGTAACAGACTGGCCAAAAACCGCTGATGTAATTGATTATGCATTCATGTTTGAGTTTGTATACTCAATAAGCAACGAAGTGTTGTTATTAAAGCAGGACTATACTGTAACCGTTAGTGATACACAACAGTGCTATTTGCTTGATTTAAACCCAGTTGACTTTATAAATTCATTCCAGGAAATTAAAATTTTCCGTAATGGTAACGTCGTTGACCCGGGTAGATATGTTCCCGGTAAAGGTCGCATTAATATCATCCACCCCAATTACTACTTTAACATCGGAGACGAGATATCCTGTAGCGTTTGGACATATGTGCTTCCGTCGTATGTCGGTGGTACAGTCCGACACAACTCGCAGTCAGTCCCCATTGTAATCGAAGACACGTTGACTGTCACAATCCCATACCTTGATTGGGATGTTCAGAGGGACGACCTCCTTGTCTTTAACGATGCGGGTATTCTGTTAAGCAATACAAAGTGGTATCTTGATGGATATGATATGAAATATTTTAAACACGACATTGGAGTTACAACAGGAGATATCCTTGATTTCAGAATGATTGACCAGGAAGATTCTGTTGCAATGCAGAACATTTACATTCGGGTTACATCTGACAACCAGAAGGTGTTTGAAACCCCGTATGATTTATCTATATTTGCATTTGTAATGCTCTTCACATCAGACGGTGAGTACGTAACAGACAGCAAGTATAATATAGATAAGAAGAGGTTGATTGTAAGCGGTGGTGTATTGACACTGTCCGCAGGAGATATGTTGGAAATTGTTGGCTTTAAGTTTGTTGGAAGCAATACATCCACAACCTTTAACCGTAAAATCATCAATGGTTCCAATAACACGGAACAAGTTTACACCAACCCATATACAGATTACAATGCAAGTACAGACAGCCTTCTTATCTTCAATAACGCAGGTCAATACATCGGTGAGAGGTTCTATTCTATCAATGGTAATAAGATAACATTACTTGGCACTGGAATCGATTTGGGCGAATATCTGGAGGTTATACTTATTAGGAATCTCGACATAACTATTACAACAGAACCATCCACTGAGATTATCGATAAGACTGCTTTAAATCTTCATGATTGCTATACAGATGAGGTGGCTGTTGCATTGAAGAGTCTTGATTTGGTTAAATACGGTGTCCTCACCGAAAATGACGCTAACTACATGAGAGTACAGGCTGTTACAATGGAGACCACTGCGGCCCGTGGTAACACGGAATATGAAGCAGCTGTATTGTTTAGCGGTACACGATGCTTGCTATCCATTAATACGGTGGATGCCACAAATCCAGAATATGGCGTTAAGCCGGGTGACGTAATTAATGTATCCATCAAAGTATCGTCATCTTACGATAATAGAATTTACAATTTCAATGTGACCATTGACCCCAAAACATTAAATGTCACTGTATTTGGCGATACAAGCACAGGTGAATCAGTAATAATACCATCACTCCAGAGATTATTGAGAGCATTTCCTATCAAAAATGTAACTGGAATGACGACCGATATTATTACCAAAATCAAGGGAGCCGAAAAACTTAAACTGACGGCTACCAAGGACAATGTTGCTATCAGCCCAATGCTGGTAGACACTGTCGATGGTGAACTTGCTATCAATTATGGTGATATTACGACGAGTGGTGTTATTAAGACCGAAATCATTATTTATACAGACACGATCGATTATCAGTACAAGTTCAATATAACAGTAACTAGACCGTGGAAGCTTATATATGATAAAGTTGAAGGTCATGCCATTCATCTAACTGGACTTCAAGATAATTATCTTGAAATCGAGATGGTGAATGGTAAAACTACACAGAATACCACAAAGGGTGAAAACGTCTTCGATGTACAAAGGTATGTTGATGGACCTGGTAATACTGGGAGTGCTACCATAAGCAACGTTTCGAGAGAAACCGGTACAGTATCAATTACATCTGACGGCCAATCTCAGTATTGTGGTAAGAGACTCACTTTCCTTGGGATTGTTGATGAAACTGCTACTTACGTGATGGCATTCGATTCTGCGGTTAGGACAAATAATAATGTTAGCACTGTTGCGTCGGTTGTGGTTAATTACGGGGATAAAAAAGCAAGAAACTTCCAATTGTTCCAGGTTAATGTCGGAGATGGGCTTGATATAGGTGGGAAATCAATTGAAATACCGTTAGGAAATTTTATAGACATAACCAACATAGACCTCAGCATAACGGTTGATTTCACATCTACCCCAACTGGAAAATCAAACACGTTGACATTGAACGGTCTTAGATTTTTTAAGCAAGGAACCCTTGATAAGTTTGAACCGTTCACAGGTAGAGAGCCATCTCCAAATCCGGTATATAAGCAGAGTATCAGAAATGCTGGTACAAAGACTTACAACATACTCGATTTGGAAACATATTATGGGGATAATAAAACTGTTGTACACAACGGTGTTACGTTCATCTACAACGATGTGAACAGGGATGTTACAATAACTGGTCAGTCAAAGTTATTATTAGATGGGGAAAGCAAAGTATGTTGGAAAATAATGAAAAATATGGTTCCCGTACTTAAAAATGGTCACGTTTATAAAGTAAGTGTCGAACCATACGACGAAACTTTACCGGTGGACGTTGAATTCAGGGTGACCAACTCCGATGGCAATAAAACCTACTCCAAGCAGATATCATTTGACTCCTCGACCATCTCCTCAGTTGATGTGAAGTTATCTGTGACGTCTGAAAATTATGACTTTGGTTCTACTCCAATACCATTACATGTTATGGTAGTTGACTTGACAGAGAATCCCAAAGCATTTGAATATAAATCATATGGCTATGAGGTGGAGTATGTTGTAGCAAATCAGAATTTTTTTAAATGGCCAAAAATTCCTACTGGAAATAAAAACGGTCTGGTGCTAGTTAGCAATGGAGATGGTTCCTTTACAATAACTGGTGATGTAGAGGATATATCAGAAGGATCTTACTGGGATTATAAACTAGATGGGGATGACGTCAGAAGAATATTTACGGCAGGTACTTATATCATGACAACACAAGACACAGAATCTGAATTGAATCCATTTGCGTATGTGAATATTAAGTATGGTGGGAACTGGCATAATAGTGTGTTGTTTAGTGGAAGGTATAGAAAGTTTACCATAACTGACGATATGATTAACGAAGAAGGTTTTGCTCTGCGTATTGGGATAGGGGCTGGGCCTAGTGCTACCACACCAATTACAAATCGAACAATTTATCCAATGATACTTCGCTCCGACGGAGATGGGTCTGAGTGGGTTGCAAATGAAAATGGTGTATATGTTGCTGACGAATTTGTTGCCCGTGAAGAAAGTCATATACCTATTTGGGTAAAAGAACCGATTAGAGCGAGAGATGTCAAAGTGAACGGGGTTCCCACTAAATTGACGAATGTATTTGACCCAGCATGGTTGGGTAGCAAAACTCAAAATGGGGTTGTTCTTACCAAGACGGAGTACGGTTCATATACAGTCAGTGGTACACCAACTGGAGATTTTTCAATTAGAAAAACATTTAATCATGAGGAAATGGTCAATACATTTAAACCCGGTTGGTATATGGCACAATCACTTGACAACAGTGAGTCTTTCCCATATCCATATTTTTCATTCACTAAACAGGTAAACAATGTAAATATAAGTGAAACCAACAGCTTCAATATGAAACCCATGCATCTAACAGAAGATGATATGTTAAATCAAGCCACAACGGTAAACGTCTCAATGTGGTATAACCATTCAACCCACACATTTTCCGCCAAAGTAATGAGACCAATGATATTTTATAGTACTACTGGTAAAGAATGGCCCATTGAATCGAATGGTAAACGGAGAGCTCTTCCATTTATACCGCATTATTCATTTGACGCAAATGGGTATTGTGGTGATATGATAACTGAGTTGAATGGGAAATATGTGGTTGTCAGATCAATAAACTCCATCATTTTGGATAGAAATATGAAAAAGGGGTTTACCAAAAATGCAATTGTTAATACCACCCCCCAGGAGTACAGAATTGGGTGTGCTGGCATTGATTACATTGCACCTGGTACGTTCCAGGATAGGTCCGATGTTATATGTGACAGTTACCCAACAATGCCAGAAATATGTACTTGGACCAACCGAGCTAAGTGTATATCATCGGGACGTAGTGCCACCAATATGTTGTTTATATATGATAAAGATTATGCATTCACATCAACAATGGATGATTTCTTAACATGGCTTGACGATAACCCAATAGAGGTACAATATCCGGTCATGAAACCTACAATTGAAGTATTGCCAGAGATGACACAAAGAATACTCAAACGTGTATCTGAAATGGCGGGATATAAACCAGAAATGTACATTTATTGTACAGATAGTCTCAACCCAGATGCAATATTCCAATATAAACGTAGAGTTGATGGAGAATAAGTTATGATGAAAGACGGTATCAATCTTCTGATTGATACCGTCACATTATTTTAAGAGAGGAGTGTGGGTATGTGTGAATTTTTTAAAGCCATTATTCAAAAAAGATAGGAATGGTGTTTGGACAACTGATATACCAAATCAGGATGTGGTGACCAAACTTAAATACCATCCAATATTTCAAGAATTCAAGTTGATTGACAATGTTAAGATAGACTCTCTTAATATTAGCGACCCTTTGAAATACAAGATGGCTGTATGTTATCTCAAAATGCTATATGGCAATATAGAAAAATGCGTCTGTGAAATGGTTGAGAAATATCCTGAGTACTGTGTAGACCCAAGCCTAATTGGAGATATGCTATTGGGGAGTGTGACAAAAACGAGGAATGATGCGGTTGGTGGAGGTATACCATCCGTATTTTTAAACAAGTACAACCCTCGTACATTTAACAATATCAACATCTTAACAAATATAATAACTGAGGTCCATCAACGCAGAATGCATAGTGGTATGTATGACGAGATGTGTTCCGTTCTCGATGTGTTATTGGTATATATGAGAACCAGTCTTGAATCAGTTGAAGGACTTATTAATGCAATGAACGGTGAGTTACATCTTGCTTTGGTCGGTTCTGTGTTCGATAATTAACGAACTCAGTCGAAGGAGGGTTGAGATGGCTTTATACAGTATATTCAATCCAATGGTAACAACTGCCGATGTTGATACAGTGATGTCCTTGCCGGATATTATTGAGCAAGTAGCCAACCTTGGCTTAATGGTAGTTGTGTCCGCAGTTGTAGTGTATTTTATGATAAGAGTAATGAACTCTTTACTGGACCACTCTAAACAAACTATTTCACAAATTATTCCAAAACTCGAAAATTGCATCAATGCATTGAGTGACGTAAAGAATGTGTTAATGAGTACTCTCAACACTCATAATACATCCGTAAATAAGACATTACGTGACATTGAAGCTATGTTAAAAGAGATAAATGATAAGATCGATAACAAAATTGAAAATGTGAATAGTGACATTGAAACAATAAATGACAATATTGAAAAAACTGTTGATAAACAGAGTAACATATTAATTCAACTAGAAAAAATAGAGGGTGTGTTATACACCATTCGTGTCCAGTTAAATATACTCGATGTTGGAGAGAATAAAACATCAAAAAACCAAAATGGTGGAAATCATTTGGATGTTGATGGAGACGGTGACTTGTAGTCTGTCTCCATCAACATTGTTATTCAATATCAAGTTCATATTTATTGGAATTGATCGGTGCATAATTTATTAACTCCAGCTTTTCTCTATTATCTTCATACATTTTATTGTAATCATCAACCTTCTTATTATATGCTTCTTTCTGTTTAACAATTCTATTCAATAGTAAATTATTCTTTTCAATCAGGTTATCTAAATCACTATACTGAACATCTGGGAAATTTTCTTTTAATATTTCTATCGCTTGAATTAAGTCTCCTGTATTCATAGTCTGCTTAACATATTTAATCCTTTCTTCCAATACCTTAAGCATAGCACCACCATTATCCTCAGACTTACCTTGAATGAGAACATATGCCGTGTCAATATTCTGTTCCACTGCATTTTGATTGGCTATGATATCAGCCTTAGCAACCATCAAGTCAAACTCAGCAGACCTAATAATGGATACTATTTCTCCGGTGGAACTATATTGTGTTTGGATATTGGCAATCTTCTCATCGTTGTTTTTCACTAATTCTGTTACCTTTTCCTTGTACGATACGTGGGTTGAGATTGTTTGAACGATACATATCGCACCGCATACTACAACAATGATGGTCAAGAGTTTCATTACACGCAACGATCCAGCAATATCTTTCTTCTTTGACATTTTTTCATTCATATTCATTTCTCTCCTTTTTAATGTAAATTTATATCAAGACACAAATGTTAAGATACCTTAAACACTATAGTAGGTATTCAATATACCTTTGCTAAGTTTTTAGCAATATCCCATTTCCCAATCATCGAGGAGGTCCCACAATGAGACCTTCCTCATAATTGGTTCACGAAATTAACCTCTTAATCATGTGCAGATTTATTGTTAATCCTCCGATGTTGACCATTGTTTAAAATATATTGTTACAACAGATATTCGTAATTACATTGTTTGTAGTCATGATAAGCCCATTGCTGAATTAAGAGGTTAATTGTAGATTAAATTGAGATAGAGAAGACTTAAAAACCTTCTCTATCTCAATATTATTGTCCCGTTAAATGTATCTAGTGAGACTGTTCCTTGATAAGTGCCAGTAATGCGGTTAAATCATCTGCTGTTGAATTGGATAATTCCCGCAACTCTTCCTCATACGAAGGATGTTTTTTAATGAAGCCATCCACGCTTGCTTCAATGACTGTAAGTGAGCAGGACCGTGTGGCAAGTCTCTTGGCATCTACATTTTCCATTACAGTTACATCTCCTTTCAGAAAATTAACAAAGTGTTTGTCTTCAACAACACAACCTATTAATTTTACAATCTTCTTTACACTGGATGATGCAACTCCGAAATTCATCATGTCGATATCCACGTCATTTTTCATTTCAAAATATAAGTTTCTAATTTTTTCTATAGTTTTTACTAAGTTCATTTGTATTTTATTTGCTCCTTATCTTAAACTGTCGCAAAGGCATATATTTCGATTGCTAAATCTTTACGTAAATTGGCATCCTTGTCGAATAAACCATCGTTGTGACTGATAATCATATTATCCAAAGGATTCATATCCTCATAATACCTTTGTGCAAATACATACACTGGATGACCAATCAAGTTCATGACGTCACCATCGAAATCTGCATTTGGTTTACTTAAAATAAGAATTGGTATTTCCATACAATAGTCCGTGATGTCTGGATTCACTCTAGCAATTCTCATTCCCATAATAGACCCAAAGTTTATTGATGGGTTACGGCCTATTGACACATACATTGGTCTCACTGATATCATATATTTCATGATATTGTATACGTTTTCATTGAATGAGAATGTTGCATCTGTCCACATATCATTCGCCGAATTGAAATCTAAATCATACTGGTCTATCAAATTTTTGATGATTTCCAGTTTAAACAGTTCAAGGAATGTAATATAGCCAATCCCAATTCCATCCTGTAACATATCTACTGCCGGTACGATTACATTACGAGCAGTGTAATTTTGTCGACCTCCAGAAATCTGATCTCTTATTATACCAGACTTTTTATCTATTGCACCGAATGAAAGTTCCCATAATTTGTTAAGGGACATCTCGATGCTATAGAGAATATTCTCTCTTCGCAGGTAATCAACTGTTACTGGGCGAGGCTCCTCTCCTCTAGCTACTCTACGACGCTCTCTATTTGCTCTCACTGTACGTCTTCGTTGTAACTCGAATCTATCGTTTAAAAGGCGATGGTCCGTAAAGATTCTACGGAATAACACATCCTCGTCGGAGTACTTAATTTCCTTTTCTCTAACAACAAATTGCCTAAGGTGCATATTATAGACAGGAATAGACCTTGCAAATATACAATCCTTATTTTCAATTAACCAGTTATACTGATCAATTTTATTTGGAAATTTCCTAAGAAAGAATTCCAAGATTTCAAAAACTCTCTCCCTAAACTCAATCATGCCGATTCCCTGGAATGGATTATCGTTAGTTGGTACACGCTTAGAGGGGTCTCTAAATTCAATTATATCGGGGAATCTATTCTTCCCGATAAAGTTCCAAAGTTTTTTGAAGATTCCAGCATGAATAATATAATCTCTGTCGAGAATTATCCAGCCGGTTTTCCTCATATCTATATCAACGAACTTAACCATGGTCTTACACTTAGGACAGATTGAATGTTCATCCATGTGATGTTTGCCTTGATAATACCCACACTTACAACTATACCTGTCTTCAAAGCTATTCTCATCCCCATAATCAGTACCATATAATGGCGAGTGGATTGAGTATAGACCTGGCTCATTGTTGGCATCAGTTTTACCTTCCTGGGTTATCCTAAAACCAATACCTTTGCTAATTTGCTCATTTGCTAACTCGTCCCAATTGACTGGTGTGATTTCTGCGCGCTTGTTACAAATAATTACACCATCTTTTGTCACATTGACATTTGGGTTAATAAAATTATTCATGTTGCTTCTCCTTCCATGTGTAAAAATAAACCTTAGATATTTGTCCCTCCTTTCTTATTTTCGTATTTGACTATATTCAGTAAATCTGAAGATAGCCATCTGATGTCTTTCTTCAACAGCTTAATGTGCTCTTTTGTTGACACGAAAATCAAGGTAGTCCATACTACAAATAACAAGCCCAATATAAGTTTTGGAAACATCATATCGGATGCTAGTATTAGCACAATGACTACAAAATATACAAATGCTGTATTTATAATCATGGTCTTAATTGTATGAGTGACAATGTCCATGATTCTACGATAATATTCGTACTTCTTGTCTCTGATTGTATACATCAGTCCAAGTAGCATATTATTTAATTTTGCTTTAATATCTGGAAAATCATTTAAATTGGAATCCAATGAGGATATATAATATTTTAGAGTTACAATTCCAACAGAACCCCATTTCTGGGCATCCTCATCATCTATTTGAAAAGATATTGTACCATCTCCACACTCGGTAGATTTGTCTAACAAATCACCAAATATGTTACTTATTACCTTAGTCCAGTATTCCACGTTACTGGTTATCATGTGTTTGATGCTCAATCGACAATATACCAATACTTGACGGTCAGAAAATTCAAAAAGACAAGTATCTGAAACAGTAGACCACCTATGCCCTATTGTGTTTTTTATTAAAGCATTACGTTTTCTTATTTCGTCAATTGTACACAATCCATCAGCCGCAATGGCTTCTTTGGTATAATCACTAAACATTAAGTCACCCTTTTTCAGTATGATAATATATAGATAAAAATGGAGTACAGTAGATATCTACTGTACTCCACCATGTTATATTATTTAAACAGGTCGTCTAAATCCAAAACAGACATACGTACAGTTGCATCATGCGCTTGTTTCATACGTCCACGTAACAACGAGTTTGAAACTCGTCCGTTGGTTAAACCAATATTTTTAATCCCAAGCATATAGAACCTGTCTCCGGCACACCTGTTACACAACTCTTTACCTATACAATCGGTTGGTAATCGCATTTTAACAGTTTTGCCGAGATATTTGGACTCCGTCTTGGGGTCAAATCTTTCCCATTTACCATTATTATTGATAAAATGGTAATAGTGCATTTTCTTATTAGACTCAGTTAGTGTGATTGTTTCCAATGCTTTGGAACCACAATCGGAACCGGCATCAGCTAATACATTGCTCTGTAACGTAGCAGCTAATTTCTTGGTAAGATATCCACACTCGCCAGTACCAATTGACTTAGGGTATACACCGGAAACAACTGCATTAGCCATAGTGGGCAAGTCTTCCTTTCTCGCACCCTCATACAGTGAGGTTGTCATTATATCAAACTCACCTTTAGCTGCATTGTATACTGGACCTTTCATAATCTGGGCCTGCCTATATGCATTATCAAATGCTCCCCTTGCACCAGATTTGTATAATTCATATGATGGGTCATCTTCCAATTCTTTTTGTGCCATCTTAACCAGGTCAGATTGTATTTTGACAACAACTGGGATATTCTTATTCTTAATATCTTCAGCATGTTCTTTTAACAACCTTTTCTTTTCTGCCTGTACCTTAGGCAATGGCTTCATTGATTTGAGCGTCTTGGACGCACAAATCTCAGAGTGAAATGTGAATGTAATCCACATCAGCTTATCCAAGAAATCATAATACTTGGAAAGCAGTGTCCCAGTATCATCCTCCTGGATATAATATGCCATTGTGTCTTCTATTTTACCAAATCCACTTTTAGTAAGCTCACTGTTGACATATCCTAAATAATCCTTGAAATCTGGTTCAATCAAAAACTTATTAATTATAAATAGTCCACAGTTTGTGATAATATCTTCTTTATTAAAATATTCTCCTTTTTTGAGGACTATCTCGTCATATGTTTCAAAACGAGATGGAATTACCTTGTGTTTCTCTGGGTCCCATGTATTTGCGAATAAGTCCTGTAACAATTCAAGGGTTATGTCATCTGGCTTAAGTGCCAAAAACATATCTTTCTCTTCTTTGTTGATTCGACGCGGTGCACGTTCTACCATAAGACATTACCTCCTACTTCGTATAAACTCTGTAGAGGATGTACAAATTTTTCTCCATGTGAAGTAACTCGTTACCAAATGAAACGGCCGTTGCCTGCAATACCTGTTTGTACTCCTTACCATCATCGGTATCTCCGAGAACACCTGTACACAATCCAAACTCATTGAATCGTGGAGTTCCAGCAGTGGACTGATAAAGATTAAAGTACTCTCTCAAGTCAGCTGTTTCCAAACAAAGAACTGTTTCGGCAAATGTTTCAATTGGGGTCGTTCTGGTGGATGAATAATCTGATTCTACAACCGGGCTACCGTCCTTGTCATCCCCGGCATCTTTCCAAAGTGGAGTGATTACAGTTGTTTTGTCAAATTTCTTACCATAATACATGTATTTCCCATCATCTGACCTCTTCATCAACCAGTACTTGTTGTATTCATCAGAACCTTCTTCAAATGGGGCATCCACAACTCTAAACGGAATAATCCCTCTAAGTTCTCTCTGCTGCTGAAGTACAGAGTTGATATCATCTATGGAAGCACCAGCCCCACCAATACCAATTGTCCACAAACAAATACTTGTATCTCTCGGGTATCTTTCTGTGATTACTGGACCACTCTGGCCAATACCCATGATATTATTGAGGTAGTCTACGGTTAAACTAGACTGTACATTGAACATTTTCTCAAGGGCAAAAATGGACCCTCCCATGAGAATCTGATTCTTCTTCCGCACAATTACTTCACCCAAACTGGAAATCCCAGTAACTGGGTCAGTGTGTAAATCATAGCCTACTTCTACTTCCCCTCTGAGAGACCATCTATCCCGTTCATTACCGTAGTCTTTTACAAGACGGTAATTGGTTCCTATTTTCTGATAACTCATTATTAATTCCTCCTATCATTTTTTTTGATTTACAATTATAGTGGTGTTCCCGGAGAAGTTTATTATGGGTCCTCCCACCACATCACAAATGAATCACTTAGATGTAAGTTGTCTTTAGTTTTGACATGGGTCACAAACTGATGTATCGTATCTGTTAAATCTATTAAATCGCTATTTTTTAATTCAACATCAAAATTCATCAATTTGTCATACATAATCATGGGACTGTGTCCATGTAATGTTGTTTCAAAATGAACTCCATCGACCATATTGGCCTTGTCTGTAACACGAACATGAAATTCAACTAGATGTATTGCATCATTGAATCTAATTGCATTATCAGAATATTTCATATGTACGGTCATCTTTGCCGAGTCCATCATTTTCATCATATTGTCTAACCTACTATCAAATAGGTACATCGTACTTATTTCTTTTATATCCACGGTGAACGATTTGAACGCCCGTAATATTGCAAGTAACCCAGAAATTATAGTAACGTCAATTGGATTGAGATAAGATAGATACTTGGTCGCATCCAACAATGTGGTCATCTTAGTTGCAATATAATTAATATAATCAATGCTCTCCTCGGGTGTATCTATTTTGCGATAGAACTCATATAACGCAGGAGATATATCTTCTAGCAATTCTGTGTATTGAGTTGCTATTGTGCCATCAGATTTCTTAAAAATCTGATTGTTTCTCGTTGTCAGCAAAAGTGTATTGTACAATTTCAAATTAGCATGATACACTACTGGGTCATTCGTTTTCTGCATTACTGAGATAAGTAATTCAGATAATGCTTTTACATTACTATATGCCATATTGACATCTAATATTGTACCAAACTGAAAATCCTTAATGTATTTAAGAAGACCTTGTTCATATATGTCCGGTCTATTGATAATTTCCTGTTTGATGGCATCAATATCAGCATTGAAATTAAATCCAAGTATGGAAAGAGTTTTTGATGGTGTAAGGATAATGTCAGGTTCCACTTCATTACGTTTACACAATAAACAAATTAACAGAATCCATACATCGAACAAACTAACAGCACCAGACGTGATTATTGGCATATCAATTGCGATGTAGTTTGTTTGATTCCACCTATCCATAATTAATCTGGATAGATAAGTTAATTCAAAGTTGACTTCCTGCATCCTTATGGTCATATTGATATCAGCATATTTGGTTTCAATGTAATTCATATTAAGTTGCTCTAACGCCAAATCAAGCTCATTGTTTTGTATCCAAGTAGGGTCACCCATAACGAACTCTCCATATCGGTACGCCGTCACATCCTGAAAATCTTCCACTACCACATCTGTCGCATCCATAGGAACGGCAACGAAATAGTAGTCATACATTTTTGATTTGTCTAATTCCAAACAAGGATTTCCATCTTCGTCAATTGATGTTTTGTAGTGGAACTCTGGTTTAAGTTCGGCCTCTTCATTCTCTTTTGACATAGTATGCTGCTTAACTAAAATGTACTTGTTTAATTCAAAGTTGGAATACCCGAGCAAATCAAGTATATTATAAAGAACTTGAGTATCACCTTTTTGTCTTAATAGTATATTCAAATTCTTCACAAGTAACCGCTGCTGATTCATTGTAAACATATCGATGTACGGTATCTGATATGCTTCCAAAAAAGTGTGAATGGAATCCATGTCATAGAAATCTCTATCAGCCACTATCTTAAACAAACCATTCAAAGTTCTCTGTATAGCCATATGCAATATCATGAAACCAATAAATCCATGATATTGGTCATATCTTGAATTATAGTTGTGATTGTATACACATGCGAGAAAATATTGCCTCGCCTCCTCATAATAGAATATAAAGTCTCTATAAAACCGATACCCGTTATCGTTTTTTGGCATATAGAGTAATTGATAATCGGTCGCAGACCGTGCAGTAACAATATCAACCTTCCTAGAACCCATAAATGGAATATATATGTGCTCAGGATATCTTTTGAATAAATCGTCAAGCATCCCATCATTTTCCATATATGCAATTATGTTCCCTGGAAGACTGTCTAATGCAACCGGGCCAACTCCAACATATCCAAACTTCTCTATTTCAGATGGACTGACATATACTGGTTCTTGTCCAATTAATCGCTGCCCATTCAACATACGATAATAGTCATTTTTTTCTTCGTACTTATCCACAACATTTTTTCGGCGCGCTGCTAAAACTGCATCTCGTTTGTCAATCGGTATTTGGTACTTGTCAAGATGGCAAGTATATGCCTGGGAGACATCACTGATTCCAGCTTTATTGATTTCTTCTACACTGTATTCTGTATAGGATTGAAATAAGTCTACACCTAAAGATGCCGATACAAATAAATCTCCTTCTCGCCGGCTATCGATAGTTTCTTTTTCATCAGCGAGTATGGAGTTCTTAACGACCGTTTTTGGTATAACATCTAATAGATATCGTCTAAAGCTATTTACTAACTCCATAATCTCTCCTTTCTTAAATATTAGCCTTAATCCTTTGTTCAAAATAGCTAATTGTATACATCAACAATATTTAAGAAAAATGAATATACCAGATGTAGACAATGTCTACATCTGGTATAAACTGTGATATGTTTTGATCAATAATATATTCTGTGAATAATATTCAATAAGCTTATTGAAAAATCATCATGCGTGCGCATGAAGTTGATTTGTGCTACAACGTTTAGTTGAAATAAAGTGTTTGCCGTTCTAAAAAAGGCATTAGTGGGATAAACTACTATGGTAACTTGTTTTTAGTGCGTCTCACATATATTAATTATTATAATCTAAGTATTTGTGAAAAATGTATGTGTGTAGCAGGCCCCGAGCCTGTTAGAATTACACACATGAGAAACATTCATGTTCTAAGAAGTGTGTAATATGTTGCTCACATATTACTTTTAAACAATTCCCATCTGATAATCTGAAACATTTTGTCTGACATTCATATAGAGATGGATTGGTCTTTCCGTTGGTCGGAATTCATTTTCCATTGATTATGGATATCTCATATGAATCATCATACGAATATAGAACATAAATCCCATACAAAATAAAGTTTGCGAGTCCTGTATGGGTATTACGTTTGAGTCTAATTCGGGTAGACTGATACCTAATTCAATCCCAAAGGATTGTAAGTAACGAGGAATATAACTCAATTTACTTTATGTGAAACTAGAAACTCATGAGTTTCTAGCATGTGCACAAGCAACAGAATTTTTTGGAATTCTGTATTAACAAGACTCCCGAATCGTCTCATTAGAATTTTGTTAGTCAGTTTTTAATATCTAGGATAGTATGAAATTGTACTAGAAAACATCAAATTAAGTAATTATATAAAGGAGTGGAATTAAAAATGAGTAAAAAGAATGTAGATATGCTTGGGGTTATTTTTGATGAAGGTACCAAATTAGATGGACCTTCAGTAGATTCAGACACATCAGATTTTTATCTTCCTTTTGATAAAAAGGAGGACTTCTTTGCCATCTATGAGAATGAGATAAACTTCTATAGAGCGGTTGAGAAATTAGTTCGTATCGACGACTTCTATAAAAAATACATTAATTATCTTGTAAATGTTATTGGTATGAACTGCGACCAGGTGTTATCTAATATCGAGGTATCAGATGACAAGAAATCTAAAGTTGTTTTAGAAATGCATCATGGCCCGATACTTACATTGTTTGATATCACAATGATTATTTGTAATTGGTATCGATTCAACAACATACCGATTACCACATTCGATGTCGCCGATAGGATATTGGAGGAACATCAGAAAAACAGAGTACGAGTAATACTGGTATCTAAGACAGTACACGACCAAATTCATGAGGGTAACATCATTCTGAATTACCAACAAGGATGGGGTGACACCAATGCATTCCTGGAGTATTACAAAGATGGTCTCACTAGGGATATTAAAGATCGGATTAACAAGTACATACAGTGGTCAAAGACACATGATTCATTCGACGATAATGTACTTGAGATTGCTCGTAACCTTAGGCGATGGGGTAATAACGACCTTGACGTAGATACTATTTTTTAATGGAGGTAGATGATGATATATCAAATAACATTGTTGGTCGTAGTTATTATATTTGGACTCGTTATATTCTGGTCAATATACAAGGATGCTATGACACGGAAACAAAATTTTGAAATACAGATAGCAATGGCAAAAGCTCAGGAGTCGATGAAAAACCCTCTCACGTTCGACGAAATTAAACGTATTGTAGAAAGTATTATTGTAAATTTATGTATCGTTGAAGTTACCACGAATGGATATTGGCGCATGTCCGATGAGGAGCTTAGTATACATTTTGAAAAGATACTACTGGATATTGCCACAACAACAGAATCATACCTATCTGGCGAAATAATTCGACAATGGGAAAAGTTTACCACGGTCGATTATAGAACAAGGTACATTATATTTACTGTCAGAGAGGTATTGATGCTTCAGATTAATAATACCAGGACAAAAAATATTCCAGTGAAAATCAAACCCGTGTCGCAAAGACAAAAAACAAACGATAAAAAGGTAGATGGCAAATGAGCCTCTACCTTTTTTAATTACCGTCTGTATAATAGTCATCATAAGTGTCATCCTGTCGTAAAACACTGTGTTAGATTCTCGATATCCCAAGCACATTCCAAGTGCAACACAACTATTTTACCGGGCAAACATCGTTACGGGATTATTAATCACCTCTAACGACCGGCATCCTGCCTTTCCCATACATTTTACACGCCACTCTAAACGTTTTCCTGGAGGACTCCTAGTCCTATCTTACAGGTTCATGCTGGGTACACCCTTCGGAAATCCTCTGAGTTAGGTAATCTCCTTGGTTAGCTGTCCTATTTAGTGGTGCAGTTGGTGTACTTCGGGGTTAAACTCGAGCTCCCCGGAAATATAATATTATGATTAAATTATGTGCATGGGATGTCTGGCAGTATAAGCCCTTTACATCCTTCAGTGGGTTTAACGCGTCTTCCCACTCAATCCTCAGTTCGCGTTATTATTCACACACATCTTCATGTACGCAAGGGAATAGTTGCCACACTACGTTCATGGTCAATTAACTGGCGATAATATTAAGTATTTGCGTATAAATTTGAATGTAATTATACGAAATATCACAATCCGGCAATTGGTCTGGACCAATATCGTTCCATAACATTTGTTTGTCGTCAAAGACAATTGGAAATATTGAATCGTCGTTAAACGTACGATAATATTGGGTATCTAATTTTAACCTTTTATAATCGGTCATAAACCCAATTAAATATTTTATTGCTCCTTCTGTATCAAAGAAGGTCAAATGTCGAATCACTTTCCATATCACTTTAAGTGTATAGTCTTTGTGGTATTTGTCTATTATTTTATCATTAATACCTTTTACATCAATATGGCCATCTTCAGACCAATAAAACTCTAAATTTTTATACCCATTCGGATTCTTTACTTTAATCGCCAAATATGCTTGATAAACATGTTTTTCAGCAAACTCAATAAAGTTGCCAATTTTCAAATTATAACAGAATTTTTTAGAGAAGATAGCATCCTTCTTAACAGATAATATATCCTCATCTTTCAATTCATTTAGTTCCCCAAACATCATTCTGTATTTGCGGAATAATTCATTTTGTTGTTTTGGAATATCGGCATATTTTGGGTCATGTTTTAATTTACCAATAGCCGTATTCCTATCAAGCCCCTTTTTCATACGGTCAAATTGTTCAATCATGTATTGGGGCAATAACTTCTCTTCTTTGATGATGGATAATCCACCATCCCGCATATCATATTCAATGATATCATGGACCAACAAATCAATCGACTTGTCGGTCCATGACGTACGCTCTAATACTGCCGTCATCTCTCCATCTTTCTCATAATCCTATTGATGATTTCTTCTTTAGATGCTTTCTTGCTAACAACGACATTATTTTTGGCCGCTATCTCCATTAACTGACCAACCGATTTTCTCCCCAATACGTCTTTGTACTTGGCAGAGATACTCTCTGTCAGATAATTATAGAATGCATCAGTCGTATTGCTCTCGGACAAATAAGTTTTCTCTTCTGCAATGTGCTTTTTAATAACATCAACATCACCAATATTGGTAACATCAATGTCTGGATCGAGAATATCATCAACGGTGTATGATTTGAGGTCAAATTTATCCTCGATAAACTCTCGTAATATTTTTGGATAGCCACATTTGTTATCCAGCTGTGTATACAATATGATTACCGGGACTCTACTATTAACAACCATATCCGCGATGCACAATACATCAGTGAATATATCAATGCTAGTCAATTGATTGTCATACGCCTGTTCAAACTTGTCAATGTTTGAAGGGGCTGGGTCATACCGATAATTCATCGCCGCAGACGATGGTGCCAGGTATGGGGCAAAATCAATATTGTCATACTTACTGGTAAAGGTAGTAACGTCACATCTAACCTTCTGGTCATCGGTGATTATATCTCTGCTGGCGATTATAATCTCAAACTGCTTGAGCGTATAATCCCTAGCCACATACTTAATCAACTCCATTATATCCATAAATAACAGAGCTGGCGTATCTGTCATATCTGATGGCATCATTTGTCTACAATCTCCTTATCGTCTACGAATACTTTACCTGTATTACCATTCATCGCACTAAGCTTATCGGCAATGACTGATAATCCTCCTCTGACAGGGACGTGGAACTCGCCACCAATTTCAGGTTCGTTACAAAACTCTCCAGACCCCCGCTTCTTGTCAAGTAAGTCGATGATATCTTCAATGGAATCAATATTTACATCTGAACCATCGCGAACTTCTTCTACCGTATCATCTACGTTGGTATTCTCCATTTCTGCACTCTCCTTTTCGTCTCTTGCTTTTCTATCTTCGTATTCTTCCCATGTTTCTCCAAACATCATATCGGCTGGTTTTGCCTTTATTGGTCTGGATATAGCCTCTTGGTAATCATCTGCAAATACATAATTACGTGGTGGTCTACATTTCTCAGATGGCTCAATCATTGTATCTATCATAAGCTTAGCGCCTTCTGGGTCAGTGTTAATTTTACTTGCAATGTCGATGATTGTTCGCATATCGAGTTCATCATCATAATCAACATGTGCCATATTTTCCTCCTCTTTAAATTTCATTAATTCATACTCATTGTGAATCACAACGGTATTATTGTCCAATAATGTTGAACCGGAGACATTGTTTATGGTCTGGGTAACTGTGTCTCCAGACATTATTATTGACTGATTCTTGCATTCTTCAATCATATTCAAATCAACTTCGTCTCCTTGAATACGTTTTCTTTCGTTATAAGTGAATCTGGCCTGGCATACAGTTCTATTGTTACACATAAGGAAGTCATAAGATTGATCGTATGTTAAGATTCCCTCACCACATACTTCACATGTAAACAAATTCTCTGTTGCCCTATGACAGTATGCATAGTCAAGTATGACCACTTCATCATCATCTGTTATTCCCCAGTTAGTTTTATTCTTTTCCAAATAACCGACATCACCAAGTAAATAATCGTGAGAGAGGGAATCAAGTATTCTTAATATATCTCCCTTATGTCGACCCCATTCTTCATCAGTCATAAGACGAACGCACTGGGCAACCAACACATATCCATTTGTCTCATATGACTTTGACACATGGTGTAGTTCCTTACAAATTGAAAACTCCATAAAATTATCTTTATACCCCTGGGTATCGATGGCTATTTTAAAAGCATATCCATTGATTTGCACAACCAATCTATTGGTAGCACCACCTAGTATTGAAAATGTCAAATTTGCTTGCTTTAATATCTTAGCACAAATAATCATCTTCTCAACATTAGAGGGAATCTTTTTTGTATCGCACAGTGACGCCAATCTATCCAGAACTTCTGGACTCATCATGGTCTTTATCTTGCTCGTAATATTCATTTTCTAGTAACTCCCTCCAACCCCGAGTATATTTTTAAGCTCGTTTAACACATTCTCTTCACCATCTCCCATTTCACTGTATGTGTCATAGTTACCTTCTATATAAGCCGCTCGTTTAGCAGCCGTTTCTGGAGTGACTTTGTTACGAATTTTCATCCTCTTCTGCTCTTTTCTAGCCAACTGTCGACGTTCATATTGAGTACCGACGTTTAACATACCCATCAAATCGAGTTCGTTCCATCCACATTTTCCCAAATCTCTTATCAGATGTCTTTTGCTCATTTCCAGTCTCGACATAGGTCTACCTGATACATCATCGTAAACTAGTTCATTCCAATTGACATGACTTTCCCCATCATAGAACGGGTCTAATGCGAGTCGATGTACTTCATCACTTGTTGTGAGGCCAAAAGCATGTTTGAAATACCTTTCTCTGATAACATTTGGGGTTTTACTAAAAAGTCGGTCTGCTAAATCATTCGACCCATCGTTATCATCGTGATACCATGAATTTATTATATCTCTGACCTCTTGAGCAGCATTTTTAACTACCCTACCATTACTCCGTTCTTCTTCAACGGCCACAAGGTCCTCACAACACTCTATGACAGATAAATTAGTTTCTACATCAGAATATATACCATCTCCTGGATTTTTACCTAAATCCACATCTTCTACATCTTTGGCCATATAATCAAACACAGCTTGAATGTCCTCTTCACTTGGTTCTTCCCATAAAGACTCCAAGCGGAACATAGACAGTACATCAAATGGTCTCTCGTTAGATGATTTTACAGAATAGATTGGTATTGGTGGTATATAGTATTCTGGGTTACTTGAATTCACCATAATCATAAACATATTTTCGTCACCGTTAAACTTTTCATCTAGTAGCCATTTCATGTATGCCTCTCGTAACATATTCGCCTGATAATACGACCTGAAATCTTTATATATTCGTCGCATCCTATGAACTTCTGTTACTATTTCATTTTCGTCTTCTCCGTCCATATAAAATTTGTCATAGAATGACATGTCCGACTGCATATAGACAGTGTGTGGGTCATTTCGATGTCTAGCCCTGGTCAATATACGAAGCTCTTCATCCGTCAATGGCTCAAGTTCATCAACATCTATCTTGAATCTTGTATTAACTTTACTAACATTATTGGAGTTAGATTTATCGTCTTCAGTGACGCTCATCTCAATCCCTTGCTTTTTGAGATACTCTTTTTCGTCATCTGTTGTACCAAAGAATATTCCTGGCATTGGATTCTCCTCCTTTCTTAGGTATAATGGATTTATAATATCATTGCCGATATCCTGTAAATAATATATAAATGAATTGAATTTAGATGATTTCTGAGATTAATGATTTAGTGTTATCCAACAACCATGATATTTCATTCAACTCACGTATGTTATTTTCAAAATATATTGACGTTGAAAACAATGGGTATGGTTGTGATTTCCTATAATCTCTCGTCACACATATATCATCGTAAGCTGCCATGTTTGAAGTATAATAGAATGTAGTCTTTCTGTATTCCGATACTATTGGAAAATATATTTCCATGTATGTTTCAGTGAAATGAACTGCCAGTTTGGTGTTTGTTTGAAGTAAGTCAGATACGGTCTTGCAATTAAACCAGTCATTCTTCTCCTCTATTGGATGAACGCCCATATCGTGTAAGAATTCACAGAGGTACTTAAGCTGGCTGACATCAAACCTATAGAGTCTAAAGTACTTACCGAAACAGTATAGCATTGATGAAAACATCAGCATATAAAACATTTCAGCATCTCCGGAGTCAATACAATAATTCAAATCCGCCTGTTCTAAATATACCAATTGTCCCCACTGAAAATGTACTTCCTCAGCATGAACTATATTCATCCCAACAACTACATTATTTCCCTCCATGTTGGTTATCAATGGGTGAAATCGTATAGGTAGCACATTTTTCATGAGCATAGTACCACGACTGCCTTGAGCTACTGGGTTGCTATCCAATATTAAATTATGAAGTTCATCAAGTGCCATTATCTTAAATTTCTCATCAAACGATTTTTTATTTATCGTTATAGTTAAAACTGAATTGTGTGATGTCTCCATTATTTAAAATTCTCCTTTCATCTTATTGTCAATCATACTTTTAAATAATATATATTCGACATACAAACAAAAAATAAGAAGGGATACCACCTAAGGCATTCCCCTCTTATATTCTTTATACTGCAACCTTGACCATATCAGATACACCATCACTTCTAACATCAACATCTATAACATCTGCGTCGGATAAAGATTGTACATCTGGTAATTTTACCCCATCTGTATCGGAATAAATGTAGCATGTGTTGAGTATTGATAGGTCATCAGGTTTCAGATTCTTTGTTAATTCGATGTTTTCATTTAGCATCGCCATTAAATCATCATCTATAAACTCATAATATTTCTGAGTAAACTCGACAAACCTACCATAAACGCAATTCAACGGAACAATCAACTTCCCGTCGTGAACCAACTGATGCACTGTTACCGATAATGGTATTAGACCAATCAGACCTTGATAATGACAACGCATTACTTCTTTTGCAATCATCATTTCATTCACAACATCATCGTGTTCTTTCTCATATTTCTTCATCAAGATTGACACCAATGAGTACAGGTCGAATGGAGCATGATGTATTTCAATAGAGCCTCGTTTCTTTCCCCTTATATTGGGCAGAAATTCACACTGGTTCATATCCATATTGGTTCTGAGAAATTTGATTAGGTCTCTATATTCCATAGAAGACCTACATTTCTTTTCGATTCTCGTTGTGCATTTATCACGTTGACGTTCATTTGTCAACACTGGATGTCGTGGGATGATTATTGGCGCACTATACGTTACCCTTTTTATTGCACTGCTGTTACTAAAGCGGTCAATTTTAGGTACTCTCATTTTTATCACCTCTCTTTAAAGAGGTGTTTATGATGGGGATTATTCAAACATCGTATAGAACTCACTTATCTCTTTTAAATAATTATTATATTTTTCGATTACATCTGGTTTAAATAAATCTTCCATTGAATCGGCAAAATCTGAAATTGGGTTAGTTGTATACTTGTTGATTGTCATGTTGTCAAACTGAATAAAATCACATAAGAACTCAATGAAATCCTTAATTTCATCATCAGTCAAATTCTCTTTGTTTCTTAGCAAAAGTTGATTGTCCACTACAGATGTAATGTACTTAATGATCACGTGGGCAAATTCATGCTTAACAATATGATTCCTGGTCTTATCATTTATATCAGGACTCTTGTCTCCTACCACAATTGCAGCATACTCTCTGAACGATGTTGGCTGAACTTGTGTATCATTATCGGACTTCTTTGGTTCAACATATTCGGCGTTAATCATTATATTTGATACGGCTGCCGGATGGTCGAATCCAGGTACCCTATCACCAAGCTCGTTATTGTTAATAAACACATAGTGTATCATGATGTCGTCAATAATGATACGATGGTATCTCAAATTATCTCCACCTCTAACGACATCAGTTAAAAATTTCCGCATTTCGTCGGGAAGTTCATACACATCGACAGATGAAACTTCATCAATGAATGTCTCATAATTAATTGGATGAGTGGACGTTGAGACGATACCGCTTATGAATAATCGCTGATACTGTTCGTACATCTTAGTCATACCGTTCTCTCTAAGGTCCCCAAATAGTGTTAATAGTGCTTTTTCTGACATTGTCATTTTCTCCTTTTAAGTAGTTGATTTTTCTATCTTTACTAAATCAACACAAATGATTGTGGTGATATAGTATTCTAATTTACCGGCCAAATTCTTTTCAACTCGACCAATGCTTCTGATACGAGGAATAAGTTCCTCATTGTTGCCTGGAGTGTACTTAGCCTTTGATGCCGAACTCATGTCGATTCGCATCTCACCAGTCTCATCATCAAACAACACAATCTTCGTAGCTGGCATTTTGTCAACTACATCAACTTTATAATAGTTACTGGTACCGGAAATCTTTGATCTATAGTAATCCATCGTAGGATTATATATGACAGAACTACTACCGTACATCATATATTGCCTCATGGCAGCCCCGAGAGAACTTTTATTTATGTCCGTTTTGACCTTTTCACCATTTAATGTGACCGTTATAGGGTCTAATGTTAAGTTAGTCTTAAGTAAATTACCATAGGTTGGTTCAATCACTATTTGCATATAATTTCTCCTCTCAGTCATCTCATCTAATTGGTATTTGTTGTATAGTATTTATAGATTGCGAAAGGGTCTACTAAACTAGTCAATGAATAAACCTCTTTCACATTGTTGCTACTCATGGCATTCATCATCATGGAATTAATCCATACAAATATTTGTAATGCTTTACGAATGTCTTTTTGTATATCTTTAGATAAAAATCTTATGAAAGTTAGCATACTTATTAAATTACGCCTATAATCATCGCAATATGCCTCTAAATCTTCTATTCCCAAAGTAATGTTGTCAACCTCAAATTGAGTCAATACAATATGGTCCCGTTTATTTTTCAGCAACTTAAATATTAATTTGTATGCATTTAAATCCACCCGCAACCTATCACATGTTTCATTTTTATAAAATTGGTTGGATATCGCACGGGCTAAATCATCTATATCTTTAACATCATATTCATATATCCCAAAATCACTAATATCTTCTTCATCAAACTGTCTGATGTAAAGATGAATCAAATTGATATCGTTGGACCAAGCAATAATTGTTTCATTATCATATTCGTCTCCCTGTCTATAATGGTCAAGTATTACATAGTAATGCATGTATACCTCCTGCTGCCGAACTTTCAGATATGGCATATTTGACAAATTTGACCACGTCCAACATTTCATCGTTTCCTGTATATCTTATCCCGGCGCTTCTGTAAATAGCCAAACTATATGACATGATTAATTTAAACAGTTCTTGTTGGTTTTGGTTAAATTCAAAATTTGTAATGTGCGAAAATGTCGTAAATAATGAGGTTGATATAAAAAGTAGCTCCTTAGTAAATCTATCAAGAAACATGGCTCTATTGACACCGTCGCTGAATGTTGTCGCCACAATATAGTCAAATAATGTCTTGGACATCACGACATCCTCATCCATATCACGACTCTGATATAATCTCAATTTGTCATTTTTGGTAAGAGAATATTTGCTCAATAGTTCTGATTCTAAAGAATTTATTTCTTCTATCCGAATAGATTTTTCACTCACTCCAATATTAGACACTAAGAAATCATTATATCGTTTTGTTAAATATAGATTATCGGAATAGACACAAAATATTTTTGACGTGTCATCAATATACATGGTATTTCCCATATCATGTATATCGGGTAATGCATATAGCATAGATGCTACATTTTTAGGTTGACCAGTAAAGATGTAGTAATTCCGTGTTATAGTATTGCTGCTCAAGGTCAATCACCTCCACAATATTCTTATTGGCAAATCTGCTTAGGTCTATCTCATTGCCCAAGCCTCTTGTCATATTGAGTAATGAGTATGAATATTCTAAATCACCTATTGCATCCACATCGTTCAATGCTGCAACCAGATTGGCGTAAAACATCGCAATTCTAATAAATTTATGGATAATCTTTTTCTGTTCTTCGGATATGTTGAATAGTTTGACTGTTGGTACAAGTTTATCCAACACACTCATTACGTCTCTTCTGAAAAGTAGTACATTAATGCAATAATCATATTCGTCAAGCCTTTGTTGTCTCTGCACATACATAGTACTAGGACATTTTATATCCAACGTGACTAGCCTGTCATCATACAAATCTACATCAATATTATATTTTCGTTTAATATAATCCCTAAATTCTCCATCATTCTTACAATGGCACTCAGACACAATACTATCATCAAATGCTAATTCGACCTCCTCACGTAAATACATATTAAACTCGTATGGGTTTAACGTGTATGCGAACTTATTTAAAGGAGGATTTGTGAATGAGTAGATTACGAAATAGTATTTGCTCATCAGTCTCATCGACCTCCTTATCATCACCAAACGGTAATAACTCATTGATGTCATTCATACATTGTCTTATAATATAATAATTGTCCGTATTTAGTTTATCGCTGTCATTGCATAAATAGAATGACAATAAATCAAACATAGATTTTATGCAATCATAATTTGACCGTTGTAAATCCATGTATTTGTCAATAAACTTTTTTATACCTCTCATTCCATCATATGCAAGTGCTATGTTACTCACAACGATGTTTTCCCAATCTACAAAAACCTCAAACTCCAATGATGTAATTGTAATCAGTTTGGTGTTAGTTACATCATAATATGATTGTATTTCATTATCATATGACATATATGAGTCTGTCTTCATTTCTATATCTTTAAACATCATATATACATCTTCTAAATCATTTCCACGACCATCGAATGTGCCAAATTTAAGGGTATTCATATCTTGATATTTCTCAATAAGATTTTTTCTCTGTGCTATAAATAAACAGAACTCGCTGAAATCAGAAGAAAATGCATTTGATACATTTTCAACAGAAAATACAATCCAGTAATACTGTTTCATGAATCTCGACCTTCCCATTTAGGAGATATTAGAGTTTTTTCGGAAACATTACAAACATCCAGTTCCCGTTTAATGATTTCCCAGCTCTTCTCTGCTTCGTCCAAATCTACATATTTTGATATTTCCCTGACAGTTTCGGCATTTTGTAACTCCTCATCCAGGTCTATCAATGTCGCCATTCCATTTTCAAATATTGCTTTATCTTCTTCAGATAGTGGAATTATTATAGATAGCGCTTGCTTAAGAAACATGACACGTTTGTGAAATTCTTTTTTGAAATCTTCCATTAAAGCTTCTTGTCGTAATGACATAATTTCTCCTCCTTTTCTTCTTATCATAGACAAAAAAATAATATATATGTGACCTATAAGTAGGATATACACTCGTGGGTATATCCTACTTATATCAGTCAGTCTGATTCATCTAATATTTTATAATTCTGGTTCCACACACATATGATGATAGGTAAGCCTTTGATATCATCTCTGGCTTTTCCCCCACCCTACACCGTGCGTGCGATTTTCACCGCACACGGCGTGCCATCAAGTTAAAAACTTCACTTGACTAGGGGCTGTTCCTCCGCTACTCATTACAAGTACATCAACGGTCGCGCCCCCGCTCTCACAAAGATAAATTGTATTACTACAAACCATTTGCGTCACAACACGCATATTACAATGTCCTTTGATTTCCACGTTCAAATAACTCTAGCTTACTATAATTCCCTTGGGTTGTCCCTTTCGTCATATCTCATATAAGAGATAATTCTAACCATATGGAATATAGAAATCTTAACTTAGGTCACTCGTATAGCCCTGATAGCTGAAATACAGCCTGTAACTGTATTAGGTATTTCCTAACATTGATTTGTACTTTACCTTACTATCGAATGTGATTTCATTCATATGCCGTTAGGCATACCATCTGTTTAGAGCCTTTCATTCCGAGTTTCGTCAGTGGTTTTACCCATATCCTAACCATATTAAGATTATAGCCACCCGGCCTATCACCCACGTTCATTTCTGACTCGTTTTTGCCATGACAGTTATCGTAGCAGGCGTTCGGGCCGACTTCACCTAGCTTCATACCTACTCTATATTGTGTAGAGTACGCATGTAGGAGTATCAGTGAGGGTGTTTCAAGGCGTTACCCTATCATTCCATCCCTTCAAGTTATTCGTTATGATTACAATAATTAAATAAGATTTAATAACCTTTTAAACAATGTTTTAAGGCTAGGTTAAATCCCTTTCTTACGCCTTAATGATTCTTTTAAATGGTACAGGGCCCAGATGTCTCGAACAAACATCTCTGGGTTCTGTATCCCATTTATTTTCTGATATTCCAGTCTATCCATAATGGGGCGCTGGTTAGGTATTTCAAACCCATGTCTATCAGTCATTGCTTTTACCTCCTCTTTACTAGTATTACCAATTTCATGAATTGCCTATTTTGATTAGTAATCCTTATTAGGATTCTTCTCTATAATAAGAGGAAGGTTATTAAATTAATCTTATTCTTTTTCTTGCAACCTTCGCATTTCCCTTAACAGTTTTTATGCCGCTAAAGTTGTAGCGAAACGTGTCGCACCAATATCAGATTCTCCAGGACCCATGGTATTGTTGTACAAATTCATCTCAAACATCACCTCCTTTTACCACTGATTTTCCTTATGCTTGTTGATAATATATATTTCAAACGTTCAAATAACCGGATTTTTGGTTTAGTGAACAATGTCGGATTATCATCTATTATGTAATCGATGATTTTTCGTTGCAAATTACCATCTTCAATGTCCATCAAATACTCATATTTCTTCTTATTAACAATGATATCATACAAAGATTCCACAGACAATATTTCATCGATGGATGTTCGTTTGCTATTTTCTTCTATGACCCTTCCTTTAAAATTAAACCTGATATAGTTGTCGGTATTACATATTATAGAAACAATATCCAATTCCGTAAAACTAGTCACGGGTATATGCTCGACAAATTTATGGTTAAATCTCTGAGATGACATCACCCTTGATACAGTCACTGGATTAAATTTAATTACTTCTGCCAGTTCTGGTATTAAATTGGCCCAATGGTCTATGTCGTATCTGACAATACTATTTAACATAGTAATCATTAAATGTGTATTATAGACGTTCGTCCGTATTTTGGTCGACGAATCTAATAAGATTGACAAAAGTACTCTTGTTATAACCACTAACTGTGGCTGATTAAACGTGGTCAATATCGATTCCATCCACCACATTAAATCGTTATCAGAGATTAATAGTTTTTTTAACTGGTCAACCGCATCTGGCCTAGCTAACACGGAATGGAATATTAGTCTATCCGTTAATCTAGGAACTTGATTTTGTGGGAGAGTGTCTAAATCGCCAACTTTAACAAAATCGATAATATGTTGCCTAGGTATACTATCACCGTATAAATTGGCCAATATACCAAAATCCTTTATTGGTACATTGGCAGAAAAAGATGATGATATGATAGAGACACCATCATCCTTTAACTTGACAAGTATCTCCGTATTACATATTTTTAAATTATTACCATTTGACCCAATCAACTGTTTTAATAGGTCAATTCTCTTATTCGATTCATCAGGATTATCCGATGAACACATCCACTGTTGTATAATTCGTATCTCGGTTATACCATGTGGGGTTCTATTGTTAGCAATAAGATTTGTGACATATGTTGTAATCCAGTTGTCGTCCAATCCTAATTTATCCATTGGATAAATATTACCATTTAATTTAGTCCAATAATGATAAATTATTTTTTCATACTTGCTTTTTGATGATATCAGCGAGGCCGGTTTAACAAACGACTCATATATATTGTCAGAAAATACATCTGTATCACATGTACAATATTCAAGTTTCTTGAGCCGGTTATTACCTACCGGTATATTGAGTCTGAATAGATAAAATAACCAACTTGGGGGCTTTTTACCAATAGCCCAAGGCTTACCAAATGAACTCATTAGTGTATCAAACATCTCATCTGTCAGATTGGTTGTTAAGGATGGTGGTAATTTGTATCTGATTAATGGCAACAAACCTAATTTTTTAACCGGCTCAAGTATCTCTACGGTCAATCTAAGTTTTCGTGCATATCTAGTAAAAAAGCTAATCCACGTATCACTTAATTCATCGATGCTATTTATGTTAGTATCAACTCCTAATCTAATTATTACATTCCTAACAACAGACTTATTTATGAAGTATCTTTCCGGGTGTAGAATATATCCATTACGTCGTACAATTATATCAGACAATAATGGTACCGGACATGTAATTTTATCCACTGTTATATCCTCCTATTTTTATTTATAATTAGAAAATTGTGGAATATGAAATAAAAAGACAACTTGAGATTAATTTACTCAAGTTGTCTTTTTATAATTAAGCAGCTTTTCTTTTCTTGAATCTTGTCATGGTAAATAACGTCTGTAATGCCTCGTTACCTATAGACCTAACCATTGCACCATCGATTGTAATAAGATTTGTTTTCCTGTACATGATGTCCTCAGCCTCAGCATTAGCTTCCTGACTAAATAAACCTTTGCATGTAACCTGGTCACCATCGAAGTCACCATCAAGTCCCTTGAGATATGCAGGACTGGGCTTAATAGAATCGATGAAATCTGAATCAAGGTTGCCTTTTTTATTATAATCAATGACAGGATAGTCCTCATATAACCTATCGTTGATTAACATCGGCATAGTTTTTCGTGTACTCATCACAAAAATCTTAGATATATAGGTTCCAAGATAGTCCAACATTGGATATCTGGTTATAATGACATGTTTATCTTCTGTGATATCAACGCACGCCATGTATAATACGTCGGTCCAAGTCAATGGTCGTTCAACCATGTCCTCCTTTTTTGGCATAGTTGTAGTCGCAGTATTGTATCCCACAAGAGTAAGATATTTTGGTCCCGTGATATTGTATTTCTCTCTATCCTTTTTGGATATTGGAATCTCGATCTTGTCGTATCTACTAGATGGGTCCTCAATCCATCTTTCCAATTGCTTTTCTATGTACTCATCGTTGTAGAATGTTGATGGGTCTTCCAATTTAACATAAACAGTCTCATCTTTGTTTAGCATGATTGGGAATGAATTGGCATTATCTTCAAGTCTTCCTTTGAAATAACGCCTCACCCATCCTAGTACAAATGGAGTGAACATTGAGCAACAGTAGCCCAATGGTATACCCGTATACCGAGTATTAATCTTTTGCTCCTTGTATGTATTGGAATGATATGATGTTGCTGTTATTGTAGACCTAACACAATAATCGTCAGATTTACCAAGCACAGATTGTCGCATGTAACCATTCTTTTTCTCAATCTTTACCTTGATAAGATTATAAATTTCAACGAGCAAGTCCTGAATTTTTCCTTCAATTGAATGAATCATGAAATCAAAATTAGCAGCACTGTCCATCATTTTAACATTTCTTATGATAGCATTATACTTGTCGTTGATTTCTGGAACCTTTGTTTTTCCTGAAGTATTCTGTAGATTGACATCTCTATAGAATGCTGGCATAACTAACCATTTATCCGTAAAGATAACATTCTTTTTATTAAGAGTTATCATATCTATTCGCGTGTTTCGTTTATTACTATTATTTTTTTGAAAATTGATTTTGTCCCAGTTCTTATATAAAAAATCTATACCGGTCTCACCGTCTGGGTCAACAACTAAGAGGCCATTCTCAATTTTGAAATTCTTAGTGCCATATACCAAGTGTTCAAAATTTCGATTGAGGGCCTTTAATGTCAAATACACCTTTGGAGACAAGAAATGCTTTTTGAGATTAATATATCCAAAGGTTGTTTTTCGGTCATTCACACTCATGCCGAATAATTTGGTTGAGAACAATCCGTCATCCGTAGGTATCATACCCTTTTCAAAACTGATGGGGTTTGTTACTTCTGGAATACCGTTTAGTCGAATTGCTTTGTCGACATCAAGTAACCAAACTCTCATTAATCATCCCTCCTTCGTTATAGGGATGTTGATTATACCAATGCCGCCCTCGACAGAGGTAATTATTTTCGCAGTGGATGACTTACTGAACTTTGCTGGCATATCTTTAGATGTTTTTACAGAAAATCGTATACCTTCTGTTTTATGAGTGTATTGAATCGTCTCCAAGGTCCTATCTACCATGAGCGGTTTTAATAATTCGTATAACTGGTCGACTTCATCATAAAAATCGTCAACCACTTCCTTCAATTTAGTCATATCACCGTCAACACATTTATCAACTATAATCAATTTATTTATTTCGTCCATATAAATGTGCCTCCGTATTTTAACATCATGGGGTAGGATTTAATCCTACCCCACATAATTCAATTATCGTCTATTTCTAAGCCTTCGAGCTTCACTAGCTTGTCGAGCTCGCTCACGTAGTTCACGCGTCTTTTGAATGTCTTCAATCTTCTTCTGCTCAGCTCGTTGGGCAGCATTTGCCGCTTCAATACGTTTAGTTTGCAACTCTTCTAATCGCATTAAACGTTTTTTGGTCATTGAATCAAAATCATCCACCGTCATTGGAATTTTTAAATCCATGACCATGTGTAGATACAATGCATCATGAGTTATGATTTTTTGTTGGTAATCTTGGAGACTCGGAGAAAAACCAGATCGTTTATATCACATGGAATCTTGTCTTCCTTGCGTCCACAGTGAGGACATATGATAGGTCCTTTGAATGCATACTTAAATTCATCATATACCTTCAAACTACCAACACCGTCCATGAGCAAAGATACGGAAGTGTCGTCCATATTGTACAGTTCTTCAGCAATGATAGCCGGGTCTGTTATTGAAAACCACTGTGGTGTAGTAAATCCGGCTGGAATAAGCTTTCTCTTGAGTTCTTTGACAAAATTGAACAGGAAGGCTACAATGTCTCCATATGCTTCCCCGACCTGCTCAATAACAGTACTTCTTTCGATTGTCATCTGACCGTCAGGAATCTTGATTGTGATGTATGTATCATCATCTAACATATATGTCTTTGCCGTCATTACCGGAGAATTGGCTTGGGCTTCTTTTGCATCTCCTATTACGTCAGACGATTCGATGATGTCATTAATCTGAACCTTGGTCTCATCATCAAAAGCATCAACATCGGTAATCTCAGTTGTTCGATACTTGATTTTGTAATCTTTTCGACATTTTGGGTTACCACAGGTTAACATAATTTCATTCTCTTCCGGCATACTAGCACGATAAATACCACCAATAAGTGCAGGTAAATCAGTCGGACTTGTTTTAAGGATAAAATCATTATACGACATCTGTCCAATAGAAGTTGTGACCAGATTGTCAAAGCAAAACTGGTACTGTTTTCTAACATCGGCACCATTATTCTGGTCAGCCACAATTGTAGCCATAGCCAGAGACCCGGCACCGGCCATTGTGGCAATATATCCAGAGTTTGGAAGTGGTACTTCAACATACTCGCCAGTGACTTTCTTTGGTACTATTTTACGATAGTCTGTGATATTGTCGATAGTTGTAATTGCCGTTGGGACATCTATGGTACGTACCTCATTAAGCTTAATGATTTTCGCAGCCTGTACTTTCTGCTTCTCGGTGTCTGGTAGAGCAGCAAAAAATGATTCAGCTTGCCCTTCTTTGACATCAAATGTCACTGACTGAGCCGGTTCAACTTCTGGCGTAACTGGAGTTGGTGTATCAGTACTCGACGTATTATCAATTGGTGCCTTGGGATTCATAGAATGTTCAACCAATGTTTTTGTTACATCAATTGGCTTAGCTTTTGCTACATTTTTAGCAGCATCTGCTGCCAAATTTCTCTTAGGTGGCAACATATCCGGAGAATAATCAGCCGTATTTGGTGTTGCCTGTGTTACAACATTTCTAACTTCTTCCGACGTTGGAGCCGTTGGGGTTGTTGTAGTTGGTGCTACCGGCATAACCGGTGGGGTTGGTAAATTGTTTTCCATAGTTTTTTTCCTTTCTTTTAATGCTTGTTTTCGAGCTTTCTCAAACTCCTCGACTGTAGGTAGCCTAACTCGTTTAGACCTAACAAGCTCAATACATTTTTTATATGATTCTGCCTCAGGAGACCCTTTCGGAACTAATCCATTTGGCCCATAATCAAAATGCTCAAATACTTTTTTGACGTTATTGAGTTTAACCACGTCCTGGTCAAACTCTCCTCGTTTTTTCGTTAGTATTGCAACCGGGTCAAATCCGTCATCATGTGATTTAACACTAATTGCATCAAATAATGGATCTGATTGGTCCATTACCTTTAAAGTACGCACGTAACGCTCTCCCAATTTAGCCATCCGCTGTTCAGATGTTTCCTTTTTTATAACCCACACTTTTGTACCATCAGAAAGTGTTTCAATTGATACAAAGTCGTTATCCGAAGCCATAGTTTGTTTAGGAGCAGATTGTTCAGCATGTGTTGGCAATTGATTTTGTGAACCCAAATTCCTAAGTTGTTGCAATGCAGTACCAATATTGATTGATTCATCCTTGGTTGCATTTGTTAACTGGTCTAACCTCAACAGTTTTCACCTCCATTTATGCGACTACGCTGAGAACATCGCTCATGAAGCCATAGTTGAAATGGACTCTGTCGTCGACCTTCTTTAATACAATAGCAAGAGCATCTGCTTCTCGCGTATCAGGCATTTTCAAATTAATAGCTATAATAAGAAGATCTCCATCAGGAGTCCTAGCACTATTTATTGAAACACCGTCAATGTATAATGTGGCAAATGTATCACCACATGTTTGTCTTAATGCAGTCAAGATTTCATCAGTGTTAATAGAATCATATGTCTTGTACATATACTGCATTATATTCACTCCGTTTAATGGATTAACTGGAGAATTTCCCGGTACCATGAATAGTGCGTTAATTACAGTATTCGCTATAGTCTCCTTTGTATTCAATAAGACCGGTCGTTTGTACTTATCAAAGTCAAACGTTATCTCTCGTCCTTGCATGTATTCACCTCCTCAGAATAACAATCCAAGTTATTGATTTGTGTCTAATTTAAAACCATATACCCTTTATTTCCTATTATAAAATCAGCTTTAACAAACCCATAAGACTTAATTAGAAAGGACGTGAAATAATGAGTGTACAAAAAATCAAACCTAAGCGAAAAGTACATTGTCAATTGTGCGACAAGGTATTTGTGGACAAATACAGTCTGATTAATCATATAGCAAGTAAACACGCAGACCAAATCCCTGGTGGCTGGAGTGCAGCTCGATATGAATGCTACCTCAGAACTGGAAAAGTTGAGGGAAAGTGTATTTATTGTGGGAACCCTACTGGGTTTAATGAAAAGACTGGGAAGTATTTTAGAATATGCAAAAGTGCAAAATGTAGGGAAAAGGCAAGCTCGATTGCTGACAAAAACATGATTGGAAAATATGGAAAAACGACATTGTTAAACGACCCCGATCAACAGAGAAAAATGGTTTATTCCCGTAAAAACAGTGGTACATATACATTTACTGACGATGACAGTAGAACTAAATATGAAGTGATGTACGATAGTTCTTATGGGTTGGATTTTTTAGAAATGCTCGACAACTTCCTTAATTTTAGTGGGCAGGATATACTCGGACCATCCCCACATACTTACTATTATACATATGAAGGGAAGACACATTTTTATATACCAGATTTCTATATACCATCTTTGAGCATGGAAATAGAAATTAAGGATGGTGGAAATAACCCTAATAATCATCCAAAGATACAAGCAATAGATAAAAAGAAAGAGGAATTGAAAGATGAGGTAATGAATTCCATTAGTAGCATTAACTACATTAAAGTTGTCAACAAGGAATATGCACCATTCTATGCACTACTTTCTGCTCTTAAAGAACAAGATATTGTCTATGTTCCTAAGTGGGATACGTTGGACAATAAGGAAATTATAACAGAAGGACTTGAGGAGGTAGTCGACACATTACCAGACCCAAAGATATTTGGGAAATCAATCCCACCTATGAAAATATTAAAACAATCTGCGATGCTCTTTGACCCAGCCGTCAACTACAGGGAACTGGCAAATGATTTGTATGCTGAAGCCAGGGCTTGCAGAAAAAGAGAATCTTTGGTACAGATAGACTCAAAAGTAAGACGAGTCCAGACATATCTTGCCAAAGTAGCTAATTCAGACAATGGGAGTGCTGCATATGAAGCAAGAAGAACATCCAGATACATCTCATCAAAAATACTTCCTTATATAGAGAAAAAGGCCAATGAGATGGATAGAAATAATGCAATCAGATCCAGACAGAAACACATTGTTGAGAATTGTCAGATGTGGGTATATGGGCAAGTTCTTGAATCATCTGCATACAGTGACAATCAGCGAATACCAATATATGTGGTGTTATTTAACACCGGAACACTTCCCGGTAACCTGATTAGAAAAGTTGTACATGAGCCATATTCCCATGCAACCATAGCAACTGACCCATCATTGAGAAATTTATTTAGTTTCAATTTTGAAGGTCGTGGATTCGTCATTGAAGATATTCTTGATGGGTGGTATGCTAAGCATACAGAGGAAATAACGTATTCTATATATGTATACATGGCAACTCCTAACGAATATACGTTATTTGCAAACACAATTGAAATGTTTAAAAACAACATGGAGAAATTCAAATATGATGTAAGTGGATTGGTTCGATTCTTTAGTAAACATAAAGTACTAAAAGATGATTCAATGGTGTGTTCGGAATTTGTTGCTTGTGTACTTAAGGCAATCAATCCAACAATTGTCACAAAAGAAAGAAACCAGTATACACCGTCAGGTTTAGCTAAATTAAAACAATTAGTATTTATTCAGAAAGGCATATTGAAGAATTTTTCTACGGCGAAACTCGTAGAACGGACAAATCAGCGATTAAAGGAGGTAGGTTATAACTTATGGACTTCAGACAAAAAATAGGAAAATTGATGGACCCATATCCAAATGAAGAAATACATCCTATGATAGAATTTGTGGATTTGATTGGGTCAAATGATATCGATGTTACAACCGATGATGCAACTCGGTTATCTTGTAAAACCATAGCGTCGGCTCTTGGAAAACTTGACGATTCAGATAATCTTGATAACGACATTCAATTATTATACAACAAACTACATCAGATATCTGCTAAATTACCATCACTCAATTGCATTATCAAAGGTGCAGAACTTATACTTGAAAAATATGCTAATCTAATTGGTGTAAAATTAAAACTTGAAAACAATAATATTAATATGGCAGACATCGATGCTGCGGTAATTGCGTTGAAAAAACCTAATGCGGTCCAGGGTAATCTATTAGTAACTGAGTTGTACAACACTGGACTTCTTACGGAAAATGATATGAGTAAGTACTTGTCAGACCAAAAATCAGAAGTAACTAAAACGGCACGTCTCTTGATAGAGACATTCCAGGGTGAGCCCCTAGTTGACAACAATAGAGGTGCTCAAAGCTTACTTGTTCCTACTGATATAGGTATCATGGAAGACCAAATACTTGAATTTGGATCACATCTACTCAATGGAAAGCCAACATCTTCATCGGAAGCTTTTCAAGTACTTTCGTGGATAAATCCAGATACAGAGAAGGTCTTTTCTGATTTTGGACACGGTAATTATACAGATAATGCATTTAATGCAGCATTCTGTAAATTCATGTACCTGCTGATAAGTGGTATATTAGATGAACGCAATCCTTCAATAGAGAAAACGCCTTATTTAAAATACCTCTACAATGGTTTCATAGGTGCTTTTCGGGATAATACCAATTACAAATTTGGTAATCTTGTAGCACTGGTTGTAACCGAAATCATTGGTTGTATCGAGATGGAGGTATTTAACAAAATTGGAAATATAACAAGGAGCTGTCTTGAACTGCTCCCCAAAGAGTATGGACGTTTAAGTTTGAGTCCTAACGATGGAAATCACTCCAATATTCGTATGTTATTCAATCGCTGGCTTGAATCTGTTATGGATTCAGATGTTTTCCCAACGGTATGTTGGGACTATATCAGAGACTATGCTCATATGACACCAGGATTCTTTTTGTGTTTATCCGTTGCATGGGATACTGTGGTGACAAAATGCAGTAATGCTGTGACTAGTACGTCTCATATAAGCGATAATCCGGAAAATGACGTAGCCGTCAACACAGAATGTTTTAGCTCCCTGGTCAATCGACTTCAGGTTGAGCTTGACGCATCTGTTGCGCTGCAAAATGAACTTCCGAGTAAGATTAATCGTGTGATTCAGGAAAATCATAATGCACTTTTAACTGCATCTGTACGGAAAGACCCGGCAATGTTTAAATCGGTTGTCTTAGAGCAAGGTTTCTTAAGTCATATAGGAACCCAAGAAGCTAACATGGCAAATGCCGATTGGACAATATATTCTAAGAGACTGGCCATTAGTGAATACACCAAGGATGACATCGGAAATATCGTCAAAGGACTCTTATCTCGATTATGAGATATCTAAAAAGACTTATACATCTATATTATTGAAATGACTTAGTGGCAAAGGCATAAGGGTATAATAAATCTTATGCCTTTGCCACTTTTATCATTTATACAAATTAAAGGAGGACATTTGCAAATGAACCACAGAAAATCTATTTTGAAAACTGAAAAGAGAATGAAGTTTGCTGCGGTGATTGTGACACTGATGATGACATTTATAATCATGATTCCGCGTAGCAGTAATGCCGAAGAGCTGATAGCGGAGCCTCTGGTTAAAAGTAAGGTAGAAGCAGCATCTTCCATCGATGACACAGTACATACCTTAACTGTCGCAGACAGAAATGAATTGGCTAATATAAACAACCCTACTATTGATAAATCTGTTGAACGGGGTGCACAAGAAGCTCTTATTAACCAATATCAGGAGGAACAGTACCGACTATATGTTAACCGAATACAATGTGACCCTTCAAATGTGTCAAAAATCACAAATCTTAAATTAGAAGATATGCATTTACTCACAGAAGGTACCTGGTGGTCTGGATACGAGGAGTCACTATATTATCTGGAACAACGATACGGCATCAATGCGATATTTGCAATGGCCGTATCTTCATTAGAATCTGGAGGAGGAACATCGGCATTAGCAAGGCAAAGTAATAACTATTATGGCTTAATGACCGGAAATAAGTACGCATCCAGATTTGATTGCACCATGTATTTTGGAGATTTAATGAATAGAAAATATGTGGGCAACAGTAAGATTAGTGTGTATTCAATCGGGCCAAAATACTGTCCACCTAATAGACAATGGGAGGTATATATGGATAACTACATGCGGACACACTACTCAATACTTAAATCTCGAATCAATGAACGAGGCTTGACTGAAGTATAATCTAATATATAATTAATGAGTTACTAACAGTTGATTAAATCGTTCAAGATTTAAGATATATATTATTTTAGCGCTATATAGCAATTAAACATTTTAAACTAAGGAGGTTGACGTCAACATGAATGACAACAACGACAAGAAAAAGAGTACATTTAAGATTCCATCACCAGACGAATTGCAAATGGAAATTGACAAGGACCCAATTGTAAGAATGGCACACATCGGAAGTGTGTGGTCAGTGAGCTTGAGTGAAATTGCTAAGCAGGTGACAGAAGTCATTGCGACGATGGGACTTCCGGAAATCGTCGAAGTCTTCTTCGACCCCGATTTAGACCAGAGAAATTACCAGCTCACAACAAACACCACTTGTTATGCTATTTTCGACACAAGGGCCGGAGTCGAAGGCAGTAGAAATATCTGGATTCCTGGCACAGATGTTACAATGCGCGGCAATGTAAGAATGGCAGTGGACGTAACAGGTCACTCTGGATATGGCGGCCGTTATGCTACTAGTACCAAATTCAAGAAAATCATGGCGCAGTTTGCAAAAGATTCATCGTTGATTGATGACCAGAGCATTACTGAATGCGATGATGATGGTAAGCGGCTGCTTAACATCAAGGTCAACGAATTTGCTTCAAGGCCAACAGTCGCTACTGTGGAATTAGACCCACAAAGAATCTTCCAGGTAGCATTGAATGTTGAATCGGATTATATGAACTTCTCTGTCATCAAGGCTTATCCTGACAGAAACGATATAACACTCATGCTGTTGAAGTATGTGGATACTTCCAACGCGAACCGTTATAGCCGGAATCGCAGCAATATTAACATGAGCGACGTTCGCGCAAGCCTTGCCCGGAATTCCCAGAGAAGAAACAATCAGAATTATGCTGGCGGATACCGTAACCAGAATAACGGTGGCGGTTATCAGAATCCGAGAGGCGGCCGTAGAAGTTTCTAAGTTGCTTCTCACAAGATATGGAAGTAGTGTCTTCGGATGCTACTTCCATATCTTAATTAAAATCTAGAAAGGAATTGTTTTTTATGAGTAAGAAAGATAAAATTCAATATGAGATAACAGAGGTACTTGGGATAGTATCTCCCACGGAGGATTTAAAAACAAGATTTGCAAAAGGGGTGATTAAAAGCCTTTGGAACAACAATGGTACCATGGAAGAAGGTCTCGATATTCGACGATTTGACGAAGTGACCAAACATGCTTTTGGAGGAATTAGACTAACTCTGGAAGAAGCACACAAAGTGTGTGATATATTACTCGAACAAGGATACGGTTCAACTGAAGTTATAAAACAAGCATATGAGAAACGCTTGGAATTACACGGAGGAAAAATAGACAATGAAGCAGAAACCAATTAAATTGGACATCCCTGAACACAACGAGAAAAGCTGCATAGGCTAAATACTGCAATCATAAAAATACAAAAGAAGCACGGTATCAATGTATCAGAAATAAAGTGTGCACATATTACCACATGTGCTGATAAATATTTTATGAAATGCAGTAAATGTGTAAATAATAAGCTCAGAAATGCATCAAAGTTTGGTTCCAACCGGTCATTTTACGAAGATAACAATGATGTTACCGAAAATCGTGGTTTTGTTAGGCCAAACATCAATATCGCCGCAATGATGTGCGAGACATGTGGTAGCAGTTTTATAAAAGTTACACAACTGCCAAACGACATAGAAACTTACCGTTGTCCTGAGTGTGGTGCCATTATACAAATCATTGGTTGATGAATATAAAAGGATTCTATCAAATCAATCAAGAACACCTGATGGTTCTTCCCAATCAGATTTACCAAAAGCCCCAGATTTAGAAATGTGGAAACGATAAATACTCATAGAAAAGGGGATATTTATAACAATTGGTGTAACTGGACATAGACCAAATAAATTGGACAAGACTAAATACGGTTACGATTTAACAAAACCAGGATGGGTAGATTTGAGAACTAAGTTCAAGGATATCTTAATCAAAAATAATTGTACAGAAGCAATATCTGGCATGGCACTAGGAATGGATATGGATTATTGCATTGCTGTATTGGAATTGAGGCAAGCTGGGCATAATATTAAATTACACTGTGCAGTACCATGTATCGATCAAGATGCAACATGGATAAATCAAAAAGATAAAGATTTGTTCAGAAAAATCCTCAGTGTTGCCGACATTGTGCATGAAGCTCCTGTGCCATATAGTCCATTTGCAATGGAACAACGAAACATGTACATTGTAGACCATTCTGACGGGTTAATCGCTGTGTGGAATGGTGATATGTCAGGTGGTACTCATAATTGCATAGAATATGCTAAGAAAAAGCAGAAAAATATTATATACATTACACCTTAGTAAAACTTAACAAAAGAAGGGATTGACATATGAATAGTTTCGTAGAACCAATCTTCAATATGTATAAAATCAAGTTCGACAAACTTGATTCGTTTAATTTATTCAAAGAGGATGTTGACAGGGTTGTAATATACATTAATTTGGAGGCTGTATTCAGAACACTGTTAACTCCTCGAATAGATAACCAACTAAGAGCGTCTGGTTATCCAAAAGACTTGATGAAGCTTGATTTTATTAGTAACATCATCAATCTTGGGCAACACTATCGGCTGTATTGCGCAAAGAATAAAAAGTCGTCTAGAATAGTTTTATATTGGAACTATCCTAGGACGGCATATAAAAATAGACAATGGTTGCCAAAATATCGTGAAGACTACGACAAGAAGATGTTTCGTAATGATTCCTGTCCTTTTATGTGTGGTGCACTAGACGAGATACATGATTTATTAACAACTACCATACAATATATCAATGAGGTCTATGTTGTTGATGGTGGTGTTGTAGAATCTTCTCTTGTCCCACATATACTGACAAACGAAGTTTATCTCAGAGACAACGTGGATACTCAGTATATATTGATATCAAAATCCATATATGATTACCAATATACCCAGTATGGGTATGATGTGCTGTTACCAGCAAGGGATATGTCTGTCAAATTAACATTAGACAATCTAGTTGACCACATGAAAACATCTACGCCTATCAAAAATCCATTGGTGATTCCATTTGAACAGATTCCTACAGTGTTATCTGTTTTAGGAGACCAACATAGGACAATCCCAAAGATAGATGGGTATGGATTGTCTGGTATAGTTAAGCAGATTAGAAAATCAATAGATTCTGTGATTATAGCTCCTACAACACAATCAATTGAAATATTGCGTGAGATACTGGAACCAGGCCACAGAAACATATTTTCACAAAATTACAGATGTATCAATATTGATTATCAATATAGGGATTTAACACCAATTGATATCAATCATATCGTATCACAGTTGGTAGATAAGTATGATGATGACAAGGTAAAGGAATTCAATGAGGTTATATTTGAACAATGCCCATTAATGATAATATCGTCTAGGACGGAACAAATCCGTAATAGCGAAAGATTTCATTATGATGTAAAGAGTGTCTTCCGTTAGGCGGACACTCTTTTTTTGTTTATACAGGAGGATATAATGAGAATATCAAGTTCATTAAACGGTCCATCCAATGATTCGGATTGGCAATTATATGAGTATTTTATAGATGTGACAATATGTATCCCAGAACATGAAGATTATCAATTGAATCAGTTGCAGATAGAAGGAATGTATATTGAAAAGGATTTTGATAATGACCATTTACCAGTACTATTATTGGATGTGGCCATTTCTGTTTTATTAGAACAAGAAATAAAAGAGAATGCTTCTGATGTTACATTTATACTTAACGTAACAGGATATATCAAAGATACTGATAATCCAGATATTCCAAATGACCAAAAATTAATTATGTCCGGTATATATACACCGTTAATAGTAAATACTACTCCGGACAATAATAGTTTCATTAGGAAAAAAATACGGGCAACTAATGAAGCCAACGATAATGATTTCATGCTAGAAGACTTAACTAACAAGGTCACATACATTTTATACAAAAAAGACATGGCAACATCCGTCAGGACCATAGTAAATAATGTGCTACCTAATGTCGATTTGACAACCGCCATATCGTATTTATTGACAGGAGCTGGTGTAAAGAGAGTTGTTATGTCTAATCTAGATAACACTGAAATTATACCAGAATTGTTGTTGTTGCCAATACCAATGCTATCAGAATTGATATACCTCAATAATTACTATGGGCTACATAAGGAGGGTACACAAATATTTGCAGATTTTGATACTCTATACATTAATCGGATGAGTGGAAAATGCACAGCGTGGGAAAAGAATGAACCCACACAAGTTACATTTTTTATAGGGGATAGTCGTAGCGGTGAGAGTTTAGCTAAGGGTATCATTGTTGAAGATAACGTGGTATTTATAAATGTTGAAAAAGATGCTTACGAATTATCAGATAAGACAATGGCAACAGACCAAACAGTTGCCAACAACACAATACTTATTAATGAGAACGACGCAACATTTTCAACCGTAGATACAGGAGGAGAGTTCACCACTGTCAAATCTACAGTAGGGCATAACCAATACCTTGAATCTATGATTCAAATCAGACAAAAAGAAAACGCATGTTCCATTACATTAATGGTAAACAACATCGACATATCTGTATTGACCCCAAACAAACAATACAACTTCATCACTACCAATACAGAAATTATTGATGATGTAAAGGGGTCATACCGATTATGTGTGGCTGGTACCACTCTTATCAGAGAAGCAACACATTATTATCCAAGTACATTCATGGTTCTCAAACGCATACCAGAAGAATAAAATCATATGGGTGATATAGACAGATTGTATTCTATATCACCCATATGATTATTTTTTCGGTGTGACAGTAGTCGCATCATCGGTTTTTGAACCGACTTTGTTATCAGTCATTGCATCATAGCCAATATATTTACCATCCTCGAACTTAGGAGAATGTCTTTTATCTGCACAATTAGTAATTATACCAACGTATACAATGTACCTTTCTTCTAATACAGTAATGTACGACGAAACTACTTTTTGGGCAAATCGTATACCAGTCTTATAGTAGTTTGCCAGCGTACTGTCACCTGTTTTGGTTTCGGTTTGTCCTTGTGTTTTGATATCGTCATTGGATTTGTCCACCACTTTAGTGGGGGATTCCCCAGCTTTCTTTTCAACCGCAACACCATCAGCCCGTATCTTAGCAGCAGCAGTTGTTGGTTTCTCTGCTGATAATGGATTGTTGTCAGCCTCCAATAAAAACATATCAGATTCCATTACAGTACGTCCAAGTAAACCCAAATGAGAATCAGCATTCAAATGTTCAGCAACCGGCACAGTCAACGATTTAGCAGTCGCTGACAATGTCTGTGTGCTCTTAGCCAATCTATCATAAGTAGACAAATATTTGAACATTGCAGGAATTTTACTCTTAAGATTATTACCACCTATAGTGACCTTGGATACTTTAACAGAATCTTTTTCTCCAACTCTAAAAAGATTTTTTAATTTGGCATCCAAATCTTTATCCGCTGCCAATTCTTCTATCTTGGTTGCTTTAACATATGGTGCTGCCCATGGGCAAGCCGATGTGTCTGTTGGTTTTGTTACTACTGTTTTCATCAACCTAGATATTTTCTGAACTTCGGCGGCAGATGGAGTTACTTTCCAATACTCCATAGCCTCCAAAGATTTATGAGCTGCATTAGTAGTGACCGCATCAATGACTGCTTGATCGTTGAACCAAGGTTCATATTTTTGATACATGTCGATTGCTTTCTTTTGGAACATTCCAATGATATTCCCAATTAAAGTCTTAAACGTTTCCACAATCTTATCGCCAACTGCTTCCATGACAGTATCGGAAATCATCCCATTTTCCATACATGTAATAGCCCAATTAGCTTCTTCCGAAATCGCCTTTTTGCATTCTTCAATGTATGTGTCATGGAACACGTAATCCACTTGTTCCATTATATCGGTATAATCTGTCGAGCCTTCTGATACACTGTTATCCTTGGGACTTCTAATGGCTTTACCAAGAATACGACGATTTTGGACAACCGTGTCCTTAAGAGCATTTGCTCTTTCAGTCACTGCAATGTTTATGATGGCAGATAATACTCTTGTTTCATTGTATTTAATTGTCAGCAGCTGACTAACTTTCTTTAATGTATCATCATCATGGTCAACAGATGCATCATTTGTACTCATTACATTATTACTATCAACATCAATGGTCCGAGTTCCAATCATCCGTTCAGAATTTTTATAAATAATATCTGCTTTCCTATCAAAAAACATTTCTGCTTTCGATAAAAGTGCAATGATTGTATCTCTATCCTTAATAGCAGCATTTCTCATTTTAACGAGTTTATCAACATCGTCAAGAATTGACTTAACTGTAGATGATGTAACATGTATGTCTACAGGGTCCTTACTCCCCCTATAGAATTTCCTAACCTCATCAATATAATCATCTTTAGATATCGCTCCATCCATACCAATAACTCTCGCTCGAATTTCGTTCAAATTGGTATCTGAAGAAAACTCAATACCTGCCTTCACAATATCACCCAGAGATGTTTTTTTAATGTCTCCAATGACGGTGTTATATGTGGCTACAAGCTTATTGAAATCACTCATGTTAATATCTTTAGATGACATCACATTGAAATTATATCCCGTAATTTTGAAATCACAATCTGCTTTAAGTAAATCGTCTTTATATTCATTGGCAAATTTTTCAAGCGTCATAGAATAAGACCTGATTGACCTAAGGAAACTAACAAAGAAATCTTTGATTCTCGCAATTAACATCTTTATTGCATTACCCATTGTCTTTAATGTATCTGTAAACCCTTCAGTCACAAATTCTTGATTTCCTGTTAGATTGTACATGTATTCTGTCCTGACGGAATTTTCATAAATATACTGTGAGACTTCCTCAAAACAATAAATATCGGCTAACATTGACGCATTATCAAGCCCTTCTAATAATAATTCGTCCATATAATACCCTCCTTCCTAAAAAATAAATAAGAGGGCAGGGTCCATTGGCCCTTACCCTCTTGGGATATTTAATTTACAGATTCAACCAAGTCATTGCTTCGGTGACAGTATCATCGTCACAACCACAATTTTTACCTTCTTTGACAAGTCCAATGTCATCGGTGTCGCCTTCCGGCTCATCTGCGCCGTCGATAGCAGCCTCTTCGACATCAATATCATCAACATCGATGTCATCCATGTCCATATCGTCTACGTCATCGCCCTCAAGAGCAACACCTTCACTAACCTTCTTGTTCTTACCGAAGTTAAGGAACATCTTCAGAACAGCCAGGTAGTTTCTGTACATTTCCTTGTACATGGTAATCTTTGCGTCACATGGTGCCTTGTATGCATTCATGAGCGCAGACAGATAGCTAGAAATCAAGGAAGCCTTCTGATAGGTATTGGTCTCGGCCTTTGTCTCAGCCTTAGTCTTACCAATCTTATCCAGCTTGCCGATAATCATCTTAACATTATTCTCGAAGGAAGCCTTGTCCTGCTGAACAGACTTGATGTCATTCTTAGCCTTGCTTACCATGTCGAGCATAGATGTAACATTACTGCCGGTTAAAGTAATCTTAGTTCTTTCGTTGGTATCTCCCCTGTACACATCCTTGATGTGAGATTTCAGTTCGGATACGGAAGAGCTGCCAGAGTGGATTCTCTTAACAACTGCCTCAACAACCTCAGCCGGAGTTTTCTTATCGCCCTTGCCGAGCTTAGCAATAAGCTCGTCCCTGGTTAAATCGCTTGCGGCTTCAACGGTTAAACCGCCAACATACCCGCTAACTTCTTTGGCAATAGCTTCGAGTGCACTCTTAACAGCAGCATCACCCTTGGCCTTGTCGTACTTGTACCCCTTGTAGGAATACTTGTTAACAGTCTTGGCCTTATCCTTAACGTCCTTGCCGTACTGGGAAACAAACTTGTCTCCGCTCAGGAACATGGACTTGAAGAACGTAATTACCTTATCGAAGAATGCTCTAACGCTGGCCAGGAATTTCTCCCAAGCAGCCTTCAGTTTAGCCACACCGGTAGTGATGATGTTCTCCATGAGAACATTTGCATCAGCACCCTCTGTGAGTACCTTACAGGTGCCGACAATATCGGCTGTAAGATAGGTCTCGTTGATAGCATAGATTTCGGATGTTAAATTCACAACTGCTTCGGTGAGGAAATCGTCACCAATGTAACCAAATCCCTCCTGAATGGCAGAAGTGTCATAGTCAGGTGCAGAACTTGTCTGCAATAATGTTGAAACTAAAGACATTATTTAAACCTCCTTTACAGTTTTTTATGTCCTGGTATTTTTATACTATTTCTGCTTATACCTAAGAGCAGCGGTGATTACCTTTCTGTAGGTCTTAACCATCTCAGAAATAGCACTTGTCTGAGCATTGATGCTTGCATTCTGAAGATTCTGCAATTTGGTGAGTGATGTGGTGAATGCTTTGTAGACAGCTACCGCGTTGGCATAATTCTTTTCGTCTGCGCGGCTCTCAATCTGTCCAACTTCCTTGATAGCGTCACTAAAGACTTTATCAAGTTTACTGGAAAGCTCGTTGTATGTCTTAAGCATTGCCGGAGCATCCTTCAGACCCTTGATAATATCTTTAATGTTAACCCGCCTCTTGTCGGGAGCATCACCGTATTTGGCACCGTTACGACAATCCGACCATAATTTTTCTTTGATTTTGGATTCATCGGTAGTACCGAACACTTCTTTCATAACTGCATCTATCTTTTCGCTACCGTATGCCTTAATGGCATTAGCTTTGGTATCCGGCCTCATATCTCCGCCGTAAGTTTCTCTCTTTTCGGCAAACTCGGCTCTGTCAGTAATAACCTTCACGGAAGCCTTGGCTTCATTGAGCAAAGAGGCCATTGTCTTGACATTGGCATCGCCGGAGCGTTTCTGAAGCTTATCGACAGTGTAAACATGTACGGGATAAGTAAAGTCATTCAGTTTCAGATTCTTTAAATCCGATTCGTAATTCTTAAGAAAACTCTCCGTGCTGGTAAAGATAGAGGAGAGGTATCTCTTAACGTTGTAAAAGAAAGCCTTGACCTTCTCCCACAGCTTTTTGAGAAGTTCCTTAATCTTTCCAAAGGACGCTTTGGCTTTTTCCTTGATTGTGCTGCCAATTCCCTCCAGGACCTCCTCGGATGCCCCTTCCTGAACGGAAATGTGCTGCCTGATTTCAAGCTCTTCCATGTCATAGAATCCTTCGCAGAAAATCTCATGAAGGTCTGCGGCAGACTCCATCGCAATAAGAGCTGCACCGTCATCGTAGGTGTACTTTGAAAGCATTTCGGGGGATACATTAGGTGTACCACCACCCATGCTTGTTTCCAGTAAAATGGATGCTAACATTTAGCGTTACCTCCTTTATTCATTTTTACATTGGTTTAAATGATTTGGACTCCCAAACCATTCATTTTGTTGTCGGATATCGTCTTCTCCATCTCTTTCAGAGTAAAAAGACTATCGTCTTTATGTAACTCCTTTTTCAAGATGTCTTCGCTATCCGATGCTTTAATTGCCAGTTTGTCGGCTGCACGCCGAAGTTTAAGAATCACTCTCTCCTGTTTTTTGATAATCTCTCTCTTTTCAGACGATGAACGAGCTTTGGAATTTTCTACTGCAAGTTTATGCATCTCCAGAAATTGCGCTTGCACTTCCAAATACTCAGATAATGAATTTTTGTTTAAGTAATACCAGTATATTAACTGGCGTGTGACTGGAATGGCTACTACCAATGCTGTAACAACTATTCCTGTAACTGCAATAGCTCCAGTTCCAATAAAGCTACTTTTCTGTTCACGAATAGTATAGTTAATGACATCGTCCATTGTGCCATCCTTGCACATAACATTGAACTTTCTTAAGTTGTCAAGGGCAACCGTACCCCTGTTTTTGTCGAACTTTACGTTCGGTGTGTATTTTTCCTGATTAGGACCAACGATGTAGTCCAGATAGGAAGCAATTAGCATCGACGTAGTATCGATAATTGCCATTACCGTTGTGTTATAAAGAATAATGATATATTCCTGGTTGGTTTTAAAACCATACTCGAAACTTGGCTTCATCCGAATGACATTGTTGATTGCCGTGTCAACATCGTTCACGGCAGGTTCATAAATACCATTCATGTTAAATAACTCTTTGAGAACATCAAGAGACTCCTTCGTAGTAGAGTAATATTTAGATGATATAATATCACCTTTACTCTTTGGAATATCTCCAAAATCACAATGTTTTCTTTCAAGAGTTGTCTGATATAATTTCTGTACCGTAGCACCGTTCAGCTGATGAATGTCATCTTTCTGCATGGTGCGCATATATTTTCTATCCTGAGGAGTCGATGCTTCTATGACGACGGAAGAGACCGCAACAGGACGAACTACCTGATGCATCATATTATACGCTCCTTCCCATGGCTTTCATCATCTCTTTGAACTTTTTATCTTCCCTGGTCTCTTCTTTCTGAAGAGTGTTAAGGGTGAGCGTTTCCGCCTGAGTAAACCCATCAAGATTGATGTCAACACGATTAGTTGCAGGATTCACGATTACAAATCCGAGTAAATAATAGTTCTCCATAAGGTTGTCTAACAACATAGGGGATTTCTCTATATCATAACCATATGATTTGGCCAACATCTCAATGCAGTCCTTTGAAACCACGACGGTCATGATTGGAGTTGGTGCATTTTTACCAACTTTGGCTAAAATCTTAGCCTTCTCTTTGCGTTTCTTGGATGCAATAAACCAACCTTTATTTTTACTGGAAAGATTCTTAGCATCCCATTTCTGTTGATCCATGGCAAAAACAAAGTCCCTGAAAAACCTTGTTTCTCCAGTGGTCCATTTGACAAACTCAAAAAAGTGATTGTCTTTATTGATACCCCTGGCTAAGTTCTCCACCATGGCATCCGCAACCACGGAGTGTAGTGTGACCTTAACACCAAGAACGAAATCAATTGGGTCTGGAAGTTCCTCATCACCATCCACAGAAGTAGGATATACTCTAATATGAAGCATTGTTGGAACCAAATCATTGGCCTTCTTAAAATCAGTATCCATCAAGTGATTGAGCATGGGACCACTCCCACCACGACTTCGCCCAAGATTGGCTGGGATATTGACGATGTTTTTATTGTTATTGGTCGGACCGGCTACTTTAATAACACCACTATCCGGTTTTATGGTAACCGGTGTATTTACTGTTACATTTGGTTCAAAATAAACCCCTCCTGGACCAGAAGTACCACGTCGAGAAACCCTCTGTGACTTTTCATCGTCATCGGTGTACTTTGAATCGATGTAAGATTCACCACCAGGTCCTCCACTAAAAACAGTTTTGGCTTCAAAAAAAGGTTTAACCTTACCAATATCGTTGAGCACTGTTGGATTTGTCATTTCTTCAACAACAAAATTCCATTTTGACCCATCTTTATTAGCGACTGTTGAGTTAACCCCTTCGTAAATATGCCATACTGTGTTGGCAGCAGCTTCTTCGACCAATGAATAGTCGATACCATACTTATCACAGATATGGTCAAACTGGGTTGATTCCAATTTCGCCATAGATGTCGCTACTGCACCAATGGCAGCCATCGCACCAGTATCATTAGAACCTTTGACTCGCATATTCTGATGAAACTTCTTGACGAAATCGGCTGCACTAAGTTCCCCATTGTCGATGGCCATATACGGATTCATTGTCAGTGTAGTCAACACAAACGTCGAATACCTTCTCTCGAGAGCACGTCCAATGGTAATAGCATCTTCCAACGGAATAGAATCATCTACAATAGCTGGAAAATAACAAGTGCCATCCAATGCCCTTGATGCAATGGAGCGACGTCTGGAGCGTTCACCAGACAATGTCGTAAACCCTTGTTTAGCTTCATTTTTAAGCTCAGCAAAGGCATCTATCAAGTCTCTAAATTCACCCATTATATTTTTCATCTCCTTTCTTATAATAGTTAAAATAATGTTAAATACAAAAAATAAGAAAGGTGAGAGTGGGGCCGAGATAACCTGCTAGAAATATAATCCTAACAAATATACCGCTACAACATCAATCATTATAGATAAAATAAAATTTTAATCCCCGAGAAGTTTCATAATACCAGACACGAAATTTCCAACAGTGGAAAGGTCTGGATTGTTGTTTGTCCTAGAGGAACTGGTTTCCTGCTTGTGGGTTGACGTGGTAACCACGTTAGAACAGGTATTTGTACTACCTTCAACCACAATAGTCATTCCATGTGTCCCCTTGTGCTTCTTATGCTTCTTACTTGTATTTGTCTTGATGTCGCTCATGGGTTGGTTCTCCCTTTCTTATCTAGTACTTGAATCGAGATGCTTTCACATCACAACTCACCATTATAATATATAGATAAATTGATTATTAATTATGGGGTATTAAAATGACGTCCTGAAACACTACATTAATTGGATGAAAGGAGGCGAGAACATATAATGATGTACAAAGTTCAGGTGTTACCTGTAATTGAACAACTTGCATTTAGGTCCAGCTACAGCACAACATCGCCCATAAAAGGACATTATAAAAAAGGGGAAGTATTTATTGTCGATGAACAGGAAGTAGACCAGGATAATAATATATGGTTTAAAAATATTGACAATCACATGTGGTGTATATTCAAAAGTCGGACATCCACCAACCTTAAAATCGTATCGAAAATTGACAATACACCGGTTGTACTTGCAGCAACAAATGATACAGCAAAATCAACGACAACCGTTTCTTACGATGCATACGGCGGAACTGACGCGGTATCATATAATTCACATGAAACAGCATTTGCTGGTTTAAATGACACAAAACAGACAGTTGTGCCATCAAATAAATTAAATTGGAACAATGCAGTTATTGAGCAAAACAGTAACGGGTATCCAACTGTAAAAGCTACTAAAGCAAACGGTAATTATGCATATGATTACACCATGAGCATGACGGATATCGATATTCAAATGGATGTTGTTCGTAAAAATTTAAACATACCATCACTATATACACCAATACAATTGAATAGATTAATGCATACTCAATTCAACAGATACAAAATTGCTTATCCGGATTATGAACGAGGACCGCTATTACCCTACGTATTTTTTACCCGTCCTGATTTGAATATATATGGGACTGGTGGTAATATACTTAAACAATATCAAGCCAATCCTCAATTGTTATATCTTATACAAACCAATCCACAGACAGCCAAGTCACTCACATTGGCATACACGTCAGAACACCAATTCAATCCATTGCTAAGCAATAGAGTGGGCTCATTGGATGTACAGGATGAGGTACTTGATACTGTGGAAACTGGTGAAACTTTTACTGGTTACAAGTCCCAATATTCCAAACACGGAATACGGTCACTCACAACAGGGCAATTGTCAATAAAGTTCCCAGAATCATACAATATGGCATTAACCGTATTGCATCAAATCTGGTGTGGTTATCAGTCTGCTGTGTACAGGGGTCAGCTAGACCCATTGGAAGAATATATGGGGAATCGTATACTGGACTATGCGTGCGACATATATTACTTTTTAACAGATAGAGATGGTGTAATACGATTCTGGACAAAATACTATGGTTGTTTCCCATCTAATGTTAACAAAGGTATACTTTCATATGATGCTGGCTCACTGGTACAATTTCCAGAAATGAACATCACTTACAATTATATCCATAAAGAAGATTTATCCCCTGATACCATAAGTGAGTTTAACGAAAATGCCAATGTTTCTAGTGGGTCTAAGACGTTGTACGCTAAAGACCACGATAACAACCTTGGACACTATGGACCAACCTGGGTGGGCCCACCGTTCATTCAAGAAGTATATATGGATGAGGGAGAATCTACCAAGATAAGACGATTTGTATTGAGATTTAGAAAATCATCGGCAGATTTATTGGTTGACTCTGCTGTCAGAACAATGAATACATCTGTATCAGCACAGTAATCGTCATAAGAAAGGAGGAAATAATACGTGGCAAGAGACTATACATCAATATACAACATACAGGATTTTATCTTGAGCGACGTGGCACCGAAATACTTTGAAGTATCGGACGTGTCTTTACTCAAAATAGGATTATTTGGTATGATTACCGATGTGCTTGGGTCATCATTAGAAGACCAGTTTGAGGCTGTTGGTAAATATCTAAACGAATCCCTGGTACAGTTAGCACAATTACCAGAATTCATATATGCATATGCCGCATCATATGCAGTGACCGACTTGTTTGCAACCCCGGCACAAATGCCGATGTTCTTATTTATAAAGGAATCCGATATTACTAAGAACATGAAACCAGTAGGTAATCATTACGAGTTCACACTCGATTCAGACATGAAGATTTATGTGGACCGAAATGAATTGGTTTACAGTATACCGTATGATATCATAATACGTACAACTAAGTACAAGGGAGAATACTCACATGTAGCGGTGTATGACACTAGCTATATTAACAGCATAGCAAAAATTACCACCCCTTATCTCAGGATTATTAGACTTAAGTACAACAACGACAACTGGTTGGCTATCAGGGTCATGGTATACCAATATGAACGAAAGAAATACCCTGAAAATATTATAACAAACAACAAATTGAATATCCCTTACATTACAAGAAAATTTGATAATCAGCTTTGTAATTTTGAAGCATTTTATCAAGACTCAAATGGACATATCACTCAACTCGAAAAACGAATGGAGACATCCACCCCTGTGACTACGCCTTTTGTTTATTACAAAATGGAGGATGATAACACCATACGTTTTTCATTTGCAAACGACGATAGGTACTTTGTGCCAGAATATAACTCCACATTAATTATTCATATTTATACAACCCAAGGGGACCAGGGTAATTTTGATTGGAACGTCAATGATATACAAACCAGTCCAAAACCAGAGACCGAAGATGAAAATATAGCATATAACAGAAGTTTATTTATGGATGGTTCTGTTTTGGGTGCTTCTGCCGGTGGGTTAAATCAAAAGACATTGGAAGACATAAGAGCGTTGACAAGAGAAAGAATGGTGACAATTGGCAGCTATACATCAGATACCGATTTGAATATCCATTTCTTGAACTTTGGTAAGATGTATAACATCAGTGCACTATTCATAAAACACCGGGATGACTTGGCTGGTAGGATATACGGTTGCTTCACCAAGATAGGTAACGGTACGGATATATACCCCACCAATACTCTTGATATAAGATTATCAACCGACCAGGCAGACGATAACTTTAGTAACCTCTATCAATATATTATCAAACCAGGAAGACGGTTTGGTTATAGTGGTGATTCAAGAGATACTTTGGTAGTCTTAGGTAAAGATGCACCCAAAGAAGAAATTGAGTATACCAATATAGCTCTTATACAAATATCTCTACAAGCAAATAGTATGAGATATTATGTAACATCAATTGATAAAAATGTAATACTTCAATACTATTATATGAACTCTGAATCAACATTCAACTTCATCGCGGGTAACTGTAGAATATTCAGGGATGCAATCAATGGGGACAACAAATATCGAATCACTGTAGATTTAACCCGTGCGGATGGTATTGAGAGTATTACCGAAAATGGGGTAACAACCCCATATGTTGCAGACCCAAAGAAGATTCATGTTCTTCTAATCTTTGATACAGCTGCTGGGCATTATATCGAAATGACATTAACGAATACAGATGAATCCAACCTCATATACAGTTTCCAAACATACCTTACTACAAACGATATGATTGATGATGGTAGAATTAGTATAACCAATCTATCGTTACGGGAAACTGGGGAAGTCGAAAGTAGGATAATCGATATGATGAATCCAGGTATATCTATTGCCATATTCTATGAGTATGACACAAATACAAACCATCAGTTCAACGATATTACGGTTGTGGCGAAATCCACTCTGTGTAATATATATATACCTGATGAAAACGAGTTTTATTTGGCGTATCCACTTACACTCATGCGGTCACATGTGATTTTTGAAGACAGCCCATTGTCAGACGCTGGGTACGGTTTCCTATTAAAACAGGTGCCAGTAGTAGGAAAAGATTTCATGATGAATTCAGCAAATGCAAAGGATGTATTCAACCAGATTACATATCAACATGATTATCTAATGGATACGGTTAGGCAAATAACAGAAAACTTTACAATAAGTATAAAGTTTTACAATACTTACGGTAGATCGAGACTATTCTATTTACCAGATAAGAAAACTCTATTAAACAGAGTTAATTCCAATATATCATTGAAAATTGCTTTCAATGAAGGAATTACTCCGGAAGATTATCTTCCGTCTATCAGAATATTTATCAAAGAGTATATTGAAGAACTCAATAACTCTTATGTATCGTCTGGAATTAACTATATCCATATGTCAGTGTTAATTTATGGATTACACACATCATACAGTGACCAGATTAAGTACATTGAATTTGAATCGATCAATGGCTATGAGGCTAATGTGCAAACAATTCAAGCTGTTGAAGAAATTGATGCAACTACAGACCCGACGGTCATCCCTGAGTATATCACTTTGAGCACAGATGACGTCAATATAACAGTCATATAATAGATGGAAAGGAGAAATAACATGTCAAATGGTGTTTTTAATACCCCAAGACCATTAAGTGTACAGGAACGAGTACAGTTATTGGCACAACAGAAGGCAGCAAGACAGAGCAATTTGACTGCACTTATAGAATCATCCAAAAACGAAATGCTTACCGATAGCATGAATAAAAAATTAAGCGCTGTTGAAGAGGCTGCTATTGTGGAGACTAATCGGTCTACTGCATTAGAGAACATGGCCGCCGCAAACATGGCCGCTAAAAGAACTAACGGTCTTATTAATCTCGAAGCTAGGTTAGTACAAGAAGGCATCGATATGCTCTGGAAAAAGGTTTTATTCGAGAGCGTATATAATGCCACTTGGATCGATGAACCGGTCAAAGAAAGTATTATGAGACCAATGTATGAGACCTTTGAATCAACATTAGGGTTTGTGAAAACAGTGTGCCCCAATGCTATAACCACCAAACCTACAAAATTACTTGAATGTATTAACGGTATTGTAACCGAGGCGGCAAAGAAGGCAGCAAAACGAATCACCAAGGAGGCTGTAGATAATCCGGATTCAGACCCGGATAAAATCAATTTCAGTCTCAGTGATACAGAAGAAGATGATTTTGACAAAGATTTATCCGACTTGGATATCGATAGTATTGAGAAGAAAGTCAAGGACAAGGTTCTTACTGTTATCCAAGATGAAAAGCAGACTGGGAAAAAGAAAGCTGAAACAATGAAAAAGCTAGACGATGCTAAGAAAGAAGACGATGACGACTCGGATGATATTGAAGATGACGATGAATCCGATGATGATGAACCAGCTGAGGATGATGATAAAAAGTCCAAAGAAAATGAATCTGATGATGACAAAAAGAAGGAAAAAGAAAAGAAATCTGATGATGCTGGCGACAAGGATAAAAATGAAGGTAACAAAAAGACCACCGGAAAAGACGAAGATGATGTAGTCGAGGAGGGAGTGTTCGACAAAACGGCACCTGATGACTACTACAAGACCATTAGTGATTTATATGCAGCTTTATACAAGAAATCTCCCGGCAATAACGCTAGTGATACAGCAATGAAGTTTACGAAATCGACGAGAGTTGATGCTACTGATTTCAAAAGATTGAAGATGTCTAAACGCACATCATTTGCCAGGGCAATCAATGTCTCATTTGGTACGGCTAAACAGGTTGTCAAATCAAAAGGGTTCAAACTGGGTACAGCGAAAGCATTTGGGGTAGGAGAGTATTATATCAAGAGATTGAAAGACGGTTACTGCGAAGTACGTATTGCAGAAGTATACAAGACTGAACTTGCTAATTCTGGAACTGCCGTCGGGTCTGTTGGGTCTACAAATGCGTTCGCAAGTGGTGTTGGTTATAGTTATGACAAACAAACGCAGATTGCTGTTTGGTATCGTCCTAAGGCAAATGCTTCGATGCGAGAAAGATATCTCATTGAAGGTACTACGGTAAAAGGCAAATCTGAAGCACTCATTGCTATGGAAGCTAAAGTGATTGCTGATACTGAAAGGAAACTTAACAATTCTCACGGTCGTACAATTTTTGAGTCCATGATGATGTTCAATCGTGTTGGTGTTGAACACGACTGTGTTCTTGAGGGAACTCAATTGGATGAGGGCAATATGATGAATGCCGCTATGATGGAATCCATTTTACAGTACACTACACTTGAGACTCTTAACACAATGAAAATCTTTGAGTTTAAGACTGGGGATTCTATGGCATTACGTAAAGCTCTCCTGGAAGACATGAACATTTTGTCGGTAGATAATGGTACAGGTGGTCCAAAATCCACCAGAATAAATACACTCAAATTTAAACGCAACAACGATAAAAAATTAATGTCATCTGATTTTTCAAGTGGTATATCAAATAGCAATACTGCTGTATCAGAATCAATTAACGATATCTTTGACGGAATAAAAGATAAATTTGCTAATATCATTGGCAAATTCAATAATTCAAAACACAATATTAGCAATGACGATATAGCCAATACAATCAGTACAATGCTCGATGTGGCTAGTAACGGTAAATCAATTTTACCACCGGCCGGTTATAAAAGCATTGAATTGACGACTGAAGAGGAGTCGATTGTAAAAACATCGGTTGAAACATTGTTGTGTCAACCTGCCTCGAGTCACATCGACAACGGTCCATTATCAAAAGGATACAGAATTGTATTTGTACATGATGGACATAGGACTTCAGAATTATTCCTTGTATCTGTCGTCACCAATTTCCCTGGTGTATGGTATATCGGTGTGATTTATAAGAAGGCCGGAAAATTGTTAATTGACCCGCTTTACTGTGGTGGAAAATATAATCCAAAAGAACTCAAAATTGAAATGTCTGAGACCACCACTGGTAAATTCACAACAAAATAAAAAATATATAGGAGTGGATTTTTGTCCACTCCTATATTAACGTTTACATCATGATGATATTATATTTCTTTAAAAACCACTTCATCATACTCAGATGTCATTGCACACAAGTCATATGTGAGTCTAACTTGATACATCAATATAGTTATGATGCGTTCATAATCATCTGAGTTGGCTAATGAGTTGGTTAACTCTCCAAGAACATCTAACACATCGTCAAGTCTCCACAAATGTGTTAGTTTATCAGTGCAACAATATGTCGTACATATATCTGGGCGCAATTCCACATTTGCTATACTGCTGGCCAATTTACACACTTCAAGTATACTGACAAATATTTTCTCCGTTGGATCACATAAATCACTGAATGAGCCATATATCGGTTTATCTCCCACTGCATATACTAAATCGCCATACTTTCTAAACTTACGTCCCGTCTTCCTTAATGTTTTCATTTTTTAATTCCTCCTTAGATATTTAATTAAGCGTGGCAACACACCATATCACTATCAACCACAATCTCGTGTAACTCGGAATATAGGTTACAAAGATCTCTCCTTTTCCTGTATTCTTTAGCATCGGATTTTTTTGCGAGAATATCCCTGATGTTGCGCATAACCATCACTGGATTGTAAGCAATTGAAAGGTCTTCGCTCAACTTAAATGTTGATGCACCCTTAGTAATATCATGTAACTTCACCGGATTGTTGTGTTTACATACAAGCACCTCCAAATCCATTGAAGAAATGACTACTGCCTCATTATCGCCACGATTTGTATAATTGTATAACATATTCGATTCCTCCTTAGTATTTTATTAGATTCAGATGAATAATATATACTCAACAGGCTCAAATAAACGGATTTTACAACATTGAAAATATGAATGGTATAGTTGATTAAATATCTCATAAACTATACCATTCATTTAATTTATTTTTCAATTCTTGATATTGTAAGTGTCCCATTTTTGTATTTTATATCCAGCTTCGCAATGAACACACAACGATACCTCTGGATAAATTTCTTCGGGTCATCTGTTGTTATCATAACGCCGGATTCATCTGGTGTAATAACAACATTTGGATCAATTCTCCGTGCGACAACAATTGCATTGTTAATCGTAAACGGTAATCTGAGTGGAGCCACGGAAATTTCATCGTAATGCTCATTCAAACTCATTTCACAAAACCTCCTATATCACATAACTAAGACCATCGACTGTCTTAGGATTCTCATAAAAAGATTTTCTTTTTTCAACTGTTCGTTTATTATATTTACAGTCATATTTAGACATATATGCCAATGTTACTTCAACCCTCGGTAAACAAGAATAGAACTTCTCAACTGAACCTTTACAGACAATGCTGTCATTGGACACCAATGTTGATTGCACCATGTCACAATAAGCCTTCCCGATATTATCCCAATCAGGGGAGTTTAGATTGTGTATAAGTTCCAACTCAGCCGCAAGTTTCTCCTGTATTGACATAGTTGCCGGGGTTTTACTATAAACTTTAGCCGTTAACATACATGGAGTGGATATTACATTCTCCATTGCAGAATGATGGGCTTTAAACATATCAAACATCTTCTTATGGTCATTTGCACCCGGTACGTAAAATGTAAACGTATTTGGATTTAGTCGTGGTCGTTGTGATGTGACTGGTTCCATGTAAAAGATGTATGTAATTGTCTCCCATGTTGTTTCTTCTAACTGGTCAACCTTTTTCAAGATTTCATCAATGTGTTTTTTAGTGAATGGATGTTCATTAAACAACCAAACTAATCTATCCATATAGTCCCTTGGGACTTGACTGAATTTGGTATTATAATCTTCTACCTTTTTCTCGGTTATATGGTTTCCCATAATATATTCGTCTTCCTTCTATTTATGATGACTTACGGATACAGCATTAGACGATTGGTTATCTTATCTCGCAATCCAGTGACCTTATTGGCAACAGTAGCTGACACTTCTTCAGTTATTGCATCTGACAATAGAGTTGCCCACACCTTGTACTTATTAGATAATTTTTGATTGGTTATGTCTATACCGCAGTTAACCATCAGAAATTCAATCATACCACTGTTTCTCATAAACTCGGTAACGTTTGCCGGTAATGATAGAGCAGAATACATGTCTTTTATTGAAATAGACACTTTTACCTCATTTGGAAGACCATAGATAGACCACGATTGGTCACCACCTTTATCAATGCTTATACTGTCAATTATGCCAAGACTACAATTAAACCATCCTTGAGAAAAACATTTCAACAAGAATGGGGATTTGTACGTGTTGGCAGACAATTGTAATGGCAAAGCTAATCCTAAAAGATGACATAAAACAACTCCAATGTTAATATACCATGCCAGTTTACTGCCATACGGTGTAGATAAGGTCATTGAGAAGCTATACCCTTTATCGTAACTCGAGTTATTGTAAATTTCGGGTATTTCAAAGTTTCCTCCCTGAATTACTTGCTTTGCTCCACTTGAAAGACGGTTGACTATAGTACCCAGTGTCCCACCGATGGTGTCTCCAAGCAAGCCAGATGTATCACCGGTAAACTTTTGTACGTACGAGTCACCCGATGATACCATATCCTGGGCAAGCTTTTCCCAGTCACCAGTACCACTAACTGTACCAACTATCATGGATAATTCTTTTGAATATCCTTCGATTGTTTGAGTTAATGTTTCGAGAGCAGATGTTGTGGTCGAGTTAGATATCGTCTCATTAAATGACGCACTAGCATCGACATAGAATTGCACGTACTGGTCGTCTTCAGACAAAAAATCACTTATCTTAGTTGCAGTTCTCTCCAGCCACCCTGTATCATCATCGTCATCTGATTCTCCAGAATAACCATACACACTGGACAACCTATAATTCTTCCAATCGTATTTCTTAAATGGTATAGAGTCATTTTCAACCCATGGTACTCTTACATCTCCAAGACCTAACAGTTCCGCCATAACATGACAAAGCTGATTAACTCCCTTCATATAACTACCGTACTTTCCCTCATGGTCATAATACTGAATAACATCTTCTTTTTCGTCATCATCTCCAAGTAAAGCAGTTCTTAGTTTATCCATACCTCTTCCGCTTAAATCCTCTAACATTGCGTTTAAAAAGGATTCTCGTTCTCTCGAATTAGCACCTGGTAAAAATCTTGCGATTCCTGGTTTAATGCAAATACTAGGAGATTCCATAATAAACGTTTCTGCATACTTACGACCTAAATCGGAACCAGTTCCCAATCTAGGGTCACAGTGTGCTAGCAACTGATGTGGCATACCGAATAATCGCGTCGAAGCATTGATTTTATCGCTGATAACCTTTTCTCTTGCTGAGGAAGTCTTGTTTGATAGATATGTGTACGTTGTTGTACCCAAAATTATCCCACCTTTCAATTCAATTTGAATAAAAAGTGGTAAGATGGAAAACTGAATCAGCAGTCCATCTTACCACCATGTAATTGATTTCGTATTAATTTATCAACTGAAGGCGAATGTGCCTTTTGCCAATTGCTTTGCTAAAGCATACCCAGACCTATCCTTACCAGACACAGGCATATTAGCTGATTTATCGGCTGCATTTACTGTATTGTGGTTAGTTGTCAATTTCGAGTTGTTGTTATAGCTCGAATTCGTAAAATCTTTAGAATTGAGACTGTCAATACCTTCACTAGTACTAGTCATATCGTTAGCAATTCTTTCGAGTAACGCAATCACTCTAGTGACAGATGCAGTATCCCATACTCCACCAAATCCTCCCAAAATAGGAGCTTTTGTATAATTGGGCGTGGCGAGTCCCTTAACAGACGTTCCATAACCACCCGATGTCATTTGCTTGTATTTTGACATTGGGTATCCACCCATACCTCCCATACCACCGGATGATGGCTGAATAGGCTTATTGCCAGCTAACTGCAATAAATCATTTTTCTCATTTCCAAATCGTTGTACAATACTCTTCTGGACACTGGTACTCGATGATTTAAAGTTCGTGGGAACATTAGCTTGTTTGTAATCATAAAGTTTGGTTATGAATGTTTTAGGGTCCATTGATGTATTAACGCCGGAATCCTTAAACAATTCTGCTGCTTTTGTAGGACCGTATTGTACAGCTGATGACCACGCTGCCTCTTGAGCACCTCTGTCATAAGATGTTGGGTCACCAACCCCATTGGTCTTTAGTGCCGCGCTTATAGGAGTATAGTATTTTGATGCAATGAACTCATGCTCTCTCTTAGAGAATGCTTCGGGGTCTTTATTAACTGCATCCAACCAAGCTTTCTTAAATGCATCATTATCACCAGGCTTGACACCCGGATATTGTGAAGCATAATATTTATTCCAGAATGCTGGAAGGTTTCCAGACTCAGTTATACTTTGTCTATTGCTTGGGAACTGGTATGTTCCAAATGATACACCGCCATGGTCACCAGTACCAGACGATATCATAGCAGAACCCTTACTACCAGATTCATACTTCCTCACATATTTACCAATATAGTCATCACCGGATGAATATGTTATATCGGATGTGCCTGTATCGTTGGTAGATACTGTTGATGATGTATTAGTGCTAGTCGAATCTATTGAATCATCTGTATTGAACCCAAATGATTTAAGTAGAGGTGTCATGAAAGCGTTTGCATATCCAGACAAAAATTCCCCAATTGACGCTATTCCTCCAGTAGATAATGTGTCACTGGATGTAGACGTTCCAGTGTTATTGGTAGATACTGTAGTTGTTCCAATTGTATTTCCTTTGGATAAATCAGTCAATCCATTAAAGGTACTACTAACAGCCGTATCAAATACCGGATGACCGTAACCGAGAATCTTTGCATAATTCAACGGATATTGTTTAGCCGCAACACAACCTCCATTATCAACAACAGTAGAACCTCCACTGGTGTTACCTTCAATCGTGTATACATTTTGGTCATCAATACCACATACAATTCCAACATGATTTGCCCCGCCATGTCTTGTACCAACAAAGAATATACAGTCACCAACTCGTGGGGTTTTGTCAAAACGCTGTGCTGTCTTAAATGCATTCATCATTGAATTACAAGCTGCACTAAATCCACCGCACAAAGCAGCAGTTGCAGCCTGTTTACTACCAGCTGCTTGCATAAAACACCAGCATACGAAGGATGCACACCAATAGTCTCCGTTTGTACCTGTAACGACACCATATTTTGTATAATTGGCATCTCCTGAGTTTGCAGTTTTGTCATCAAGCTGGGAATTAGAAGCTTTCTCAATATAACCAATTTCTCCAGCAGCAACTTTAACAACAGCTTCAGCCGTGAGTCCACCAAATCCACCTTTACGCTTTTTACCATACCGAATACCGCCTTTACCACCAAATGACCACATATTAGAGGCACCAGAAGTAACTGCATTGATATCATATAAGCCACTATATTGCGGACCTCTCGGGTCCTTAATAGCAACTCTATCACCATCAACTTTAGTACCAACCACATAATGACCTTGTGGTGTGAACGGACTGTTCGGATTTGTATCCGAACCTTGTATGATAACTGGGTTACCAGATGATAATGATGTTGATATATTGGATTTGGATGCAGGCATCCTACTTGAGCCAATCCCAAGCTTGCTTGCTTCATAATCAAAAAATCCTGGCGTTGTACCAACATCCGTGCTAAATCCTGCTTTGGTTGCATCGTTAGCCATAGACAATGGGTCTAACCCACGCCCACCGACCGAATTGGCAACCATTGCCATTGCTGTCGGACCACATCCCCTATTACCCATGGTATCATATCTACCATCAGATAACTTATATGGAGCATTTGCAATACGTGGGTCATTTTGTGAGAAATATACATCCCCACCAAATCCACCGGACCCACCAGTTTCATCAACATTTGTCTTCTTACCAAACCCAAGCTTATCAAGTAACCAACTGCCCGCGTTTTTCAATTTTCCAAATATAGATGTTTTATTCTTATCTCCAGACAAACCTGTTTTAAGGAAGAACAGTGGTGACATAGTTCCTCGCAAAACAGAAAACATCATATTCGATATAAGACCAGAGAACGTATTTGTTTTTGCCTTCGATTTGAAATAGTTATTGCCATTGACATCTGTAGCAAATACATCTGCTGCGTCGTCAACATCTTTCGACACCTTATCCATATCACCCATAGATTTAGATACAAACCCAAGGGCATTTCTTAACCCTGACGTAACAAAATTCAATGGAGCCAATGTTGCACTAACCACAGCATCTGCTGCGTCCTGTGCCAGGTTACCACTTCTATCTTTACCTGACAATATACCCATTACCTTTGAAGCAGGGTCTTTCTCTCCAGTGAAGGCGTTTTTGAATGCACTAATGGCTCCAGTTCCAGCAGATTTAATACCTGAACCAGCAGCTTTTGCTAATTTAACAGGTGCACCTATCACTGCCTTGGTGCCCTTTACAAGACCACCACCGACCACAGATGCCCCATCCATAATTTTCTTAACAACTGTCCTATTTTCACGAGAATTGTAATCTTCAAACTTGGTACCAAGTCCAGATTGCATAAACTCTTCATAAGACATATAGCTTTCGCCATTCTTTTGAGCATTCTCTACATAAGCAGCATACTCCTCTTGTGAATATGCATCGTACTCTTCTTTGAATTTTTCCCTTGATGCATCAAGTTTGGCATCCTTCTTATCAGAAGATATCAGCTTGTACATCTGTACACATAGTTCTGAACCAAGGTCAAATCCCAATAGACTACTTGCAATTTGAATGACCAAATCTATTATGGCACCAGTACCTGTTGACATGATACCTTTCCAGAATCTCGCTATCAATTGCATCTTCCAGTCAACATCTTTCTTATTAACCTGAAAAACTTGAGCTGGATTAGTGTTAAGAGCACCTAGTGCACCCCATGCAACATCAGATAATAATAAAGTAGATGCCGCAGCTGACAATTTTGACATAACTTGGGCAACTTTGGGACCAAATCTCTTTACTACCTTTTCAGACAACGACGATGTCATCTTTCCAAGTAACTGGGACAGCTTACCACCCATTTTGGAATTGTGCTTAAGTAGAAAATCGTCAATTTTTGTCTTTAAGAATGTAACCGCCTCTTTAGCAAGGTCAATGAATTTACTGATAACACCACCGGAATTGGCAGCAGTGACAATCTTGTCTTTCGCCTTACCTGCTATCTTGGTGAGAGATTCAGCTCCCTTATTGGCAACAGTCATAACTGTACCAATTTTCTTATTATCAATATCCTTAGTTGCAATCTTAGCAGCATTTTTTATACCAGAAGCCTTATACGTCTTATATGCTGTTTGCCAAGCTTTTCCCTTGACGATAGCCCTAGGAATTTTAACAGTTTTAGCTCTAGCAGCATTTACCATTGCACCAGACAATTGTGTCCATTCACGTACGTTATGGGCTTTGCCTGTCCTAGAGTCAATTATGGTGCGTGTAGGCATGAGTAAGTTTCCAACAGCACCAATCGCTGATGTTTCGCTCGTTTCTGCTACACTTGGAACACCGTTCTCATCTAGTACAACAGTACCATTTTTACCTAATTCAAATCCGCTACCACTTCCACTATTTTTATAGAATATACTCCTAAGAGAATTAGCCAAACCTTTAACAATACCAGGTATTGCCTTGACAACAGCATTTGCAATCCAACCTGCTATCTTTGAAAAATTCTTAAGTATAAATGGTGCAAATAAAATAAGAGCACCTGTCAAAATACCTTTGAGTCCAAAGATACTATTCCATATACTATGGTGCGTCTCAGTAGTGGCATTAAGATTAGATAATGCAGATGTTACCTTGGTTCTATATTCAGCATCTTCCGCAGCCTTATCATCTATTGCTTGTTTAGCTCTAATAGCATCCTCACTATTTTCAGCAATTCTGGTAGTCAATTCATTTTCTTCTTTGATTTTTCTACCATCGTTGCCAAACAACGTAAGATTCATACGCTGCGAGCCAGAACCTCCTCGACCTACAGCTGTACCAAGTTTGCCAGATGCAATCAACGCTATTTTTTCAAACAACTTAACGGACTTATCACCAAATCCATTAACATGAGTGACGTCATCAACCACTTTAACTTGGTCAAGAACACCACCTACTACATATACTGGCTTAGCTTTAGATTTGAGCATTTTCATCTTCACAGAGTTAATAGTTCCACCAACTCTGCTTCCAATAGCACTACCTATTCCAAATAATGCATTTCCTGCTCCTCCAAGTAAACTCCCTAATAAACCGGCCCCGCCTTGTAGTACTTTACCAGCACCACCAAGAACACGACCACCTAGTTTACCAGCACCCCATAAGAGGTTTCCCACACCGGCAAGCGTAGTCCCAACAAATTCTCCAAAACCTTTCGCTGCATTGAATAATGTCCTACCGATACTTGCAATGCCAGATATAAGAGTAGTTGCTGCTAAATGCAATCCATCTCCAATAAGTTTTACAGTTTGGAATAATGCGTTACCTATAGCAGGACCAATCATCTTGGTGATATTGACCATTAGTCTGGTAATATTTACGGGTATTTCAAGTAAAGATGATGCCGCTTTGCCAATACCGGTCACAAGCGAAGTTGCACCACGTACAATAGCACCAGCTGCATTTTTCACAAACTCAAACATACCTACGCCGATGTCTCTTATTGCAATAAACGGTGCCAATGATAAACCTTTAATTGCTTTTAATGGTCTATTGAATTTAGTTTTGAACTTACCAAAAAATCCCTGATGAGTTTTATTGTTGTCCCCCTTGATATCCTCATCTCGTTCTCCGAAATGTTTCAATAGGAGTCGATATATTTTATTTACATTGCTTCCCACACCGTTAAGCTGACCATGTACAGAATCTGCTATATCATTGACATTCGACGCAATGTTTGTTTGTGACCTCTGTATATTTTTACCAGGTCTTTTACCTAACAATCGGTCATTGAATGTCAACCTGGGGTCATCATCATACTCATTTTTCTCAAATGAGTATTTAATTGATGTATTCTGCAATGAATCGCGACGAACATAGTCAAACTGATTTCTTGGTTTTGGTTCAGCTAAACTACCATGAACGAACTCAGATGTTCCTTTATTTTGAAGTTGATCATGTTCAATATTCGCTTCATTGAAAGAAGACCCTTTTATCTTAGATGATATACCAGATAGAATATTCTTAATGTTATCCAGCAAATTGTTAGTCTCATTGCTATGGTCATTCTCATTATTAATAATAGTATCAATTTTACTGGAAATCTTAGTCGTCTCATCTGCACTGGTAGTAGTATTATTGTCGATTTTATCAAGAGGTTTACTCAGATTAGATACTTCTGCTTGAACCCCTGCAACCGTTCCAGGTTTTGCTTTATTAAGCTTACTTTGTTTCTTTTTCCAATTACTGTCGCTATATTTAGCATTGATTTCGGCTAAACGTTTCTCATGTTCACTAGCATACTGCTCTTTAAGCTGATTATCGATACTCTTTGGATTCTTGTCCGGGGTAGCATATCTTCCGGCTCCTCTCCAACCCCATCTACCAGCTTCCCTAGTTTCTTTGCTAAGAGCCGCCATGTTTCCAGAACCTAATGCTTTAGCACCAGACCACAGACCGGAGAATAATCCCTTGATGCCACCACCAGCGTTGGCTCTACTGGTCGCAAATGCAGTCTTGGCATCTTCCCATGCCTGTTTACTTCTCTCAACAGATGCTTCGTTGGCACCACGACGTTTATCACCAGCAAATATACTCTGCCCAATCCATCCAATTGTTCTGAATGGGGATGATATAACACTGCCGATAACATGGGTAACCGCACCAAATATACCACTAGCAATTTTCTTTAATGGTGTAATAATCCACTTGTCTATGGTATCACCGAGAGGTTTTGTGACCGTGTCGTGAAACTTCTTACCGATGTCACTAACCATATCTTTAAAACTACTAGCGACATATTCTCCAGCTTCAGTAAATTTATTTGTAATCGGAGCGATGGCTGATGCTAAAGGACGAACCATCTTATCCTTTACAAAAAACATAAAATCAGCTTGTGCTGTTTCTACTGTCTTGGCTAATGGCGTCAAAATCTTTTTATCCATATAGCCTTTGAACCGTCCAAACAAACCACCGTTACGCTTACCTGTCTCTTCGTCAACTTCCCCGAACAACATAGATTTGAACTTTTCAGTGTTCATTGCTATAGATGCCGCAGAACCTAACATAGCTCCCACAATAGGGCCACCAGGTAAGAAGAATGAACCCATGATACCAAGACCTGCTCCCATAGATGCATCAAGTGCAAGTCCTTTAAGATTCTTATTCTTTCCAAATACGTCTTTAAACTTCTTAGTAAGTCCGCCAGTTGGGTTATTCTTATCCCCGTCAACACCATAAAGCATAGTGTTGAATAATCCTGCTTTGTGTGCTAATGATATTGCACCACCAGCAAGTGCTCCACCTATAGGACCACCTGGGAAAAACATAGCTGGTAACAAACCAAATGAAGATGCCAATCCGGCAAATGCGCCAAGTTTAATACCAGTTTTATTATCACTAACAAAATCAATTATTTCCTTAGTAATAATTCCACCAGTACGTTTTCCATCCTCGTCAACTGGCCCAAATAATTTGTCTTTAAGTGTATTTGACTGGGTTACCATAGCAATACCAGTACCCAACAATGCTCCACCTATAGGACCACCAGGTAAAAATATAGAACCAAGTATGCCCAGTTTACCAGACAATAAACCAGTCCCAACTGCTCCTAATACAGCACCAGCACCAAGCTTACCACTCTTGCCCTTCATTTCATTAGCAAAAGAAGTTACCCCATCTTTAACCGTATTAATCTTATCGCCCTTAGTTTTCTCACCCAGTAATAAATCAGTCCACTCGTCGAATCGTTTCTTAGTATGACTCCAAACACTCTTTAATCCAGTAGATGCAGCTTCTCTAAATGATAATCTTTTTCCGTCTTTACCTTTATTATCTAACCCAAGAGTGGTATGAATGGAATCTGATACACGTAACCCAATTTTCTTCAAATTACCAAATACAGAATTATCCTGCTCTATTGGTAACGATTTTCCATCTGGCCCTTTCTTTCCTATGATACTTTCTTTAACACGAGTACCAACATCTTTTAATTCATTTAACGTATTTGAAAATAATCCACCGTCGTAACCAATACTACCATCTGGATTCTTTATTTTTTCCCCAAAGAATACACCAGATACTTTATCTTTTATTTTGGATGCTTTATCCTTAAACCCTTTAAATATTTCAGATTGTTTTAATTTAGTTACGATACCATTATCACCAAACAGCATATTGTCTATTGGCTTGAGTATCTTATCATCTACAAACGTACCGACCTTCTTGAACTGAAGTTTCATACCAGCCCAAATGTAATCAAAGGCAGCACCTAATCCTTTTCGACCTTTATCGTTACCAAAAAGAATTGTATAAATAAACTCATTTGCTGTATTCAGCGTAGTTTGTGCAATGGAAGATGATTTGTTAATGGTTGCAGATATTCCTCGCATCCATTTTCCAATAGTTCCCGGAGCAGTGCTAAACTTTTCAAATATTGACTTCTTTCGAGTTCCACGCTCTTCATCAACTACACCAGAGAAATATCTCTGCGAGTTGGTAAGCATAGTCTCATCATTGAAATCTACATCTGAATCTAAGTCTAATTTCCCATTATCTAAATCCTTAATGTGAGTAGCCTCGGGTGTTATGTGTACAATACTACGTTCTCTTCTAAACTGATTCTGCTCTTCATTAAGAAGATCGTTGTATAATCCAGTCGGAGAACTCCCACCACCAGGAGTCATATCCCCAGTGTTACCCAAGACATTTACATTTATACCGCCTGTAAGAGTTTTAAGAATTTCTCTCAGATAATATGTAGGTTTATGACCGTATTTGTCTACTAATGGACCACGACTATCTGATACCCGTGTACCCCCATAATAACCTTTGCGTTTTAGACGAATGGTGGCATTGTCGAAAGATTCAAGTCCGTTATCAATTAGATTGTCGTTATATTTAAGCTGATTTGCTTCCCTTTCGGATGTCATTCGGCTGACATTATTTCTAGCCTCCTGTACACTCCGACCAAACATTCTAATGTTTTCAGAACCAAGACCAGCTCTGTATCTACCCTCAAGCGCATTTCTTATAATATCCGCACTGCGCCTATCATTTGGCATATCAAGCAATTCTGAGATATAATCTGTTATTTCATCAAAATCGCCTTTCCGTGCTTTCTTCCTGTAATTGGGAATACCACCAACATCAACCATCCTACTAAGAAAAGTTTTAAAATCATTTTCTATGGCAGTAAGTTGTTCTTCAGTTGCGGCAGTATACGTCTTAGAAAGCATTTCGTTAAACTGACCAATATCTGTTGAGAATGGAGAAAGTTTCTCGTACTCAAGATCAGATTTATGCTTTTCTTTAATCTCAGATAATGTCCTATACACACCCCCATTGTAGTCAAAAGCGAATTCTTCTTTGCCAGTTAATGCGGATGCAATCTGTCTAAGATATGTCGGTATTACATCATTAATAGTTCTATGTGTTATACCATCGAATGGCACTGGGCCTTTTTCATAATTTCTTTTATCCACTCTGGTATTCATCTTATTACGAATACCAAATATACTAGCCAACGCACTAAGTACAGGATTAGAACTGTCTTCTTGGCTACCAAGTTTAGTCAATGCAGTTATAGCAAATTCACCAACGGACCTATCAAATTCCTTCATAGAACGCTGAACCATGTTTGGGATAAACTGTTCAGCAATATTCTTTGCTATACTCCTAAGCGGAATTTGAACAATACTGCCAAGAGTGTCAGTCTGCTCAAACAACATATTCTTTACTTGGGATGCAACGAAGTCATTATCAACCCAATTACCAAAATTCTTTTTAATGAATTTTTTGTAATCAGAGATACTTATTGTACCACCAGAAAACATGTCAAGTACATTAGGTACATCTTTTGCATCTCTAATGGCACTGGCTGCTGCCCCGACAGCAGTTTGCTGTTTAATTATGTCAAGGGAATCGGCCATTCTAGTATACAATGCCAATGAATCATCGTAATATTTACCAGATATTGCAGAAAATTTATCGATTGATGATGCAATAGTAGTTCCCGTATCAGATATTGTCTGATTTATGACGGTCATACCTTTATTGACATCGTTACCAATCCTATTCATTATTGCCAAGCTTACCTGTGTATTAGCCTTTCCTGCATCGACTAATATACCAACGCCTTTAGCTGTTACTTGTGTTTGTAATTCAGTTGCCTTTACAATAGCGCTATCAGGCCCAATATTATTAACCAACGTAATCCGTGTTGCTTCGTTTCGACCTTTATGAGAACGATTTATACTGACAGACGCTCCGTCGTCATTAGATTCAAGATTAGCATCAAAATCTTCAGTATCATCAAAATCGTCATCGAATCCAAAGTCAAAATCATCGTCATCGAATTCCATGGCCTTTTCAGCATATGCCAATTCCCGACTTCTATTATAAAAGTCACCAGATTTAAAGTCGGCAATAGTATTCTGAATTGCTTCTTTAGTCAACTGTCCATAGATAGATTCGTTGAAAGCTGACTTAAGTTTTCCTCGTTGAGTGCCTAAGTTCCTAATTGAGTCTTTGATGTCTGTCGCTGATTGTGCTGCCGATTGCCCTAACTCCACTGTATTAGGCATCATATCTTTAATGATGTCCATGGACGAGTATCCAACCGATTTTATAGCATTGGACAACCAAGACCCAGCTTTTACTGGAACTCGTCGACTAGATTTTCTACCCTTTTGGAGTAGTCGTTCTAAGTCTTTCATGTTACTAGCCATTTGCTCTATCTCCTTCCTTGATTAGTTAATCACTTGTGGAAGATAGGGTTGGCTGGTTTAAAACAATAAAAAGATAGGGATATGCCATGGCATATCCCTATCTACAAAAAATATATGATGCTGGCGGATATCGTCATTATCCCACCAGCATCATAACGCTGCTTTTCTTTATATATTTATGCCTGCTTATGCTTACGGTTGTCCGGGCACTTGGATTTAACCCTGTACCGACGATGTTCGTCATACACGGATGTGACCTTAACACCAGGCTGCTTCGGAACCAAAGATGAACGTGTGGTCGGTTCTTTGATTTCCTCGATGTAGATTGAACCCTGAAGGTCTTCTCTTCTCCCAAATGCAAAAACTCTGCCGGTGTCGAGGAATTCCTCAATCATATCACCCACAACAGGGTACAGTGGAAGAGTGCTGAACTGATGATTCTCAATCAGTTTTGCCGTCTCTGCCGCATCCAGACCTGCATCTTTTGCAATTCCGCCAATCATTGTCTTTCTCAAATCCCTAACCGGGGTAGTCTGAATCATAGTCGGCTCACCGTTGTGCTCAGAGTACACCGTATCCTGGTAATCCGGGTCATTCAGAAGTGCCGTACCGATTTCATTAAACAATTTTTTATTTTTAGTCCTCTTTGGACTTGCACCATTAGCTGGTGCGGCTGCTTTGATTAATTCTGCTTTAGCCTCAGCAAATTTTCCCATTGCTAGAACCTCCTTAGTTTTTATAATATTCGGTTATTCGAGTGTTATATGCATAATTATTTATTATGCACAAATATCATACTTTTCAGACTTATTACAAAACAGAATAGTCATCATCATAAGGATCTGGCTCTTCTTTAATCCTATTCCTACCTCTAACATTTTCAAACACTCTCAAATCATGCTCTGTTAAATATTTCTCAGCTGGTATACTCTCACTGTACAATCTTCCAGTTCTATAAATAGAATATTGGCAACCAGAGCACTCATATTCGTTAAACTGTGAACACATTTCACATTCCGTGCAGTTGTCGCATATTTCGGGGTCATACTTATCCCCTCTTAACTTAGAACAATACTCACATATATAAGGTTTTTCATCTTCTGCACGAATTTCCCCATCCTCTGAAATTCTTGAGAAAGACTTCTTTATAGGAGCACAATCTTTCGATTCCTGATACCTGGCCTCTTCGTCAGCAGACCTTGCTTTAAATCTTGAATATTTTCTACCGTCATATTTGTCTCTTACAGCCAATTCCAACGGTGGTTCTTTACCCAGCTTAGTATACTCTTCAACTATTGCATCCATTATGATGTCAATATTAAAGCTCTGATAAGTTAAATCTAATGGTTTACCTGTCAACATTTGTATCACCTCCAGCAGTCATATCTTGAGTCATCATCAAATGGGTTCTGAAATAATGATTGGATTTTAAAGAGAGGCTTTGCGCGACATAAAGTTTCGATAGATAATTTTTAAAGAAGCTCTGTTCTTTTTCATCTATAGAAAATTCATCCACGCACTTATGGTATAATATTTCTGCTATTCGTTTAGTATTCGCCAAATCTCCCATTTCTGGATTATTTGCTGGTAATTCCAACTTGATGTGTACATGTCTGTCCATACACACCAACAATCTTTTGTAAGAATCGTGTTTAAATACATCGTCGTTAAATCCCACAAATATCATTTTTTCTAGTACCATTATTCAAACCCTCCTTAATCTTTAAATTCAAAGCACATTTTACCATGATTTAAACACGAAACTATTTCACATCTTGAACAATCATGGTGTGTGATATTATCTTGGCTTACAATCATTACACGCATGGTTTCATCTTCACAACTGATGAAAATTGACATTAACTTAGAATTTCCCAATTTTCGTCTATGCCAACAACCACCTTGTATCTGATATCCTCTGGATATATTTCCAAATACTTTTTCTCTGATGAACTTATTATCAATTCTATCCAATGTGAAAATAATTAACTTAATACATATATTTCGTTTTCTGGCTACTAACACTTTTTCACGAAGCATCCCCATCAATTCAACATCGATTGCTCTGATGTCTGTGAAAAATAAATTTATTGACCTAAGATTACTCTCATTCAACAAAAGAATATCAGCATAGTAGTCATATGAATCGAAATTTACATAGTATCTTGAATTACTCGTGGCTGCTATTTTCATTATAATAATTCCTCCTTAGTTTATCATATTTACTTTATAATAATATATACGTAAAATAATAGAACAAGGGACGACAAACCATCCCTTGTTCTATTGTATATTCAATTATTCAAAACTAAAACCTTTTATATCTTTGTGCGTCTCATCTCTCTGTTTAATGATTTCCTTCTTTAAATCATTGTAAGCTTTTTTAACATCTGGGTCCATAGGCTCAAATTTTAAATCCGCTGAACCATCACCATCCACCCAAACGTTGAAACCAGTGGAGTGGCCGATTTGGGAACACACTTCCATCCATGCAAGCATCTTGAGAAACATGCTACTACAATTCTCTGTTTTGACATCTATTTTCATCGATTACCTCCTAATAAAAGTTTTTCTCCAGGGTAAATTAACCTTGTTGACATAAGACAATTGTTAATATTGTCAATACTCACGTTATGCTCATCTGAAATATCTAATTTAGCTCTCAATGAATTAATATCGTATCCGCTTGAACCATATATAACAATATCTCCTGGAGAATAATATTTATTTGCCTTCAAGTATCCATCGTCCGATTCCCCTAAATCAAACACAGATTCGATTACAGCAAAAAGGTCATCTGAAATTTCAACTGATTCAGATACCTTTTGTTTAGAATGGTCCATGTACGGATTTTCCCTCCGTGCTTTCTCATTCCAGGATTCTCCGGTGAGAATCTCATACTGCTTTCTCTTTACTTCAATTAAACCTTTGTACATCAGCATCGATGGTTCAATTGATTGGGTACCACGTTGTAATATTGCACTCGGTGCTTGAAGCAATGATATTTCTTCATATGGTCTAAATTCAGTGTAAGGTTCAAATCCTTCGGGAATCATATCTCCAAGGGTTGCCTTATTGGCTGTCTGATGAACCAACTTATCACCATCAGACAACTCATCAAGATAGGTTATAAAGAATTTGAACATAACAGCATCTGTTACATCCTCCCCGTCAATCTTACCATACTGGTCCGGTTGCACGACACCAACTGGTCTATTCATTAAACATCCAGCTTTATATGGTGAATTGCCTTTTCCTGGGTCGATAGAGTCGAGATGCCTACTTCTCGACACATCACTGGACTGGCAAGCCTTTACCACTTTGGCCAGTGATGGAGACATTTCCTCAAGAGGTACTGTGGGATAACACAGGATATCATCAATACGGCCATCGTACTTAGATGTTATTCTGGTTTTACCTAAACTTACAATAGCCTCATGTAAATCATCTCTGATACCAGCTAATAACTTATTCATTTCTGAATCATTGTATGATGTTTCAAATCTGATTAACTCGTCACCAACTCTAACAGAAGAACCTATCTTCACAATATAGTCAACGTTAGAGTTCTTACCAATAATCACCTTCTTACACATGGTAATTTCGGATGACATGTCTTTGGATAACTTTTTGGTAAACTGGTCTGAATCCTCATATGTTGCAGGACTTGACATTATTGCAGTTTTTACCAGTGTACCTATAGTCAATCTATTTCCGAAGAACTCATTATCATTGTAAAAATATGGGTCGAATGCAAGAATCGCATCTTTCTTAAATGAATCCCCTGCCTTAAATGATGTAACCAACTGATTCTTTAAATACATACCAGCCCCGCCATTTTTTGCCATTTTAGGATACAAATCAATACATCTCTTAGTACCATCTTTGTATTGGATAGTCATAAGTTTCTTTGTATTATCGATAGATAGTACCTTACCCGATTGCTTAGCAACCACAGAATAATCATCTGATGTTCTATATTGAATAGTTGCATCCATACCGTTTGAAATTAACATCGGGGATTGCGATTTAACTGGAATAACGTGACCTCTTTGTTTTGTAGCCATTGCCGTACGAACTGGGTCATCGTGAAGAAGACCACTTGGGTTTAATAACTCAAGAGCAGTTTCAATCTCAACATCTTCAAGTTTATCGAAGTCTTTAGGGTCAGTTAATTCAACCATACCTCTAGCATTGATAATCTTGGGTTCGACAACAAGATGTCTCTCTTTTCCACAATTCTTGGCGTTATCTGTAGAAACGCCAACGATTCCCATCATAGAATCATCGTACACACGTTTATCCTGCTTATATGCCTCGTCGTTATTCATGCCAGCATACCCCTTCATAGAAGCAAGATAATTCATCTTTACCTCTGTCATAGGACCAAGATACGGATAATCTTGAACAGTTGGTAACTTTTGTAATGCTTTGATTACACAATCTGGGTCAACTGACATTTTAACAGGGTTACTGTTCCTTGCAGTTGCCCTATATCGTGCATATGCGATTGACAACTGCTTGTATAATATTGCTGCAACAATCTCATTATTCCTAAGACGATAATTTGAAAAATGTAAGTCGGTTCTGTACTGATTGTCAGCAAGAAGATTGTTAGCATATATGATCAGTGATACTACGTCTGTAGGCAATGATAAAATTACCAATAACTTCAATGTGATTGGGTCAATTAAGAAGTCATAGAAATTCACAAGGGCTCCTGCGATATATCCATCACCTGTAATTTCTGTTAATATATCGATATATGATTGCTGGTTATCCAAATCAGCAATACTGTAATTTGCAGTTGTAAATGCGTTGAGGCCGTTAAACATGATACACGCTTCCATATCAGACATAGGATATCTGAGATACCCGTCCTCAAACCGAATGTATATATAATTCTCTTTACTGGATTTTTTATCAACAAATTCAACATTCTTGTCACCAAACTTACGAATGACCTGAGTCAACCCCTCAAAGAAGCAAAGTAATACGATAGTTGGTATCTCTTTTCTCATGATGGTGGTAGTGGTGTAGATATATTTCTTACCAGCACTCATTTGTTTGAACTCATCGTACTTATCTGGGTTAACCGTCGTTAAGATAAGAGTAACCATGTCAACGTGGTCTGGGTTATTTCTGTCATAATAAATAGGTTCAATCTTTGAACCAATTTTACTATAACCTATAAGTATCCTGTCTAATGTTGATTCAAACTTGTGATCAGTTTCGTCCATCAACTGTTCTACGTTAAATACAAAACGATATTTACCAGAAGAGATAGTGTTATATCTCACCGCGAGGTTGTCATATTCAAGACAAGTCAATTCGCCCTTATTTGCTTCAGAGTTATCTCCTCTGACGACAGTCCACCCATTATTTGGTGCCTCAACCAGTTTCTTAAATCTTTCAACGTTGGGGTTAAACTTCGTACCTTTTCTAACAATGGTCAACTTGTTATAGTTAGTATTGATACGTACAGTATCATTGTCTGTTTTGATTACTGGCATAGCTGTAATCTGTGTCTCGATTGTCTTAGTTCCACCATTGATATACAATTTCTGGTCATCAATGTATTTTGGTAAGTTTACTTTTATAGTGTGACGCCTTCTTAACTCATCCTCAAAAACAACAGTATATGTTTCCTTAAGATTAAGAGTATCAGAACTATCAGCTGATTTAACACTAACAACATTCATATCTATGGTTTTACCATTAAACATTGTGAAGACATCAGCTATATCTTTTTCAGCTAATGTATCATTGTATGTCTTTTGGAAATTGTAATATCTCACTTTCTTTATAGGTTCATTTATGGTTGGAGCATCTTCTATTTCAACCGTTTCAACCTTAGGAATCTCAACATCTTTAACCAATTCCCCTAGAGTACGACTTTTAATCATTATATTTTTCTGTCGTTCTCTTAGTAATCGGTCTCTTTTCGTAGAAGCCCTACTTTTAGTTCCCTTATTTGAATCTATAATTACTTTGGCCAATTCAGCTTTCAATTGTTCGTCATCATCGGCATTGTTGATAATAGATGCGACAGTTTCATCGTTTTCATCTGATGCATCTATATCTACCGCGTCAATTTTTTCTTTAATCGTTTTAACCACTTTTGAATCAGGTGTTACTATGTCGACCGGCGTATTATGCGCGGTTGTATCATCTTCCGGGACATCCTTTGCCGATTCATCATCCTCATCAAATTCAACTGGTATTATATCATCCACCTTACCAGTAAATGCTGCATTTACTTGGTTAGAGATAATTTCGTTATCAATCTTATCAATAACTGCGTTTGTACTAACATCAGGTTTAAGTTTGACAATATAGTTATGGAGACGATTGTAATTTTCTTTAAGCATATCGTTTGTCATATTGAACTTAAGGTAACCTCTTGACGTATAAAACAAAATGTCGTACGTACCCCTATATCGTTCAATCAATTTTGGCCGCTTCTTAAGTAATAAACTTAAATAAGTAAGCATGTGGTATGAATTCAAAGATTCTTGCCCTTTGTACTCATCCAAATCAATGAATATAGTTTTTCCATCATACATGCCTTTGGATGTATTCATGTTTGTCGACATAAGTTTATCCACAGATGTAAAAAATATATCCATCTTTCTTAAATATTTTACTTTGGTCATTTTTGGATGCTGTTTCATAGCATCAATTATTGGGTTAATATCATACACCAAATTACGATATTTGGATTGCTCTAACGTAAAAGGTGTATTAATCCCTTCCACTTTTTCAGCAATTTCAGCTAATCTAATAACACGTTCGCGTCTAGCAATAGACCTAGTTTTACCTGTGTTTGGTATACCTGGTCCTTTAAATGCTTTAAATAATGACAAGTAGTCATAGTAATATGTGTTATACATCTTACCGATATTACTTATTTTGGGATGCCCGTTGTTGAGAATCTTGGCAATTCCATCCAGTGAAGTGTTCATAAAATATATTATTTTTCCATGTCTCCTATCATTCACATCAAATGGTAGTTTTAATTTGTCTCTGGTGATTCGCATATCAACAACATCTGTCAAATTACGAGCTTCCATAACCGAGGCAAATTCTTCATATAGAACTAACTCCATATTTTCTCCTTCCCTTATGAGCTTATTAATGTTTTTAATGTTTTTAGATCAACAATTCCGCTGGGGTCGATATCATTATTCTTTTGATAATCTTTAACTGCCAGCATCGTTTGATAATCATAGAATGATGTTATGAAAAACCCATCACTTTTATAACCTCGTATCATGAGTTCATATTGTAGCCATCTAACTAGTTCCCCTTTATCACCGATTTGTGCAATGTTGTATGGATTGTGTTTTCCCCTAACAACATCATATTGAGTCAAACTATACTTGCGTATAAGTTTCATCAATTTTAAAGGAAGGGCTTTGTTTGATTTGTCAGTTAATCTACTATATGCCGATACACACTCATCTATGTTATTGATATGAATGAGTTCGTCATATTTTGGTTTAATCATAATCCGTTCAATGTAATCAATAACCGATTCTTTCCAAGACGAATATACCCTGTAGTGTACAACATTATTCACAGATTTACCAGTTATTGTATTAATAGTATCATTGACGACGTAACTTTCTCCTACCAACAATGGGGGACACTGTACATTGTATAGATTATTTGCTTTGATAGCAATATCAGACTTACCCCAATTGCTTAATATTGCAGCATGTGCTATCAAAATGGACGGTATGATTCTACCATCTAAGCAAACTTCATAGACAGCATCTTTTACGAGGTCAATAAATTCATTATTGGACATATTCAATTCCCCCTTCTTATCTAGTCACAAATATATTATGATTAAATAATTGTGGGGATAACAGTTTTATAATGGGATTAATCTCCCAGTGAATTTCTGTTTGTGCATTGTATTGGCAGAGACTGTATTTGAGAAATATTATTTGGGAAGAAACACCAAATAATACCTCAGCCACAAGCACATCGAATCATTACGCGATTATAGGAGTGAAGTATTCCACTCCTATAATTCAATTTACACAATAACATAATTTTAGGTCAACTTTCCATGAGTTACTTCTTCACAAATAGTATTATTCAAGGAATATGGAGATACAATCAAATGTATCTCCATATTCTTTATACAATGCAATTTAACTAATTATAAAACATATTTGTAGTGGATAAAAAGTAGCTTCCATATATATTTTATCTACAAACCTTCCATGACAAATACAACAATCAAAAAAATAAAAAGAGGCAAGCTTCTATGATGATGGCTTGCCTCTTTTTATCATCGTTATGATATTCTCTATGCATCGTATTTATTATTCTATTAGTGTATTCCTTTTACAAGTAACTTAAAAAGTTACAGGGTTGCTAGGGGCTTTACGCAATTCTTCATTACCTAGCCTTTCTAGCGTGTCGATTGCTCGATTCACAAGGATGTTATTAATATAGTTTTGTTTACGAGTAACATCCCCCCTAGGGCGATCATCTCTATTCCGCTAGAGTCACCACCATCGGTGGCGTATGTACTAAAACCCATTTTCAGAATCCTCATTCTTACTTGTTGGTTTTATCGGTCATTTGACCTGAATGAATCGGGGTAAGTATTATTGTGGAAATGTGCTATCTGATATCATATTTACGTTTGCCTGAAGAGTATTTCGTCCTCCGTAAATAATAAGTTGACACAGATGCTCGGTGATACACATTAACATCACAATATCTGTCGTTCCCGTTCCTCAATGAATTGTAGTCTATAATCCTTTCTTGGCAGAACTATCCTCCCAAAATAAAACCATGTGTGACTTATCATGTGGGAAATATTAAGGACATACCTAGCCTCAAGAATCGGTGCACATTCTACTACTTTCTCCGTGAAAGCGAATATGGTTCCACCTAGACTTTTTCCAAATGAGCCTACTTTAATGAATCCAGATAAAACTGAGTCACGTTGAGATTCATAGTCCATTCGGGCAAATATTAAGAATATATAAACCTTAATATTATTTTTATGTGAATAGGTGTATAGAAATTTATTTGTACTATTTTATAATATATTTTTTAATATTTTTTATGAATAAAAATAAGTTTTACTATAAAATAAAAAACCCTTACACAAGGGTGGTAGGGAGGGCATAGGTGCAATCGCACCGAAAGGGGTCGCGGGAGAGCCCCTCATATGGGATTCGGGGAACCCGCGACCCTATATCCCAGAGGTAGAGAGAGGGGGCTCGGAGCGAAAAGACAAACTTGCTCAGAAGGCCCCTGGCAAGGAAGTAAGTTCCATTTTATTCAATATTTTCTCATAGACGTATATATCAGCCGTGAGAAAATATTGAATATTTATTAATTTTAATGCGTAAATATACCTCTATTTTTTAATTACGACTAACTCAACTTAACTATAAATTAGTACAGGAATGTAACTAAAATGAAGGGAGATTTATGTGAATATGGGTAAGTCAAAAATGTATAAGGAATCAATCAATTTATTATTTTTAACATTCCTGTCTGAAGAAGATTCACTTAGACAAATGGTAAGATTGGTTGACCTTAATACAAGAAGTATTGATGGGGAATTGGTTAGACAATATGAAGTCCAATTAAGAAATCCCGGAACTTTGTGGGATGGTATTAATAAAAAATATAATTTTACCATCTCATTCAAAACAGAATGCGGTAATTTGCCAAAAGTTATTACTTTGAATTGTTCAAGGGGAAAGATTGAAAATGAAAAGTTGAAACTGTGTGTTGATGAAGGGAAGTATCTGGATAATACAGCAGAACTCAAAATCGAAATCAAGTCAATGATAGCCCTCATCAATGCAATTCAAGACATGATTTCGTCAGGGGATTCAATTGTAAATCAATCAAGTCATGATAAGAAAGGAAGTATTAATTAAATGAAATGTACGAAATATAAAATTAATTTCTGTAAAACTGACGTTGACTGGAAAGATCATATACTGGAATTGTGCCATGATGCAACAGATACCATCAATAAAAAGAAGTTCACAAATGACTTCTGTAAAATAATATGCGATGAAGTCGATACACAGTCTGCTCAAATGCGTCTTATGCATTATGCAGATTTATATGATGCAAGTTACATAGCTCGGATGAAATTACTATCTAGTATATCAACTTCTATTGTAACAGAATTAGATTTCCGTGATGTTGAATCTATAGTAACAATGATGATAAGATTGGTGAATCTTTCCATGCTTGATAAATGCTTGACGCAATCCGGTTGCAATACAAAGAATGGCATATATTTTGTGATTGCTAGAGGAACCAATTGTGAAAGGTTAACATATTATTCTAATTGCGAGATTTTTGATCACTATATTGATATGAATATAGAATACGTTGATATTCATAAATTGTGGGAAGATATTTTACATGTCGTCAATATAGATGGGATATTTTATCTTGATCCTGGAACAGATGTGTTGCACAAAACTGCTGTATATATGCATCCAATTGCAATATTTAAAGTTGACTTATTACAAAATGGCGATGATAATATGATTGTATATAATCAGTGCAATGTCATCAATAAGCAGATGTCGATGGTTGAGTATAATACTATTGGAGCATCTATGTGCGGTGATGGATTTAAAGTTCAATGTATTAATCAATCACAGCCTGTACAAATTGAAATTACCAGCCATACCATTTCTAACAATTCAATTATTGCTGAAACCAATGTCCCTAGGTGTGATGAAATTGAATTGCCTGAAGGATATGTAATTGATACTATCGACATCACAGAAATTCGCGAAACAGTATATACTAAGAGTATACCATTTAAGATAACTAAGTTTAATGGTAAAATTAAATTGGCATATACTCCTACTTCAGCACTGGTGCAAATCAGAATTGTTCTCATGAAACAGGCAAATGAGTTAATCAGTCACAATATTCCGATTATTGTAAAATCATCAACATTAACATCGTTTGATATCACGTTGAATTCTATGATATTCGACTGTGCTACAGCAAAACTTGACACCGAACGCGTATTTGTATACACAGGTACATATGACCAAGATAAAAATTTATATACGTGGACACCTGTGAAGGTAGTCAACATAGAATTCAATGAACGACCTACTGACATATTTACGTGTGGTAATTATACCATAGACAGCGAATACGTGGTGAAAATAACAATAAAACATAGGAATAATCCAACGAGGCAAAATCTATATAAAATAGTTTTTGATGAAAAGGCTGTTATTGTTAGTCACAATTCACAGGATTGTCCTAACGATATTCAATGTGTAACTAATAAATACGAAAATGCCTTTTTGTGTGTACTTGGTGATGGTGAATATTATCCTAAGCACCTATGTGATTTGCTTAAATACAATAAACCATCAATCAAAAAGTATCCAGCCATTAAAGAATTTAATGTAACTGGTTCCAAAATGACAGAAAATCACACGGATGGGATTGTTAGCATATTTGTTCCATTTGAAGAAAATATCATGGAAAAATATAGATTATCTGATATACACCATGACAGAATACATGTTTTTGTAACAACTAGACACACATTAACAAACAATAACCCATATTATACATATAAATCCATCAAGACACATTCGATTGTGCTTAACAATGATGGTATTGTAATAAATACGAATGCATCTACTGCGGACATGAGTGAAATATTTGTTGTGTACATTGGACGTGCGACTCATACATTAATTTTACCGGCAAATACTTTTGTAAATGAACAACAGATGCTTTCTATTGATGGCTATACTGGTGAAGTAATTGATTTGGAAAGTGAGCTATCCAGAAACACTGAATTGAGTGATGTGATTCTTGCTGACCATTTGATTAAGGCAATTATTGGTAGTATAACACCATATACATTATCAGCTACATTATATTTTAACTTACCCTCTAATTTCAACTTGGTCGTAGATGGTATTACGTCACCTCTTATTTTGATAAGAGATATTTCAAATGAAATTCCAGGGGATTGGGAACGATTGTGTGATTGTAGCAATTTAAGGTTTGATAAATTTGTTGATGATACTGTTGCAAATATTAACAAAGATACATATACGCTAAGTTTTGATTTCTATAACAATAATCCATCGTCACAGATGTATACAAGTGGAGAAATAGAAATGAAAATAATATTACGAACTGGAGATGTGTATGTGGATAATGTTGAAGGGGGAATTAGGAAAAAACTTATTGGTCAAGAATTAACATTCCGAGCTGGATTGTAAATCTGTCCAATCTTTTCCTTTCGCTTTAGCATAAGCTGCTCTGGCAAATAATAATTTATAATAGGAGGATATTTTTAATGAGTGAAAGTGGTTTACCAGAAATATTATCAGATTTGAGAGCAGTACCAAAATTGTTTGCTGAATTGGCATTCAATTATTATTTTAATGTCGATAAGGAGTACCATGGTGTAATCAAAGTAGTTGAGGCATCAAGACGCCCCTTTATATCAAAACGGTTATTTTGTTTTGGAAGGACATATGACGAAGTAGAAACTCTTAGTAATAAAGAGATATCTCTTAGTTACTACAAGGATTCTATAAATAGAAAGCATCTTGAGACATACATTCGTATTTTGGACACAAACGAAGTTCTTGTAGCTGACTATAAGCACGACCCATTTGTCGAAAATAGGGCATTTACTTATCACGTGGATATTTTTCCAGAACATCCATATGAAGATAAAGATATCGTTGCGGATATACTCAGGAGTGTTGGTTTTACTGTCACACCCAGTATTGTATCACACGGAGGATACGATGCTGTTATGGATTATGGTGGTGGAATAAATGCTATAATCTTAGATAACAGTATATCTACAGAGGTACGTAAATTGCTCGCTAGGTTGTTGGCTAGAACATCAGCTACTACTCTTGCTGAATATATAAGTAATGTAGACCTTCTCACTTTGTCAGATGAATTGCTAATTGATAAGGTGAGAGAATATAAAGAGGAGCATTGTATGCAGGATAGATCAAAGAATGATGATTTTCCATCTATTGGTATTAAAACATTAAGAAAATTAGTTGATGATTACAAATCAGTGAGGTATTAAAAACGTTAAGTAGTAGGATTGGTATAATACACCAATCCTACTACTTATTAGGTTAATGTCTATTTTTCTTATGCCTCTGGCGATTGTTCTGGTTTCCGGACTGATTAGTAGATTCAACAGAGTTATCAGTTGTCTGACCATCTGTAGAATCCTCTATCTCAGTTTCATCGTCAGCCACATCATCATTATCGGTTTCGATAACATCCTCGTTCATTGAGTCATCACTGGCTTCAATGATATTGTCTGTTTCGATTTCAGTTTCTGGCCCAATACCATCGACTGGTGGAATCTCGGCAACCTCCTCTTTTTTAGGCTCCTCGGCCACGACTGGTGTTGGCATAATTGAGTTGTCCCTGTCGAAATTCTGGATAGTCAGTTCGATTTTCTGTCCTCCAGGTAAATGCTCTACAATATTGGCACCGTCCTTTGTGAGCATCTGGAATATAACGGATGTCTCTTCCCTATATGGGGAAAGAATGGGTGCGAATACCCTACCACGACTGGTATATACGTACCCTCTACTGGTAACTGTAATCATTTTAGATTTCACTGGCATGTGTAAATGTCCTCCTTATACTAATTCGCCGTATTCTGGTATGCAAGATTCGACAAGACTTTCTATGTCATCATCCATACCCTCATCGTCTTCTGGAATCATGGCCAAAAGCTTTTCCATGTCCTTTTCTTCGTCATCAATCCCTAAACCGGCTATATCTGCTTCGATATCATCGTCATCTGACATTGATGTAAATTCATCACCGCCGACCATTGCAATGACATCGTCGTCTACTGTATCCTCCATGGTCTCAAATAAAGACACAGACTGCTGTTCTGCTTTTTCTGTCTGCTGCATAGCCTCCATTAATGCAGTAAAACCAAAATTCATATTTCCCATTAAAGTTGTTCTCCTTTCTTATTAATTACAGATTTAATAGCTTGTTTTCAACAATTAATATGAATTTTCCAATCCCTTTACATACCGCTCCAATAGATAGATAGCTATTGGAATCAGTTCAAAGAAATACATGTCGTATTCAATTGATATATCACTAAACCACTTCAAATCATCATCTGTGAATAATTTAACATCAAGAGAATTGTTGAAATATCTGACAATGGATGCTTCTATGGGATTAAGACCCGTACAGTCATTGTCGATAATATTTTCAATGAATGGATAATTCATATGTTTGATACCAATACCTGTATTATCTTTATCCTGATGAACCTGCCTCATATATGCAAACTCCTCTCCATAGTATGCGAAAGGATTTACTGTACTTCTAGTGAAGTGAGTAGGTTCATAATAGATATCAGTTTTGATGTCTTTAATTTGTTTTGTTTCTATCGCTCTGTAGAATGTCAAATTGTACTTACTTCTGAACATATAATCTTGGTCAAGTACAACTATCGTGATGGCTTCTTTACCGAGTTCAAACATTTTTGAATGTATGATAAAGTTTGTAAGATATTGGTCATACATGACATGACTATCTGCCGCTTCTCGATATATGACGGAGTTATATTTTTCACTATAGAACATGCATTTGTACTGATAAACCAGTTGGTCAATCATACTTTTCACATCTTTACATTTATCAAAAACAACATCTTCTATTACACAACTATCATTTGTACCAATGCGGTCAAGGTCAACTTTAAAAGTTCTAACAACCTGTCTCTCCAGAGCGCTAGTTTGTGAATCGTCATCTATTTCAATCATATGCATATTCACTTTGTAAAACGAATGACTTTTGATAGATGATAACTGTACATTGTTAATTCTGAACAAAATTCTTCGTTCATTGGATTTTCCAAATCTGTATAAGTAATAATCATACGGACTTGGTTTAAATGCATTTGGTAATAATGTAACCTCGATATCAATATTAAGGTCAAATAAATTACCGTCCCCTGTAGACAATTCAGGTACCAAATCCCTATTCATCCCATATACAGGACAGTTGATAATTTTATTATATCTAATCGGTGACTCTGGACCAAGTAGGTGGTCAACGTTTATCTCACCGGTATCATTTTCAGACATAACGTCATTATAATTGAAGTATGTACCTAATACAGGAACCCCGACACCCGATAAATAATGGGTAGTCTGGGTGTTGTATATTGTATTAATCATTTCTGTTGCATTTTGTATGATTGCATCAGATTCTGTTAAATACCCCAATCAGCTCACCTCCTTCTAAGATAATGGCCCCTCCTACTGGGACTTGTAATCGTAGTATCTGTTGATGAATTCAACCAATGTTTCATATGCAGATGCCAAACCAGCTCTATCGTCAAGAAAGATATTATAAAAAATTTTACCGTGGTCACTAAAAATTTTCTTTACATTATCTATGTTTTCATTTACTTTATCCCATCTGATATCATGCTCAGACAAGTATTTTTTGACATCATTGTAATCAGATGGATTTCGAGCAGTAAAACAAATCATTTTGATGTCTCTGATTTTAGAGCACTGCTGAAGAAGTTCAATTACTTGGTCACAAGATTCATTTCCATCTTGAGATGGGCAAACTGTTGAATCATAATCATATGCCACTATCAATTGACCATGCTCAATGTACTCTTTCCATATTCTCTCAATTACATTTTCTTTGATGAGATATGTGTCAAGTGGCAACCCCACCTCTTCGATAATAGGTTTCTCCATGATGTCACAATCCCTCCTTTCTTCTGTTATGGGACTGTTACTTAGCCACTCTACGAGTTCATCACATATAGTCTGAACAACATCTACAATTATTGAAATTAAACTACGCTTGTTAGTCTTCAATCTATCATCTCCAATATTGTGTTACGATATTCGTCACATACGTCGAAACCTACGGCAACATCTGGGTTTGCTTCCTGAATAATCACTTTAAACGAGTCATGTAAGAAGTACCATATTGTTAATTTCACAGTAAAGTTGATTTTTAGATGGAAAGTATTATACCCTTTTGAAGAAAGCTCGATTTTTCGATTGTGTTTCCTTGATAAATACAATGCCGCACCATGCAATACTTCAAGTAAATCATCAATTGGTAACCTTATAGATTCTATCATTACCGTTTTTACCCTGTCTTGTTGATGTTTTTCACTGTTGCCAAATCTTGTATTCTTAATATCCAGAACTGCGTTTATATCATTTACTGTTCCATTAATATCGGTTCTATCTTTATGTACGATTAGGATTGGTGCCAATTTGTCATCAACGTCATACTGATAACTAATTCCTCGTAACATCACATCAACGATTGATTGCTCTATCAGGGAGAGCGGCTTAGTAATTTCCAGTACAGTTTCGTTGTCTTTTCTTACAGTATCTTGGTTTTTAATAAAATTTAACATTTTTATATCTCCTTTTTATATTATTCGTTATGCTGCCTTTAGTTTTATCAACCATGTGCAAAATGTTATGATTTTACAACACATGGGACAAAAGATATAACTGTAGACCGCAATAGCCTACAGTTATATCTTTATTATTGGTTAGTTATAGTATATGGTGCTATATAAACGCCACTTTATTTAGCACCAGGTCCTCCGGTTGGATTCTCATTACCGGGGGATGGTACACCAGTCGCAGGTCCGTACGGAACATAACCTGTATCACCTTTGGTTCCATCGGGATTTTCTGCCTCATTGCCGGGAGCCGGAATTCCTGTTGCTGGACCGTAAGGTACGAAATGACCGCAATCAGTATCTGGATGATTGTGAGGTGCTTCATTGATTTTACAATTTGCTGCATCGTGAGGCTCCTGTGCCTCATGGACTCCAGTGTTAACTTTAATATGCTCGCTCATACAAAATTCTCCTTTCATAATTTATTGGTTAAACTTTTGTTGTGTTTGATAAAGCATTTTTGCATTATCAGAACAAAGATATAATCCAATGAATTAGGAGTTTTACAAAAAATGAAAGGAGAATAGACAATGTCTCAGTTAAAGATTTACACAAATGCTCAGCATGAGATAAAGGCTCTGTATTATACAGATAACCCTGATTTGACAGAGCATGTTATTGACCGTACCAAAATTTTTGGTGCTCATTCAGACCCATATATTCTCGGGTACACGTACGAAGAAGTAAAGGATAGCAACGGTGTTGTGACATCCATCATATCAACACCATACATGGACCAGCATTATCTGGAAGTTGTAGAGGAAGCAGTATTGTCTGCAACCGGCCGCAATTATATCATTGTAAACCATTCCACTTTAGAAGACATCAGGGCTTTCCATAAGAAAGCAGTTGGGAATGTCGGTTCTGCTCTCATTGAGGCTGGATTTGACCTTAATGGAAAACATTATTCATTAACAGTATACGACCAGACAAGTATTGCGGCACTCTATAACGATGTTCAGTTTGGTGCTAAGGTCGTTGCTTGGCATGATGATGATGGGTCTTGTCGATTGATTACCGGGGACGAGATGCTTCAGATTGGGTCTATGGCAAAAGCATACGTGTCATATCATCAGTCGAGAATCAACATGCTCGGCCAGATGATTAAAGAGTGTAAAACCAAAAAGCAGGTTTTAGCTATCAATTACAAGACCCCATTGGATAGTGAAAGGGCTTCCTTGTTTGATAGTATTATGACTGGGCTCGGCATTACTGGAGAAGTCAGAACGTATTGCGATTCCTCTATTGATGCAGCAGGAGAAGTTCAGGGTGAGATTTACAGTACGAAAGGCTGTTTGATTGAACCCGAGCTTTATGATACAGAGCCGTTCTGTACGGTTGAGGATGCAACTGCAACAACTGTATCCAAGACTGGTATTACGACTTTTAAGATTCCTGTCAAATTTGTTGATAGGGATAAGTTTGATAATGGTGTCACATCATACAGTATGTCAACCATAATTAAGAAATTAACAAAAGTTGACAACATGGTCAACGAAGAGCTCACTAATGATTTCGTTGTACAGTATTGCTATGATACAGATACCGATAGCGCTTATTTACAGGTAATCATGACAAACAATAATGTTGTTTCTGTCCTTGTGCCTGTTCAGTCTGCTTACAACGAGTTGACTGATAAAGTGAACGCCAATGAAACCTTCTACTTGATTAAGACAGCAACCACACAGATGGTTACCTACGACATGGAGCAGGTTAGAAATGCTCTTGGTATCGTAACTGAATAAAAAATAAAGAGGTCGCATTTTTGCGACCTCTTCATTTTACCCAACTTACCGGTAATCTCTAAGCCAAAGTATTTCGCCCAGAATTGGCTGAATGTATTTATCTCTTATTCTAAGAGACAGCACAAACATCTTGTTGTCATCTACTCTCATATTAAGTTCAGCATTTCTTAACCACTTGCATACGTAGTCAAACTTAATCATTGCTTCACCAGTTGCTTCGTCATACTCACAAGCGCCATTGCGGAATATTGTAATCATATTCTCGGCAGTAGTATTGGGCTTGGGTGAGTTTTTGCCGAATACTTTACTTAACCCTGAAATGCTGCTGTCCACAAATGAGCTCTTGCGGATTACATTAAATAATGACTCGCAGGAGATGTAAAGATTCTCTGTTGACAATGTTGTGTTGTAATCTATTAACTCTTCCCCAGTCACGTTCTTGATATACAGGTCCACACCATTCATCTTTCTTACGTGGATGAAGAATGTTCTCGTGTCGAAATCCATCTTGGCGGATGCGCCGTTTGACAGTTTGTAATATCCGTATCCAAGTGACGGATTTACTGATGCGCCACTGTGACAGTTTGTAATATCGTTTCTAAGTAAGTTGTTTGGTGACATTTCTAACTGCTCATCACCGGAAAGCTTCCTTGCATTATTGATCTTGGCGAATTCCTCTACACTGTAATAACAATTACTCTCGTTTGCTCTTCTAAATTTTAACATAACCATTTCCTCCTCAAAATTGTTTAATTTGTTTTTTGTTTGTTTTTCTAATATCACACATTAAAACTATTACAATCTACTTCAACATCGAATAGTCGATGTTGAAGTAGTAATTGCTTGAATGTTCACTGATAAATCCAATAACTTTGTATACTTTGTAATCTTTAGTTACGATTCTATCACCAACTACAAATAAGTCGAGTTCCAATTCCAACTCAACGATGATATACTGCGGATAATTTCCACTACGAATTCATTTACTGTAGAAACAGTTTGATTAGCGTTAATAATGTAAGTAGTGTTAGTCATGATAATTTCCTCCTCTTGTGAACAGAGTGCCAATGTGGTTCACGACTTATTGTTCATTAACATTTTCAATGTATCATAGTAAATCTACCACAATTTACTTTCTTATTTCCATTGATTCACAGGAATAATATATACGCAAATGGCCGAGATAAACGGATTTTGTTAAAACAAGATACAGAACCTAAGAATGTTCATGTAGAATATCTAGGTTCTGTACCAAAAAAATGTTTGAATTATGTAAGGTTATTTGTCAATTTAGTGACTTGGCCCTTTTCTTCAAGCTCTTTTATTTGCTCAGGGGTCATTATCATAATCTGCTGTTGCGGTTGTTGTGGCTCAAATATACGACGTAACATAAGGAGTCTAACATGGTCTTTGTATTCTGGTTTGACCATATAGTACATGTAGGATTCTAGTACATCGAACGTATTCGTTGTCCTTCCTTCTATCTTGAAGTGTCTAAAACCACTTTCTTTGTAGAATCCATATATCTCGTCTACCTTAAGAATAGATTTCCTATTGGCTAAAGCCGTGTAGAAATCATCTCCGACATATTTACATGGACCAATATCGTTCCCATCTTCGGATGCAATATGTCCAAAGTGAATTTGGTCCCGGGCCATCTCTTTGTAATGTTTCACCCTGTTCGGACAATCATCACAACAATATGCATTGATTAAAATTTCGTATTTATCTGGGTTATCCAAAAAGAATATTTTTGGATTTCTGTTGAGAGAATAATCTAAAACGACCAAGTGGTAATTTCCTTCTTTTTGCTCTTTGACAACTGCATCTAAATTCTTAATTCTTTTCGTAGTGGATGAGAGTACTGGGTAATTTGGGTACGTCTCCCGTATGTATCTTTCGAGGTCAGGTGAATTGACAAGAACCTGATTAAGACCGTTGTCTCCCAGCTTCATAATTTCGTTGCAGTATGCATCCCATACCAACTTATCGTCTATTAACGAGTTGGTGAAAGTGTGTCTCAATGGTATTCCGATATCATTAAACGCTTTATAGCATTGAATTATATCATCCCTTGATGCACATCCACCTAACAACAACCTGCCTCCGTTCCAAATAGCTCCAGGGAAGGAACCGTATATGGAACCGATGGCAATGTTCGGATGAAAATATTCCGGACAATCTCTCATTAGGGTCGCCAACAGATAATTCATCCTGAAGTGTTGAGAGTAGTCGGGTAAATGGAAATATATCATATTCTCTTTATTTCTCTCTTTAGTCGTGGTTGATTCCACAACAGTTTCATTCTCCATCAATTAATCCTCCTTCTAGGTTTATTATGATAATGTCTTTTTATAGATAATTTATTATCGTTTAAATGTATATATTATCACATTTGAACCAACGAATTTGTAATAGAAAGGAGGGATCAATCGTGACGCTTACTGGAAAGGTGGCTATGTGATTTTTGTTGTGTTCGATTATATTGTTTTCAATCAACAATAGGTAAGAATGGTAGCTTACTTAAAATTTTTACATCAGGAGGAAATGATAAACATGGTTGATTTAGACGAACTGAAGATGCTTGATTATGAAGGGTCATCTCACAAAGGCAATCTGCCAAAAAGTAACTTGATTCCGATGTGGGCAGTTCAAATAATATTTGAACGTCCATTTGAGGATATCGATTCGATGAACTATATTGTTGACACGAGGGATTGTTTCCGTGCAGATGGTATACACGTCGACACAATAGTGACTGACAAGCATAAAGACACAACTGACACAAAGCACAATAATTCGCAAAGGAAAATAATATACATTTGGCACGATGATGGTAAAGGTATTTATTATTATGATAGTGACGATAGTCTTATAATGTCGGCCGGTATATTAAATCCTGCACTATTTTCCAGAGTACAGTCTTGTCTTATCCGTAAGTTGTATGGTGATAAATTAAATATCATTCTTTATGATTCTATTGACACACAGTTACGGAATAGTATTTGGATATCACTCCCAACGATATATGCAGTAATGCATGACAACCTCGATGACGTAACTATACTACCCGCATATGACAAAAACGATGACGAACCTGCGGAATTAGATTGGTATGTCGTTGAAGGTATAATGTCACTTGGTACATATGATAGATATTTCCCACTGTCAAAATCTGATTTGTTGTTTGCTGACTTGAGCTTTGATATTAAGAAATATACCATTGGAGAATTTAAGACATGTGTTATTATTTTGGATGGGGATAATCCAATAGTCGCATTCTATCATAACAATATGAACATGCGGACGGATATGATGTGTTTCAACGAAGAGAGGTTTTGGGTGTTGTATGAGCAATTAACCGCTAATTTTCAATAAATCATACAAAAGAAGGAAGGTATTGGTTCAATGAGACGTGTGTTGGAGGGTGTGTTTTTAGATGCATTGAACAATAAAATAAAACACGACAACCATCATTATGCAAACAGATATTTACGCGGAAAAAATGAAATAATTACAAAAAAACTTAATAATAAATTCTTTGGAAAATTTGTTTTTCCGTGGATGAAATTGAGCATCAATCAGGTTGATACGTTGCTACATGAAAGAATGTTAATAAATAACACCACTCGTTCAAATCATTGGTATTCTGATAAGGGATACATGCCAGAAAATTCAATAATATCAATTGATACAAATACAGTATAGGAGGATACGATAATATGTCAATTGCAAGATTTAAAGCAGATGGTTTAGTTAAAGATGAGTCGTCGTTGCCCCCGGCAATGCGCCAACCAGTAACAGGCACACCAACACCAATCGATACAGAAAAAGTCACACCCAAGAGGATTTACGATGTGGGTTCCAATAATTCTAGTAATGTAGACACAATCAATGTCAATGAGATTAATAGAGTACAACGTGCAATACCAATACCAGTGTCTCCTAGTCCTAACATAGAGGAGATGGAACCTTTGTCTGAGGATGATACAGTTGTCACAGATTTAAAGTTAGATACCATTTCTCCGGCGGATGAAGGTGAGCCATGGGATTACCAAGAAACTCATGGTGGTGATTTACTAATGAATGATGTGCAAGATAATACAACAATTTCCAGTACACGACCAAGGGGTGTCACACGTAATCCAATAATTGCTCCACGAGTAGATACTAAGTATTTGAACAAGCTGGCTATTATGTTGTGCCAGTTACCAGACACAATCAATATCAGTGACATTATATCCGATGTTTTAACTGATAAAGATAAGGATGAGTTAATTGCCTTGGCACCTACTGATATGAAACCCAGACTGATACAGATTCTTCGTATAAATGATTTACGTCAGCTTGGATGGGATGACCTTGACATGGATGAGTTGATTTCTGATAAATATACAGCCGATACCAGAGATAAAGTAAAGGAAGAATATACTGTTGTCATGAGACATGTTATCGATAAGTTGACGACACATGAGTTATTCTTAAAACACTTTATTCATAAAGCGTAGTAAGTGAACGATTATGGTATGTTACGACTCTATTGTGAGAAGTAACATACCATAATTTTTTGATGTTATATAAGAAGGTTAGAAAACTGTGCAGACGATTTCGATAACAAGGAGAGTTTGCACACAACTTTTTTCCACACAATTAACTTATGATATTGTTGGTGATTAGATGTATGTGAGTTAACTTGAAAGCTCACATACATCTAATAATACAATAACATTATGGACCAAGTTTGCACTTTATACAAAAACACATCAATGGAAAAACGGGGACGAAATCATCATTTAAGTAGAATTGTTTGTGAAAGCCCATAAAGTTTTAATGCTATGTTATCATCCATATTGTTTTATAGAAATGACCGTATTGAACAGACCCTTAATAGCAAAGAGAAAGGAGGATTGAATCCTAATGAATGAAATTATGCCTGATTTTAACAAACCTATCAAAGTAGGAGATATGTCATTCGTATATAAAAATGTGTACCATCCGATTGTTTGGTTGGGGGAAGATCCTTATAGACCAAGGGTTGAGTTATTGGCTATTAAGGATAGAAGGTATGTATTTTTAAGAAGATATGACAAAAATGACAGTGACGAAAATTACAAATACAACTACAGAATACCTGGTGGCTCTGTAGATGCAGATTCAACCAAAGAAGAGCAGGCTAAAGCGGAGACCAACGAAGAGGGATTGATAGAGGTAAAAGACGTCAAGTTCTCGGGAGTCTCCTATTATGAATTGTATAAACCTGGGTTTTTACTTAAGGGTGGAGACATGCCTATTGAGTATCGTGGTACAATAAACGACGTATTTGTTGCCAACTATGTCGGACCTTACGATAAAAAGTATGTCGAAGAAAAGGATTTGGATAATGATATGGCTAAGAACGGCAAGTTCCATAGCATAGTTACAGTTGCCAAAGATTTAAAACCAGAACACATAAGAGCTCTTTTATATTCCGGTATGATTGATGACGATTTAGTTCAGTTTCTTAGACGTATAACTAACGATAAGGATGACCCAGATGTCAATAGAAGCAATCCGACACTTAATCCATTCAACGATAGCATGGGAAATATTGTTGGAGGAGTTCATGTTACTGAAGGCGATATAGTTATACCGGGTGGTAAATTATATCATGCCTCAATTGTAAAAATCGATGAGTTTGAGGCTAGATCGTTAGACCTTGGTAATATAGACCAGAAACCTGGGTGGACAACGTTCTTTTTTGCAAAAAGAACGTTGGCACTTCGATTCGGCCTAATGAGACTAATTCAAAATGTTACATGGGAATTATCTAATACAAGGACTAAGTCGGATTGGATAAATCTCAAATGTAGATGGTCAACTATTGACAAGAAACCCTACGTCGATGCATCTAAATTTAACCCAAATTTATTTTTGGATAAAGTCTTTTATATTCACACCGTTAATCCAGACGGATTGGATGTCAGTGTAGGTAATGATGATAAGATACCAGAATACTCCATTCGGGAATCTGGCTATAAACCGGAGTGCGTAGAGGAAATAATGGTGGATGTATCTCTATTGAGAGATAATCTCATTATCACGAACGAATTTGACAAGTTTGACAAAGAAAGCAATGCGGCTCTTGATGATTATACCAGAGGGTATTATTCGGTTATGTTGAATAGAGACTACAATCAGGACCCGGTTGTTAAAAAGTTGAAAGATGCAATTGATGGCGGTGAACTTAATCCCGGTGATGATATTGAGGAATATATGGAGGTAAACAATCTTAGTTTTGATGAGAGTAGCTTCATATCTAAACTTAATACAATGAATAATGTTAGTGTAACCGAAGCTACGTCGAAGGGATTGTATAAAACCGTTAAGCGGACGATATCAAATACACGAGCTTTACAGAAAGTAATGAATAAGACGTTTGCTAAAGTTTACTCAGATAAAGAATTTAGAAAACGATTCCTGACAGGTCTTAAAGTAGATAACAAAGCTATGTTTATCGAAGGTGGAAATATAGTTAAGACCGGTGACACTGAGGCTCTAAAGAGGAAATTGCTGACCCTGATTGACAGATTAAACACTGTCGAAGAACTTGAGTATTTGCAAGTTGAATCGAAATATGCTCCTACTCAGTTGAATGGGTGGAAGAAAGCCATACGTGATGGAAAACTGGATACTCCGTTAACGGAAGAATCGATAGATGAGTATATGCGTTGGCTGCGTAATGTATATTCAAAAGCACTATCCGATAAAATTAGAGAGCTTAAGAAAAAGGAAAAAGTATACGAGGGAATTGAATACATCGATGATGTATCACCTGTTGTGGAATTTATCCTTACAAAGGATTATTTGGATTATCGCGCATACGAGGCTGGTGCATTGCTTGGTGATTATATTATGGAAGAGTCGGCCATAGTAGACATACCTGAGGATATCATACAATTAAATAGTGACCTTAATGATTATCAGTATGGGGTACTTCTTAAAAATAAACGAATTGTTACTGATCTTAGTTCTATCAATTTTGGTAAAGAATATCGTACATTAACCATATCGGAATTTGAGAAGTACAAAGTTGGTGTATGCTGGGATTTTGCTAATTATGAGTATTATTGGTTCCGGAAACACGGCTATCAGTGTAAAGCGTATTTTTGTCAATTAGATAATGGCAAAGATTGTCCGACTCATACATTTATTGTGTTTAAACTTAAGAGAGACCCGAATTATTATCACTTTGAATCATCTTGGGGTAGTCAGCAAGGTATCCATTCGTATAAATCTATGGACGATTTATATAAGTCAATTAATAAGAAGATGATTGATGAGTACGGTAAAGCTCCATTTTGTATTTATGAGTATGAGGCGGGGCCAAAATATGAACATCTGTCACCAATTGATTATATGACTAGCATCGGGAATAATGGAAAAATTGTTTATCGAGGAACTAGTGTTGGTCATCAATTGGAATCTGTTATGGTTGAAACAGCACTCACGTCAAAAGAGAGAAAGAATCTGGATGATTCGGATTATGGGTTACCAGAATTAAAGAAGTATCCTATGCCCGATGAAAAGCATGTAAGAGCAGCAGTAAGATTCTTTAATTACGTTGACCCTGAAAACGAAGTGGAGCTTGCTCGTAATATTAATAAGAAGATTAAGAAATTTGGTATGAAAGATCAAATTAAAGTATCTTCTAAAAATCGTTTTAGTGAATATTATGATGGTCCAGTAACGGAATCAGATTTGGTAATTCCTGATGTGATTGCCAGGGCCATTGATACAATGGATAGTGACGAATTTATTCAGATAACTAATACCATTACAGATGATTTGCACTCTATGATATATTATGATATCGAAGAGGTTAGTGGTAAACCAGCAGGAACGATTATGATATTTAAGGATTCTAATAATGTCGGCCACATCGTTTCTACCATCAATAGGCAAATGACTGGATTTGGTGTCACAAACAGATTGGTTGATAGGATGTTAACATCTTGGACAAATCTTGGTGTCACATCGTTACGATGGTCAGTTGGCACGGATGTAGATAACATAGTGAGTATGTTAGATTCATATGGTTTCAAACAAATTGAGTCAGATGACCCTGAGTTATTTGAATATGAATTAGTTGACCAGACAATCAATTCAAATGCCATTAAAGTAGAAGAGTCTACTCTAATGGAATGTAATCGTAGTACGCTGTTCGCAAAATACTATGTATCACCATATCCTATATGTAATAGCAATTGCTTTAGGGATAGTCTGGACGAAGCTATTGCTGATGTAATACCTAGGGATAATGGCATTTATTACGTTTACGGTAAATTATCTGATACAAGAGTGATTCCAATTGGTCGTATTTTATTAAATTCGGATAATTGGAAAATGAATGGATGGTACGACTGTTTCAAACTGCCATCAGATGATATATCAGAACTTATTTCAACAATGAAGTGCTCTGTTGATGAAACAACTGCTATTGAATTGACAAAGCACGTGTTGGCAGGAAATCATGATTATGGTACAATCACTGTAGATGAATTATATAATCAGTATATGAATATTTCTACTCCTGACCCAATACAATATGTATCAGAGGCTCCAGGAGACAACGATATGACACCCACCGATTATACACAGAATCAAACAACCGCAAATACAGATGCAGTTGATGACACCGGTGATATATCGCCGACAGACTATGGCTCTCAGGATAATACGGACAACGAACCATTATCTTCAAATACTGATACTTCCGAAGATGAAAATGATCAGGGTTCTGAAGAAGATGATATGACAGACAATGATTATGGGGATACAGGTGATGATGATACAATGATGCCCGATAATCAGGATGATAGTGGGACGGATATAGGCGATGAATCGTCACATGTTGATTCTCCAAGAAGTAACATTCTAGTAAAGAATTACTCTTTAATTAGGGATTTTGAAAGTATGTATTCCCTGATAGACGACATAAATAATACGATTGATTCTACTTTGAAACCAAATTCACAGCAGAATCAGGTGTTAGTTCAGGTCTCCAGAAACTTAACTGACATAAAAGACTTTATTAAAAACTTTATACAGTTCCAATTTAAGGACGGTGACTATGAATACAATCTGTATTACTATATGGTCGTTGTCCAATTCCTTAAGATCAACCTGGAAATGGTTGAAAAGGTGTCACTTCTCAGTGGCGAGAAATAACACATTCTTAATCAAGACAAAAAAGGAGGTTATTATACATGGCTATCACATCTACAAGTATGACAGACGACCAGCGTCTTGCCATGATTCATGCGCAGGCTCCAAGAGACCTGGTAGTGTCAATGGAATCCTTAAGGGAAACCTTAGGGAGCTATGTTGACATTGCACAGCAGCCTGCCAGAATATTCGATGATAATGTATCGAAGTTAGCTATTGATTTTGCAATGGAAGGAGTTGAGGAATCTCTTGACAAGTTCCAGTATGAAGACGGTGCAGCCATTTACATGGAAACCATGACGGGGGATTTAAGTGACCCATCCGTACCTATGTCCATGAGAGATGCACATGCGCACAACCTGCGTCAGTTAATGGAGAACTCCGTGATGGAGGCTCGTACGGCTAATGCAAACCAGAGGAACCTGAATGAGTTAACACCATTCGATGCATTCCTTCCATTTGCTATTATTCGTTCATATCTGCCGCTGGTAATGAAAGATATTGTTCCGTACGTTGTTCCGGCCAAGGATTTCATCAGATTGAAATGGTCATACAAGTATGTTGTAACAAAGGATAATCAGACCTATCTGCGTCCTGATGTATACAATGACCCAGCTACAATCCGGAAGATTCTGGATTCTGCGAAGGGCAAGAGAGTTACCGATGAATGGTATCCGAAGGGAACCGTTACTGGCAATGAAGGAGCCGATACTGGTGACTATGAAATCGACGGAAAGCATTATAACCTTCCAACCGATGGCATTAAGCTTCAGGCATTTGACCTGCTTGGGGAATCTGGAGGTATTGCAACATCCGGCGACCAGTTGGACAAGGATATCTGTGTTTTTGGTGCCAGAGCCAAGGTGAAGAACAATGCTGGAACTTACCACATAGTTGAAGTTACTGGTATTAAGGCATACCCTGACCTGACATCCATCAGCCCACAGCGGTCTGTATCCTTTACGGTAGATTATCCGGTTCCGGGAACAGATGGTGGGGTTGAGAGTACTGTAACTGACCGTATCTTTGGTACATACAATGATCGTACATCTACGTTTGACCTTGTATCTCTGACCGGCACAACCAAGCAGATTCAGTTTGGCGGCCATCTGAGTAACAAGACAAATACAGAGTATATCAGCTACACCTCCGATTTTAGAGTAGAGCAGCATCCGCTTAGCGAAGGTTATAGGTTCAATGCACCCATCACTCCAGAAGATATGCATCTGTACCATCAGACTGCATCCATTGAGATCGTGGCAAATGCTGTCAATGAAGCAACTGAAATGTTCACAGAGTTTGAGGATGGAGAGGTGCTGGATACACTGAACTCCGAGTATGATAGATGGGTGGGCAAGGGAACATCACATCCATTCGTTCACTTCCAGAAGGGACCGGTTGTATTTACACGCGAAGTTTCAGTTAAATACAATGCATCTTCTCAGCTGCTGAAGAGAAACCAGTTCGTACAGGATACAATTCAGTACAATCTGGACCGTATGATTCAGGATATCCAGGGAACAACTCAGAACGAGCCGTATAGAGTAATCCTTTTTGCTCATCCGGCCATTGCTTCTCTGTTCGTTGGAGACAATATCGACTGGAAGATTCAGCCCGGTACTTCTATTTCTGAGGGTATCCGTACCGATTACAATATGGGTATCTATACTGCTGGCGGCTCAAACTTACGTCTGGTTACATCCTTAAAGTTTGATAAGGCGGACGGTGTCAGATTGCTGATCTTACCTGTGAATGAAGAGAACTTCCTTAGCTGGAAGCACTTCAAGTACAGCATGTATTTTGATAGAGACCATCGTACATCCGAGATGCCGAACGTACCAAACGTTATGGCAATCGCAAGATATCAGACACAGCCATATGTTCCGTTACAGGGCAAGCTGATTATTACTGATTACGACAAATAAACTGTACGACAGTTAAACTAGAAACAAAACACGTATTGATTAAAATATTATCCAAGAAGACCACAAATAGCGAGTCTTCTTGGATTTTTATTGTCGGTTTGACACATAGCTAAATTACTATAGAGGAAGGTGGATGATGAGATGAATATACTGGATATGATTCGAGGATGGTTTACCCCAACCATCAACATCAGATACATTAGGTCTGATATAGAGACCCTTAAATTTATTGAGGGCAATAAATCGGATTGGATAGATTTAAGAGCAGGTTGTACTGTGAAATTGTATGAGATGGAGTGTGCAAGTATACCTCTTGGGATTGCTATGCAATTACCAAGAAATTGCGAAGCACATATCCAGGCCAGGAGTTCTACATATAAAAATTATGGAATTATAATGGTTAATAGTGGGGTTATTGATAATTCATATTGTGGTAATGATGACGAATGGCATCTTGAAGTATTGGCGCTAAGAGATACCGTTATTAGAAAAAACGATAGAATATGTCAATTTAGAATAATTAAACGCCAGCCTAGATTGAAATTCAATACTGTTAATTTTTTAAATAATCCAAACAGAGGTGGTCTGGGTACCACTGGAAAAAGATAAGGAGGAATTTAATATGTCAAACACTGTAAAATCATATTCTAACTATTATCAATTGCATTTGACCATTTACTAGAGTTGTATATTATACCTTCTACATCAACCACACATCTACTGGGATACTATCAACATCATCAGTTAAATGGTCAAATGCAATTGAACTTAGACGTGTAATATATGAGTTTATATCCCATGGGAAACAAGGCAAGCTCGTTTATTGTAGTGAGGTACCTAGTGTTGACAATGAGATAACTATAGGTGTTGCAATACCATTTTTCAGCGATGCTGACGAAATAGGGTATAGTATAATAGATAATGTAAAATTAGAGAAGAATAATGTTCAAAGTGTAACATTAAGTTTATTAAATATACGAGATAAATTATAAGATATATATTGATATGAAATAACGTGTGATTGAGAGATATCTCTCAATCACACGTTATTTCTACCGTTTCCCACATATACATAACGAAACTTGTATTTATACTGTTTGATATAAATACGGTTAAAATTAAAGGAGGTAAAGTTCTATATGAAAATGACACGTCAAGAAATTGGATACCTTCGTATCATTGCAGACGAAGTTGACAATTATTTGAAGAATAGAACAGCGACCAGGCCAGAACGCTCGAATATAGCGAAGACCATGGATTCAGTTCTACCGAGAATGATGCCGATGTATAAATTTAAGACTGATTGGTATTATTCTAAAACCCCATTTATTGCATGTATTCGCCCGGATATTGATGAACTGACTAAGAAATCTGAAGGATTGATTAATGTTCTCAATGACCCCAAGGCAGATAATCAGGATTACATACAAAAATGGTGCGAGATACACAACTGGGAGATTCAGCTTGACTCACGAATACTTACAAAAGGGGACCCTTCCTGTGTAGATAACGGCAATCAATTTGTTGCCATTCTTTGTCATGAGATTGGTCACGTTATGAACAGGGACCCATATGCATTCATTAAGAATTATCGTGATGTAATGATGAAATCTGATAAGTTGGAGAGAATGATATTTTCCAAGAATCCTGTTATTAGAAAGTGTATTCTTCCTATGTTTGTTTGTACTCAGGCGTTCTCTGTAATTGTTATGAATAAGGACAATGAGCAGATTGAGATGGCCGCTGACGCATATATTCCGCCGGAATTTGCCCCTGACTTGGTTGCATATATTGAAGGACACTTACTGCCTAATCCGGATACAAATAGGATGGTTATGGCAAAAACAGAGTATGACGGAAATCAGAAGACAGCGGTTGAATATTCCAGAAGTACAATTGACCTTATGCAAAAACGCCGAGATGTATTAAAGCAGTATATTGGTGCTCAACACAATTCCCCCGATGCTGATAACTACATGAAGAGACTCATGGTAGTTATTGGTAAGGCAGTCGGTCACTATGACCCAAACACCGATACAACCTCCATTTTATCAGAATCGACGGATGTGGAATATTTTAATCGGAATATGCAGGCTATAATCGAAGAATATAATACAATCATGGAATCAACTAAGGTAACCGACAGGGAATTGACTATCTTGGAAATAGAAGCTAGTGATATTAAGACAGCTGAAGATAAGCTGTATATCATTCAGACAATTTATGATTATTTGGAGGCTGTAACAAAACAGCAGTCCGACAGATACAAGAAAGTCAATAAAGGTCAGAAGTTTACTGAAGCAGAGCTTAAAGATATTGTAGCATCTGATAACAGGGTAGCGAGATTAAATGCTCTCCGTACCAAAGTAATGGCAATCAAACCGGAGGAAACGGAAGACCATTATGGGTTATTTATAAAATACCCGAAAGGATATGAAGGATAAGGAGTGACTCCGCATGGTTGCGACACAATCGAGACAACGAGCCGTATTTGATAGTCAACGGCCAATGAGTCCCGAACAACAGAGGTCGCTAAGGACACATCAACAGACCTTGGCAAGAGCCGTGAAAAACCACGAGCAAAACCCAAGGTCTGTTTTTCCTAATCCATATAATGTAAAAAAAGCGATCATTGATTGGGACACAAAAAATCAATCGTTTATAAATGTACATAAACAATTGAAATTACTTGGGATAAAAAACAATGCATTCTTCTTAACACTATTAAACCCTGAGTTGAAAGGGGTTGACCCATATGACCCAAACATAACTCCATTACAGGCCATAATGGTTGTAGAAGAATGTAAATTAAACATTTTTTATTTTCTTAGAGAAGTTATACGAATACCTGAACAGGGTGCAGGTACAGTACCATTTCGATTAGATAGAGGTACATTGGCAGCAATATATTGCTTTTACAACGACCAAAATTTCTATTTAATGAAACCTCGTCAGACTGGTAAATCCGTTGGTATCTGTGCTATGTTAGCGTGGGCGTTCAAATTTGGTATATCCAATGGTCAGTTCATGTTTTCTGCTAATAATGATAAAAACGTCAAGGCCAATTTAGCAAAAATGAAACGTTATATTGCTGACCTTCCTAGCTACATGGCTAAAATGGGTACTCAAAAGGTAAATCAATTTGGTAAAATTGAACGTAAACGTGATAATATTACACAATATTCTGAACCTAGTAATGGTAATATCGCAATGTGCGCAAATCGTGCGATAACAGAGGAGGCCGCTGAGGAAATCGGACGTGGCGATTCTCATGTATTTGAGTTTTTTGACGAGGCAGAATTTACTCCATATATAGATATCATAGTAGATGTTTCCGGTATGGCGTTCAATACAGCATCTACTAACGCAATTAAAAATGGTGGTCATGCATGTCGTATATTTGCAACAACCCCTGGTGATTTAGGGGACCCTAAGAGGTGTAAACGAGCCATGCTGCTCGTTAATGACGCTCTTCCGTGGAGTGAAAAATTCTATGATGAAGGATTTACAGAACTTAGACGAAGGGTTAATCAAAAGTCTAAATACCGCATAGTATATATTGAATATGATTATAAATCATTAGGATATGGTGAGCAGTGGTTTAGAAAAGCTTGTAACCAAATTGGTTACAATACTGCTAAAATACGTCGAGAGATATTATTACAGAGATTCACCGGCAACAGTAAATCGCCATTTGATGCAGATACCATCACTGAGTTGTCTGAAAATAAAAAGAAACCATTATGGGTTGATAAAATTGATGCATTAAATGAGATTTTATTCTATAGACCTCCTGAAGAAATAAAGAAATTGAGAAATAGGATACATTTCATATCAATTGACCCATCTGATGGTAATGGTGGAGACCCTTATGCCATGATTGTGTTAGACCCATATACGTTAGAGACAGTTGCCGAGTACAAGAATCAATATCTCACTCCTCAAGGATTGAGTGATTTACTAGACTATATGGTACAGAAGTATTTCTGTAAGCCCATAATTATTGTAGAGAACAATAGGAATGGTTCCACATTAATCCATTTCTTTGACAATTCTCCATTGAAGAGATTCTTTTATGCCGCAACGGAGGCAAATCAGGATATCTCGCTAATGAGAGAACAGTTGGACGAAAAAGGATTTTTAAAAGAGCAGATAATGCAAAATAGATACTATGGTGTTAAAACGACACCTACATCTCGTGATATCATGATGAACCTTCTTTGTGATACGGTCACTTTTAGACGAGATTTATTGGTTACGCAATATCTAGTTGAAGATATCTGTGATTTGGTTGTCAAGAATGACAAGATACAGGCAGATACCGGTAAGCACGATGATATGGTCATGGCTTGGTGTATTGCAATGTATACTTACTACTACGGAGACAAACTTGAAAGATATGGATTCCGTAAGGGTCAATTGCCTGAAGATATTGTTACAGATGATGAATTCTTAAAACTACAAGAACTCTACAAAAATCCCTACATCAAGGCACAATTTCCTACAATGTATAATTTTTACATGAGTGAGTTGAAGGAAAAAATGGAGCAGAAACATAGGGATGAGGTTGCATCTTTATCCAAAAAGACATTTCAAAACGAGATAGGTTCTATCAGACAATCCTTACAGAAGCATGATCCTAACTTTAAACCAGGTAGCCAAATTACCAGTACAACCAATGAGGAATGGAGAAGTAATTTGGTCAATAAATTTAAGTCACTTAATAGGAGGTAGCAACTATGAGTTCATTTGGTGTAATTAAACCAGGCGTACTGGAGTTAATTCGAGATTACAATGCCTTTAATCGTCGCCAGTTTATACCATCGACGAAGTATATTGTAAACGACCAGGTAGATTTTTATATATGGACACATGCTGCGATACTATCGGATACCATGATCAATGGAACAATTGACAAAGTTGTTATTTTACGTTTATTTGACAAGTCTATAGCTTCAGCAGACTGTTTGTACAATGTATATTTTGTCAACAGACGTGGATATGTCAACGGTGGGGTCAATCCAAACCCACAACATCCACACTTTTCATATAATGAGATGTGTGATGCGTTAAAATATGTAACTGATACGTATTGTAACAACACACTACATGGTGAATGTTATGCAATACCCAGCTATCATGTGTATAGCTGGTCTGAGAATTTTAGTGAGTATATGGCGAAAAATTTCTCATCTATGAAGATGTATAGTTCATTCTTATGTACTGTCGATGGGAATTATTATAAGATAACTGAAACCTTATCTTTCGACAAGGAGGACATTTTAGACCATGATAGATAGCGAAATTAGAGATATCATTGAAAGATATTCTAAAAAGACCCCAGTTACTAATTGTACAATGGCTTATGAAGCAGACCATTTCAGAAACATGAAATTATTTACGGTGATTCCAATGTTGGATCTCACCAAGATGATGAATATCGTAAAAGAATTTGTTATAATAAAATCTAATCACGATGATAAGTATTTCATTTATATTCGCAATATGTACAAGCAGGTTCTCGGAACCGTATCTTATGAGGATGAGTGCCGTTCTTGGATTAACAACAAAGATGAAGTTGGAGTTATTGTTGACTATATGGTTGACGAATATTGTCGTGGTAAGGATACACAAATACGATTCTATAATATACCGGCCGAATATCCGATGGTTGATTTATCCCAGAAACATATTCAGTTGCTGTACGATTTGGCTGATTTGGAACCGACCAGAATCTATCCATGATACCAACATGGGAAATTATTACATAAACTACATCATCATAAAAAATAATATGAGGAGGATTGGAGATGCCATATTACGAAGAAGATGATGAACTCAATCCGTTGGATATAGCCGACCAATCAGTTGAGTCCTTGCTGGAATCCCTGTCTCTGGATGTAATTAGAGGGAGTATGGAACAACAAATTTCTGGCGAAATTAATTCGGTTAGAAACTTCCTTGACGTTGTAATCGCCAAGTTTGAAGTAATAAAGAATAATAAGGTCGACCCAGAAGAAATTTCAACTCTTAACAATGAAATGATTGAATTTGCCCAGGGATTAGTTGGGAAAATATGTGACAAATATGATTTGTGTGTGGACCCAGCAACGGATGATTCAATGGAATATCTTGACATGCTCTCCGACCTATATATCTTCTTTGTCATCAATAAAGAAGATTATGTGACGTCGTTTGTTGTCAATTATATTATCCAAAACAAGAAACGTCTTGTTAACACGATGGATATTGGAGGTCGTGGAATTGATATAACAACACAGGCTTTCCGAAAAAGAGACTTAGATAAGTATAGTGTATCTATACTTGCCAAAGTCAATGATGTTATCGACTATGTCAAAGATTCGGTAGATTTGTCTACCGAGGAATTTTTACAAACTATCGACGATGGTGATTACTACGTCAGACAGTTATTAGATTATTTTGAGAGTGGGATTCTTTGTGGGAATTTCACACATGCTTACATTAAAGAGGTTATCGATGAACGAAGTAGTGAGTCTGCGTTAAAGATACGCAATAATATACGTCTTGCTCTTGCCACCAATAACCAATAGGAGGAAATTCAATTATGAATGACGATAAGATTAATTGCGACAATGATAGGTTTGTCGCACGAGACGATTTAAAAGGTATTTCGGACGATAGGGTGTTGGCCTCAACTGATGGATGTAATGGTGACACGAACCATCTGGTCAACCAATCAGAACCAACCTTACCAAAATATGAGTTTGACAGAGTACCATCAATAGACGAATGTACTGAGAGAGCAATGAGTCTTGTAACTACGTCGGACTTATATTTCACAAGAGCAACTGAGCATAATCCTATACCGGAGTCAACTAAAGAGCAAGCACAGGAAGCATTAAAAGACCCAAAGTTTTGCGATCGTATGGAAAATGTAAAATCTGTATTTGAAGATTATGATGTAACGGCAACCGGGTTGTCCAATAAGGATAATCCCGAAGTTGAACAGTTCTCAACTGCTATTGAATCAATTGACAAAAATCCGATTGAGAACTTTGACGAATACGCCAACATTGTCAATCAGCAGGCCAGAAAAAACTATCTGACACGGCTCGTTGATGAAAAAAAGAAGGATATACTCGATATGTCCAAAATGGCTTTTCGAGGAGCAGAAGATGCGGATTTTATCATGGATAAATTAAATGAAGTGTCATCACTCGACGAGCTCAACAAGAGACTTGCAACCGATGAGGGAGTGGACTATTTTTTCACAGACCCAGACACCGGAGAAGTAGTTCAAGTCAGTAATGATATTAAAGAAAAGCGCAAAATGGAGTTCAAGAGGGGTTATCTGATACTTTGTTATCAGAATAACCAGGCCATTAAAGATATCGAAACAGCTCAGGCTGATTGTGATAAGGCCATTCAAGAGTTCAACGCGGATGTAACTGATGCAATGAGAGTGTTGTCAGACAATGCTCTTGCATACTGTAATTGGGTAAAAGATTCGGTTGATCCATCAAGACCCGATTACAATAAACTGATGACCGATGTGAAGTGGATTGAGTCTGCGTACACAATGGAAGTGTTGAATGAAACACTTGACAAATATCCATCCATTATCAATCACACTCTTTCCGATATTAAAGTTGAAGGAAAAGTCAGGGATATTGGAAAGAGATACCATGCAAAGCTTGCATCCTCTGGATTGACGTCATCACTTGTACCATTCATGAATGATGATGTAAAAGAATCGTTGGAGTACAGGATATTGACCCCACAGCAATATGTACCCGGACAGGAAAACCTCTTTATTTTCTCATTAATCAGGTTTTTTGCACATGAGTCTTGGACTGGGACTTCCAGAGCTAAAAAATTACACTCCAGCTTCATCATCATGCTACAAAAACTGATGGCCGGAAAAATGGATGAGTCCGTTAAAGAGATGATTACAACTAATATCGCCAAATATTTGGCAAGATTTAACTAACACAATGGTTACTGGCGAGATAAATAGTGTCTTTGTCAGTAACCATGTTTTTTATATTAGGAGGAGTGACCAATTTGTTCATCACAGACATACCTATCTATACAAGTTATTTTGCGAAAAGCAAAGAGATTGTATCGGTAGGATTAGTACCAATAAGCATCGCATTACAGACACCAGCTTGGTTTAATGGATTATCGGTAGGTATACTTAAACCATCATTGAATATCATTAAACAGTACAAAACCGATAAAAATATAGATAGTTATGAGAAATCATATCATAAATTACTCATAGACAGATGTGGTGACAACGGAAATAATATTCCATATTTAATAGAAATAATTAAATCATCTACGACCGATGCTATCAATCGCTATAAAAATAATTGTAGATTTAACGGATTGTGTTTTATGTGCTATGAATCGTCTGAAAAGTTTTGTCATAGACATTTGTTAGCAAAATGGTTGAAGATGCAGGGATTTACTGTATCTGAATATGTAAACCTACGACAACTCTTGTGAAGTGAATAAGTTTAATAGCACAGACCAATAAAATACAATATATGAGGGAGGCTGTAATGAAATCACCGGTACAGTTTGCAGTAAGAGATGGTTTATTTTATCTCGAAGATGGCATGATAGAATTATATGTTTATCAAGATTATATGGAGAAAAATACATCTAAAATTGTAGGAACCAAAGCAGAATCCATTGGGTTATTACCAATGGCATATTTTAAAAATCCGACGGATACAAAGCCGGCGTGGAATGGTACTCTTAAAATACCAACAATGGCGACATTTTATCCGTCGAGCACAGATATAAATCAAAAAATTAAATTATATGAAGATTCTGATGAAAAGGAATACTCTATACTCAGGTTTGAGAAGGGGGATAAAGTGACCCCCGTCGGGGTAATTCAAAACTTAGACAATGTTGTGTTGTTTACAGAAATGATGCTCAATGGCAGATTGGATTGCAATATACCATATAGTATTTTACCAGAATCGTGGGTAAAAAATATGCTTCTTAATAAGGTAAGTTTAGCTGTACCCATTACCAATATTGCCAGCATTGTTGCAACATTGTGCAGATACAAAGACGATTTATCAAAACCATTTTCATGGTTTTATGGGAAAAATCCAGACAAAGTAAGTCAGTTTGCATACAGATTTATTAATCTAAGAGAGATATGTGCGGCTGAATCGGTATTTGGTGGTTTATCATTTGAGGATATGAACTACATGTTAGATACGTCACTCAATATGACAATCACTGAGAAGGAACAGAGAATCTCTCCTGTGGAGAAGATAATCAAATATTAACACAAAAAAGAGGGGTTTGGGATAATGACACATTTTTTGTATAGGCCACATTTACAGATGCAATTGTATAAAAGATTATTTGAGTATGCGCTGATAAAGTTTACTCCAACACTTATGGTAGACATTACACATTATTGGGATTACATATTTTATGAAATAATTAGTCAACTGGGCTTTTCTACATGCTACTATGATATATTATTAAATGGTACGATATGTGGTTCTGTAGCCTTACCAATATACTTTAAGGTAAGTTCTTTCAGAAAACCGTCCAATATGATGCGTACCATTGCGCAAGAACATCAATATGATATTATATACCGCATGACACACGATAAGGAGGAAACAAATGATTTACAACGTAATTTATACACCTATAGAAATGGAAGCTATAAAGGTAATGGATGTATTAAATTACCGACGGATACAAAACCAAATGCCCATCTTTGGAGGAAGCGCAACTACAGATAAACCCATCGTGCTTCCGGATTGGTTACTCAAAGCAATAGAACAAAACAGGATTGTTGTGAGCGAATCTAGCATTCAGAAGACAACGACTTCTACCAAGTATGTAAAAACATTTGCAGACAAGGATGACTGGATTGTTAGAGAAGGGACTTGGATTAATCTATATTCAGATAAGGCATTCCGTGATAAATTTAAAATAGTAAAATAATATTATGGTAGAGGAGCCACTTATGTTTGGACCCCTCTACCATCCTCTATTCTTCAACTATCTTATTAAGCTCACGTTCTACAAAATTGTGAATCTTAGTAGATACGTCTCTGGGTATGTGCCCTACTACTTGAGTGTCGTTGATTAAATTGAGCAACATGACCATGGATATATCCTCTCTTTGGAGTAATTCCTCTTCTGTGTTATTGTTAATCAATTCAGTCAACCATCTATAGAATTCATTGATGGTTGGTAAATATTCTCTTTTCATCGTGGATAATATAAATGGCTCTAAATCAATTAGCGGTATATTTAGCGCTCTACACAATTGACTTGGGTTCATTTCAATATCTTCAAAACCATCAGTCCTTAAATTCACAAGATTTCACCTCCTTAGATTAAAATATTGTGTAGAATATTTCAACTTCAAAGATTTTCAAATGCACAGGATAGTAACGTGTTAGTTTCTAGTCGATGTTGACTTTAAACATTTACTTAAATATAAAAAGGAGGTAAATAAACATATGTCAAGTTTTGATAATGTTGCACTTGAGTACAAGCATCCGTACATTCCGATTTACCTCGAAGATAATACAATCTATGATGCAAATGACGAGGTAGTAACTCCGACCCCATCGTTCAATGGCATACAGGTTGGTTTCTTCGGAGCCGGTCGCGATAACATTATGCTGTACTCCACAAGCACGGATATGTTTATCAATGAATATGGAACGCCTAACTATAAGTTATACGGTCAGGCTGCCTATAACGTAGTTGCTGCTCTTAATACAAAACAGTGTGGTATGTACACACTGCGTTTGTTACCTGCTAATGCAACATACGCAAATTTTGTAGTCATGGTTGACTATAAAGTTGAAACACCGACTGGAGGAGATGGTGCGACCCCAAAACTCAAGATTAAATTCAGAAAGACCTCAGTTAAAGGAGCTACCACTGAATCCAAATTGAAGACGGACGTTGCTGCAATGTATGGTAATGTGGTGGGTTCTGAAGGATATACGAGTAAGCCATTGTTCACATTCTGGCAGCAGGGTCGTGGTAAATATGGAAATTCTACTAAGATTAAGTTCGTGGATTCCGTTGATTACGATTCAGAAAATAATACTTATCGGACATATCAGTTGCAGGTCATGGAGCCTGGTAAAACTGGATTAACCGTTAAAGAGAGAATTAACGGTACCTTCTCTGATGAATTGCTTGATTGGAATACAGACACATCAAATCCGTCCACATTCATCGAAGATAGAGTGAATGATCAGGAGTATGGTTCCGGTAAAATTTCAATGATGTTCCACGTGGACACGTGGGAAGACATCGTTAAGAAGTATCAGACTGTTCTCGAAGGAAATCCTGACATAACAGATGATTACAAACTGGATGTGGCCAACTTGGATATTATCTTTGGTCTGAAGATGGACGGGGTGGCGAATCCCCTGATTATCACTGAGGACAATTCCGCAGACGATGACTATGTTAATCTGATTTCTGTTGATGGGTTTGGTTTGGCGGAAGGTTCTGATGGCGATTTAGATGCGACTGATTCTTCCAAAGTTGAGAAAACCAAAACAGAACTGTTGACTGCTGCATTCCAGGGTACAATCGACCCCAAGCTTATCAGTAGATACGGTTCTCCGGCAGATTTTGCACTGGATGCTAATTTCCCGGATGAAGTCAAGAGAGAGATGGCTGCATTTGCAGCTAAGAGAGAGTATGATGCTATTACATATATCGACAGCGGATTACTGTCAACCGTATCAGAGGTGTCTAATTTCCTGAAGGAGTTAAAGAACCTCGGTGCGTATAATCTGGTTAAGGAGTGCGGTAGCTACAAGTATCGTGACTCTGATTACACGGGTAAAATCATCCCTATGACAATCACTCAGTATGTTGCAAAAGCCCTGCCTAAGCACATCTCCATCAATCAGTTCACAACACCGTGGGCACGTGAAGATGCTAGGCTTAAGGCAGGTGTTGATTTTGTGGCTGGTACATTTGTACCTACAATCAATCCGGATATGAACGATGTTAAGAAGCAGATTTATGCTTATGGTGCAAACTGCTATGAGACAGTTTCTTCTGGAGTTGTTCAGAGATCCACTGCAATTACAACCTGTTCAACTAATAGTGACAGAAAGCTCGAGTTTAACGAATACATTTTGCATAAGGCTGTTAAGATTGCATACGATATCCTCAACAGTAAACTGTACAAGATTGGTGAAGAGACGGAGCGCCTGGCATACCAGACGCAGGCTGAGAAGGAGATTAGCTTCCAGTTATCCGCATATCTTAGGTCTGTTTCAGTTCAGTTCGTCATGTCTGCGGCAGATGAGAAGAAGTCTATCATGAGACTGAGAATGCGTCTGGTATTTAAGACTGTTATCACTCGTGGTGTTCTTGAAATTTATCTTGACCCAAGGACAGGAACTGTTACAGATGCTACGACAATTTCCAGTACAAGTACAGCAATTTAAAGGAGGTGAAATAATATGGCAAAAGTGGCAACCTTACAGGATAATATCCGCAAATGTAATACAGAAATCACTAATTGCGCATATTGGCTTGGTGGTACTAATACCAAGAATGATGCGCTGGCCCAGTATGATTTACTTCGTACAGGTTATGGCCGTATTTTCCTTCTGAGAATGCCTGCCTTCGTTGAGTTTCTTCTCCCAGATGAAACCCGCAAGTTTAAGCACATGCTTGAATTTGGCAACGTAGGTATTAGTGGTATTCAGGGTTATACGGCGGACTTCCAGTCCATTACAGCTGGTTACGTTGGTAACCAGGTTGAGATTCCAGTAAACGTTAAGGACGACACTACATCAGTTACTATTAAGGTGTATGAAACCCAGGGTTCCCTGATTCGTACATATATTGATTTCTGGCTAACTGGTACGGTTGACCCCTATACGGGATTAAGCCATTACCATGGTGCAAGGGATGTTGAGGCAAACTCTTCATCTTATGTACTGTCACAGGCTAACCATACAATGGAAGCTCTCTATGTGGCAACAGACCCAACTGGAGAAGAGCCTGAATATGTGTGCTTACTGACGAACATGTTCCCGAGAAGTTCTGACCACTCTCACTTCGAGTATGAGCCAGGTTCTCATGACTTAGTACAGCTGAGCCTCGAGTTTACAACTACGAAGTACATGAGCGCACAGATTAACTACATCGGAGTGGTAGCTCTCAAGAAATTTGCAATCCTTAAGAACTATCTTAATATGTATTCCGGTTACAGTGCATCTAAGATTGAGGAAATCGTTGGTGACCATGATATCGATGATTGGACTGACCCAAATGGTAATGACCTTACTGGTTCTTATGCAAGCAAGGAGTATCTTAATGATGTAACTTATAACAATTAAACTGTTTGATAGAGTATGTTTGGATATTAGTCCAAACATACTCTATTTTTTACGTATATATTATACGTTTAGTTCCATATAATTATATGGAACTAATTACATTACCAAAAGGAGGAATAATTATAATGAAACGAGTTAGTTTATCAGCAACAGCTGCGGAGATGTTGCTAAAACAAAGAAATTGTAATTGGGACGAGGTATTCAGGTTACTAATGGTGGTGTCATCAAATACACATATGTCACTCGAAGACCAGGCAGAATTGGTAAAAGGATATTACATTGAAAAATTTAATACCGATGAATGCAAATATGTCGATTGGATTAAAATAGTCACATGTATGCGAAAAATATCCAATGTATCTAACTGCTATTCCGAAGAGAAACAACTTGTGTAGTTGTATGTAATATATAGCGACTCATCCATACTATAGATTAGGAGCATAGTAAAAATGAACAATACAACAGAAAATACATCTATTACTCCAAACCGACTTTATTCATTGAAAAATAATAAATGTAGTATACCACGAAAACTAATTGAAAATATTATAATCAATAATAAATATAGTACCACTATACGAGTATATGGAATTAACTATGATTTAAAATCGTATCGCCGTACCTCTATTCAAATGTATATTCATTATTTGTATATAAATAGAGTAAATCGTATTTTTGGAAGACGTAGTAAGGTCTCTATGGACACTTATGATAGATCATTTAAGTGTAAAAAGTTCGATATAATGCAAAACCGTGAATCCCCGGTTATATTTTTCCCGGATAAACACACTTTGTGTATCATATTATCATCAAAACTTGATGGATTTATTGGTATGAGAACGCCTGATAGCGATTCAACTAGTTGTTGTGTTGAAATAACTTTTGTCGGTGAAAATGCAAAAAAGTATATGCGCAATATAAAAACCATCATGGTAGGTGATAAAGAAGACTCCGGCAAACAAAAATCCTTCATTGAGGCATTTCGTCCTTTTAAAAGAGTTACTGATGACGTAACTAAGTTCAATACGGTAACGATTCATCTGAAAAACATTTCTGACATAATTATGTATGAGAGTAGTAAAAATATTATTATTGACAATATAAAGAAGTTTACAACATCTGCCAGTATATATAATCAATATTCAATACATCGGCGCATCGGATTTCTGTTATATGGTAAGCCTGGGACAGGAAAATCATCACTTATAGCTGCCATAATACGTGAATTGATACAGAAGGTAAGGGATTTTAATAATTTACAAAACGAAGATGATAATTCATATCGGGTTTATACATATACGTTAGATGTAGCGTCAACCCCTCTTGATTTAGATAGTTCAATAAATGGTATTTACGAGCAAGTATCAACAATTATCGATGATAGTCCATGTGATGGAGTGTATGTAGTAATAATTATTGAAGAAATAGATTCGGTTATTTTCTCGTCACGAGATAAAGACATGTCTGATGGGGCAATAAAACAAAAAGTGCTACTTGAATTCATTGATGGTATGAAGACCCCAAATGCAAATTATATATTCTTAGCAACCACCAATTATTATGATAATCTTGACCCTGCATTGATTAGGGATGGTAGATTCGATGTCAAAGTTGAATTACCTTACTTTGACCAGCAACAAATGACTGAAATGTGCGAACATTTTGGAGTTAATAAAAAGGAAGTATTTGAATACAATAATTGTTCGTCCTCATATTATGATGATAATTATGAAATATGTCCAACAACGTTACAAAATATGATACTATCTTATAAGATAGGGAAAGAATTGGAGGAAACTAAAGATGTCAACGCTTGATAAACTAATAGAAGAACTTGTACAGGTGAACTTTGATATTACATTCGATTCAATGATGCTGAAGTATGAAATTGCTGATGCCAATATAACGAAACCTCGAATTTCCGATAAGGAAAAGAAAAAGGATGAATTGATATCTGCTGTAAAGCTTATTTTAAAAGAACAAGGATTCATTGAGACGGATTTAGATGATATAATTGATGGTATGATTAATAAAAGAATTGAATATAAACGAAGCAAGATGTCAGAGCAGGAACTTGATGTAATGTAAATTCACGTAGGAGGAATTAAAAAATGAGTAAAATCAGTGATATAGCTTACGCAAGATATCAATTTGATTGGATGATTAGTCATGGTTATACAGTTGACAGTCTATCCGATGTTGCAGATGAATGGAAATACGAATGTTTTAATGGACTTTGTAAATTAGATTATCAAACCCCTACTTTTTCAGATTACTTGTTTGAACATGGATTCGGTGGTGAAACTTGGGCTTGTTACGATGAGTTTCTTCAGGCCGAATACTTGGATGTCGACTACATGCATACTATTTTAAACGAGGATGAATATAAAGAATATTGTGTGGATACGGGTCGAGTACGCACTGCAACCTCTCCTCACTGTATCCATAAGAAATAGAATGGATGAGAAGATTATGAAAATATGGACGATACAACCACCTGAAGTGTTAGAGTTTCTTAAAAATAATAAATCGTTAATCGTTGACCCGACATTATCTGCTTGGGTCAACGATTCAATGCGTGAAAAAAGTATGGGTTGTGTATGGACGTTTGACGATGCATATAAGTGGATGGTATTACAAATGGATTTAAGGGGGATTAAAGGTAAGGGTATTGCTACATATCCCTGGTGGGGTTGGGTTAAGTACAATAAAAAATTACATAAACCAGACTTGCGTACCATAGGATTAGCTAAAAAAGGTACTTTTCAATATTGTATTGAATTGGACTTACCTATCGATGAAGTTCTTGTCAGTGACCATGATTCATGGCATAATGTATTGAACAATGCTGATTTTTGGTATGATGATTTAGATGATGCTGAGGATTTCTATGTGGCATATGACAAATATCAAGAATCACTTTCTAGGATAACCCCAGAAGAAAGGCAATTAATCAAACTCAAATCATGGGAAAACATATTTACTGCTGATTATGGATATCTGTAATGCACGTTTTGGAATCTCAGACTTGAGAACGTTGTTAAATATCAATTATTCAAAGCAAGATAGAAAAGGAGGAAAATGATGAGAACAAATGAATGGAATGATGAAATAAGTAGATTATGGGTAACTATGGATGAATGGGAACGAAAGGAGGTGCCAGATGAGTATCAATATTTTAAATCAACTTATCATAGATACATGTTTGCATTATTGTACACAGATGGTGTGATAAGAAGGAGATTATTAGGCGTAAGCAGAAGGCTATATCATAATAAAATTCTGGCTAAAATATGGAAAGACAGAATTTATACATGTATAAATTCTGATTATTTTAATTCAGAAGAAACTGCTGAACTGCAAAAGGCAAATGAAAAATTATTGGAGCTGTACAGCAATATGATAAAATGAATGATGTAGTCAAAAAAATTATAAATGAGCTGGGGTGAAATAATATGGCAACTATGTTCATAAATGTTTTAAAGATGAAAGGATTGACTAGATTACCGATATGGTCGGATAGCAATCGAGAATCTAAAATAATAGATTTCAACTTAATTGTACCACAATCAGATGATTTGAATATGGATGATGGTACTATTTTAAATAATCTGAACAATATACATCATCCATATGGTCATGGTTGCGGTGATATGTCTTTTATTACAAATTATGGGTTTCCGGCATTTTATCAATGGAGGCTGCACAATTGGGGGACACCACGGCAACCATGGTTTTTCGTCATTGTGAATGCTGATACCGTTGTATTTAGAACTAGTGAAGATTGTCCAATTGGTATATTGAGAGCCCTTGGAAACATGTATCCAGATACTATAATACAATGTGATTATTGTAGTGAGGCGAAAGGGTGTCGAGCAGGACATATAACGATTCGAGGAGATTATGTATTCATTGATGATTACGGTGATGATAGTCCCGAATCAATAAATAACTATAATTTGTGGAATAAATACTATCCAGATGAATGGAAAGGTGACGATGATGAATAGATGGAGAAAATCTAAGTGGTCAAAAAACACACCACTTGTAAATCAAATAACGATGAAAAATAGAGCAAGAGAGTACAGATGTGCTCTAATTGAAGTAAATTGCGGTATACAGCACTTACTATCATTAAAACAGATGCCTTATATTGACCAGCTTATTAATTATGCATCTATGAGAAAGTCTCAAGGTGCTGTTCGTAGAGTTAACTTGGGTGCTGTTGGTAAAACAGAGATAGGTGACTCAAAATTGGATTATACCGACATTGGTAACTTTATACGTTTTTCAAGAACCGATGATGAGCATGTTGTAACGTTGGATTGTCCGCGAGATTGTGTTCTTGACGAAGAGTAACGGCGTCAGGAACATAGGAATAACGAGGAAGACATCAATCCTCCTCGTTATTTTTTACAGGAGGTAAAATGAATGTTTGAGGACTTACACGGTCGACAACTTGTATTAACTTCTGACACAACGTCATCAAAAATATCTAACGTTGATATGACAGGAAATACAAACGCTGAAAAGGTTTGGTCATTTTTGAATGTACTAATGGCTCCAGTTCCAGCAGCAGGTATTGTCCAATGGGAAAACTATAATACTAAATCAAAGAGATGGGCTAATATGGCAGCTTATGCTAAAGCGAAAGGAAAAGATTGGACAGATTTACAATCGCAGCTTGAATTCCTGATAATGGAATTAAATGGCGATTTGGATTATCCGCAAGATGTGTTATTGACAAAGAGTAATGACGCCGGAAACAAAGGAATAAACGAGGAGGATTGATGTCTTCCTCGTTATTTTTTACAGGAGGTAAAATGAATGTTTGAGGACTTACACGGTCGACAACTTATGTTAACTGATGTACTATACCAAAAACCATCAAAAATAACTAACTGGTCAGATTATATAAACATCGTGTATAGGGATTTGATTACCGGAGAAAAGCATCTCTTGACAATCAAAGACCCAACATATGTCATATACGAAGTAAAAGAAGAGTTTAGAACTTTTAGGAAAGCAAGACATCATCTACCGATGGAACAGTGTATTCCGCACGAAATAAAATACAAAGATAGATTTAAGGAAATTGCAAATATTGCCGGACCATCCGAGCAAAGATATTTAAGAGAACACACGAAAGAAAACGATAGGAAAGAGTTATATAAATATCCCTATGTATTGGGAGCAGATATCCCTATTGAAACTTATTACATGGTTTTATGGGAACATGAGCTTGGAAATGATAGACAAAAAGAGCCAACTAAGATATTTCTCGATATTGAAATTGATCAGATGAATTGGTCAGGTGGAGGAATACCACGACACGGTGAATGCCCAATAGATGCGGTGTCAGTTGTAGACGAAAGCACAAATACAGTATATCAGTTTCTATTGCACACCAAAGACAATCCATTAATAGACGACTTTATCAAAAACGTAGATGATGTACATCATCGGTTCCATGAGATGTTTGATGATTCTTATGGTGTGCTTGATTATAAAATTTATATGTTTGATGATGAATTGGAAATGCTTCGTCAAATATTCAGATTAATTCATACGTTAAAAAGAGACTTCTGTTTGATATGGAATATGGATTTCGATATTCCATACATTAGGGACAGAATATACGCGTTGGGGGAAAAGGCTGAAAACGTAATGTGCCACTCAGATTTCCCAACAACATCCTTGATGTATTTTGAGGACGACAGGGCATTTGACTTCGATAAGAAAAGAAGTTATTTTACAATCTCATCATATACTCATTATATTGACCAGCTTATTAATTATGCATCTATGAGAAAGTCTCAAGGTGCTGTTCGTAGAGTTAACTTGGGTGCTGTTGGTAAAACAGAGATAGGTGACTCAAAATTGGATTATACCGACATTGGTAACTTTATACGTTTTTCAAGAACCGATTATGTGAAGTATGTTTTGTACAATGCTAAAGATACCTTATTGCAGATGGGCATAGACAGAAAATGTAGAGACACATTTACATTCTATAACTCCTGTTATTATTCATACTGTCTTTATAAGGATGGTTTAAAGCAGACAGTATCACTACGGTCATTCTTCTATTATGAGTTCTTAGAGGATAATATTATTCTTGGTAATAATGTAAACTTTGGTTCAACGGAAGAAAAGTTTAAGATTATTGAAGATGAAGATGATTGGGGTGATGACGATGACGATGACACATTCGTTGGTGCAATCGTAGGAGACCCAGAACTCAATAGTCATAATGGTTTGATATTGTTTGGAAAGAGGTCGATGTATCTATTCGGAGATGCAATAGACTTTGACTTTTCAGCAATGTATCCAAGAAGTATTGTAACCTTTAATATATTTGCGTCGACAATGATCGGGAAACTCCACATTGAACACGGTGAAAAATACATGAGATATGATATTGACCCAGGCAAGGAATTCATCGAAGACATCATCACGGATAGCACTATCTATACTGCCAACAAGTGGTTCAATTTACCGAATTTCGATACTCTGAATAGGATAATATCAAATAAACTTGGAATTGAGCAGGTGGGAAAAGATGTTGAAGACGATTTAATGAAATTAATAGGATAATTGTGTTAAAGTTGATGGCTTTGTTTATCAAGGTTATCAACTTTAATTTTAATATAGTATAAAACTGTATTACTAGGAATAATATCTATATATTATAATCATAGATTGATGGAAGGAGGTCAATCAAAAAATATCAATGTTATACAAGTAAGATGATTTTAACAAACTAAGGAGGAATAATTTTATGGTAGTTGAATGTTAAGAACTATGACGATGTTAAATTTATGAAGATAGGGCAGTTGGACCCGTATGCAGCAGAGTCGAGGACTGAAAAATAAAGCTGAACTCATAATAAAATCTACACCAGATATTGGAGATTCGGCTGATTCGTTGGTTGTGAGTGTATTGATATCCAATGGTAGCTCACCTGTTATGATGTATATTTTATTCGACAAGTTGTCTGCAACTATTGAAAATTTTGACCTCGTATATAGCAAAGTTGATATCATACTTAAAAGCCACAATGTTAAAGCTGGTCAAATAGTAGTGACATTGTCACAAGATATTTTGGATTTATTGTTAGACAAGGAGAAAAGTAATAATGATTGAAGTGAGTATGAAATCTAAAGATTTCAGAGAACTGATAAGATTCCTTAAAAGAGCAGCAATCATAGGGGACACATATTTGGTTAAGAATGATATATGGCTTCCTGAGAAAAGACTTGCTGCTGGTAAACCCGGTGAGCACATACTGAAAGGATTCCAGATAAAAGGAAGCTTATCAAATAATGTTTATAGGGTTAAAAATATTAAAGACTTAGCCACAAATTTAGACGGTATTAAAGGAAAACTGGGCATTATAACGTTGTCTATAAGTGAGTCTGCAATAACATTAACTGTGCAAAATATTATAATTACAGTTGGAGTTATAACAAATGCTGAAGTTAAAGAGGGTTATGCAGAGTTCGATGATTTATTGACAGATTTGAATTGGGTTAAGTTTACAGATTATGATATTAAAACTATGAGGTCCAAAGGATTAATCACTGTTTATTCTATCGATGGAGACCCAATAAGATTAACAAAAAGCCATTTTAAATTGAACGGTGTGGAACAAGTGGCAAGAGAACCTAAGTACACAGCATATTATTTTGCCAGAGGACTTGATAGTACCGTAGGTGTACTACAGTTGCATGTTAAATATGATTTCTTTGAATCGTTTAGCATATATTCATATGCAAGATATATCGAATCAACTAAATCATTTGAAGAACTTTAATTATGAGAGGAGATAAGGATGAGCGAATTAATATACGATAGTGGAATTGCAGAAGAGGAATTGATTAGGATAGCATATGACCCGGTCACCGCTAAACTTGCTTCCAACAATTCCTTGAATTTCTCTAAGGCAGTGAAAAATGCAATATTGACCCAAGAAAAATATGGGCATAGGTTATCGGTCGAACCAATTCCAACTAGAGATTATAGACAAAATGCAGGTCCTGCGTCAATGATAACAATAGATGCCCGCAGACAGATTGGCACTATTGAAAAGGTTGATTATAATGCAATATGGATTAAACCATTTCCCGAAGAATTTTTATATGGACCAAATGATATAGATAGACTTGTTGCAATAGCCAGAGCACTCGTTAACCCAACTACTGGAGTTATGAGATTTGTATCATTTGACATATTTGAAACCAAGGAGGGTTGTAACCATGTATGATATTCGGTACCAACATCTGGTTCAAATCTTGACATCGCAACGGTAGTTAATTGATAAGGTGGGCACAACATGTCCACCTTATTGTTTTTTTTTGTAATTGTCATTGTTTTTTGACCGGGAAACAACAGTAGTAAATATAATTCAATAGAAAGGACGGATAACCATTGGCAAATAAGACAAATTCAGATATAAATGCCGACATCAATAGAGTTATAGAACTCAATAAGGTTTTTAGAAATTCTATGGTATCACAGGCCAAAACATTAGGATTTGCTGATATGGAAAGAGGAGATGACCTATTTAGGATACATAACCGATTCAATCGGGCAATTCAAGCAGATGGTCAAAATATATACAAAGCAAAGTCTCCGAATGAAAGTGTCTATAATTATATGGCTAATGCCCTAGTTGGTTACAATGGTGGGACAAGTAACAGTTTGGTTAAGTCCACAGGTGACCCTAAACGAGATGCTTGGTTAAATAAGAGCAAACTAGAGAGGCTATTCACTACTGGCGATTCACAGATGACATCATATTTCATGGCAAGCAATTCAGATATCGCTCACGTATATGACGAAATAGATTCTGTCTGTGCATATTTTTATCAATTGGAAGAAGCAGTTGCTTGTATTAGGGACAATGTGTTTTCGGCAGAGCAACCTGGAACTGACATCACTTACGATGTAGAATTTCCAGGGGTAAGTGACTCGGATAAAATTGCCGAATATACAGACCAGGTTAAAGAGGCATTTAAGTACAGAGAGTTTAGTAAAAAGTTAAAAGACCATATTGGTCCTAAGTGTATCAAGTATGGTACGTACTACGTAATCATTACACCGTTTTCAGAAATAGGTATGAGATTAGCATATGGTAATTCTACCGCTATATCTGCCGCGACACTTGGTACTAGACATCTTTGTGAGTCAATTGTTGATTCTGGGAATAAGAATACTGGGTCAGAAGAAGAGACGAAGAAAGCAATCATGGAGGGGTGTGAGGAATTATTCCTTTCATTTGAAGAGAATACTATAATTGACAACAAGGGTAACAAAAAACTTGACCCTGTTGTAGAAGCCAGATTGAAAATTATAGAGGAAAATCTGGATAAACTTACTGTGTGTGAGGACAACAGTCCTCCAAATGTAACAGGAGTTGAAACCACTGTTTATGAGAGTATGGACCCAGAGTTACAGAAAATGGTAGACCAGGCCATTCAGAATCAGAAAAATAGAGTGGCCAAACAATACTCGTTTAAGTCACATAAAGGTGTTGAGAACGGTACAATAACGGAAAAAGAGATTAACGAGATTCAGGGATGTGATTTGAGATTAGCTGACCCAAGACAGTTAGTACCTATCAAAATATTTGACTATACATTAGGGTATTATTATTTTGAAAATTATGAGTGGACTAGAATGGGAACTACTTTGACAGACATAATGTCAAATCAGCTCAACTTTAATCAGAGAACAATGATTATTGACAATATTGTCAATGCGTCATTAAGGAATTTAAAGTACTCGGATTTGATAAAGGGAGACCAGCAATTGCGTACAATGATTCTTAACTGCGTTCTATATGCTGAACGCAGAGACAGTCCAATTAGAATAAAATTTGTACCGGCAGAATATGTAGTAGCATATAACACCAACACCGATGAAAATGGCAATGGCCAACCTGTATTACTCAGGTCACTTTTCTACGGTAGATTGTACACATCGTTGCTTCTTTTTAATATCACTGCTATCATAACGAAAAGTACCGATAGTGAATTTTATTATCTCAGAGAGAGTGCATTGGATTCACAATTTATGAATCAAGCATCTGATTTAATGGACCAGTTCCAGGATAATAATGTTGATTTATTACAGATTGCTCAAGGTGATATACTCCACGGCAATAGAGCAATAAATAAAAGATATTATGTCAATATGGGCACCTCTGACATACGACCATTTGATATGGAAGTAGTATCTGGTCAGCAAGTTGATATTCATAATGATTTTCTTACAGATTTACGTAAAATGTGTATTGGGTCTACTGGAGTACCGGCTGTTATGGTTGATTTCATGGATGAAGTAGAGTATGCAACCATGCTTGGTATGGTCAATATCAGGCATCTTAAACGGTGTGGTATCATAGCAAGTGATATGGACCCAGCCATTACTGAAACGATTAGAAAAATCCTTAAGTATAACTCAACCAGTATACCTGATGAAACACTTAACAACATGAGAATTGTTCTACGCAAATCAAATGCTATCAATAACAATATTATGTCACAACAGCTTAATGACAACATAGCAACTGCTGGTAGTATGGTAGATACTTGGCTAATGGGTCAAGATACTAATCCTCCAGAAGATCATGTGTTTGTTAGAGAGGAAATGGTACGAGAAGTAACGATGCGATTGGCAAGTTCGGTTCCTTGGGACATCATGCAAGATATATACGACCGTGCTATAATGAAGGGTGCTGCAAGACGAATTGGCCAGAAAGTTAGAGAAGCAAGATTGGCAGACACATCAAACACATCTGAAGATGAATATGGTTCTGGTGCGGATGACGACACTGGAGCATACTAAATTTAACAAAAAAATATGATAAGGGACCATTATCGGTATCCCTTATCATATTTTTAAGTTAATTACTCATAGCCATCATATTCATCCAAATCAGACAAGTCTTCTACAGTACTAAAATCGATAATACGATATTTTCTACCGGCTTGGTCTGTTGCATATTTTGACATAGGGGTAAAGCTCATTGTTTCGAGTAAGTCGTCACCTGGTAATTCATAACCATCAACTGACTCACCATCAGCGTCGAGCGCAACAAATGCGGTTCTCCCACTGGGAAATCTTTGTAGACATATCTCAACATTCCTACCCTCATTTGCTATATATCCATATGGGTCTCCGTCACTATAATCAATGCCAGTATCTTCATCAACAGCAAAATCTGTAATTCGATATTGTCTCTTCAACAATGGGTCATTTTCATCACAACTGTCGTCACCACCAATGATGGTTTGACGTTCAGTTGGTAATTGATAATTGTCTGGCAATGCTCTTGCCACAGCACTACTTGTTAGATCAGAACTACCACCTTGAAGAAGTCGACTGTAGTATTGGTCAACCAACTCATCAACACTCTTCTCTTCGGTTTCACCCGATTCTTTCTTAACTTTAAGGATGAGTTCCTCTTTCTTTAATTTATAATTGGCAATTTTATCGATTGCTGCCAATTTATTTGACTGGATGGTGGAGGCCGCACTGACTAGGTCTGAATAACTCTTAGGAGCTCCGCCCCCTGCTCCTTTACCAGTCATGGATTTAAGCCGACCATTAACGAGTTTACCCATCTCACGAAGCTCCTTTAATACTTCTGAAACCATGGCAATTTCGTCATTGAACATTTTAGCATACTTATCATCATCGCTTCTATTCTGACGATAATAGCCGAATATGTTTGTATCGGTGGTTTCCTCAATGGGAGATATATCTCTCGACAATCTCTCATCTTCAACCCTATCCATTAAAATATCCCAATCCATATCTTGCAGTGGATTGTATGATACAGGATACTGGTCGACTATTGGTTCAGGAGATTCGGAGAAATCGTAACTATTACGCTTCTCCTTAGTTTCTCCTGTTGATTTGTTTTTTGTGGAAGATAACCTCTTGGCTGATGCCTCTTTAAGCCGAGCTAACATTTCCTCTCGTTTCTTTAAACGGAGTTCCTCTTCTTTCTCGGCCGGGGATACAATCCAGAAGCCTTCTCGTTCTTCATTTTTTGCCATTTATATCAACCCTCCTTTAAAAGGCTGTTTTAAATGGAATAACTTATTTGTGAAACAATCAATGTTTTTCCTTAAAGTTCATGAGATTTTTTTCTATCGTATCTGCGTCGACACTTTTCCATTTACTGTAGTCAAAATATTCTGTTGATCTATGAGATTCGATACAGTAGTATATTTCCCCATTATACACAACGGAATCCATACGTTCTTCATCAAACACATAATCTTTGTTTATTTGCCATACAGTAAAAGGTTCTCCAAATCGTATATAATATTCGTCAATAAGCTCAGATTTTTCAGATTCGTCGTCGGATAACAATATATCATAATATACAACTTCCCTCTTAAATATAGTCATTATGTTATCCACGGTGATGTAAAGATGGTCAACATAGCCAAAGACTGTTCTGGTGTCATACATTATGAAATCGGATATAATTGCGTACACGTACCTTGATTTTAGATTATGGTCTTTAGTGACTTTCTTTAGACCACATGCAATTGAGTCTAAACAAGCATCACTTAGACGACCAAAATTTATACACTCGGTATCATCCTCTATAATATTGCCATACTCTGTACACGCGGATACGATGGTGTCCAATATGGCCACAACCGAATTTTCAAATTCAAGCAAGTCTGTTTCAGTAACAAATTGTAAAACATCTTCTTTTACGTCATTTAAGCTGACAAGGTCATTCCAATCAACGTATGTTTTGTATAACATATTGGTGTAACTGTGCTTTGTGACCGCTGGTGTGAATTTTATACCGGCTTCATCTATCTGTTGATATCCATACGATGAAAGATATTTTGCATCTATGTCCAAAACATCTACAATTAAGACAGATACGTTTGTGCCGTTTACATCTTCGGTATATATTGCCGCCGAAGCAAGCTCAACTGATTTTCCAGTTTCCATGTAAATTAATTGTTCTGTAATCCACGACGATCTTATTTTCAGCAATCTATTCATGTACTCGTTACACAAGTCCATTTGTAAGAAAAGTGAACGGTTTAATATCAATGACTGGGTCATTGATATCTTATTTATCAAGTCACAATATCCACGTTTTATTTCGTTCCATGTTTTTCTGTTGCAAAGCTCATGTTCAATACTGTCACAAAATTTATATAATTTTACATATTTCTTCATAATTTAATTATTTCCTTTCTTTTTGGTTAATGTGGAGTTGATTGAGTTTTACTTAGTTAATAATAAAATGAATTTTAGGTAATTACCTAAAATTCATTTTATTAAATTGCTTAATGTCAGCATGTCCTTTTGCCATAATTAAATATTTTTCATCCTTAAGCTCATATGGTTTTATTGTAATAAAGCCCAATTTCTTATATAATTTAATGGCGTTGTGATTGTTGTACCTAACGAATAAGTATACCCCTTTGGTAGGGCAAGCCTTTACCGTGTCAGTATAAATCTCGTTTATTAATCTACTAGCTAAACCAATACCCCGATATTTTGGATTGGTCTCAATATCAGATAACAGTACCCAATCAAAATCCTTGATTTTATAATCACGATAATTTAATTTGGATACAATATTACCATTCTTAGTTTTAAATTTATAACTATTATTTGATTTAATGAGTTTTATATCATTCATATAGTTATCATTTTCAAGTAATAAAAATAATGCGACTTGGACATCCATCATATAGTACACCTCACTTTTTTTTCAATTTATATAATTGTGTGATTGGCTTATTGAACAGCCTCTTAAAGGAGGGATGTTTATGATTTATTTAAGGTATGCGTTATTACTAATCCCATATTCATTACTAATACTATATTTCCTACACCTATCGATGTCAGTTGAAATTCATAATGGTTCAAAGTACCCAGCTATGAAAATATTTCTTTTATGGTTGATAGGCGGTGCTGTTTACATTATAATGGAAATATGTTTCAGGGGATATAGTCATTGGACAATGTTTATTCTCGGTGGAATATGTTTCATTGAAATAGGTCTTGAAAATGAATTCCTCAAGTGGGACACTCCTATAGAATTACAGGCTCTGATAGGAGCAGTATTGGTTACATGCAATGAATTCATTGTTGGCCTCATAGTAAATAAGGGATTTGGTCTACATGTATGGGATTATACTGGACAACCATTCAACGTACTTGGTCAAGTATGCTTAACATTTACGATATTATGGTTTTTCATAGCTATACTTGCCATAATAGTAGATGATGTATTAAGGTATTATCTTTGGGGGGAAGAAGTCCCAAGGTATTATTCTATTGTATTTGATAGAAGATTTGTATTGAACTTAGCATAAGGATATGGCGGG